AAGTTCCTATAGCATAAATATAATCTGTATTTTTATCCTCTTGTTTTAAACGTTCTTTTAAATCAAGAGGGTAAAGTTGAAATAAAAACTGAAACTAAATATCTTTATAGATTTAGTGCTAATCCAATGTCTTTGAAATTTAAAGCCTCCGGAGGAACATTACAAACTAATATATCATCCAATAGAACTAAATATACAAGAACTTCCACGGATGGAGGTAATACTTGGGGTAATTGGGTAGCTAGCTCTCCAGAAGGAGTTAGTGATTATACAGAAACAGTATCAGGAGATGGATTTATTTTTGGAGGTAGTGGAGGATATGTTACTGCTTATGAGAATGATTATCCTTCTAAGAGATATGGAAAACTAATTTTAAAACAAAATAGGCCTACAGGAGAAACAATAGATCCAGATAGTTCTTATCACACTATAACTATAGATCTTGAACAAGAAGCCGGAGAAAGTAATATAGTCGATCTTGTCTTTACTGTTTCAAATGATACTGGTAATTTTATAAGTGGATTATCTATTTGGTATACATTAGATGGAAATACAAATACTATATTTACTGCTGCATCTATGAATCCTGGTGAATCTAGAGGAGGGCATGCAGTAGTACCCAAAAACACAACAATAAGATGGTCTGCTAGTGTTCCTTGGAGAGTATCTCCTGCGAATGGATACTATTCAGAGGATACTTCTGAAAATTTCTCAATTCACTCTTAAGTATTAAAAGTTATGAATACATCATTATTAGCACTAAAATTTCCAGAACCAGGGCTAATTGAAGATTGTATTTGTTTCAGGTCGTCATGATATGCATACCAAACTCCTGAAGAACTCCATGAAAAAACATTATAATCATTTGCTACTTGTATTGAAAAAGTTTCTGTATCTCCTGGTAAAACTCCTGAACTAGATATTTCTTGAGTACCATATACAAAACCATTACTTATCAAGGTAAAATGAGCCCCATAGGGTTTACTTGGATTTCCACTCCAAGTAACAATAAAGTTAACATAAATGGCTTTTGCATATTGTTCTAAAGGAACGTTTAAAGTAAGAGAAAAATAAGACTAGGAAAATAAAATCCTAGTCTTATATTCTTTTATGAATCAATAGTATACTTAGTATTCATTAAGATTGTTGATTCTTCTCCAGTATCAGGGTTTTCTATAATAAGATAATAATCTCCGGAATCATATCCAAGTCCAATTATTTTTCCATATCTTTTAGGATCATAACAATCTCTAGCAATCTTACCCCAATTTCCTGGAACATCATCTTTCGCTATTTGAAGTTCTGAATAATTCTTGCCTATTCCTGGTAAAATGAAGTCAGGATTTAATAGATCAGTAACATCTCTTATTTCCGTCCAAGGTCCAAAATATTCTTCTGTAAAACCTTTTCTATCAAAATTCTCTGCTAATGTGTCTAAAAGTTTTGATTGAGATTCTTCGGAGAGAGTTTTATCTTTAATTATTTCAACTCTTTTTTGAAAATATTCATCAGTTCTTTTCTTCCAAATATCCCAAGCTTTTACATACTCATCATATAATTCTTTCTTCATATTGTTGAATAAATTAAAATTAAAACTGATAAGATACCTATTAAAAACCCTGAAATAAAAGTACAAATCATTAATCCTTTTACTATATCTTTTATTTTAAAATCATTCATGTTTATATTTAATTACCAACTTAAATCTTCTGCACCTAAAGAAAGTCCATATTTAATTAATTCTTCATGATCTAATTTATCTACTTTATCAATCCAAGATATAATTTCTAGAACATATTTATCTATGCTAAGTCTTTCTAAATTTTCCCATCCAAACCCAAAAGCTGTATCGTCAATACTTATTAACATACATTTAAAATCATATAATCCATTCTTTTCATGATATATAGTAATTTCAATTGGATTATATTGTCTACAATACATAGGATAATAAGTATTCTCAGTTACTTCTTTCAAACATACAAACTTTTCATAAAATCTATTTTTATCTGTTATCCATTGTCCAGTAAGTTTAGGTGGATATATATTTTCTTCTTCAAGTAAGTTAAATAAAAATGAATCCCATTGATTAATATCATGTACTTTTATACTTTCTGGAGTTAAATATTCCTCTAAATTCAATAATTTCATTATTCCTTATTATTATATATTACTTTTTCTACCATCTTCTCATATTCGTTCGGAATTTGTTTAATTAAGTCTGGACGTAAATCTTTCCAAGAAGCCATTCCAAGTTTAGATATTATAGGATGATCAAAAACTATGCAAAAGTCCCACATAAAATCTAAATCTTCAGTTGTTAGTCCTTGAGAATTTATCCATTCATTTATTGATTCTTTCGACATAAAATATCAATAGCTAATCCTATAACATCATCTGCAAATTCCTCTCCAAATTTTGTCTCTTTTCTTACTTCCTCTATTATTTCAGAAATAGTCCAAGAATTCTTTCCAGGCATAGGACAACATATAAATGGTCCTTCGGGATCTTTAGCAATACTTTTTTGATACTCTAAGTGTTTAATAATTGATTCTTTGATTCTACTTTCCATGACGACCTAACATTAAGTTCATAAAATTACTCCATTCTTTTGAAAAGACATTAATTAGAAGATATTTTTCATAATAACTCATAAATTTCTCAGCATCTTCTTTAGAATTACTTCTAGTTTTTCTTATTAATTTATCCATCTCCGAAATAAAATTTTCCTTAGATTGTTCAAGAGGTATACAAAAAATATTATCTCTTATATAACTTTTTACTTGATCATTAATAGTAATATTCAGTATATCAGATAAACTACCACCTTCAACAGATAACATTTGGTATTCACATGAAGTACATAAGAAATACATTTTTTCCTCATCAGTTATGATCTTTTTCTCATAATCATCTGTTCTTGCTATCATACTTCTTCTAGTTAGTTCTGCTTCTAAGATAGGAAGCCAATCTTCTCTCCATCCTGTTGAAGATTTTATTTTTCTGATTGCATTTAATATATGAGAACTGTTCATTTCTTCTAAAGATAATTCCTCACCTTTTGAAGTTATCCATTTATTTTTTGTCAGCTTCTTTTCCATAAATTATATCATTTCTTGATCCTGATTTTATATTCAAATTTTTCTGCGTTTCTTCCATGATCTTATTAAATCTTTCTAATTCTTCTAACCCTGGAGTACTACTATCCAAAAAATTATTACTTTCCGGAAACATTGCATATTTTCTTAGATCTATCATTATTCCTATTTTTAGTACGTTTCTGTTCTTTTCGTCTCTCCATCTCCAATCGTTTTTCTTCAGCTACTGATTCTGGAGTTACTTTTTGACGTGGTTTCTGAAGATCTTCGGAAAATTCTTGATATCTCTGAATTATTCCCTCGTTTGACCAATCATCTGGATATCCTTGAAAATTTATATCTTCAGGAAAGGATCCAATAGTAGGATTAAGAGAAAAAATCCATTCTTTTGTTTCAGAATCTAACGTCATACAAAAACATGGCGTTCCTAGTTCTAAGAATATATCACGTTGTTCTGAGCTCTTAAGTCCATCGAAAGTTTCAATTATTATATCATCTGTTGAAATGTAATCTTCAAGGTAGAAATATGAGCTCTCTATATCCGTGAACTTTCTTAGCATTACTCTCGCCATAGGTTTCTTGTTTGGACCTTTTCCACGATATTGTCTAAACTCCACTCCATGCTTCTCTCCTAATTTTATAAGAGCTGGGATATCAAAACAAACTTTCGGATCTTTTATAGTATCGATAACTGAATAAACTAGGTTACTTCCAATTATTCGATCTAACTTATATACTTTAATAATTGGGATAAGATAAATATACGGATAAACTCCAACAACACTATATTCAAAATTTATATACTTAGTATCAGACTTCATCATTATCTTATTATAAGTTAACGACCATCTAGCATATCTTACTAGGATATTCTTTGTTTTTCGTGAATACCCATTTTCCGGAGTTAATGATTTTTCTAATCTCTCTGGAATTTCTGAGAGGGAAGCTGTTTTTAATTCTTTCATTTTATTGTATCTCCAATATTATATTTTTTATATGTATAATTTTGAACTATTAAAATTTTCCAATTTTTATTATTGTTTGGATCACTAATAATAAAATTAAGTCCTAAAGGTTCTCGACGTTTTTCTTTAATAATCCATCCAGAATACTCTTCTAGATCTACTTCACAACTGGAAACTAATATTAAAATTAGGATAATCAATAATTTTTTCATTTTCCAATCATATAATATTCTTCTAATAACTCTTTATGATCTTCTAAGAATACTTGAGCAACTTCTTTAGAGAGAAAGGCTATTGGAAAGAAAGTTTTTTCTTTTGAAATCATAACCGCTGTTCCGCGTCTCACAATAGCAAATTTATCTTGTGAGTAATCATCCCAGTTAAGTTCTTGAAGAGCTGATGCTTTAGTATATTCTTTAACTAACCAAATTAGTTCTTTAAAAGCTCTAGCACTATCTCTAAATCTTTCTGCCGGATAATCTTGTGGTACTTTTGGATATTCTATTTTCTCCGGAAGACCTTCAAGTTGTCTTCTCGAATAAAGTCTTAAGATCTTCTCTTTTATATCCCAAGATATTGTTGAAAAAAATAACTCTTTCGCTTCTTTAAAAGTTAAATCTATCGAACTTTTAATTTCTTCATCATTAATAATATTCCAATAATTAAAGAAATCATCTACTGTACAATAAGAAAACACTGGAATTCCATTAGAATCGAATGTTTCTGTAATAAGTTTTTCAGTAATAACTTTAATACCACAGAGACCACTAAGTTGCTCCTTTGTCGTGCTCGATGATCCACAAACGCTTATAATAACGTATTCTTTTCCATTAGTTTTATTTATTCCTAAACCAGAAATAATTCCTCCTTCTACTTGGGTTTTGTTAGTAATTCTTTTTCCAACCTCTGAAATTAATGTTTCAATTCCTGTCTTCATATGATTAATTTATTTAATTTTAATATACATTAATAAGGAATTGATCGGAAATAAACGTTCTTTTAAGTCAAGATGGTGAAGATAATACAGTAGATATAACTTATACTGTAATCAATAATTCTGGAAGGTATTTAAATGGAGTTCAACTAGGTTATAGTATAGGAACAGAAAGAAGAACAATCTTTACTGCATCTACAATAGGTATTAATGAACAAAGAGGTGGTCATGCAATAATTTCCAAAAGTACTGTAATTTGGAATATAGTTAGTACTCCTCAAGTTTCAATAATACCATCTTCTGGATATTATAATAATGGAGATAGTATTGTATTTTCATTAAATCTGTTTAAATAGTAAAACTTTGATTTTCTAATTTTAGAGTTAATTCTCTAGAATAAGTACTCCATGAGTTATTATAATAATATCTAAAACATATATTACTACCAGGTCGAACTATTGTAGTTGTAGTTCTATCATTCGGAATATTACATTCTACTCCTCCTATATTACTATTCCATTCAATTACCGCAACTCCCCCGCTTACAGAGTATCTTCTAGTATAATCTGAATAATTGGGTAAATTAGTATTTACAAAAGGATATATTGATACATTACCAGTAATGGATTGCGATATTCTTACTGTAATACTATAATATTTCACTTCTCCACTCTGACTTAAACGAACATATAAATACAACTACTAGTAATTTTACTGCTCATTTTAATGGAGGTGTTAATGGAGGATTATATTTAGAGTACCCTAATTACTTTCCAACTACTAGATGTGATTGTATAAGTAATGATCATGAATATAATTTTTATTTATATATAGGATTTGCAAATTAATTATTTTGTTCTAATGTTATTGTTCGATCACTGGACATATTACTGAATGAGAAAACTTCCATTTTACTATCTCCAGCAGCTAATACTGATCCGGAACTTGGATTACCATCTAAATAAAATTGATAAGTATGTGAATCATTTCCAGAATTAGTGACTTCTATATTTACAACAGCAGAAGCTCCTTTTTTTAATTTTATTTCCCAACTTGATCCGCTAGTACCTCCTGTAAAAGAACCAGATGCAGTGGTGGTAGTTATGAAATCATACGTATTATCATTAAAAGTAATAGTATAGCTAGGAATTACATAACCATCTTGATCTAAAGGAACGTTTATGATACAACCTGAAATTCTTATATATGTATTATTAACATTAAACATATAAAATTATGGTAACATTTATTATCGCTGCGATTGTTATTATCGCATTAGTATTGTGGTTTAAATTTAAAATAGCAAAACACAAAAAACCAGAGGAAAGATCTGCTATAGAGTCTATGCTAGTTACTCAAGGGGTAAAAAATAGAAAATCCCTTGAAGAAGCAGCAGGGGCAATGAGAACAGCAGAGATTTCAAGAGATGAGGCAATGCAGAAAACTAAAGATGCAATTACTCAACTAGATTCTGATTTTAAAACTGAGTTAAAAAATTTATTACTAAATCAAAGTAAATTATCAGCTAAATTACCACAAATGAAATTAATTCCTGGGAAAAAAGAAGGAGCAGCCAGGAATAGTAAAAAGAAGATGGAAGAAGCTTTAGCAAAAGGTCGTCAAGAAGTAGCTAATGAGTATAAGAAAAATGCTATGATGTATCTAGATCAAAAAAATAGAGCTTTAGAAAGAATAAAAAGAGCTGAAAAAAGTTTAGAAGATCTAGAAATTAACATTGATCTTGCTCAAGCTACTTATGAAGGTAGAAAAAGTCAACTTGATGATATTCTTCAGGAACTTGAATCAATGCATTCTGCTATAAGTACTGCTAAATTTAGAGCTAATATGGAGATGATTGAAAGTTTACGTCGTGAAACAGTAAATAAATTAACTGAACAAAATGCAGAAATAGAAGCTCAGAATCGAATTTCTGGAATAGAAGATTCTGGAAGAAATTCTATTAACTCTGCTGATTATGAAGATGAATTTAATAATCTTTAATACAAACAATTATGGGAATTAATTTAGTAAAAGGACAGAACATTAATCTTTCAAAAGAATTTAAAGGTCAAACAAAATTTAAAGTAGGTCTTAGATGGGATGCTACTCAAAGTTTATCAGGAGAAGAATTCGATCTAGATTCATTTGCCTTTGAACTTACTGATAAAGTAGGGAATGGAGGAAAAGTAGTCTCTCTTGATCATATGGCTGCTTATTTTAACGGCACTGATCCGGGGAGAATGAACTTTGATAAAATTACTTTCCGAAATCCTGATGGAACCCTTGGATTTAGAAGTATTGATGGAGCTTGTAAGTTACTTGGAGATGCTAGAACAGGAGATGTATCTGAAAACGGAGATGATGAGGTTATTGAAATTGACTTGTCTAAAGTTGATCCAAGAACTAAGTCAATCTTGATAGCAGTAAATATATATTCTCCTGGGGGATCTAATTTCGGACAAGTAAAAAATCCAGTAGTTAGTATCTATAAAGATAACTCTGATATTTCTGAAATCAGTTATGATCTTCTTGAGGATTATAGTAGATTTACAAGTATATTTGCTGTAGAAATTTACAATCATAACGGGGATTGGAAAATAGGAGCTCTTGGAGTAGGAAAAGAGAACTGGGAAGATGAGTTGACTAAACTTGGAATTCTTTAATAATATAATAAAAGGACTAGAGGTAATTCTAGTCCTTTATTTTTCTCTTACTTTAAACGTTCTATATTTTTAGTATTAATAGTAACATAATTAGTACTATTTCCTGAAGGAGTTACATATAAATATACTTCATTATCATTCGAAATATCTAATTCACAAGTCTCATTGATTTTGTATCTTCCACCATCTATAATTATACCATTATTAGCAGCATTTCCACTATACAAAGTAAACGAAATAATTTCTTTTATTTTACTCTGACTTAAACGAACGTTTATTTCCTTATATATGTTATAAAAAATTAATTAACAAATGGAAATAAAAAATTTAACATTTTCAGAAATTAGAAAGTCAGGAAATCTACTATTTGAAAGTATACGTGGATCTCATTTATATGGACTTAATACAGAAACCTCTGATATAGATACTTTTGGAGTTTTCATAGGTCCTTCCGAATGGTTTTTAGGTACTGGAATTGAAAAACAACAAATGATTAAGTCAGATAAATCTGATGATTATTGGGATGAGTTAGAAAAATATTTTCGAGAACTTGGAGAATCAAATCCAGAAGCATTAATTTCATTGTTTACTCCACAAAAATTTATTCTACATTTTAATCCAATACTTCAACCATTATGGGATATTAAAGAGACATTAATTACAAAGAAATGTTTTAAACCTTTCGCTGGATATGCTATAAGTCAAATAAAAAAAGCGAAAGGTTTAAAAAAAGCAATAAACATAGATCCGGAACAAGTAAAAATCAGAAAAACACCGTTAGATTTTTGTCAAGTTCCAGTAGGGATTGGTACTTGGACATTAACTAAGTACTTAAGAGATAATAATCTTAAACAAGAATATTGTGGTATTTCTAGACTTCCTGGAACAGTAGAATCATATGCGTTGTTTTATGATTGGGCTGCGGATCCTAATTATTATCAAGAAGGAAAAGATGTGATTGGTTATAGAGGTATTCTTAGTCAAACTGACTCTCTTAGTAGTCAACTTAGAGTTTCTAGTATTAAATTTGATGATAGAGAAAAACCTTTATGCTATTTTCAATTCAACTCTGGAGCTTATAGTCAACACTGTACTGATTATAAACGTTATTGGGATTGGGTGAAGAATCGAAATGAATCTAGATTTCAACTTAATAAAGGATATGATTATGATTCTAAAAATATTCAACATTGTGTTAGAATTTTAACCATGGCGACAGAGATAGCTCAAGGAAAAGGAATGATTTTAGATAGAACAGGAATAGATCGAGATTGGTTATTGAAGATAAAGAATCATGGAGTTCCTTATAATGAAGTAATGGAATATGTAGAAAACTTAGAGGAAACTATGAAAGAGAATTTTGAAAAATCTAATCTCCCTGAAGAACCAGATTTAGATGTTCTAGAAAAAATATTAATAAAAATAAGAAAAATTCATTATGGATTTATCAAAATTTAATTCTCAAAATCATTTATATAAAATTACTGAAAGTACTTGTAGTAGTTTGTATAAAATTTTAACTATTCTAGAGGATAACGATATTTTATATACAATTGATGATAGCTATGAAGATTCTATTATTTTAGAATGTAAGGATTATTTCAAAGTATTTCATAATATGAAAAAATTTCTTGATGTTTTTGGAAAAATTAAAAGAATATATAGAAATAGGCAATATGAAGAACTTGAAAATACTCCTTTTCTTGATAATAATGATTTTTTAATATTTAATGAGAATAATTTAAAAATAAATCCGTTTAATGGCTCTTGGATATTTGAAGATCAGTCTGGAGATTTTAAAACTGGGATATTAAATTATATTCAAGGAAATAGATCTAAATATATTGACTTATCTTTTGGATTAAAAACTATCTTGGATATTGGATTGATAGATTCAAGGATAATCAAAGATATACTAAATAGAAATATAAAAGAAAGAAAAGGGTTAATTGAAATCCTTTTTTCCAGATTAAAAGTTAAATATACTTCTGAAAATCCAGAAAGTATTTTTAATGATTACTTATCTAGTCAGAATGGTAATTATTCTAGATGTATTCCATTTCATGATAAAGAAAAGAATGAATTTGGATACTGGATTTGGACAAAAAGATATATTTCTAATGTTGGAAAAAATATATTTCCAGAAGGAGAACTGATTATGAGTGACTTAGAGACTTGGGAAATTCCATTAGAAAATTATTACTCTAGTGGAAATAATTGTAGTATAATCACCTTCTCAGGAATAGATAGAGTAAGGGTGAATTATTCTCCCAGTAAATTTCTTCAATTGTTAGATGTATCCTCATTAGAAAATAGTAAGTCAAGAATATTCCTTACTTTAGCATATCCAGAAATAACTCCTAAAAATTATGAACAACTTGATGTTTCTTTACAAAAAGAAGTAGCATTAATATTTAAACTACTTAAAGATCGTGGATATATTACTGGAAATCAACAAGAAGATATATTATATAACCTAGAGAAATGGAAAAAGATTGGAATAATATAAAAACAGTTCTTGGGATTAGATTGTATAGGGAAAATGAAAGGAATAATTATTTTTTAATAAATTTTCTAGATAAACATCAAAATTACTACTCAATAATAAAAATTAACAATGATTATTTTATATTAATAGAGTTTGTTATAGTATTTGAAGATTATTTCAATAAATTTTTCAAAAATACAAATTGGGTTAATAGATTTTATGAACTTTCTTACAAAGATAAAGAAATAATTAAAAAATTACATTACCACGAATTATTTAAGTATTCAGATACTGTTACAAATTACTTTACTGTTGAAGTAAGTAAGAAACATATGAGATTAAAATTTTCTCCTAAATACCCAGATAACTTTTTGAGAGAAAAATCTATAGATTTTTCCAAAATTACACCTGATATGTATAGCTTATGTACTGATATTATTTTAAATGGATTTTATAAGTATTATCGAAGAGGTTACATAAAGAAGTTTAATCTAAAATTACATGAATTTATAACTGAAAATTTATAAAAAAATATTAAAGACTAGTAGATTTAGTTTCTACTAGTCTTTTTAAACGTTCCTTTAGAACAATATGCAAAAGCTGTTTATGTTAACTTTATTGTTACTTGGAGTGGAGATCCAAGTAGACCTTATGGAGTACACTTTACTTTAACTAGTAATGGATTTGTACACGGTTTTAAAGAAATATCTAGTTCCGGTATTCTTCCAGGAGATACAGAAACTTTCTCAATACAAATAATAAATGATTATAATGTTTTTTCGTGGAGTTCTTCTGGTGTTTGGTATGCATATCACGATGATCTAAAACAAATACAATCTACAATTAGTCCTAGTTCTGGAAATTTTAGCGCTAATAATGATGTATACATAACTTTTAATACATAAAATTAAAGATAAAAATAATTTTTAATTGTTCTCTGGAGGTGTTGGAAGACGAATATCTATATAAAAAACTTGTTCAGACTCTGAAAGAGTTATATTACTAGGAGTACATACTCCCAATTGACTATATAGACTTCCAGCCGAGTATAAAAATTCAAGATAATTTGATCCAAAAAATTCTGAATCTATTTTTTGAATTTTAGTATCCGTATATGCACTTCCCATTCCAGATCCTTCAAATTCAAAAGAAGGTATTCCAACTTTTCTTAAAGTTAACATCCAATTAATTTGTCTTCCATTACTAGAAGAAGGTATATTTATTTTAAATGTCCAGTATTTAATTCTTTCACCCTCTTGTTTTAAAGGAACGTTTAAAGTAAAAGAAAAATAAGAGATAGGATTTTATTTCCTATCTCTTTTTCACACTCTCCGAAATAACCTCTTCTAATTCACCTTCTGTAATATAATCCATTAAAGTTTCTTCGAATTCTACATTTATCCAAGCCTGTAACATAGCTGTATTTTCAAAATCTTCATAACTCAGATTTCTTAACTTAACTATCTGATCTACGGCATGTCTTGTTTCGTGATAAAATGTAGTTTTGATATTCTTAACCAAACTTTTATAATCCTTTTTGGCAATAAAAGGTCTATTTCTTCTAGAGTCAATGTTTACTATTACTACTACTTGATCGAATCCTGTTGTTTTATTAATAATTCTATAAGTAGATGTTCCGGATGTTGAACTTATTGTTTCTATAAGTTCTTCTGCTCTTGAATTTTTCTTTACCGGAATTTCCATTTTATGATTCTTTACAAACTTAGTAGTAAACCACCTCGTCATTTCTTTCTGTGTTCCAATTCCAAAATTAATTTCTACTCTATAAGAATCATGTTTTAATTTACTTATTTTCATATTCTTAAAAATTTAAACTCCTTAAGCTTTTTATTATTGCTTAAGGAGTATTGTTTTACATTATTTATTTTCTCTCATGTATAAGGCTTTAAAGCTCTCTGAAAACGACTATACAAATAAATATATAGTTCATCAGCTAAATTAAATCTACTTAAGTCAGCTTCTATATTCTCTTGAATCTGAACTAAATAATAGATCAGATCAAGCCGAGTACGAGTTTCCTGAAGTTGAAATCTAAGTATATCTCTAAAAGTGAAGATACTTATATAATCGATCTTAATTCCATATAAATCTTTAAACTTATCAACAGTCATAGTTCCTCTTTTTATTCCAGAGTTATTAATAAAATCAACTACTTCTGGGATATAATAAGAAATTACAAAGTTTGATAAATTATCTATAGGAAGTTTCGAAGTAAATGCTATAAATGTATGAAGAACTAAACCTCTTAGACTTATAGTATTATATATTACCTTATCTTCATAATCCATCTTAACTTACTGTAGTATGTTTTGTTTTTATTACTTTAGTTTTCACTATTTCATTCAAAAGTTTCGGCATTTCCTCTAAGTTATATCCGATATCTATATAAGTATCAAACATATCTTCAACACCGTAAACAGCATCTATACTAATCTGAATTATTCCGAATCCAAGTTTTTCTGCTTCCTTTACTTTTGCGGCAGTATCTTTTATTGCTGAAATTCCTCCATACCCATTTGCACAAGGACTACCATCAGATATCACAAACATAATACAATCTTCTTTTGTGAACTTTCTAACTCTCTTTGCTACTTCTAGAATTGCATCTCCATCTCGATTTTGGGATTTTGCATAACTCTTAGATAATGAAAACTTAGGATTATAATGATTTCCTTCTCGATACACACTCAGATTTATATATCCGACTGAACCAATATCTGCAGTATGTCCATAAATATATAAATCAACTCCCAAACTTTTTCCGAAGGTTTCATTTAGAAGTATTGCAGCCTGTCTTGCTAGGATTTCCTTTTTTCCACCCATAGATCCAGACTCATCAATAAGAACACATATAGTTGATTTATTGGTTCTAACATGTCCCTGTCTTAGGTAAACTTGTGGAACTCCTTGATACGCTTCTGCAAGTTTTGTCGTATCTAAAATTCCAGACCTACAACCTTGGATATTAAAATCATAGTTCTTATCTGTTCCTGTCAATATCTTTTTTAATCTAGGAACATATTTTTGAACTGCTCTCACATCACGTAAATAATCATTCCTATCCCCTTTTGGTTTTTCAAAGAATACCTTATCAGAATCACCACGTTCTACTGTTCCCTCTAAGATTTTCATTGTTAGACTATCCTTTGATGATAATAGCCTAGATACTTTAGACTTATCTATCTTTCTTCCAGAATCTAAGTCAACTCCATACATTATACTAGTTATAGATTCAGTATCATTAATTAAGAATAATATTTTTTTTAATTCCGCCGGATCTATATCAGATAATTTCTTCTCCTTAATTATCTTAAATATACTTTCAGAAACACTACAAATATCTTTAAGATTTTCTGGATATGGAGTTATCTTTTCTTGAACTTCTTTGTATACCTCAGAATACTCCTCAAGAACCTCCTCTTCTATTAATCCAGGAAATCTAAGTATTCCTATTAATGTTTTAAAGAAAAGAATCAACTTCCTCTCCCTCATTATATTAAGTTTTTCCTCTAGAGTCTTGGAATTATAACTTTTTGCACAATCAATAAAATCTTGAAATCCCGGTCGTTCTGTTAGTAATAAATCCTCAACTCTATTATCCTCAAGAAGATTTATGAAAATTTTAATAATCTCTCCTTCTTCAAAAGTATATTTTCCACTTATAAAACTAAGAAAATTCAAATAAACTCTTAAGTAGGTATATCTTAAGTGTGCAGCCTCATGAAGACCAAATCCACAGAAGGCATTTATTTTTGTTTCATTATCTTCGGTGGAGTCAAATATCTTAGAAGGGACTGCTATTCTTCTTTCGGAATTATCTCTCTTCTCTTCTGAAAAATAATCTGAATACGAACTACTTTTATCACTACCCTCATTCAAATTTACTCTAATCGGGAAAGGAAAATCCATTATAGTTATCATATCTTTTACAGAACTATAAGCCTTTTCAATTAACTTAGATAATTGTGCATCCTCTTCCTTTCCAACAGATGAATAATAACTTTCTCCATACCAAGAGCTTCTATTTATAGTTCTACTTAGCTCTCCAGAATTTCCGACAGATGATTTATAGGATTTTCTAAATATACTCCTACCCCATCTACCATCATCTTCGTCATCATAATCCTTTCTTTTCCACCAAGGATTATATGAGGTTGAAAAATGTTTACTCATAATCTATTAATAAGATAATATTGTTTTATATACTGTACTTCTTTCTCCTTCCAAATTAGTTCCTTCATAGATTGGAAGATATACCATTTCCATAGCACTTTTCACACTCCAACCATCTGATACTAACTCTGAGATCATTAGTGTTTCTCGAATTGATATAGAAGTTGAGATCTCCTGTTTCTTTGAGAGTGATCTAATATTATTCGCTATCTTCACAATTGATCTAGCTACTTCTTCATCAATTCCCGTTCTATTAACCAAAACATTTACTTCTTCTGTATCTGGTATAATATTAAGTTCAAGAGGAAAAAATCGATTAAGAAGTGCTCGGTCTATCATATTAGTTCCAGTATATTCAGAACCTATATTAGCTGTTGCAATAAATGTTACCTCTGGATGAATTTTAATACTTCTAACTCCTTTCCCACAAGCTATTTCAACATTCAATTCCCGTCTATCATCTAAACAAGGAAACAATACATTATTAGCCCCAAGAGAAGAACGATTTAACTCATCTAAGAGAATTACACACGGTTCTTGAATTACTTTAGTGAACTTAGCATAATCAAATATACTTTTTCCATCTTCTAAGCGATGAACTCCAAGTAAATTTGAAATAGGATCAATCATAGAACCCATATCAAACACATGAAGAGGTATACCCATTCTAGAACAAACTTCTTTTACACAACTTGTCTTTCCAGAACCTGTAGGCCCTATAATCATCGTATTAACATGTTTTTTTATATTTCTCACTAAGATTCTCCAATTATCAGGGGTCATATAAAATCCATCCTTTGTAGAACTTGGAGAAATTAGTGATGCATCTTTAAGAATTGTTTCGAGAATCGTAGCTTTCTTTAAGGGATCTACGAAATCAATTCCAGTCAGAGTTTTATATTCTTTTTTAGCTTCTTCATCTTTATATGTTAATCTTTGAAATCCCTTTTGTGTATAAAACTTTCCACCTGAAGAACTAAGATTAAGAGAAGTTGAGATAAATATAGTACCTTCTGAATAAACATCTCTTATCTTCTTAGGGCATTGTACATAAAGACTTGTAGATACATTAGAACCATCCTTCAATTTTTGTCCAGGGAGTGCTTTTACTTTCAAATTTCCTTTAACTAATACTGTCTCTAAAAAATAATACTTACTCATAATAATTTTTTCTTATAATAAATTAATATTTCTTTTATAATGAGATCAAGAACTACACAATAAAAATTCTTGATCATTAATAAGGATTATAGGGTTCGAAATATTTTCTTGAGGACTAAGGAACCTGGATTGAACAAGAGAGTAATTGAAAAAACCTATAGGAAGTATAAATAGAAAATAAAAAGATAATATAGAATAAGAATTGAATAAAGAGATATTAGGATTTTTAAAGAAGGATTGAAAGGAGAGATAATGGTTCTTAAAAAGTATCTAGTCCTAGCTCTTCCGAGTGTGAACGAGGTAAAGAGCGTTATGGACGATATCTTTTTAAGGTTCACGATAAATATGAATATAATATTAGGTTTAAATTTTAATCTATCGTGAACCTCCTATAAGAGACGGCTTTTACGCCTTTCCCTAACGGGAGGCGAAGCCTCTCACTATGTTCGCTCTTATAGAAGAACCACTACTATGCAATTTTTTTTAATAGAATAATATATATAGTGTATGTATGTTTATTTATAAATTTAAATTGCTATTTTGCTCTTCTTATCCTTTCAAACTCTAATTAATGAAGTTAAGGTATCCTTAGTCTTCGATTTTATGTAACTGGATTCTGTATTAAAAAAGAATCTATTATTAATTAGATAATAAATTAAAAAAAATTAAATAATATGCAAAAAGAAAAGATTAAAGTACCGTCTGGAATTAGATATATTTCAGAATGGAATGAATTTAATTTTAGTAAATTTCCAAGTAAATGTATAATAAATAAACAATTACCTGGTTGTGGTTTTACTGAATACTGTATTAGAAGTAATGAAAATATTATTCTATGTAGTCCTAGAAAGATGTTACTTAAAAATAAAAAGGATCAACATGAATTTGAAGTCTATTTAGTGGTAAATGAGTTAGAGAAAGAAGTCAATATTGATAAAGATCTTTCCAAAGTAGATAAAACAATAATAAAAGACACCATAGAAACTTCAGAGGAGAAAAATAAAAATATTTATAAGAAAATATATCATGAGATAGAAGAATATTGTATATTTAGATCTGTTAATGGTTTACCTTGTAAAATATTAGTAACCTATGATTCATATAGAATTGTTAAAGAAATTCTTGAGAAATTGGAACGTTTTCAATATTTTTATACTATTATAGATGAGTTTCAAAGTATTCTACATGATTCTAGATTTAAATCAGATACTGAATTAAGTTTCCTAGAGTATCTTAAACAATCACCTACTGCATACTTTGTATCAGCTACTCCTATGATGGACGAATATCTAGAAATGTTAGATGAATTTAAGGATCTCCCATATTATGAATTAGATTGGGAAACAGAAGATCCATCTAGACTTATAAAACCCGATCTTAATTCATATGTAATGAGGACAGTTGGTGAAAAAGCATCTGAAATTATTCAAAATTATCTAAATAATGATTTCGAAGAGATAGTAGTTCTTAGAAATGGTATACCTACTAGAGTAATATCAGATGAGGCAGTATTTTATGTAAATTCAGTTAATCACATTACATCTATTATAAAGAAAAATAATCTTACTTCTGAACAATGTAATATATTATGTAGTGATACTCCTGATAATCTTAAAAAAATTCAAAAACGTTTAGGGAAGAAGTTTGTTATAGGAAAGGTGCCATTAAAAGGAGTTAAACCTAAAATGTTTACCTTTTGTACTAGAACTGTTTATTTAGGTGCTGATTTTTACTCTACCTGTGCTAGAAGTTTTATATTTAGTGATAGTAATATTGATTCTTTAGCTGTTGATATCTCTGAAGACTTGCCTCAGATCTTAGGAAGGCAAAGACTTTTCGAAAATCCTTGGAAAAATTCAGCCAATTTCTATTATCGTTCTATTTGTGATTATAGAAAAGTTAGTCAGGAGGAGTTTGATAAAGAGATAGAAAGAAAAAAACGTGAAACTGAAAGCTTATTAAGATCATACTCAACTTCTTTGGATGAAGATAAGTTAACGTTAGCAGAAAGATATCAAACACTTGCAAAAACTCAAAATTATAAAGATGATTATGTAGCTGTGAATGAGTATCAAGGAGGAGTTTTAATACCTGTACTTAATAATTTAGTATTAGTAAATGAGATTAGAGCTTTTCAGATTCAACAATATGATTATGCAGATAGATGTTCTGTATTTAGCACAGTTCATAATAAATTGACTCCTGATGATATATCAAATCAAAAAGTTGTAGAGTTTTTAAGAATATATAAAAATTTAAAAACAATATATGATAAACTTAAAATGCTATGCGAATATGGATTATCTGAAGTGGAGATTGATATTGTTTTGGGACAGTTGAATGATAGCGATGAAGTTAAATCTTATTATACAATTTTAAAACCGGAAAAATTAAAAAATTTATATTATAATAGTACTAATATTAAAAAATATCTTGGAATAGTAACATTTAGTCCTGAACTTTTAGTTAATACTATTCATCAAAATTTTAACCCAGGAGAAAAATATAGTTTATCTAATCTCAAGGTTAAATTAGGAGACTTATATTCTAGTATTTCTTATACTGCAGTACCAAAAGCAAATGATATTCTTAATTATTTTGAGGTAAAAGAGTATATGACTACTGAGGTTGTAGATGGAAAAAAGAAGAGAGTAAGAGGTTATGAATTGTTAAAAAGAAAGAATAATTAATTAATGAAATATATAAAAATATTCAATTATTTTTCACTTAAAACTCTAATAAATGAATAAAAAATAAATAATTATGGAGAATATAATAAATAGCTTTTTTATTAAGCAGAGCAGGATTACGGAACTTACTTTTGAATTTACAGAGAGATTATGGATTCAGTCAGTTCAATATGAAGTTAGTACGGTAGAGCATATTCCTTACATAGTAACAACAGGAGGACGAAATAAACTTTACAAACTAGAAGAAAATCCGGATGTTACAAAATATGGAGAGGATTTATATCATATTAGAAGTATTATGAAAGATTCTATAACGGCCGAAGATGTAGAGATAAACGTTATGTACCAGATTGATAAAGCAACGAGAAATGTTTTTAAGGTTTCTCACTTATACGTTGCTTTTGAAGATGGTACAAAGAAAATACTCTACAATGAAACGGCCGAAACATATATGTGTATCTTGAGAACTCTTCAAACTAGATTTCCAGAGTTAGTTTCAGGATTATTTGTTAAGATTGGAAATGATTATAAGTATTTCTTAGATATTGAACTATGAAAGTAATATTATCTAGTCATCTTCCTGGAGTTATTGATATCCTAATTCCGATTGCATTGCCTTTTAGAAATGTAGTAGAATTAGCAGGAGATTTACAGACAACCATGAAATATATAGAAGAGAGGGATTGGTTAGCTCAAGGATATTATCTTAGTTTATCAGATAAGACTTGGAAGTGTTCTGATAGAGATAGAGTACTATTTGTTCAGAATAATAAACTTCCTGATATAGCTTGTAAGAAGATAGGAATTAAACGATTATCAGATCTATTGTATGATAAATTTCTAGATAAACGTGGTCTTGATATTACTACAGTTGATAATCCTATGACTATTGAAAGTCTCTCTAAAAAAGAATATCACATCGGAAAATATAACCTCAAGAATGCAGATATAATGAGAGATTATCGTAGTGATATTTCCAGAGAAGAATTCGAAACTAGATCTATAACTGATAAACTTATTATAACTATAATATTAAAGGTTATAGATAAACATGGAGTAGATAAATTCTTTGTAGGGTAGAAAAACGATGGGTTTGAAAAGACGTTAAATTCTTATATATGAGAAAATAAATTCTTTAAGATCAAAATTCATACACAAATACAACTATACAAAAACAAAGAAAATAATGAATTTTGATCATTAATTTTTCGCCGTTAAAAATCGAATGGTTTAGAAAACGGTAAAAGCCTTATAAGAGATAAGATAACAAAAATATTAACAAATTATTTTTCTAAAGAACAAGAATTATGGAAAAAGAAGAAACTAAAAAAGAAAAAAAATCTGGTTGGTTTAGTAGAAATAAATACACAATCGGAGGAGTTGCCGTTGGAATGGTACTTGGTGGAATAATAGTTAAATACCACAAACCAATAATATCCACTGGCAAGGGTATAGGAAATGCAGCTATAGGTCTTTTAAAGAGAAAGAAATCAGTTGCAACAACAGTTACCGGTATAGGAGAATCGGATATGATTCCTGAAGTAAAGCCGGAAATAACATCAGCCCCTACAAATGGAGGCAATGGTGGTTACAAGAACGGTGGTTACAGAAGTCTCAACAGCCACCAAAGAGTAAATAATGTTAACTTATAAGAAGGAGGATAAGAAAATGAAATTGACAAATTTTTTATATCTTGCAGTAGGATTTGGAACCGGAATAGCAGCAGTTAAGCTAGAACAGAAGTACGGTTACTGTGAAAAATTGATTGGAGACGTCAAAAAGAAGATCACTGGTGACGGTATTGAAGAAGTCGAAGAAATTCCCGCTGAGGAAAAGAAATAAATTTTCCTTCTTTTAAGTTTAGAGTATAGAGGTATTGAATTGCTTCTATACTCTTTTTCTTTATTTAGGTTATGAAAAACACAATGATGAAAATAGAAGATGATGAAGAAAAAGAAGTAGAAATAGAACAAAAACATAATTCTTGTTTATTGTTATCTCAGGGGAGGGTTCTGGAGGTCCATCCAGTTCCCTTCTTATAAAGAGATATTAAACAAGATAGATGAGTCAGCATCTATAAATAGCATATTAAGCTGACTGCGTTAAATAAAGAATTATAAACTTAAAAGAAAAATGGACATTAAAAAAAGAGAAAAAATAGCGATGGGGAGTTACTCAGTAGCTAATGTATGTCTCCGTGGTATAAAGATAGGTAGTCAAATTATAGCTCTTATATACGTAATAGGATTCGGAGCTTCACTTATTGGAGACTTTCAAACAAAGAAAATTAGAAAAATTAATTCAAAAAGATAAAAATATGATAAATATTGGTTCGTTACTTGGTGTACAGAAAACAAGTACTACATTTTTAAAAGATAATAACAGTACTAAAACAATAACAGCTGAGTATTCAGAAAAAAGTTCTAAGATAATGATAGGAGTTGCGATGCTTAGCATTTTAGGAGTAACATTATTAGGTGTAGGAAGTGCACTATTTTCTAAAAACGGATCTATTAGTAAGCCTCAGGGGGGAGGAAATAATAGACCTCCCAAAAAAGGAGGAATGGTTCGTGGGATTAGCAGTGGACAAAGGGGATAAAAAGAAAAATAAACAAACTTAAAAGAAAAAGAAATGAAACCTAAAAAATTAATACTAATTGGTTTAGGATTAGCCCTTGGTGGTTATCTGCTAGCCAGAGAAACAAAAAAAGAAATAAAAAAATTAGAAAAACAGAAAAAACAAGTCGATAATGCACTTGAAGGTCTTGGAATTTCTTCAGATATATTAAGAGAGAAATCTAATGAAATTGTCAATTCCTCCGAAGAATATAGCGAAGTCGACGAAGAAAATGACGAAAGTGATAACTTAGTACTAGCAATGTATAACGTTATCCAATTCGGCGATAGAAAGGGAAAGGTCAATCCATGGGATCTTGATCTTATTCGTATTCGTAATATAGTAGAAGAAGATAGATGGGGTAAAAAAAGGATAGTTAAGCAGGGATTATTGGATTGCGAGAACATCATTCACGTAAGTCAATCTGACACTAGGTTTGGAAAAAGGAAATTAGAATTTATTTTCGAAATTCCAACAACTGCTTATAATAAAAATCTATCTGGTTATCCAAAGATAAATGATTATAAAGATACGTTTAGTGAATTAGGAGATACCTTAAATCAAGAGTTTATAGGTACAGAAGATGAAAACATTGACCGTTTCTTTGTTGGATATTATATACTTTCTTATAAAATAAAGGGAGTAACGTATACAAAAGTAGTAAATGAAGAGACTGGTGAAACTCGTACTTATGAAAAAGTATTTCAGGCAGCAGTGGAGATTCCTAAGAGAGATTATGAATCTTATAATGTTTATTGGCCTGATGGAAGACTTAAATATAATGGTTTTTCAGAGTTTATGCAAGACTTATTCGATTATACAGATGGACGTAAGAGTTTGAGTAAAAAACTTACGGGTCATATTTTCGAGAATATTGCATTTTTCAGTAAGGAACTAAATGATCTTGGAAAAACTCAAGAAGATGTATATGATGTAAAAATAGCATCTACTTTTCTAGGGTATAAACTAAGATTTCCGATGAAGGATGAAATAGATGATGAACCTGGAGTAGATTTATATACAGCTCTTGATATGCTTCATTATGTAACTATTCCTGAAAACTTGACAATCTACAAGAAAAGGAGTAATTTATATGGAACATACTCAACAGAATATAATCACATAATGTTTCAAGCAAGAGATACGAATCCAGTGTATAAAGATCTTGGGTTTGATATCATGCTTTACTATACTGTGGATATAGAAGATGAGGATAAGAAGGATTTTGTAAATCGAAAGATAGATATCGAATCCATGGAGTATGAACTTGGAGAAGAAAAGTCCCTGGAAGAAAAAGCCGAAGATGAGGAAAAGAAAAAATAAAATAAAAATTAAACTAGATAGAGGTAAAATTCTATCTAGTTTTTTATTCTATAACTGAGAAAATCAATTATCAAAAGAGATCTCATTTATTTTATTATCACTTTCTTCTTTTAGTCTTTCTCCTGGATCTTTTAATTCTTCTTTTATATACTGATTATCTATAAAAGAGAATACATCAAGAGGATATTTTCCAACAGATCCACTATCTTTATATTCTTTGATAGCATTACTTAGAGAATAAAGTGGATCTTCTTTCTTTTTGTTCCTAATATTTTCAAAAAATTTGGATATAATTTTTCTTAGGGTTCTTACTTCTTTATGAAATCTAAAATCTTGTTTCTTTTCTTGAACTATTATTTCTATGATTTTATTAATAATTACTATAACAGAATCCCCTGCAGTTAACTTTTTATTTCTAAGTCTCTTAAATTCTTTTTTAAGAAATGGTTTATAAAGATATAATATTCTTCCATAAATCTCTATATCTTCAGGTCGAACAGATTGATTTATTCTTTCAATAGTTAATTTAACAGTATGAATATAGGATTTAGTAATACCTATATATCGATGTTCATTTTCTAGAAATTGTGTTAACTCACTAAATAAAAATCCAGTTATATCAAGTAATCCTTCTAAGTACATATCCTCAGGAACTTGGATATTCTCAGCTATTCTTTTTTCAATATCTTTCATATTAGTATAATTTTAGTTTTACATAATTAAGATTTAGGACCTTTTATAATGGCAAAATCCTTATTAATGTAAGTAATGTAAAAAAGTAAAACGATTATGGCATTAACTAGAAGTCAGAGAGAAATAATAATTAATGAAGTAAAAAAATTGTATATTAAAGAGTTTGATGAAAGTAAAAAACTACATAATGAACTAGTAGATTTTATTTTTGATGCGATCTTGGAATGTTTAACTCCAGAAGAAAAAGAATTTACAATGAAGTATCAGGATTATTTAAATAGTGTTCAAGTATTTGATTTTACAGGAGATGGAGTATTAAAAAAAGAATTTCCTGAAGAAAATATAAACTGTTTAAATTGGGGGGATAATCTTTATTATTTTTCTAAAGGAATAAGAATTGAAAAACGAATAGATGGGAATTTGATTTCTGCTCCTAGTCTATTTAAAGGTAATGAGTGGAGTAGTTTTAAACATCAAAGTCCTGAATTATATAAAGAAGCTTTGGAAAAACTTAGAGAATATGTAGTAGTTTCTAAAAGAGCATGTAATAAGTTATTCGAGTTAGAAGAAACTTTGGAAAATAAAAACTTAACTCTAACTGCTTTGAAAACTAATTTTATAGAACTTTATAATATATTAAAATCATGATTCTAGATAAAGACAAAAGTAAATTAATTTCGAGAGATATCTTATTATCAACTTATAAAGAACTTTTAGATAACTCAGGTCTTAAGAAAAAATTAGCAAGATTAGAAAAACTAATTAAAGAATTAGTAGTTGAACTTTATAGAAAGTATGTATTTTCTGAAGAGTTATTACATTTATTTGATAAATCTAAGAAAATTGCAAAAACTATGAGATCTATTGATGTAAATTTTCAAGTTCTAGGATTATGTGACTCTCCTCAAGGTTACTATCCTAATAAGATATTAACATTAGATTCTGGAACACCTATTGGATTTGTTGTAAGTATAAACAGGTGGGTAAATATAGAAGATGATTATTTAGAGAGTTTGCCTATGTGTGGTGATGATACTTATAAGTTAATGAATGTTATAGATAAGTTTACACCAGAAGAAGTAGATGTTCTTAAAAATGCTTATATAGATCTCTTTAAAGCAACTTATGCAATAAGAAACTTTAAAGGTGGGCAAGATAAATACCTTCCAGAAAATATAAAAACTTATGGACAACTACATGATTATGATATAGAAATCTTTGAAATAGCTTATAATAAATTTATACAACAAAGAGATGAATTAAAAGCAGAAAATGATGAATCTCGCTTAGATAAAAATGATATTCCTGGAAGTTTACAACGACTTAAGAGAATACTTGAACTCTAAGAAGAAAATAAAAAGAGAGAAACCTATTAAGGCCTCTCTTTATTTTTTTTTAATCTAGACTATTAACACTAAGTATAATTCTAGTAACTGCCTCATCATCCACATCTCTATCAATTCTTGGATAATGAATTACTTCTACTACAAAAAAGTACATAGTCCCTGTGTTTTTGTCTAATGACATGGATATAATATCAGCATATTCTTCTGCATTTTCCACATCATTTGTCATATTTTCTCTTACATACTCTGCAATGTTTCTGCTGAGTACTACCTTATCCCCTTTTCTTGGGATGTTTTCAAATTCTAGGGTGATGTGGATAAAACATTCTCCACTAATTCCCATAAATGAACAGTCTATTCTTTTCATAATTTCTTGTTTTTCTCAATAATAAGGCTTTGAAGGTAAAACTCTTATAGATGTAATAAAAATTAAAGAATATGAATGAAAACTATGTATTAGTAAGATGGCCAGAATCACAAGAATTTATGGAATGTGATTGGTTTAGAGATGAAGCAATTTTAGCTTTGGGACATGAAGATCAGACTGGAAGTAGTGCATATTTTATTCCAGAATCTAGAATCTTAACTAAAGAGTATGTTCAACAAAGAATAGCAGAACTTTGTAGAGATTATGAAGTTACACTAGAAGAAGAGGATTATTCTAGTAAACAATGGTGTGATGAGGCTTTCCCATATGAAGGTGGAATGTCTTTAAAAGAATTAATTGTAGAAATTGCTCTATTAGTAAGAAAAAGATCAACTCTTCAAGACGATAAAAAATACGACGGAGAGATGTAAAAAAAATTGAGAGGAACCTATTTGAATGGTATCCTCTCTTTATTTTTATCCTACTTTTCCAGTTCTAAATGCTCTGGACTTTAAAATTTTACAACCTTTCTCTCCATGATAAACAATTAAATCGAATTTATCAAGATCCGGTCCAGTAAAATTTGTATGACTCAGGTTCATCATAGACAAAGTTACTTCACCTGTCTTACAATGTAGGTCATCATCTCCTAAAATTAATGTGTTAAGTACAAATTTATTCATTTCCTGATTCTGATATTAGTAAATCTAGATTTTCTCTAATTGTTTTCTCTGGATGTGAACCTACTAATCGATTCTGAAGTACTCCATCTTTAAAGAATAGTAGTGTTGGAATGTTTCTTATACCAAATTCTGATGTAAGTTCTGCACATTCATCAACATCACATCCGTAAATATTAACTTTCCCTTCATATTCGGTTGCTAATTTTTCAACGATTGGTTTAATTACTTGACAACCACCACACCATTCAGCAGAATAATCTACTACTACAAGTCCTTCATTAATCAGGTTTCTTTCACTGTCTTTTAACTCTTTCATAACTCTAGTTTATATAATAATTCTAATTGTAATCTAGTTAATACAAATACTTTAGTTTCGTTCTCTACCTCTCTACATATTAAGTCTTTTTTTGAACCTAATCTGATAAGAGGAGATGTACCTGTAGAGTCTATAATCTCTACTCCACCTGTACTAGTATCATGAGTTTCTAATGTTACATTACCAAGACCATCTATAAATGTAACTTTACTCTTATCTGAAATCCAATCAGGCACAGATCCAACTCCATATTCCCAAACTTCTATATATTCTGGATAAGCTGAATTTCTTCCTGATTGTTTATATCTTTTAGTCATAATTTTCCAATATCTAAATCCTCTATGTTATAATCTAAACAATCTATTCCACTTGCCTTAACTAATCCAGCAAGAAGATATCTAGGATCCGGATCAGTAAAAGTATCAATAAATTCTTTATCTACTTTTTCCAAGAATATTCCGATTGTTGTGTTTCTGAAATAAAGTACTGAAGAGTTAGATCCCCAAGTACAATATCTACAATCTATATAATCGGCAGGATCAGGAACATCTACTCTAGTCCATGGAAAAATAACAGACTTCAGAATATGTCTATGATAAAAATATAAACATTCATCAAAAATACATTTCCATTTCTTCTTTCTTTTTTCTTCAGACGGTGTATAGTAGAAGTTATATAGTTCTGTTGATGATAACCTACGAATCTTAAACACTGGCTTAATAATTCTAGACTGATTTATTTTTTCTAGGTTTTCAAAAAGTTTAGGTGTAGATTCTTGTAAATCCTGACATCTAGATATTGTTATTCCGATGTGCTTCCCAAATATTTCTTTATCATATTGTAGAGCCTTAAATATAGTTCTCGGTAAATTTCCAGAACTATCTATAAAAGCACAAGCCTGATAAAGAGTTGTTATCTTTTCTTTACTAATCTTAGAATTGTCGAAATGGGAATCAGAGAATATGAATACTATATCACTAATCTCAGAAAGTTTACATAATCCAGTATGTATATTATCTGGAAGAGGGTAGTAATCATAATCCATTAATATAATTGATATCATAAGATGACGTGGCTGATTAACTACGTACATCTCTTCTTTTGTTGGTTTCTTAATCATAAAATACTTGTCTAACTTTTTCCCAATCTACATAAGGTCTATCACTAAAATCTGGATTATATATAAGAGGACATCCAAGAGCAGCATCATCTATATAAAGATCTGCATGTACTTTTGGAGAACTAGTCCATCTTCTTTGTCCAGGATCTTGATTAACTCCATATAAAGGGATATCATTTTCTTTAAACCATTCAACTGCATCTTCGAGTTCTTTCCCTGATCTCATAGTATTTAAGATCAATTTATGACCTCTTTCTACTAGCTCTTTAAGAACAGGAACTGCACCAATATCCTTTCCAATTCTAGGATAATCATGAGTAACACAGGTTCCATCAAAATCAATTCCAATTTTCATAATTTTTATAATTTTTTAGATAAACTCCAAATCCAATGTTTTCCAGATTCAGTCCATTTCTTTTGATTCTTAATATGTTTATTTCCATGTTTATCAGTTACAACCGCTGAAGTAACTTTTGTATAACCTTCTTTATCGTAGGGGCTTGATAAATACCACCCTTTTATTCCTGGACGACGATAAATATATTTCTTTTCTTCAAGTTTCTTAAGAAGTATCTTTGTCCCATACCCAAGTCCAAGATCTTTACAGAGTTGTTCAGTAGAATACAAGTTTTCTGAATATGCTAAAACTTCATTATAATAATTTACCTGAGGGAGAAGAGAATTATATCTATCTCTTTCCTCTTTTAAGGCAGTAGTAAATCCTATCCTAAGAAGTTCATCAATCTTAGAATCTACCCAAATCGCAAACCTTGGATCTAACCACTGAGCATATCTAATTGCTACCCATCTATGCATCCATGTACCAGGTCTAGTTCCATTTGAATAATGCCCTTCTATAGTTATTACAGGAGTGATGCGCGTCTCCCGCGCAGTACTTTCTTGATACTTTTCAAATGCTTGTAAATAATCTTGAGTATCCTTCTGTCTCAACCATTGATAGGGCCTTTTGTTAGGTCCGAATAATTTACCCATTTCAGTAGCATTAATCATGGTATCAAAATCATCTGATTGTGTAAACTGAATTAATGCTCCATTAAATTCTAAGTTATCAATAATTGTTTTCATAATTTTTCTATTGTTTGTTCTTCAGTATCTAATATAAAACATTCTCTACAATCTAAACATGCAAATGTCTCTTCTATTCCTGGAGATGGTCCAAAAAATTCCTTGGCTAATTGAGTATGACCAAAAATCTGAAATACTCCAAGAAATGTATTCTCAAATTCTCTTACATCAGACCATATACATGATCCATAAAACCCATAACCACCTCTAAGTCTTGACATATACCACAAGTGATTATACATTAGATGTTGTTCCTTAAGAAGTGTATCTAGGTCATCACAACCACAAGTAATTTTCATCCACTCTTCTACAACACCTGCATGAGAAAATAAATACTTTCCTTCTTTGTATAATACTTGAAATAATTCTTGATTATCATTAAATATCTGTTCGATTTTTTGTGCATTCCTAAAGTCATATCTACTACAAGGAAGTATTTCTTTTAATAGATTCATATAGTGATAATCATGATTCCCTATTAACAAAATAACCTTCTCTAGGAATTCTTTTTTGAAGTCTATTATCTTCTTTAATTCTTCTATTGCCTTCTTTGGTGAAATACCCTCGACTGGATATGGGTCTAGATAATCTCCTAGAAATACAACTTGATCTACTTCATTAATCTTTTCTTTCGCTAGCCTCCAAAACGTCCTACCATGAACGTCTGGAACAATTATTATTTTACTCATCTTGATTAATTATTTTATATTCAATAATAAGGAAAGAAGGTCTGTCAGAGAGTAAAATAAAGACCCTAAGGATTTTTTCCCTAAGGTCTTTTTATTATTTAATCAAGTCTTTCATCATTATACTTACTTTTTACTAATTCACCATTAATATTATGCCATATAGTTTGATTAGAAGATCCTCTAAATCTAAGTTTTCTATCTTTTAATTCATCTATATATCTTCCATCAACTATATAATCACACAAATTAATAACTTTCATTTGTTCTTCAGTTAATTCAGAAATATAAAATCCAGTCCATAACCAAATCTCTTTTTCTGGCCAAGTTTCCTTTATTTCTTTTAATAATTCACTAAGTTCTGTAGCTTGAAGTAAAGGTTCTCCACCTAAAATAGAAACTCTCTTTACTCCTTCTATTAATTCAAAAAATTCTTTTTTTTCTTTCTCAGTAAATTCTTTTCCTCCATCCAAAGGCCAAGCTACTTGATTAAAACAATTCTTACAATGGAATAAACATCCTTGTAAAAATAATGAAACTCCAATGTAAGGTCCATTAGATATATCTATTTTTCTAATAGTTGCGTATCTCATAGTTTTCAGGGATTTTATAATTCATGATCATCTAGATGAGTGTATCTATCTCGTATCTCGGCTGTACGCCCTTGATTCCAAAAATTGGAACCAATATCAATAATTACTATATTATTTATATAGTTTAAGACTATATCTTTTAATAAAATTTTTATTAATTATTATACTTAGTCGTTGAACAAGTTTATTTTTACTTGATGCCGATTTATATTAATATCTTTCCGGCAATTTTAATAATTTAACGTGAGCTAAATTTAACCCACACGTACGTCTAGATACATGAAGTTTGTGTTGATCTTCACAGCCACATTGAGGACACCTCCAAGACAATTTATTATCCTCATCTATAATTTCTATCTCACCATCATATCCACAGTTAGAACAATAATCTGATTTTGTATTTAACTCTGCATAAGAAATATTATCATAGATGAACTTTATAACTTCTAAAACTGCTTCGATGTTAGTACTGATATCTGCAGACTCTATGTAAGATATCATACCACCAGAACTATATGGTTGAAGTTCTGCCTCAAATTTTAACTTATCAAGAGGATTAATTTCTTCTTTTACATTAATATGATAACTGTTAGTAATATAAGATTCATCAGTTATGTTCGGTATAACTCCGAATCTATTCTTAAGACACTTTGCAAATTTATAAGTTGTACTTTCAATTGGAGATCCGTATACACTATATCCAAGACCATTCTCCTCAGATTTCCACTTATTACAAGCATCATTTAATCTTTGCATAATTTGTTTTGCAAGATCGATATGTTTTGTATGAGATTCCCCAGTTAATGCCATAACGCACTCATATAAACCAGCATAACCTAGAGAAATTGTACTATACCCACCAAATAATAATGGATCAATCACTTCTCCTGGTTTTAATCTTGCAAAAGCTCCATGTTGCCATAATATAGGAGCTACATCTGATTTAATTCCAAGTAAACGTTTATGTCTAATTTGTAATGCTTTATGACATAATTCCAAACGTTCATCTAGAATTTCCCAGAACTTATCAATATCTCCTTCTGCAGATAATCCTGCATCAGGAAGTGATACTGTTACAACACCTTGATTTAGACGACCATAGAATTTATAATTTCCATTTTCATCTTTCCAAGGTGATAAGAAACTGCGACATCCCCAAAGTTAATAATTATTAACTTTTAGACTATATCATATTCTTATTGCTATTACCACAAATAAGAACCCTACCATTTCAGAATTTATTATTAATAATAAATTCTTACGATACTCATTTCCATATTAGTATTTCTCTAATATTTATTTTCTCTAGTCGTTAGGCTTTTATATTAAATATAATAAATATCTTTTATTTTATACTTACGAAAACCTTTATTTTTCTTTTGTAACCAGTACTTAACAGTTACTCTAGAAATTCCTAGTAATTTTGATAAGTCTTCTTTAAAATTATAAATTTCTTCAAGTCCATTATCATAAATTATCTTAAAAGGTTTATAATTTTTATGTTTAGATCCACCAACTTTATAAGAATGACGTTCGTTTTGTTTTCTAGTACACCACTCTAAGTTATTTACATTACTATTTAATTTATTTCCATCGATATGATTAACTTCAAGATAATTATTTGGATTAGGTATGAATAATAAAGCTACTAATCTATGTCTAAAGAATCTTTCCTTCTTTATAGAATTATTTTTATTATATAGATAAATTCTTGGATAACCTGCATTATTAGTATCTCCAATGATTAGTTTCTTTGTTATTTTATTTCTAACTTCTCCAAGTTCATTTATTTCATAATAATTTTCCCAATTAGGTATATCTTTCCACATAAAAATATTTTATATTTAATAATTTAGCACGGTAAGTTAGCAATTAATGCCTTCTCCGTTTAAGTAGGTTTTTCGAGTAACATCACTGTTACAAGGCACAGGATACTCTATGCTCGGGAAACAGTTTCCTTCTTTAAGTTCCTTCATTTTCTTTTCAGAAATATAATCAGGAACTAATCGTTTAGCTGAACACTTAGCAGCGAGTTTAGTAAGATACCAATATTTACTATTTTCATGTATATTATCTTCCTCAAGAGCATATATCAATTTAGGAAATGCAGGAGTTACAAATACTCCATCTTCATTAGGCATTCCTTGGATACGTTGTTCTAGGAATTCTTGAATTAACATGGCTAATTCTTCTTTATATTCTGAAGTTTCGCCTAGATACATAAATACTGTTAAAAATGGGGACTGCATTTCCCCCGAATTAGACTATATCATCAACCACTATTAAATGGTTGGAGAGCGCTTCGGAATAAGGAATTTCGCCTTAAACCTACTCCTTTCGGATAGTCGTTTGACCTTCTAGAAACTTATTCATTTTCTAGCTTGGCACAGGATTAGATTTTAATCTTTCCCTGTTAGCAAAATTTTAAACTATCATTTCCTATAGTTCCGTATTATTTACGTAAATTTTACACCTAAGATTTCTTAGTTCACTCTCTACATTGAAAAATATTACTACTTTCCCGGGCCAGTAAAATTCGACCATTTGTGTTTGTCATACTATTAATTTGATAATTAAAAGTTTGAACTGAGTCTTTAACTTCTTTTTTCAAATCAATAGTTGCTAATTTCTCGCTAAGTTCTTCATCTAATCCAGCATCTTTATATTTTTTCAGATAACCATTATAACTATCTCTTACAAAAGGTGCTAGATGTGTTAATGTTATTGTACATCCTCCATATTGTGAAGATGATACTGCAGTAATTATCTGCGTTGCAATTGTAGTAGCTGTAATTAATTTATGAGGTTTAAATATTTTTGTCTTATTTATACATGTTCCATTTTGAAGCATGTCCTCAAGATTAATCAAACAGCAATTATTCATCGCAAGTTGGCCTATATAGTCAAGATCGTGTATGTGAATCAGGCCTTCATCATGAGCTTGGATAATTTCAGGAGGGAATATTTTTCGTCTAGCCATATCTATACTAACAATTCCAGCCATATAGTCTCTCTGAACTGTTAAGAGCATAGAATCTTTATTAGAATTTTCAGACTTCCAATATTCACTATCTCCTGCTAATAATTCATTTATTTGTTCATCGATAGTATTAGATTGTCGTTGAAATTCTCTAACACTTCGATATCCTTCATAAGCTTTTGCAGTTAACTTATGTCCTTTCTTTATTAACTTGTCATATACTAAATTTTCAATCTCATCGATAGTACATGAACCTTTTTCTTTTAATTCTTCTTCAATTTCTTTAGAGATATTAAAAGCTACTTTTGGACTTTTAATACCACTAGATTTCATTGCATTAAGAATTGCTTTTTCTATTTTTTCAGAATTAAATTTTTCAGATTTACCATTCCTTTTAGCAACTAGTAAATCTGATACTGTATTTACATCTTCACTCATATGTTTTTATTTTTCTTTATTTGTTATTTCTTACTAGGATCAAATTCAAATCCCAAGTCATTTACATATTTTTCTGCATCTTTAATATTAATAACTTCATCAATTTTATTATACTTTTGTGTAAATTCAACATATGCATCTTGATGTTCCATATATTCTTGAACCCCTCCTGGAAATTCTTTTGCTCGGGTAGGTTCTCTAAGAATAACATCTCTAACAAAATCAAAATCTTTCTGAACTAATAATATTCTCCTTGGTGTATAGTACGAATTTTGCTCACATAAGATATCTTCTTCATGAACTACATCCTTAATCCATTTCGAATTTTCACCGATTTCTCTATTATTCTTGTAGTAATAATAAAGCATATCGGATACTCCCCTTTCTACTAAGAGGTTATTCACTCCAGGAGGCCAGTTATTTTTTATAGCATTCCTCAAGTTACAAAGATGAAGAATAGCATAATTTCGATCATCTTGCTGTGTTCCTAAGATATTTTCCCAATGTTTCCAAGGTTTAATATCAGACCACATAACATTATACAGTCCAGGGCATCTTGTTAATATTGATTCTATGGTTGTTGCTTTAAATGTACCAGAACACCCATAATACATAGTTATAAATCTAAACATAACGTAAATTTTCTTAAAAAATCTTTCTTTTCTCTTACAAATATTTTTCTTTCACTCTCAGGAACTTCTACATAACCTTCAGGAGTACAGTGTTTATACTCTTGATAGATAATACAGTTTTCCCATTCTCTTGTTTCTGGATTTTTCATTATCGCATTTTCTTGAAGTACTATATAATGATTCTTAGTACCTTCATATTCTACTATTTTTTCCATATTTACTATTTGTTTTAGAAATAAATTGGGAACCCACACAACACGAATCCCCTTTGCATAAATAAGGAAGTCACGGGTCGAGAGATCACTTTTCATCGATTTGGAGGAAAGATAAAAAAGAGACTGGATTTTCTCCAATCTCTTAATGTATAGTATATATTAACTTTCATATTTAAGAATATAATAACCTCTTATAGATTTCGCGCCGTACAATTTAGCTCCCGATCTGGATAGCTTTTGTGTTACGTGAAAATATGTGCTACCTCCTCCCGAACTAACTCTTACTTTCTTAGGTTGATTCGGCGCGGGAGTCACAAGGTCTTTTTTCTGATACCCTGGCGCTACTACATTCCAAGGTCCATTCTTAAATACATTATAGTAACCTTTATTATGATTTTCATTTTTGAATTCATAGACACCTGGAACTGGTACATTTAGTTCAGTTCTCTTGCCTTTCATCATATTCCCAACAAATTTACTGTCTGGGAGTGAATTATAAGCTTTATCTCTTCTTCGGTATATTGCATATCCTGCTGCAACACCAAGAGATAATACTGTTATGATTTTTAATCCAAAAATCAATCTATCTTTTGTTTTCTTTTTCATTCATTTATTATTTATTATCATTTATAAGGCTTTCAGGGTTCTCTTTTTCCTTCTCTTCGAGATATTCTATAACTCTCCAAAGAACATAATAAGTCAATACCGCTAAAGAAAATACTATTAAGATAGCAAGAGTAATCTTTATATTTTTTATTTCACTATTTAATGAAAAGAAAGCAACTAAATCAACTGGAATTAAATAAAATAAAATAATATTGTTGCTTTTATTTCTTCTCTTACGATTTCTCTAATTTTCTTTTTCATAATTTTCTATTTAAATTTTAGTTTTACATAAATAAGGTTGTCAATCCCTTATATTTGCAATGAAAATTTAATTTTATATATTATGGTAAATAGCGAAAATTTTATTATTCCAAAGAAAATTAACGTCGGATATCAAGAGAGATCTGACTGTTATACTAAAAAACTTGGATTCATTACTTACACAGACTCTTCGACAGGGATTTTGAAAAAAGAAAAATCTTGGAATTCTTGGAGAGATCATAAAATCAAAGATGATGAATTTGAGAATGTTCCGATGGAAGGTTTTATAGTGAATCGTTCTGTTGGTGGTGGAAAAGTAGGTTGGAATTATAGACAAGCTTATTGTAGAATTTGGGATCCAAGGGGGTTTGAGATTGAAATAGGAATTGATAATTTCTTATGGATATTAGATTATTGTGATAGCTTGGCTGGAAAGAAAATAATCGGAAAATGTGTTTATTCTTGGATAGGGACAGAATTAGTTCTCCTTCCGATTAATACAGAGGAATATAGAATTTCTTCTGAGATAATGAAGAAACGAGAAGTAATAACAAAAGATCTTAAACCCGCCGAACTTAAACCTGGATCTTTATACAAACTTAAAAAACTACCTTGGAAATATTCAGGAATTTCTAAAAACTATGAAGAAAGGAAAGCAATATTTATTGGAGAAGCTAAGTTTGGAAAAGAACTAGGGAAGAAATATGAAACTAAACTTTTATTTTATGATCCAGGGAGTATAGAAAAAGAGGATTTTGTATTCACTGAAAGTATTAAAAGTGTAGAATTCGAAGTTTGTCCTAGGGTATTATCAGATGGAGAGATTAAAGAAATCATGGATCGTTTTGAAATGACAGCTTATTCTTGGAAATTCTGGAATAGCCCTATAGGATTTATTGAAGAATTTTATCGTCAAGATTCAGCCTTAGAGAGTCGATTAAAGAATGATCATGAAGCTGCTGAGAAGAAATGTCATGTTTATATAGATGATCTTGGAAAAACTATTAATTTCTATAAATCATATATTCAATACTACAATGATAATTCAGGATATACCTATAGTAGTTATATCAGGACAAAGAATATTTCAAACAAATATTTATCTTATAAGTTTGATTTTTCTGGTGGTAATATAAAAGTTTCTGAAAAAATTTTAGACTTGGGAAAAATCTTTAATGAATATTGGAATTATTATGGATTTAGAACAGTTCCATTGAATAAAACAGTATATCCAGAAGCTACAGAAGAAGATTGGATTAATTTAGGTGAGAATTTAAAAAATTCGGAAGAAATTCCTAAGACTTATATATTTTATAAGACAATATCTGGATATTATTCAGAATCCCTTCAAAAAGTTCTTTCTCAAGAAGCAATAACCTCTGGAAAGTCCTTAGTTAGATCAGATCTTATTATTTATCTTCCTATTAAAAAATGAAAAAACCAAAACTATATTGTTACAGTCATACAGAATTTGAAGTTCTTGTGGGTGGAATGATGATAATCTTCCGAGTAATAGTTGTTTTATATCTATCATTGGGACTCCTGAATGTCAAAAATATTATTTAGAAGAGGATGAATTACATTGGTTTAAGAAAGATAATTCCTCGGTTGTATTAAATCTAGAGTTTGATGATATACCTTCTCAAGAAATAGAATGGAAAGGTCATAAATTTTTAGGAATAACTCAAGAACAGGCAGCCGAAGTAGTAGATTTTATAGAGTCGAATCTAGGAAAAGACATATATGTTCATTGTAAGGCTGGAAGATCAAGATCTCAGGGAGTAGTTAGATTTATTCTTGATATGTACCCTGAGATTTATGATGAATCTTGTACTCGGCCGGAAAATAAATGTGTCTCTCCTAATATATATGTAGTTGGAGAACTTAAACGGGCTTATTATAAAAAACATGAATTATATGAAACAGATAATTAAAAACGTTAGAGATTGTTATAACCACATCCCCTATACTTGGAAACATTGGATTGCATTTATGAAAACAGAGAAAAAACTTCTTGGATATCATTCACACTGGTTTCATGATTGGGATAAGTTGATACTATTTATATTCTTTCCATTCCTAGGCGAAAGAATTATAAATCAATTTCATCAGAGGATAAATAAACACCATCCTACATATACTACCGGAAAGGATTGGATAAAACAATTAAAATCTCCAAGAGAAATAGATTGGGTAGAAGCTGTAATTGATTGGGAATGTGCAAGAATAACAAAACCTGACAAACCACTCAATGCTAGACAAACTCTCGAGAAATATTATCCACAGTATAAAGAATTCGTTGAACCAATCTTAAAAGAACTTGATTTATGATAGCGTTTTATATTGGAATTATAGTATTATACTATATAATAAAATCTGATATTGATGATACAAAAGGTTTTATAATAGGAACTTCTCAGTATACTCCAGAGAGAATAATAAAAATAGAAAAAATATTTCTCTCTGATCCAGGTACTAGAAAAACAGAGAGAAATTGGGATAGAAGTATTATTTTAGTAAAACCGATAGATGATAGTAAAGAAGGTAAATGGAAGAAAGATGATATTCTAATCTTCAGAAAATATATCGGACAGTCGATAAAAAAGAAATACATTATCCTACAAAATCGAAGAAAAGAAAAGAGAATAGCTTATTGTACAGCGGAATCCCCTGGTTTTCCTCCGATTTTTGATGGCTCAGAGACTTTAATAGAATACGAAATTATTGGAGTTTTAGAGTCATTCTATACACCCCAAAAGCCTTATAATTGAAGAAAAAATATAGTTCTTTATAAATGGTATTAATTTTTATGAAAACCTACTTGTTCGTGATGAATGGGTAGGTTTATTTTTTCTTCTAAAAAGAATAATAAAAAAGGAGCGTAAAAGCTCCTTTAATTTTTTTTTTAAAACTTACTTAATATTTTTTCATACCAATTCTTATCTTCTTCGAGTTTAGATGATACATACTTATCAGTTAGTTTATTTCCGTACTTAATAACAAAATCTCTAAACTCATCAGAATTCATAGATCCATTCTCTCCAAGATATAATGCAACTACTTTTAGTAATTTTCTCTCCTCTTTAAGAATATTTACTACATCTTGTCTAAGTTCTGAAAATCTATGAGCTACCATTTTGTTAAGATATCCATTATATTCTTTATAAGGATGTTTGACATATAAACCTTCATTATCTAAGAATCCAGAAGGTATACCACCTGTACTTTCTTCTGTTAAATGATTCGTATATGAATAAGGTTCAAAATACCCACATCTATAAGCCATCTCAGAGAAAAAATCCCATGCGTTTTCAATATCACTTCCAGAACCCATTAAACACTTCTCTGGATATTTTCCATAAACTAGATTCTCAGCTTCATAACCAGCGAGACATATCCTAACCTCTGAATCAACATCTCCTCGACTATCAATTTCTCCTTCTTTTTTTGGATCATAAGTATTACAAAATCCTCCATCTCCGGTAGCGACAGAAACTATATTAACTGGATAAACACCAGTCTCATGTAAGGCTACTATTGCATGTCCAGCTTCATGTACAGAATTTATAAATCTTGTTAATCTTCTCTCTGGATTCCTTAATTCTCCAAGTTGTAATGGAATTTCTATATTTACTGTTTTTCTTGATTCGCCAAAAATAATACTTAGTGACGTTTTATCTATTTTTAATTTCTTTTCTGTAAGATCTGTTTCCTTAGTAAGAGTTATCATCACTTCTTTATCTTCAGCGATACGATTAATTAAAATATCACTTAGAAGAGGAGTTAATAGAGTTCCAATAGTAGTATAAACCGGTCTTACACCTTGTACTGGAAATACTCCCTCTGAATACATAAGATCAATTATATTTTCAGCATAATTAATTTTTATTCCTTCAGTTTCTAAAAATTTATCTGCTATTCTAGATAATTCTTTTTTAATAATCTTAATAAAATGTTCTTTCTTTAGTGTCGGATATTTTATTAAATTATTTCCAAGTCTAGCTATTTGTTCTGCTCTGAATCTTTGTTTGAGAGCTTCTTTAATATCTGAAATTGATACTTTACTTGTTTTATCATAGAAAGTATTAGCATCCATATCAGGATCTAAATCAGATTCTACTTTAAAAGCCTCATCTAAATTTCCAAGAATAAATACTAATGATCTTGAACAATCTAATTCTTTCGGTTTAGATATAATTATAGAAACTTTTTCAAGAATATGACTAAATTCAGATATATTTTTAGAGTTATTTAAATTAGTGATTATTTCATACCCGTATCTAGGTTTATAAGCATTGAGTTTTTTTACAATTGTTCTCATATCTCTATCTTCCAAAAGTCTAAGAGGTCTAAATATATCTTCTTCCTCATCTTCATCATCACTAGTCTTTATGAAAGGTTTTGATACTTTTACTTTAGCAGAATCATCACCATTTAGAAGCTCTGTTACATTTCTTCCATAATAGAATAATCCAAGATTTTCTAAAACTGTCTTAACTTCTTCTCTAGAGGTTACTTTTCCAGAATCTAATTTTATTTCTGGATGTTCTTTAGAAAATTGTTTAAAATCTTCTACAAAATTTCCGAAATGTGTTATATCATATCTATACTCTGAAACACTAACTTTTCCATTATCTATAATATTCCAAATTGGTCGAAGAGGAGATTTAAGAAGTTCATGACCGTTCTCATCTAAAGTTCTTGCATACTGAAACTCATCAAATACAAAAACTGCATCTCCAAGTTTATTTTCCCCTGATGAATTAAGAGAATCAAAATCGTCTTCAATATCAAATACTTCTTCTATTTTATCTGCAATACTTCCTGAAGATGATTCATTTGCTTCAAGACCACAATCAAAGAAAGCTGTTTTCCCAGTAAGACCAAGAAGTTGAACTAATCTCCGAACTACGCTTGTTTTTCCAGTTCCAGTTAATCCCCATAATGAAATAACAACTGGTCTCTCTATTATTTCTGGAGTTATATACCAAGGAATTATAGATTTTTTTATATTATCTATAATATCATCTAATCCTACAAATTCTGATTTCAATATTGCTACAGCTTCATCTAATTTTTCTTGACGAAGCTCTTTTGTTTTTGGAATTGTTAAGTTTTCTAAATTTTTCTTCATATTATAAGTTTTATATAATCTACATGTATAAGGATTAGAGGTTGAAAGAGGAGAAAAATAAAGAAAGGGATTATATTTCCCTTTCTATTGTTGCTTATTAGTATTCAGGTATTACTTTCACTCCTTTTCTATTACTAATTCTTGGAGTGGTAATATTATAGAACATTGTGCTTCTGTTCATCTTTTTGTAATATCTGCCCCAGTATCCATATTCTCTTATTAATATCTCCAATTCTCTTCTATTCTTTGGAGCTTTAGATAACCAATTATAATTTACTACATTAATTATCAATCTCCAAGTAAAAAATTGGAAAAATTCATCTGGCTTTTTAATATCTGGATCTTTTAAACAATCATCCAGAATATCTACAATAATTTCCTTAATAGGCTCAACATCATTCACGATTTTTGTTCTACTTGAATCCAAAGATAACTGGGATCTTTTTTCTTCTCCTTTCTTTTCATTTCCTTTACCAGTTTTCTCACTAGATTTCAAGGGCTCACTTGGACGGATTCCTATTATCCACCAAAGGACTTCTGTTAAACTTTTGAGTCTCATAGTTCAAATCCTTTTTAAGTAGTTAAACAATTTATATATAGAATATAGAAATACTATAATAATTGCTAATAATCTTAATAAAATCCCTACATTATTGATCTCAGGTACATATTTCATAAACAATGCCAATCCAATTAAACTTCCTATGATTGGTAATACATATTTACAAATTAATAATCCTGTATTCAATGATTTAACTACCCAAAGCAAACCTTCATTTTTAATTCCCCATAATTTTCCTAGATTAAACATCGCATATTGACCGTACTTATAAATCCAGAATATTTTTTCTATTCCTAATATAAGTGCTCCAATAAAACATAATGCCATATATATTCCTAGGTGTGTCATATTATCTGGGGAGGTAACTTTGAACACGTAAATTAAGTAGATACATAAAAAGTAATAAGCAATACTTCTTATACTAAATGTTAATTCAAATTTTTCATTTAATTTATTTTTCTTTGTCATAATTCTTTTGTTATTGTCTTAAGGTTTTTCTGACACTATAGATAATAAATCATAGTGGCACCCTACTCCGAGAGAAAGCATAACATATAGGAACGCTCATCTCTCATTGCTACATTTAGTTTCACAACTTTAGTGCTAGTTGTCTTCTACACCGCGAAGAGGTAGTAGTTTCGTAGAAGAAAAATACTAGGGATATATAAAATCAAACTCTAAATTATATATTATATTTAGTTAATAAATTTTTACTATTCTATCATAAATACATATATGCGCACTAACGTATTTAATTAAAAATTTATTAAAGTCTATTTGATTTTATATTCCCTAGTGAACTTTACCTGTTTACCTCGAGAAGATTATACTTCTCGATCTTGATACTCTGGAAATTGTTACAGTGATCAATTAATTTATACTCATAATTATAATTAGAAGTAACTAATAACATAAGCCAGTTATATCCAAATAAAATTCAATTATTTATTATTATATTAATAAGTAGTCTCCGATCAGTACCATATTTTCATCTGATCTTTACTACATATATAAGAATTTGAAGGTTTCTGAGGTATCTTATTTTTTTATTCATCTAATCTTTCTTGCTTAGACTTCTTAGATATCTCTTCCTCATCCAAATCTCCATAAACTTCCGGAAGCCATCTTTTTAAAATACTGGGAATCAAATCATTTCTCACAACATCCTCTAGACCAAATTCAACAATACCTATTTCATCCATATCAGATAATTTTTCCACAGCATATTGTAATCCTTTTTGATTTTTCCCTGATTTTAAAGAACTCGAATCTAATTGCATTTCATCAGAATTAAAGATATATTTAGAATTAGTTCCTATTCTAGTTAATATCTTAAGAAAAGTATCTCGACTGAAGTTCTGGCTCTCAGATATCAAAACAATTGAAGAATCAATATTGTTTCCCCTAAGAAACTGGCTGCCTTTCACTTCTATTTTACCAGCATCTACTAACTTTTGAACAATTTCTTTTCCATTTTTTCCTGAAGCATTAAATATCTTCTCCATCGTATAAAAATCTGCTTCTTTATACGGCGCGAGCTTTTCTTGCAAATCTCCGCGAAGATCGAATAGGCCTATATTAATTATATAGACTACTAGACTATATCTTAAAAGCGTTTTTATTTTCTCTTCTTCACACATAGTCGTTGAGAAACTATTTAGGTTAATCTAATTAATAGTTTTTGCTGATTATACTTTAATTTCCAGCATTTCTTGAAGTTTTCCTAAGTTTTATACACCTAGGGGACAATCTAACTTATCCAATATTTTCGTCAGGATTAGTAGCTACAGGATAAATAAATACTATTTTTTCATAACCATTATCAGGATTTTTTAATAAATCAAGGGCAGCGTAAACAGAAACGTATGATTTTCCAGAACCGGCAGGACCCTTAACTATTGTAATTTCGTGATCATAAATAGATTTAAGAAATTCTTTTTGATGCTTAGTTTTGCATTTAAAATTAATTTTAAAATTCAAAATACTATCTCTTTCTTTTCGAATTAAATCAAGTTCTTCATCCACACTTGATTTAGTAACAGCTTTCTTTTTAGCCATAGAGTTTAATTATTTTTTATTAATACCAACACTAGATATCTCGGATACAACCTGACATCTAGAATATTTAAAGTCTTCTAGGTCATAGGAATTTGTATATGACATTGCTGATCTAAGATAGGAATCCATGTTTTTTGCCCACCCTGCTAATGTATATTCAATTTCTAAGACCACGCTTTTTCCTTCTGAAGTTTTTAATTTTTCTCTGTCTACAGTTTCTATTGATTTTCCTAAGATTTCTGCTTGTGCTCGTTTAGTTGACATTCCATAATACTCTCGATAAAACTTTTCTCCTCTGGTTATATCTATACTTTCTGGAAGGGATTCATAATATTCGCCGTAATATTCTCTTAGCACTGGACCGGCCGCTTCTAATGCTTTTCCAAATGTACTTCCCATCATAACATAATCTGCTCCAAGTGCTAAGCATTTAATTACGGCCGAAAAAGTGCTAATTCCTCCATCGGCGATAATTTTAGTATTTCCTGAACATTCTCTCTTAACCTGAAAAGTATCATTAATTAAAGAACCCATAGGATAATGAATACCAGTCTGAGTAGAAGTAATACAACCAGCTCCACCACCTATACCTACTCTAAGATAATCAAATCCAGCTTTATCATATAACTTATAGGTCTTAGGGTTAGCTATATTTCCACCCATGATTTTTATTAATGTTCCATATAATTCTCTAAGAGTTCGACCAAGTTCTATCTGACTTTCCATATGTCCATTAGCTATATCAATTAAGACATATAATCCAGATCCTGTACTTTGTTGATGCTGTTCTATAAAATTTTCCTCAATCTCTTTCATAGAAAAAGCACAAAATACTTCAGAACATAATTTGAGTCTTTCAGAGAGAGGTACATTTCTGGGGATAATACATGAAATTAGATTATCATGAAAAGTTTTATAATTTTCTGGACTAACCACTGATGCCATAGGTGCTGCAATAACTGGAAGGAATTTGCTATCTTCTCTGCCATCTATTTTAGGAACCCATGGAATACATTGAGATCTACTATTTATTCTTGTTACTACTTCTGGAATGATTGTTATCTCTTCAAGTGAATACAAAATAGTTGGTTTATCTTCTAACATAATTTTATATTAATTTTGGTTTCATATATAAAGCAATTAAGGCATGGGGAGAGCAAAAAGTAAATAACCTTAAGGAATTTCTCTTCCCTAAGGTTTATCTTACATTACTTTTTTATCTCAATGTCCCAAGAAATAAATAAATATGTACTATTCTTAAATTCTGGAACTCTTTCTTTGTCAAGATAAAAAGTTTTAAATCCTTTTTCTGTATAGTGAGTTTTTATTAAGTCATAAAGATCTCTTTGATCATCCGGAACGATCAATGCTAATAATCTTTCTTTATGACTAAATTGAAGCTTACTTGTTATTTGTTCTTCAATTTCTTTAATCTTTTTCTTAGCAATTTCTTCTAAGCTCGAATACCCTTGAAGATTAAACCTGCTAATAATATTAGCCTGATCTGCTGTTAATTCTTTCTTTTTTCCGATTGTCATAATTCTCTCTTTAAGTCCTAATAAACTATTAATCATTCTCACATTATCTTCATCTTGTTTTTCTAGTACTTTACTTACCGTTATTTCTTTCATAACTTTTAAGTTTTTTTATTGTTTACACCTATAAGGAATTTAATGGCTCTTAAGATTCTTATATATGATAATAAAATAAATGATTATGCAAAAATTTATAATTAGTAAAGAAGGAGAATTAATCCTAGGTAATGTAGAGTTTCACTTTGAATTACTTGGAAAGAATTACGCTACAGGATGTTGGGGAGGAGGTTTTTGGAGAGTTGATAAAGAATCTAAAACTTTAATCCTTGCCGGAAAATCAATAGACTTTGGACCTCCTAAGTGGGAATACTTCAAAGAACCTCCTGTAGGGTATGAAGATTATAAAATTACATATGAAGGAAAAGAAGTAATGATCTCTAAAAAAGAAGATCCAGTAGATAATTATACTAAACATGTAGATAATAAAATATTGGAGGAACTTAAGAAACAAAAATCTTATGATCCAACAAAAGGTTTATTTAATAATTTTAAATTTAATGATGGTTATGAAGTCAAAGCAAAAAATAAAAAAGACGCCACTAGAAAACATAACGCTTGGAAAAGAAGAAATAAAAAAGCCGAGAACTAAACAAGAACGTCTAGAGGCAGGAGAAACGTTTGTAACTTCTGAGAAAGGAAATTCAATGACTCCTCTCATCATGTCTGGTCAAAAACATGTCTTAGAACCTGTTCCTGGACTAGATTCAGTAAAAGTTGGAGATATAGTTTACTGTAAAGTTCATGGAAGATTCTTTACACACTTAATTAAAGCAATAGATCCAATTAAAGGTGCTCAGATAGGGAATAATCACGGACATATAAATGGTTGGACTAAGAACATTTATGGAAAAGTAATAAAAGTTTTAAAACCAGATGAGAAATGGGAAAAATAACAAAAGAATCCATTAAAGAGTTTTTAGATTACTTAACCGAAAATTCAGGTTCAGGAGTTAGAATAACAGAAGGTTCAACGAGTGAGATATATACAATTCATTTTCTTGGAGCAGCTATTGAACAGATTATCTTATATGAAAAATTCTATGGAGTAGAGTTAGCATTTATTACTTTAGAAGATAAATCTGTATATACTCAACACAAACAGATTACAAATCAAGAATCCCTAGAGAAAGAGGTATTATGTTGGATTCTAAAAACTACTGAAAAAGTGAAACAAAGAAAACGCTTGAAAACCTTATATGTGAATGTAAAATAGAAACACAACAAATTTTTAAACTCATGAATTATATAGGTTCTGGTCTGTGAAGATCGGAACTTATTTTTTTATTCACAAGAAAAAAAGAAAGGCCAGGATTAATTTCCTAGTCTTTCTCTTATTTTTATTTATTCAATTCTAATAATGATTTTTGAACAATATAATTATTTCTGGTTAGATCTTTTACATTATATAATAAATCTTCTAAAGAAATATCTATTAATTGTAAAGCTTTTGGATTAGATTCATAAGCATTATGCACTTCATATTTAGATTGTTTTTTATCAACAAAATCATCATAACTTGAATATTCATCAAAATTATTTCTATTAAGTAAGATAAGATTTTTAGTAAGCTTTTTACAAATACTTAATGGAAATTTAGCAAGAATTAATTCAGCGGTTGTAATTACTTTATCATCTCCTACTAGATTATCCCAAGATTTATTATAATCGAATAGATTTACATCTAATGAATTCTCTAGTCTAAAAGCTCCTTTATAGACTTTTATTAGTTTAGATACTTTTAGTGAATACTTAGATCGAACTACTTTAAATATCATAAAATAGTAATTAATCTAGAGAACATTTTTTCAATTCCAGCAAGATCAAGGAGCAGTGGGTAAGTTTTATTCACTACTTTTTGTCTTTTCCATTGAATTAGTGGTATCTCTGGAGATTCAGACGTATATAAATCGAGTCTTTTCTGACCTGGAATATATACTAAACATCCAAAAATACTTCTTTTATTTTTTACTAACAAGGCGAGTTTATAAATTGCTTGACCTTGTGCTACACTTAAAAGAATCTGATCTGCTCCAAGTCCCCAAAGAAGTCTTGTATTATTATAAAGAGTTCGTAAAGGTATCATTTCTTTTGGATCCCCTGTTTTAAAAAAGTCTGTAGGATTCTTTACATCTGCAAACTCTAACATATTATATGTTATATCCTGTAACATAAGTATTAGTATTATTGGGATTTATATTAGTTGATATTCCTGATGCAGAAGATACAACATAATCTGAAGAACATGTAGATGTAGTTGTCTGATGAGAATATGGAACGAATGGGTTAGCTGAAGAACTATCATACCATATTCTTCCAGAATCTGTCATAATTGGATTAGTTATCCACTTTCTATTTGCATCATTCAGTTCTTCCATAAGTTTTTGTAATGTTTCGCTGTCTAGGTTAATATAGTCTCCAGCATTATAAATATCTTTAATCTTATCTATAATTTCTTCTGGCATCGTAAAATATACCTCAGGACATTCGGGAGAAACTATAACTAAATAATCTCCTATATTTTGAATAATACCTATCCTAAATTCTTCTACCCAAGCAATGGATTCAGTTTTAAAAATCTTTATTCCACTAGAAATTAAAGTACCATATTTTGGAAAAAACTGAAATGTTCCTAAAACTCTATATCCAAAGAAATCACTAAATTCGTTAAATCTCTCTTCTTCTAAGAAATATTCTTTTAATTTTTCTTCACTCATCGTATTAATTATTTTATTGTAATATTTGTAACTCCTGAATCATTTAATTCAAGTCTACAAGTTTTATTATTAAATGAAGTAATAGATTCCATATGACTAGAAATCATAATACATCCAATATTCATACTACTAATCATATCTATACAATTATCATGATTTTCTGGGTCTAGGTGTTTTAAGAATTCATCCATAATAAGCAGTCCCATTCTAGTTACTATCTTACTAAGAAAGTTGATATCTAAAACTGTTTGTTGACCTGAACTACATGCATCATAAGAGACATAATTTCCATTATTATTAAACCTACTAGTAAGGTCAAGATGATCCTTCTTTCTGAAATTATATGTATCTACTGAATATTTAACTTGATTATCTGTAAATTGTTCAGCTAATCTTGTCATAATTTCTTCATAAATCTTTCCTGTAGGTCCTGTAAGCTTAATATACTCTTTAAGATCTACTAAAGCATTCTGAATTAATCCTAACTCAGATTGTGCCTTTAAGATATTTGCTTCTTCTACAGCTCTATCTTGGATTAATCTTTCATGATCCGTCCAAGCTTTTATTCCAGAATCGATCGAACTCATAATTTCCATAAAGTTATCAGGAAGTTCTACTTTTTCTGGTGTTCCTAAGTTATTTAATTGAGTCTTATAATTTTCTAAGAGAACTTCTGTATTTTCTATATCTTTAGCTGTCTTAGTAATTTTTTGTTTCTCAGACATCAACATAAATATTTGATTCCCCAAGGTCTTAACTTTTTCAGAGGCAATTGAAATTAATGAATCAGCCTGTTGTTTTTTTTCAGACATTCCTCTAAGTTCATCGCCGATTTTTATAGCCTCGGATCTAAGTTCTTCAAGTTTTCCTAGGATTTCTTGTTTATGACGGTCTAGAGATTCTGTATTTTTCAAAGCCTGACCACAACTAGGACACACTTTACTTTTTTCGAGGCGTTCTAATTCGGCGGTTGTTTTCTTTCCTTCTGCACATACCTGATTATATCTATCCAACTTTAAAGAATATTCAGATTCTATTGTTCGAAGTTGTGATATTTCTTGATTTTTATTATCTACCTCGGCCTGAAGATATGCAATCTCTGAATCTATCTCTTGAAGATGTCTGTAAGTAGATTGTTCTTTAATTAATCTCTCCAAAGTTTCAACATAAAGAGAAACTTGTGCTTGAAGTTTTCCAGAATCAGCTAAGTAACTCATCCATTCTTTATTTTTTCTTTGTAATTCTAAGCCTTCCGATCTTAGTTGAGTGAGTTCTGTTTTTGTTTGTCCTGGAAGTTGAATATTAGAAAGATTAGTATCTATATATCTTAAGATTTCTTCTGACTTTTTAATTGCTTCATTCCATACACTTGAGGATTTAGTAACTTGATCTAAAAGAATTCCAGCTTCTTTATTATAAGCATCAATTCTATCCATTTTATAGAACTTACTAATTATCTCTGACTTTCTTTCAGGGGTAATATTTCCAATTAATTTATGATGGTCTGAATCAAATAAGAAAATATCCATATATCCAATAAATGGAAATCTACGATACATATCTTCTTCGAATTCTTTCTTATTATTATACTTAAGAGGTTCATCATCAATCCAACATCCATATTTTTTATTACCTCTCTGAATCTTACACTTCTTTCCTTGATACATAAATTCTACTGCTAGGATACACTCTTTTTCTCCGAACTGTAAATAATCCTTAATATTTCTACACTCTAAGAAAGCATATTTAAGAGCACTAAGCAAAGAACTTTTTCCAGAACCATTTTTTCCAGTTATCAAGATCTTATCACCATCCTCAAAGTAAATATCAGCTTCGTCTATACTTCTCCAATTTTTACAATATAATCTAAGAAGAGTAAATCCAAAATCAACTTCTTCAGAATCTACATCTTTAAGATTTCGAAGAACTTCAGAATGAATTCCTTGAAGATTGTTTTCTATTATAATATTATCAATCAAGTTTCCAATTTCTTCCCATGCTGGAATTTTAATATCTCTTACTCCTCCAGCAATACTTAAGTTTTCTGGTTTATACACACTCCAAGTTCCAGTTCCTTGATTCCAACCTTCATCTTCTCTGATAGGTGTATAAACAAACTTCATAAGGTTATCGTCTGGATTTAGATCTACCCATTTAAATTGTTTAGATACACAATCATATACAACTCCGGTTGATTTATCATAGTCAGACATTTTACATTTCTGTGGAATACCTATACTAACATATTTCCCAATCTGAGCTGGTCTATGAATATCACCACAAATAGCTAATCCAAATTTAGACTCATCCAGGACTTGAGATTGTATTTTATCTGATCCACCATAATTAATAGTAGCATGTGTAAACAAAACATCTACTTGTCCAGAGATCCATGAAAGATCAAATTCAGGTCTCCAGTTACTAAATGCTATTCTAGAATTATCAATTACTAACTCTTTCTGATCAGCATAATATAGATTAGGGGGTAACATCACAGCAAGACATGAATCAATAAGTTCAGAATCTACTGACTTATTATCTTGATCATGATTCCCCCAAATTATATATCCCTCTTTAAAGAAACTCATTAAAGTATCAAGGAATAATTTAACTTCTGCTTGAACATAGGGTCGGAGAACTGATTTTTCGATAACATCTCCTGCGATCACAACTCTTTCAGCTCCTTCAATTGTAGCAGCTTTTATAATATTTTGTGCTACTGTTCTTGCTTGAGTTAAACGTTGTTTATCGTAGGAATTTCTTTGTGGATAATCAAAAATATGAATATCCGAAATTGCTAATATTTTACTCATCTCTTCAAAAATAATTAGTCATTATATATTCTACAACAAATTCACTATTTACATAAAACTGATAACTCTTATAACAACCATATTGGTAAATAATATCCCAATAGTCATTATTAATCTTATAACCAATAAAACTTTGAATATTAAATCTATTTTCAAATAATGTTGCTTTGAGTTCATCAGATTCTGAACTATGACACTTGATATCAATCGAAATAACTAAGTGATTTTTTAATCTAGTAAATGTAATATTAGATGGTAACTTAAATGAACCAGTATATTTTGCTAATATTACTTCTGTATCTCTATTATCTATAAACAACAAACTATAATGAGGTTTTAATTCTATCATTAATTTTATATAGTTTTCATTATATTTTGGTAATTATTCACTAGATACTGTAAAGCTGCCATAGAGTGTTTACAAAGTAGAGTTGTCGGCGTTTTATCTTTGGGCGCTTGAGTTAATGCTGGACCGAGTTTTATTTTTATACGATCCGACAAAAACAGCGTATTATTCTTGCCCAAAAGATACGCCGATCTAAATTGAAAATCTTTACACTCACAATAAACTTTACATTTCGAATTCTTCCATCCACGTATATCATAGTCAGGGGAAGTTTGAATTATGACGTTATAAGTACTACCTGTTTTAGACGTTACTTCAAATTTAAAAACTAAGTAATAAATCTTAAGTACAGTCTTCCCAAAAAATACAGATCTTAGTTTATCCATGATCGACTCTTCTTTGAGAACATGATATACTTTTGTCAATCTCACTACACATTCAGAAGCTTTATCTTTTCTTCCTTGGTCGATGTTCATAATTTCTTGGATTGAGAGTTGTTTTCCAGTCAATTTTCCAAGAATTCCTCCTAATAATCCTGCCATAATTCTTTTTTAACTTATTGTATTAGGATCTGTTACTGGAGAAATTTTACCATTAAGAGTTAAGATTGAACCTGTATCTTTGAGTAATATTCCTCCAAAAACCGGCTCCCCTGAACTATCTCCAAGGTAACTATAGACCGGTTCTGCTTGCGATGATGTTAAAACTTGACCTTCCTTAAATATTCGGCCAGTTCTTTCATCATAGCTATATTTTATTCCACGTAGGGTTACAATGTCTTTCATTTTATTCACAATATAATTTTTGATCTAATCTCCCAATGAACTCTGAATAATAACTATCTGAAATTCCTGGGATATTATGAGTTCTACAAAACATTCTAAATTCAGAAACATCTCCAAGGGAACCACATACTGGAAGATAGTTATTAATCATATCCCTAGCTTCATCAATCCCTGGGTAACTGAATATATCGAAAGTTTTATATTGTTTTTCAAAAAGTTCTAGATCTGTTAAGTTCTCGTAATTTCCTGATAAAACCTCTAAGATTACTTTTTCAGACTTCATTCTAGGTTTTACAGTTTTTCTTAGATCATTATGTCCATACCCTAGACTATCTTTAAGGCTGAGATATTGATATAATCCGATTCCAGCATTTCTAATTGATTCTGGAATTGAATAATACATCTCATCATAGGTTATTATCCTAGGTTCTTCATTTTTTCCTGGGAGACGAAATAATTGAGTAGCTGGTGATAAACAATACATCCAATCCGAGTCTTTAGTAACAAAAAGACTAAGGAGATCTGTTTTTCCATAGAGCTCACAACTTAATAGATAAGCCCAATTATCAGCTTCCCAGCCACTTCTCCCAAGCATTCCGATTCCAAATCTAGGTAACTCAGAGATCATTGTATATTTAGCTGTCTGTTTTACTTGATTTTGATATAATTCCCATGCAGCTTTCTTTAGGTCGTCGGGAGAAACGGCCGGATCATTTTTCATACCCTCAAAAATCGTTTCATCCATATAATGCCTTGTGTCTTTATATTGTCCCCCTAAAAGATAAGATGTATAATAACCTCCTATAGATTCATCCCACTTATCATAAACTAGAATCACTTTCCTAGCACTAATACCATAATCCCTAAGAACTTTATTGATCGTCCATATACAGGTTCTGATTAATTCCCCGGCCGTATATTCTCCGATGTCTTTTCCTTTACTTATCACGAAGAGGGACCTTGTCAAAATTAGTGAAAAATCTAGGAAACAGTAGAAATATTGTTTATTATTCATTATTATTATTTCCAACTTTAAACAAATAAAGGTAGAGGAAATCTGTTAAAATCTCTTCTACCTTTTAGTTTTATTATTTTATATTATTCCTTTTCAGATCATTAAAAAGGTAAATCATCTCCACCATTATTACCTCCGAAATTTGGTTTCTGGAAAGGTGCTTGTTGATTACCTTGTCCAAATCCTCCCCACTGTGGCTGTTGTCCACCACCGAATGGAGATCCTCCACCATTACCTGGATTTACAGGGCTGGCTGTTACGGGATCACTATGATACACGGGAGGAGTCTGAAAAACCTGATCGTTTTTACTCAGATCAACTTGAGGTGCAGAATTTCCACCTCCAGACAGAGAAGCTAACATCGGATCATTTGTCTGACGAAAACCACTTTTATCTGTCGGAACCTGTTTTGCAAGAACTTCATTATTAACTCTTGTAACAGCTTCTTTAAAATCTACACTTCCCTGAGATTTAGCGAGTCTGATGCTTGCTAAAATTTCTGACATATATTCAATAGACTCTTTAATCAAGGTCGCATTGAATAAACGTTTCTGACCAACAGGAGTATCGTTATCTCTATTAGCCTGCCAAGACATAAATGATTGCAATGGATCTGCAGCCAATTCCATATCTTCTTCTGAAATCTGAATTGACTTAAAGTTCTCATTACCAACTTCATGTGTGGCAGTAATAGCAAATCCGGCTGCTCCGTCTTTCTTCTTTCCGATACTAAACATCAAGAATCCAGAACGTCCTGTAGCATCACGATTATAAACTTCTGAAATCCAGCTATTATCTCCACCTTTCATCAAAGATTTTTCTTGAATATTATCTTCAACTACTGATGTAAACATTTTAGCTGTCGCAACGAACAATGCCGTAAAATTCTGACGACTAGGGTTACGATTTTCATTCGGATCCCATTTATTAAGACAGAATGCATGGAAGATAGTATAATTCTTCAACCGGACTAAGTTTGTTGTTAATTCGTCGCGGTTATTCTTTGCATCCAGTTCTCGATAAAGTTCATCAAAGATCATATGCGCTTGTGATAATAATTCATCATCTGCGGCGGTCAATGAAGAAACTAATCTACCTGTCATATCTTTCATTACATAAGCACTTTTCGGTAGGAGCTTAATCCACGCATTATAAGTGTTTTCAGTTCCATCCGCCGCCATGTTTTTACGAGGGATATTAATTTCACGAGTTCCGAATAAAGTAACAAACGGAAAGTCAGTTACTACACTATCCAACGGAAATACTTGATATCTACCAAAATTTCCTGGAAAGTTAAGATAAATTTTTTCTAATGATCTGTTTTTCTGCTCAAAATTGTTTTCTTTTGCTTTTGGTGCTTGCGCTGCCAATTTACTCAAAAAATCATCTACTCGATTTCCCATAATTTAAATAAAATAATAAATTAAAAATAAATGTTAGTTAAAATATAATATAAAATTTGTATATAATTCCGCGCAACACAATAATACGCGGATCTTTTTTTGAGATTATTTTATTCCTCTCACATCTATAAGATTCTTAGTGTTTCTGAGAGGAGTATTTTTACTTTCAATTATAAGAACCTCAAGGGGATGGAAGTACCTTTTTATTGATTAGAAAGAAAATATTCACATAATTTCTCTACCTCATCACTATCACCTAAATTCCAAGACTCTTCAGAATAACATAACAATTGATCTATATTTTCGATAATCTCTGTTACTTGTTCATATCCATCTTTATCAATGAAATAACAAAAATAATCTAAATGTAATGACCTGAAAGTACAATCTATTGAATCTGGATTGTGAAGTCTATTACTATCATTTAGAGCTTTTAACCAATTAATTTGAAAATATTTCTGATTTCTGAAAAAATAGTTTTTAAGTTTTTGTTTTGGATAGCCATAAACAGGAAAGTCTCCAATAAAATTCATAAAATTTTTTAAACTATCAATTCTACCTGTTCTTGAAATCCAATAAAAAATATTTTCAACACCAATTAATACTTTTCTATAGAGATCTAGGTCTGATAAAGTAAATAAGTAAATGGAATCATAAAGATTTGATATATGAAAGTTTTTAGAAGATAATACTTTTCTTACACTTTCACTCATTCGATCTAAAAATAATACATATATTTTCTTTTCTTTAATTATTACTTCAACTAAATAATCTTCTGTACTCTCTTGATAAACTATTTTCATTTTATTATTATTTTATTTCATTAATTAGAGTTTCGAATTGTATAATTATATTTACTATCTTTATTTGGCGTAATTCTTGTTATTTTGAATGTTTTAAGTTCTGAGGATTTTCCACCTACTCTACTTAAATTTATAGCTCTTCCTTCTCTTGTTCCTGGAAATAAACTAGTATGTAATTCTTCGTTTTCTCCACTTCTTTTAAATTCAATATCTAAAGTAGTTCCTCTTGGTAAAGTTTTTTCTGATTCAGCTCTATAATCATTCCACCATTGAGATTTTACTGACTTAAATGGTTTAATACTAACTGAATTATTTTTTAGATTATACCTGTCTTTTTGTGGATAATCAGTTCCCCAATACTCTATATCTCTGAATTTATGATCCCAACAATTTTCAAGAACAACTCTAGATTCATAATAAGTTCTTCCATCTTTCGTTATTTGTTTTGGTTTGTATATAGAATAATTAAATCTTAATTGTCCTGTTACTCTTTTACTATATACTAAATGTGGATAATTTCCTGCATATTCATTAAAATCTTCTAGACAATGAGTTTCTTCTTTAGTAGAATTATCTGGATCATCTTCATAAATATATCCATTCATTAAACTTTCTTCTAAACGATCTACAAGTTTTCTAGCATCTTTTCCGATAAGTTCATATTCTTTCTTAAATCTATTAGTCTTTTCTATTTTAGGATATAATAAAAGACTTGGATTAGGAACAGGCCATCTAATAACCAATCCCTCATTAAAATACTTATATCTTAATATAATCATTATTTATAAAAAATTAAAACCTAGTAATCCTTTCTTCCATGAATTACTAGGTTGTTTTGTTATTTTCCTTTCTTACCTATTCCTCTAATTACTTCTGCAACTCTATCTCCTGCAGCATCTTCTATTTTATCTCTTTGTTTCTTGAGATTATTTCCTAAACCGTAAACAGCTCCTATTCCAGCTCCAATTGCTGCATACTTTCCAACTTTTTTCACTGGTTTATATAATTTCTTTCCAGATTTAACTGTCTCGTTTAATTCCTCTAAGGGTTTATCTAAAAATTTCTTTTTATTATCTAGAAATTTTAAACCTATTTCCTTAGATTGATGTTCATTTCTCTTAGTTTTCTCAATAAGATCTGATTTCTTTCCAGTAACTATATCTTTTACTGCCTGTTTAGCATTACTATATCTATGCTTCATTTTTAATTTATCAGTATCTCGGTTACTTTTCTTTCGATATAATTTCTTTATAGAATCTTCTGTTACCTCTTTTTGAGGATTAAATGCTTTTTCATAGGATAATCTCCCAGAACCTGCTATCAAAGCACCCATTCCTGCTCCAACGGTTACATCAGAAGTTATATCAGATTTGCTTCTTTCTTGTTTTTCTTCTTTAGAAAATAATTTACGTCTTATGATCATAATAAAATTCTATGTTTAATTTTTATATTTTCAAGTTCTTCTGTTTCAGGCCCATGTAAAAAGATATCCAACACTACACAATTACTTATTTTATCTCCTAAAAGAGGATCCTTATAAATCATTGCACAGAGCTCTAAATCATTAAATAACTCATCATATCTTTTCCTATAGTTATCTAGATCTTTCATAAGTTGTTCACCTCTTTTACTAGGATCTGAAACTAATTCCGTCATGATTATAGCATCATTTTTATCTCCCTTAATGAGATTCTTAAAATCTTCAATAATTTGATATTTTTCATATGAAGTAGAATATTTCTGAGTATCATGATTATCTGTAGAAATTAATTTTAAGAATTCATAATTACTTTCATTAAAATCTGATAAATACTCATTAAAGAATTTCTTTTCATATTTTGCCATCTCATTATTCCACTTTACTATCTCTGGATCTTTTCTTGATAAAGTATTCCGAGTAGCTTTAAAAATAGCTGATTTAATTTTATCAAACATAATTAACACACCTCCTTTCTACTTATTATATTATATATCTTTACCACCTTCTTAACCCCATCTATCTCTACTCTGGCTGAAGACTCCTTTACATTAAAGTAATTTTCTAAGTCTTTTGCCTTAGGTGTAGCATCGTAATTAATGGACTTATATAACACTTCAAGTCTAGATTTTATATCAGATAATGTTATTTTATCTCCTACTTTAAATTCTGAATATATATTAGACTCTAGAAGTTCTTGACTAAATGTTACTACTCCTAACTCCTTTTCTATATACGTTTTATTATATCCAAGAGCTCTAAGCTTTTCGGGACCAAGTGCTAAGTAGTAAGATTTAATATTATCATGTTCTCCAATCTGATCTAATATTATATTAGTCATAGTATCATTAAAACTACATTCACAAAGATACTTAAGTTTAGATTTAAATGTTCCAAACTTTTGATATTGCTCTAAAAATTCTGATACCTCCCGATTATCCTCTGGATTCTCACAATATACACCGGTTTCTCTACACTCTAAAAGATATTTGCATTTATCTAAAATGTTCTTATCAATACTTAATTCTAAAAATTCATATACTAAATCTATAGAACGAAGTTTTCTATTAAATACCTCTTTATATAGGTACTTAATATCGATACTTTTATCAATTCCCTTAAGAATTCCTAGAATAGTTTTTACATATTGCTTTAATTTAGTTAATTCTCTATGCTCCAGAACAGGACACTTAGGGAGAGATTTTATATTTTCTATTACATTAGAATCACTAAAGAAATCTACTATCTCTTTATTATATTCAAACCACTCCATCCCATACTCTGAGTATAAATACTTTCTAAACTTATACTGAACATTCTTTTCATCTTCCTCTGTTAATCCAGGAACCTCACAAAGAACTCTATAGGTTGGATTGTGAAGCTTATAGGCCGTAAATCTACCATCCCTACAATTATCTTCAGTATAGCCTATTTTTAATAATCTAAAATAATTTATAGTATCTTTATCATCCACACTATATCCTGAACTTTCTATCAAATATATCATAATCTATTATCCTTTCTTTTTTAATAATTCATAACCTTTAATTTGCTTTCTTGACCCATTATCTTTTTTTTCATATATCACAATAGGTCTTACTTCAAAAAATTTCTCGAGATCAGTTGCTTTAGGAACAGCAGTATAATTAATACTAGAATATAAATATCCAAGTCTATCTTTTATTCCAGACAACGTTAACTTATCTCCTACCTTAAATTCATTATAAACGGTGGATTCCAATAACTCATACGAAAATGTAACTATTCCAAGCTCTTTTTCAATTTTATATCTATCATATCCTAGTGCTCTAAGTTTTTGTGGTCCAAGAGCTGTATAATAAGATTTAATATTATCATGTTCTCCTATCTGATCTAATACAATACTAATCACATTATCATTAAATCCAAATTCACATAAATATCTAAGTTTTGCCTTAAACGTACCAAGTTTCTGATATTGCTCCAAAAATTCTGATACCCTCTGATTTATTATATCATCTGAAGATAGTGAATTATGAATAGTAGAGAACACTGTAAACCTATCTTTGTAATCAATTTGCTGAATCCTGAAAGCTCTAATTTCATTCACAAGGACTAAATTATTGAGAACGGGGATAAGAGTACCCCCTTGATGCTCGTTTACAGCTATATAATCATCTTTATAATTAGAAGCTTTAGCATCCTTCTGATATTTTTCTGCTAAATCAAACTTAGCATCATCAGGGGCAGATTCAAAAGATCTAAGTAAATTATTTGTGGCTCTCTTCTTTCTCTCTATCTCTTTATCAAACTCCTTCTGACTAATCTTTCTATAATCACAAGTAGATCTATAATAGAAGATAGCCTCATTCTTCCATGGATTTGCAAATAATCTCTGTCTACCTAGTATTTGTGGGAGATCTTCAGATATATCAACAGCCAAGGAGTCAATATTAGAATCACTAAAGATAAACGATCTTGCACAGAGACTATAGAAATCTGCTCCGAGGTATACAGTTCTAGTACAAAAGGTAAACATCTTTGGCTTCTCTCCCTCTAACGGTACTTCACCTATCTTAAACTTCTTCCCTAATTTTTTCTGGATTTTCTTAAGATTATCTGGAGTATCTGAACACAATATATTAACCTCTTCCGGTTTAAGTTCACACTTCTTTATGATAGATGTAATATGATTGACTGAATTAACATAGAAAACAGCCTCATCAGAAATAATTTCTCTAGGGTAACCATTAACCATTCGAATTGCTCTCTCGAAATTACCATCCTTATATGATTGTATGATTTCTGGAAGCTTTGTACCAACCGACTTCATTGTAAGTACTTTAAGAGAAGGTCTAAGAACTCGAGTTGAATCTTCCTTACCCCAATCCATATTAATATAGGGAAGACCATCGAATTCATCCAACATATTCAGATATTCTTCAAGCATGGGGGTAGCTGATACAAATAAAGCTGAATGAGATTGTTGTAGGTGATATAAGAAATCTAACTCAGTACTACTCTTGAATTTTGAATCGTGGAGTATTGTTTGGAACTCGTCGATTACCGTATAAAATCCCTCAAAAACTCCGAGAGAAGTTAGGATATCTTTTACAATTCGATAAGAATCGTATGTAACTAATATCTTCGCCGGTTTTCCTAAGTATCTTCTTTCTCCTAAGTAATCCTTGATCTCATTCATCAATCTATTATAAACCGTATCCTTCCCATGAACCATTTCTTTGAGTGTATCTATAAATGCTTGAGACTTATCTACCTTAGAGAGATCTTTATCTACGGCTACTTCTTTTTCTAGTTCATTCACAACTAAATAAACCTCTCTTCCATGTTGGTCCTTTTTATTCTTCAATAACATCTTTCTAGGGGAACAGAGTATTACATTCTCAGGACCTCTCAAGCAATATTCAGTAAATCCACACCCTGGAAGTTGTTTATTAATAATACATTTTACTGGGAATTTATAAAATCTAAAATCTGTTCCTAGTTCTGATATAAATCTAATCCCTCTAGGAACTACATAATCATTTAATTTATTAATCATAGGTTTTATTTATTTAAGTTTTTTATTAATATTTTTCTAGAACTCAATACAGAGTTCAGTTAAATTATAACATAAAAATGAAAACACAGGAGTCTCCCTCTTACATTAATAAAGATCTGAAGCTCTCATACTCGCATTTTGATTACTTTAAATAGAGTAAAATAAACCATATACTATATAATAAATTTATTGAAAAAAAGTAATCACTTTTATAATGGAGACACCACCCCTGGCCTGAAGGGCCAAAGGGGTGTCAATAATAATATAAAAGTATAATAAAGTTCATGGAGTATATTTTAAAGATCCTGGGATATCTTATTCAGTCTCGAGGCCGAAGGCCCCCGTAACGGAATGTGTGAACATGGAGTGGAGGGACTAGAGGGAAGCTCCTTTGTCTTCATAAATAAGTTACCGAATTTTCATCAATTTTGAAGATAAAAAATAAAAGTGGGTTATTTTGGCTCATTTTAGGGTAAAAAGTAGTAAAAAACATCAAAAATAACCCACCTTTTGAGGGTTAAATTTAATATAAGCCTTATACATGAAATATAAGGAGAATCTGTGTCCTTCCCTCCTTTCCAAACGTGGTAATTTTGTTTTTCATATCCATATATTACTAATAGCGATTAGTTTTCTACTAAGTAAGTTCTTTTTCATAGTTGTTAATAATTTGTTTATTTCTCACATATAAATGGACACAGATTCTTCCTTTTATACTAAGAAATCGATATTATATTTTTTAAGATAATAATTGTTTTCAGGGATTAGGTTCGGCGCTAAAGTTGCTGCGGAGATGGGTTAAGTAGGTTACTTAATTTTGTATCCCGGGACTTAGCTCCGACCTCTTCTTTTTAGTTCTTTGTAAAAATACTATGTTCATATGATAATAAAGAGAAAAACAAAAAGTGTCTCCGATCTGTTCTATATATCATCAAGACCAGACTTAGATGGAGAATATATAAAACCGAAAATTAATTTGTACCCAGATGTAGGATCAGCACTTTCAGGAATATCAGCAGTTCCGGGAGAGGATACGAACATAGAAGGAGCTACTTATTATATATACAAGCCGCTAATGGGAAGAGCCGATTCACTAGTAAAACCTGGAATAATAGAATCTCCGAAGGTATTAGTTCTCCCTGATGAATATTGGTATCTACAAGAACTCCGGCTCAGATTTATAGCGGCAGTTAAAGTCTTGGGGAGAGAAAAACTTATTGGAACTTATAGAACTGGAACTAGACAAACTCCATCTAGAGTATATTCTTGGAGTTGGGAAGAAATTTTAGGGAAATATCAGAAGAAAGGTAAGTTAATAGAGACTGATAAAACAAAGAAAACGTGAATAATTTATTTTCTAATATTTTTAAGAAGAGGAAAAAAGTTATTATTCCTTTGCAAGAAGAAATAGAGAATTTAGAGTTTTTACTTAGAATAAAAGAGAATAATTCTAATATAAGAGATGAGAAGGAATATATAGATTTATTAAAAAGATTATATAATAATATAAGTACATTTGAAAATTTTTTTAATAATGAGATATTTATTAATATAAATAATCTGACTGAAACATTAAAAATATTAGATCTAGATTCTTTAAAAGAGAAGATTATTAAAGAAAATTTAATAAGAGATAAAGTTTTAAATGAATTTAGAGTTAATAGAAAACTAATATCTTCTACTCTATTAAATGAATTAGATTTGGATTTTGGAGATAGAGTAAGAGGTATTCTAGGGTTGAATTTTTATAAAAAGAATACTGAAGATTTATTAACATACTATTCTTATGTTAATATCCATGGAGTGTTTGAATTAGAATATCATTACAGCAATAATTATAAAGATACTTGCGGATTGGATTAATAGAAAGGTAAACTATGATGGATTACTTTGAAGATGTTTTTTGGTTTACTGAAGAAATATTAACAAAGGATTTAAATAGAGAGTCAGGGAATATCTACAATCTGTTCCCTAATCTTACATCAATTAGATTATTAAAAGAACAATATTTCTCAGAAGACAAGGAAAAATACTGGGAAACTATAAACAAATTAAATCAATATGAAAATACTACGAAATAAAACATATTCTGATTCTGACAATGAAACTCCAAAGAAAGTCGGAGAAGCTATCGGAACTGCACTAGTCGGAACAGCTGGAACTGTAGGAGCAACAGACTTAATAAAACGTGGGGCTAAGAAGTATATAACCAGTCAGGAATCAAAGAAAGCAAAAAAAGCATTTAAAGAAGGTATTAAGAAACTTGATTCAACCAGGAAAGCTAATAATTTTAAAGCAGAAGTAGCTCGTGGTGAAACTAATTCAGGAAGCGCTTTAGATCTAATTTTCCACAAAAGAAAAGTCAAGAAAGCAGATCAAGTATATAAAGCAGCTACCTCTAAAAATAATGAAGCCTATAAATCAGGTGTTAAAGCTCTTAAGAAAACTTTAATATCTAATAAAGATGCAAATATCGCCAAAAGAACAGGAAGAGTTGGAAAAATAGCTACGACTGCTGGTTTAATTGGAACAGGTATAGCAGCTGGAATGAAACTTAGAAAGAAAGATAAATAATAGGAACGGAGATAGTAACCTATAATGGAATAGGGACTGCCTGCTAAGCAGATCGATCGTGTTTTACGATTAGAGGTCGGAACTCTACATCTCCGCGATAAGTTAACGATATGAATCGATTCCTTATTAATTCATTTTGTGAAAGATAGAGAGCTCGACGGGGCTCTCTTTAATAGAATTAATAAGATGTATTGTTTACGATTCACTGGAAGTAACTTAGTTATTCACAAAATGAACGAAGGTAAATTAAGTAATGTAACAAAAGAAGAATTAGAGAAGTTAATCTTCGAAGAAAAGCTATCCTATGAAGAGATAGGTAGAAGATATAGTGTTTCTGGTTATGCTATTGTAAAAAGAGCTAAAAAGTTAGGGATAGAGCTACCTAAGAAAAGGAAAATAAACTCTAGTGAAACATTTAGAAAAGGAGTTTCTAAGAAGGAAAAGGCTATCTGTAAGAATTGTGGAAAAGAGTTTACTCCTAAGAAAACTTCTTATGGACTCTATTGTTGTAATAAGTGTCAACAAGAGCATCAATCTAGAGAAAAATATGAGAATTATTTGAAAGATCCAGAACCATACTATGGAAAAGAATGTATGAAGTGGACTAAAAAATATATCTTAGAAGAGCAAGATCATAAATGTGAGATTTGTGGTATGGAAGACTCTTGGAACGGTAAACCTATTACTTTTATATTAGATCATGTAGATGGACATGCTAATAACAATTGTAGAGAGAATCTTAGATTGATATGTCCTAATTGTGATTCTCAGTTGGATACTTATAAATCTAGAAACAAAAATAGTGATAGAAAAGAAAGATATCGAAAAAGTAAAAATAAAGAATAAAAATATAATCTATAGAGTTATTGGTTTAGCTCTATAGAACGACTTAGTGATTATTAGTTAATTTCCCCTTAGTTCAGCGGATAGAACCTGGGATTTCTAATCCCATAACGTGTGTTCGATTCACACAGGGGAAACAAATAAATATAAATTACAACTAAATTTAACTAATAAAAACTAAATTAATCATGACAACAATTTTTAAGAAAGTAATCTTTAACCCTCTTAAGAGAGCGGTTAAGTGGTATTTTACTCAGTCTGCTAAAACAGGAAATTATATCTGTATGACTGGAACTTTTCCTCAAGAGTACTATGAAATGATGTATGAAAAGAGGAAAGATCAACAAAAGTAAAAGACAGTAGAAATTTATGGGATATAGGAATTTCCTATATGCCCTTCGTCGTGGTGGAAAATAATAATACATAATATAATATCGCGCCGTAGAGAAGTAGTCATCTCGCCATGCTCATAACTTGGAAATCGGTAGTGCAAATCTATCCGGCGCAACTAAAACTAAATATAAGTTTTATGAAAATAATAAGAAACAATATTATTCCTTTCCCAGGTTATAAAGCAGTAAATATCTTTGGAATTTTATTTGTAAGAAAGAATGCTAATATAAAACCAGAAGACTTAAATCATGAAGAGATACATACAGCACAAATGAAGGAAATGGCTTACATCGGGTTTTATGTATGGTATTTCTTGGAGTGGTTATTATGTCTCCTAGTTTCAGGATTTAGCTTTGGTTATGCTTATCATGATATTAGTCTTGAGGAAGAAGCACACTTAAATGATAAAGACCTGGAATACTTAAAAACCAGAAAACATTATTCTTGGTGGTCCTATATAAAACTAGGAAGTTGGAAGAAAAATAAAAATTAACCATATATACATAAAAAGATTATGATTATACTTAGAAATAAAACCTATTCGCATGAAGAAGAAATTGCGAATATTGCGGCAGCTCCTGGAAGTCCAGAGTATAGCCATGAAAGAGCCGAAATAGAAAAGAAACCGGCTCAAGAAGCATCAGCAGTTCAAGAAGGTTATGAAAAAGCATCTCAGGAAATTGATAAAACAGTAGAAGAAGTAGAAATAGTTCCTGAAGCAGCTGAAGAAGCAATCGAAACAGAAGCACGTGAAGCTGGAGACTCTAACTTGGACTCTAGAAATGATGCATTAAAAACTCTTAATGATTTCTTAGGTAATATTCATTAATTATGATTATCCTCAGGCAAAAGAATTATTCCGGCCGAGAAAAAGTACCTCAGGCTATAGCAGAAAAGGCACGAAAATCTGGAGTAGTTCAAAAAGATTCAAACGGTGTCTGGAGAATTATTAGCCTGAAAACTTCTCCGGCCGAATATTGGGATGCACACTATGATACCCGTGAAGATGCTGAAAAAGCTCTAGCCGCTTATCATGCAAATAAACATTAAGAGAATATTATAAAGTGTTAGAACTTTTTATCTAACACTATTTTCGGGGATGTGGTGGAATTGGTAGACACTCAAGACTTAGGATCTTGTGCTAAGAATGAAGGCGTGTGAGTTCGAGTCTCACCATCCCTACAAACGTCTAATATCTATACTAACCTCTTTTCCTCTTAATAATTCTCTCTAAACAAGGGGGGGGGTAAAATAATTAACACTTTAAACAATTATTATGTACATAAGAAGAAAAGTATTCTCACTACTACAAGACGGTGAGACAGGAGAAGAGAAGTATTTTTCTACGACCGATGTAACTTTGGATAATCTTGAAGAAAGAATTTTTAGTATTTCAATTCCAACTGAAGAAGAATTAGAACAAAGAGAATTCGGTGCTAGACAGAGAAAACAGAATAGAAAATTAGCTAGATCTATTCACAATGCCGAAATGCAAGCAAATAAAGCAGCTAAGGCACAAGAAAAAGCAGCTAAAATAGTTTCTAATCCAGCTAATTTAGTTGATGAGAAGAAAATGGAAGAAGCTCAGAAACTTACTCAGAAAGCACAAAAAGCAGTTGAGTCTTCTAATCGTAATGCAGGTCAAGCTTCTCAACAAGTAAAGAATATCTCTAAAACTAGAAAGTCAGTTGCGACAAATCCGGGAGGTCTTGAAATTAAAAATCAAGGTGCAGGAGATATAACTGTTAAGAAAGAAGGTGGTAATGTAACTGCTCATAAAATTGCTTCTAAGAAAAGTGGTCAGACAACAACTACTGTAAGAACAACGTCAACTAAGCCTGATGTTGTAGTTGATAAGATGACATCCAAAGGTTCTAAGAAAGTTTCTACAGAGGCAGTAAAGAAATCCGCTGAGAAAACTCAAAAAGTTGCAGAAGTAGCTCAAAAAACAACAAAAGACTCAAAGAAGATTCTGAATGGGGCTAAAAAATTAATGAACACAAAAGCTGGTAAAATAGCTGGAGGAGTTGCTTTAGCTAGTGGTGCGATGATCGGGGCTAAAAAGTTATATGATCATAAAAAGAAATAAAAAAGATAATCTATAGAGGTAGTGTAATCAATCTCCTCTATAGAACTTAATATAAATATTATAAAATATGAAATTTAATAAAACTCTTGAAGCTGTAAATATTATGGTTATGGCTTCTTATCCGGCCGCTAGATTCTATGAAGCGCAAGGTATACTAATTGAAGAAAATAATAGTTTTATCCCTGAAGTTTCTGGAATGGTAATTGTTTATTCATTACCTCTTGGAAAAACGCTTCTTGTAAATGTTGCGGCCGAGTCGGAAGAAGCCTATGAATTTAAACTAATCAATGAAAACTGGCTTGAAGATAGATCTATAACTCCTTATGTAGGTATGACTCTAGAAGATGCTTTTCAAGAATTAGTTAAAGCAGAAAAGATTATTAAATCTAGAAATGTAGTTCTCAGACATCCATTACATCCATCTTATACTCGTCCTGTTTATATATTTGGTGATGTTCGGCGAGGAGGTAATAGTGTTGATGTAATGACTGGAGAAATAAGAGAAGAATAAAAAGATTTGCTTTAGATGATTTAATAATATTATGATGAAAGTTAAAAGATTTTCTCAAACTCAACCAGATATAGAGTGGCATAAAAACAATATAAATCCAAACTCAGGTAGCAATCTGGAAGATGGAAGTACTCTTTATAAAGCAAAATCTGGAGATTATCTTTATTTGTATAAAGATGGTGAATGGGTTATTATGAATGGTGTTAATAAATTTATGCAGGATTCTAAATTATATCAAATTTCAAAATTCGATAAAAACATTCATAATAAGATTGGAGCCGCAGGAGCAGTTATTGGTGGTTTTGTTGGGAGTTTGCCTGGATTAGCAATGGGTAATTTAAAAACAGCTGCTACAGGGGCTGTGATTGGATCAACTATATCTGGATTATATAATAGAAATAAAGCAAAGAAACGTGCTGAAAATATAGTAAAGGATTACGAGTCTAAGTATGGTAAGAATGCTTATACTACATTTATGAAAAAGAAGTAAACTATCTTTAATTTTAAATTACTTTTACTATAATTGAATACCTATTCCATTTTAAGGATGTAGTAAGGAATGATATTCAGTTTATTATATATTTCTAATAATAAAAAAATGAGATACACTATTCTCACGAACTATGTATCTCTTGGCAAGTTACTACAAAAATTAATGTAGCAAGTTTAATCCTCATAAAAAATGAGAATTAATTTTTTAAATCATATATAAGGCTTTGAAGTGATAAAAATAATACTGTCTTATTTTCACAAACTGTACTGCCTTTTACGACAAATAATAATAATAAAATTACCTTACATAGGTAATTAGTATAAGTTCCAAGTTTTATTGTAGTAAAAAACTTATACTGATTTATTCTACTACATACCTTAATGATAAAAAATGAGATACACTATTCTCACGAACCATGTATCTCTGCGTAGCAAATTTAATCAACACAGATTGTGAAGATTAAATTCTTATATTAACATATATAAGGCTTTGAAGTCTTATTAAAAATGTGGTCCTATCGTCTATCGGTTAGGACGCGAGATTTTCATTCTCGAAAGAGGAGTTCGATTCTCCTTAGGACTACAAAAGTCAACGATGAGATATCGCAAAGACTTATTTAGACATGTTAATAGTGAAAAGGATAGAATTAGCTACTCTATCCTCTCACTTTAAATCTAAGTAAGGTTACGTAATAATTGATATCTCGGGAAGTGATAATTAAATAACATGTCTAAAAATGATAAATTATTACCTGTACCATTAAAGTACACCTATCCGGTTGTAATGGAAATTTCTCCAAGTAACAAACCATTGAAAAATTAGACATCTATTGTAATAGGTGTGGAAAGTTTTTTAAACAAACAGCCTATGATCATGTTTATGGATCTGGATGTCCTGATTGTAATAAATTAGGAGGAAAAAGCGCATTAAATGTATTAAAGTGGTTAGAAACAAATCAAATTGATTATACAAGGGAATATTCTATAAAATTAAATAATAGGAACATTAGAATAGATTATGTTTTTAATTATAATAATTGTTGTTTGTGGATAGAGTATAATGGACTACAACATTATAAGAAAGTAGATTATTTTCATAAAACAGATGAAGGTTTTCTTAAACAATTAAATAGAGATAATGAAGTTAGAAAATATTGTAAAGAGAATAATATCATCCTTATAGAAATTCCGTATACATATAACACTTATGAAAAAGTAGAACAATTATTAAATCGAGTAATTTTAAATGGAGAGGATATAAACTCTATTATAGATTATTCAAAATTATATAAAATATGAAAAAATCAGAAACAATATTTCAAAAGTTATTTTCAGGAATTAGTTTTGGAAATTCACGTATACCTTTAATTATGTAGTAGAGGCTTAAGATAGAATAAAATCTTAAGAAAATACCTTAAAATGCTGGAAAATATAAAATATAGATCAGCATCTCTATTTATCGATTAAAAATAGAGTTCAACGACTATAGTAGGTACTTAGATAATATAGTCTAAATTTAATAAAATATATTAAAATAAATTGTACGTTCAAATGTATTTAGTAAAGGTGGGGGAAGAGGGTATTCTGTTATTGGAGGAACTGGAAATGGAAGATTCTTAGATAATGAAAGAAATTCGCCCTTACTTGGTAATTCACAGCCTTCTTCTAGGTTATCCGGTTATCTTGATAGAATGGCAGAGCTTAGGTCATATTATCTTTTAGATATTACAAAGATGGCTACAAATTTCTTTTCAGATTATGTAGTTAATTTTATATCTCAAGATACCCAACAAATAGTTTCTGTATTAAATCCTGAAGATTCTACAAATAATGAAGCTGTAACTACTCGATTAAATGAGATTCTTTTAAAAGATATTAAAATAATTGATTATATACGAGACCATATAAATGACTATGTATTTTATGGAGGTTATTATAGTATGCTTCAAACTCAAAGAGATGAAAAAGGTCATCTTGTATTTAGAATAGAAGAACTTAATAATCCAAATGCAGTAGTTATAAAGAAGAAAAAGAACGAGGATGGAAATATAGAAGATATATTTTTAGCAATCGGAGATGATGGAAATCTATATGAAATTCCTAGTACTGAGGTAATATATATAAGTAATCCTAAACTTCGACTTACAAATGATCTCGAAGAAGGATGGAAAGAAAAGTCTAAACCAGAAAAGCCAAAATTAGGAAGAAATAAGGGATCAGAAAATAGAAATAAAGTTCTTAGGAAAGAATCATTTATGGCTTCTGAACCGTTATTTTATTCAAGTATTTTGAAGATAAAAGAATTAGTTATAAAAGAGCTTTTGATATCTCTTATTTCGTTAAGAGATCTTTCATCGCCTCAATTATTGGGATTAAATACCGATTAAAATTTGTCGGATTAGATAAATAAAATCTAATGGAACTTTGTAAATTGCTGGAAGATCAAGTAAAGATAAATCAGCAAAAGATAGTAAAAACTACCTTCTCAACGACTAGATACAAAGAGAGAGTTTATATATAAATTCTTAAAGATATAGTCTAGTTTAACTAAATAATTGTTAATATTCGAAAAGTGTCCCTCTAGAGACAATGAACGAATTATGCGCTCGATTACAGAAACTTGCAAACAATACGAATGAGTTGTCTTCATTCATCACATCTCAGTTCGATGTCACCTCGTTCATTGAGTCTGCATTAACTCAAAATGTTAAGGTTTTTCCTGACTATAATAGTACCATTACCTCAAGGACTTCACTACTCCCACTTGATAAATTAACAGACAAACTTTTAGATCTTATACAGAATCTTGATTATGTAAGAAATAGTGTTCTTTCTCCTCTTGGATTACCATCTACTATATTAGATGGAACATCTGGCAGTAAGTGGTTAATAAATTGGCCGTCTAGAGAAGCAATTCTTTAGATTATTAGTAAGTAAATTTGGTGAAACTATTAATACTAGTAATACCAAGCCTTAGATTAATCTAATTAAGGTATAACGAATAAAGACTTACCAACTTATAAAAAGTTGAATTTATATTCTAAACTATAATAAAAAGATTATAGAGATATCATTGCAGTACTTCAACAGTCAGAAAGAGCTAATTCAAGAGTAACATCATTAATTTCAGGAATAAAAGATTCAATAGTAAATCTTGTTTGTAGTATTTATAAGGTAATATATAATGAAGATTTAGATCCAAGTTTAGTTCAAATTCATATATTCCAGAAAACAACTGTAGAGTATAACAATCAGATAAATGAAGCTGAATCAGTTAGTGGTTTAGTTCAAGGTATCTCTGGAGTTTTATCTAATGCACTCCAAACTTTAGAACAAGCAACTCCATTAATTGAACCAGAATCATATTTAAGTTATATTCAAAACTTACTTAAAGATATTGACCCAAGTACAGAATCTCTAATAAATGAAGATACGATTAAGCAGTATATAGAATTTCTTAATCAAAAACTTCAGGCACAACGAGAACAGCTTGGACTCAGTTAAAATTATTCAAAGAAGATGATAATTAAACGTAAATTATTTGCTTCTAATGATCCCACTCCAGAACAGTCTCCAGAAATTGGTCTAGCTAAACAAGAAATGACTTCTAAGGACTTGCAAATAGAACAAATGAGACTTCAACGTCAAATCCTAGAAACTCAGAGAATGCGACAGAGAATGCAAGCTGAGGAAAGAATGCAAGAAATGAAGCAAGTCAATCAAACTCAGAAACTAGAACAGAAAAAGGATGAAGCTCAAAAAGATAATCAATTAAAAGTAAAGAAAATTGACGCTCAGAATAGTAGGCAGGAAGTAAATAATATAGGATTGTACAAAACAAAATCAAAGCCTACGCCAACAGTATCAATGAAAACAAACTTGTAAGATTATGATTAAAGAAAAGACATTTACAGAAGGAGTGGAAGATTCTAAAGAACAAGAAGAGAAAGGATTTGATCCACTAAGACCGTATATAAAATGAAAATTAAAAGATTTTCCGGTTATTCAGAAGCTGCCCCTGAAGGTGTAACTTATCAAAAATCAAGTCAGGTAATTACAAGATATATTCTTGATCCTCTTGATTCTAGTGTAGATACCTTAGAAGAAACAGATAAACTTGGGGTAACTAAACGAAAGAGTGATAGAATTAAGAAGGTAATAAAACCTCTTAAAAAATATTTTAAATATAAATCAAATAAAAACAGTAATTAAGTATGTATATTAGACGTAAAGTATTCTCATTACTACAAGATGAGACAGGAGAAGAGAGATACTTCTCTACTACTGATGTAACACTGGAAAATGAGGAAGAGAGAACCTTTAGTGTTGCAGAAGATGCAGAAAGTTTGGAAGAAAAGGATTTCTCTGATAAAAAAAAAGAGGAAGATGATGAGCCAAAACTTACAACTAGTGATAAGATTAATATTAAGTTGAATAAAGCTCTGACTACTAAGAAGGATCGCGAAGCATCTGTTGAAGCTTTTGAAGATGGAAAATCTCATAAATACGGAAAACAGGCAGCTAAGTATGCAGCAATTGGTAGTGGTATAAGTGGCGGTATATTAGGTGCTGTAGTTGGTGGTAAAAAGGGTGCAGCTATTGGAGCCGGAATTGGCGCTGTTTCAGGTGCAGCAGGATCTTATGCTGGTACTAGAGCAGGTGTTGCACTTAATAAGCTTGCTAGAAAACATAGTGGTAGTCTTGATACTAAAACAAAATTAGCAGTAGATCGAGTAAAAGTAGCAGATGGAAAAATGACAAAAGAAGAATTTGCTAAAAAATGGAGATCTAAGAAGTAAAAGAAATAATCTATAGAGGTAGTGTAATCAATCTCCTCTATAGAACAAACGCGCTAGATTTTTACAACCGAAGATTAATCGCACTAGGTGCAAAAAGTAAACGGTTGATAGTTGTAAAGCGCGAGAACTATAAAATAATAAATGTATGATAGGAACAGTTAACCCATTTAGTGACCCTGAATTTAAGAAACAAATTTTAGGGAAAGAAGGGAGAGCTGTTGATGACCCGGGAGATTATGAGATTTTGCAGCCGGAAGAGGATGTATCTAAAAACCTAAAAAATATTATAGGGTCAGCTCCAGTACTCCCTAAAACGGCTCGCAATATTATTATGGATGCTAGTGCTATTGCGAGTAATCAAAAAGAACAAAAAGCACTAGAATTAACTCATAAATTGAATGAAGTCTTTACTAGTTATAATAAAGAATATAATATAGATCTTCATGTTGATTTCGGAAGCCTCTCAAATACTTTAGTTAATGTGGCAGATCCGAAGTCTAGACATATCTTAGAATTATATGTTTCTGAGGTATTTCAAAGTATAAGACCTATTTTAATTCTCAATATGATTTCTAAACTTTGTCTTTGTATTGATTATATACTCGATCCAATGAGACTCTTTGATAGTTCACAAATGACTTTACAAGATTCATTTATTGCCGTTAATATATCTGCGGCTTAGTTGAAATACTAAGAAAATTATACTAAAATGCTGAAAGATAGTTAAAACATAAATCAGCAAAAAGGATTACTAATATAAATCCTTTCTCAACGACTAAATGTATAACTAAATTTGAAATATAATTTAGATGATATAGTCTAATTTAATAAAATAAATATTAAAAATAGATATGAGAAAAAATTATGCAATTTATTCAACAATTAGAAGATATGAAGAGTCAGATAATTGTTAAAGGTTCTGATCTTGAATTGAAAAAAATTGCAGAAGAATCTGGAAATGAAGAGTTGAATAGTGAAGAGTCTAAGCAAATAGTAGCAGACTTTATGAGATTATTTCAAAAAGAACATGGAATAGAATAAAAAATGAGATACACTATTCTCACGAACTATGTATCTCTACTTTAAATTATGATAATACCTACTACGACATAGGTAATTAGTACTATTTCTATATAAAAAGTGTAGTAAAGAAATAGCACTCGTTTATTCTACTACACATATATAAGGCTTTTAAGTTTTATGATATTTTCTGATTTATATTTCATAATTAAATCAGAATTGCCTCTTTAGCTCAGTTGGCCAGAGCACGTGATTTGTAATCTCGGGGTCGTTGGTTCGAATCCGACAAGAGGCTCAAAAATAATATTCTCCGTTAGCTCAGAGGCAGAGCATTTGACTGTTAATCAAAGGGTCGGTATATCGTAATTACCACGGAGAGCTGTTTTAGGAGAGGTGGCAGAGTGGTCGATTGCGGCGGTCTTGAAAACCGTTGTACTGCGAGGTACCCGGGGTTCGAATCCCTGTCTCTCCGCAATAATTTTAAAGATAAGAAAAATTATAAAAAAAACAATTAATTATGGGAAAAGAGAAATATAACAAAGAAGAATTAATAAGATTATTAATTCATGAAGGAAAATCTTATAAAGAAGTTGCAGCTATGCGGGGTGATGGAAGCACTGGAGAAGCTATACGTAAAGCAGCAAATAGATACGGGATAAAAGTATCAGATAGAAAGAAACTAAGAAAATGTGAATATTGTGGTAAAGAGCATGATGGTTCTTTTGGTTCTGGAAGATTTTGTTGTTCAGATTGTGCAAAGAAATATTCACTTAGTTTCAGCAAAGGTAAAAAACGAGGAAATTCTTCAATTAGTAGTTTAGATGCTAAAAGAATGAATTTAAAACGGTATAATTCTCATAAAACAAGATCTTTGGAAGTAACACCTACTGCACCTGGACAAAATGAGTGGGTTAAACGTGTAAAAACTAATGGACAAGCTAGGTGGGAAAATAATGGGTTATATATTCCTGGTTTTGAGAAATTATAAAAAGAGAAAGGATCAAAATTATGATTAATTTCACAGACCATTTTGATCCCACTAAAAATATAGAAAAAGATTTAGCAAAAGTAGATCTTAGGGATCAATACACATCATTAACAGAAGATGAAAAGATAATGGTATTTCTTCGTCTCAAAGGATTCACACATAGACCACCTACGATTGAAAGATTGTATTCTGATGATTATTATCTAGGAAGTCAAGAATTTTTTGATCATGGAGATGTAATATTTCCTTTTTGGAAAGATGGATTAAAAATGATTTTTCCAAATGAAGTAACAACAGCGAAACCATTACTCTGTTTGTCAGGAGCTATTGGTATAGGTAAGTCTACGGTATCTAAATTAGCTATGACAAATACACTAGCTAGGTTAAGTTGTATGGCTAATCCGTGGAGAACATTTAAATTAGGTAAAAAACCACTTAGTTTTATCATCTTTCATAGAGATGAAGATGTAGCAAATGCTGAATTTCGAAGATGGATGCTAGATGATGTATTAAAGCAGAGTCCATTTTTTAGAAATTTACCACACAGACATAATATAAGAATATTAACTTCTGGTCCTAGGGGTAATGTAGTATAAAAAGTTGCCCTCCATATTAAGAAATTATATGGTAATAAAGTAAGTAAATTCGGTGAAAGGATAATCCCAATACCGAGTCAAGGATCTTAGATAAATCTAAGTAATCTTTGATGTAACGAATAAAGACTTACTAACTTATATAATTATATAAGTTAAATTTATATTCTAAACTATAATAGAGTATTATAGAAATAGATTGGCAGGTGGACTAGGAACTGACTTGATTTTTGCAATCATGTCTGAGGTCAATTTTTGGCCTAACGAAGAAAAAGCCATGGAACGTGTAAATAGTACGTATATTCGTATTACATCTCGTTTTGATGTAAAAGAAAGTTTAACATTAGCCGGAAATCTAATAATTGATAGTTCTAGTAGAGGTGCAGGTGGTCCAACTGAAATATTTCTTGAGAATGCAGAACCTCAATTTACTTGGGATTGTAGACCTTCTCATTATGAAGTTAGAAAAAATCTGTACGAACGTTCAAGGGGAATAACTTTCTCAGTTTATACTGGAGATGGTAAATATCCTCCAAGAATATTAAATAAAAATGATAAAGAAGAGAACTATAAATTAGAAGATGATCAAGACCCTGATAGAGTGGAACATGTACCTATTCAATTATTTGGAGAATTTAAATCTGATTTGATTAAAGCTCTTCAAGATAAATCTGGTATTAATACAGGATCATCAGATAGTTTTTTTGGAGGTACTATAGAACACTTATCTAAATGTTCAACAATAAAGAATAGAATTCCTGAAATTATTACAGTTGATTTTTATGATAAAGAAGATAGGATTATTAATCATGTAGAAAAAATGATTAATCTTATTCCAAGAGGTACTCCTATATGGCTAGGTCTTGACTTAGGTGTAGTAGATGATACAACTGGAATAGCAGCAGTTAGTTTTGATCATTGGGAAAATATAAATGGTACTTTAGTTCCTAAAATTAAGTGTCATTTTGTTTTAGGTGTATCTAGGTTAGAAGGACAAGAGACGAGTTTATTTCACATAGAGCAGTTTATAGAAGATCTTAACAAGAAATTTAATATTATAGTTAGTGCTGACCAAGCTTTTTCTAAACAAATACTTCAATATTGTGAAAGAGAAGGAATTAGAAATAATGGGAGAATTTCTACAGATAATACTCCTTGTGAACCGGCTCTTTATTTGAAGTATATAATAAACAATGAACTTCTTGAAATTCCTGAATATAAAAGATTACAAAGAGAGGCATATGATTTAAGATATGTTGGTCCAAAACGTAAAGTAGATCATCCTAAAAAAGCATCAATATCTCCATTATTTGATAATCCTGATGGTTCTAAGCCAGGAAGCAAGGATTTATGGGATGCTTTAGCTTCTAGTGTTTATTCTTTAAAATTATCTATTGATGAAGGAGAAGAGATGGGATATTCTTCAGGAATAGCTAAACAACTCGAATCTCTTACTAAAATAACAGCGGATCCAAGAGAAGAGTCACAAAAAGAACTTCAAAACATGTTGGAAAATATATTTTAAGATTCTTTTTCCATAATATATAATCAATTCCTAGGATGGCCAGAGGAAAGTGGTCTATTGTTCGATCAAGTCCTAGGAACAGAAAAAAAAGAAAAGAGATATATTTCAATCTCTTTCTTCCATACGTTTTACAAATTCCCATTCTTCTGGAGTAACATAATCCAGAACGCTTTTTGGAATTTCTACTTCTCTATCGTTTAACATTAATTTAACTTTAACAAATAATTTATTAGGAGTAATATCTACATCAGTTACTACTCCATAAAATCCTGTTTTACGAGATTTAACTTTATCTCCTACTTTTAAATTTTTCATAATTTTCTATATTTATTATTACACATATAAGGTTTTTAGAGCTTATGATAATACTACGAAAACAAAAATATAAAGAACTTCCCTGGACCAAAGAAAATATAGAAAAATATAAGTCACAGGAGAATATGTTAAAGCACGCAAGAAATACACCAGGAAAAACGGCTGGAAAATTATTAATAAACCCAGCCAAAGATGAGTTGGTGGGATATATAGCGTGCGAAGAAGATACTATTATTGCTCTAGAAGTTTCTCCGGGGTATAGAGGAAAAGGAATAGCAACTGATTTGATAAATTCTTCTGGGGCTAATAAACTTACAGTATCAAAGAAAAATATAAATGCGATAAATTTATATAAGAAACTTGGATTTGAAATTATATCAGAAACTCCAAAAATATATTTTATGGAGAAATGATTGAACTATAGTATAATTGGCAATACACCAGATTTTGGTTCTGGGATTTCCTGTTCGAGTCAGGATAGTTCAACGAAAGAAAATAATAATAACTAATAAAAACTATGTTGAGAGTTAAAAGATTTAGTAAAGTTACTGATAAAGTTAAAGAAATAGGAAAATCTATTGAACATACAGTAACTCATCCTAAAGAAACTGGTAAGAAGGTGGTGGAGTATGTAAAGAAACACCCAGATGAAGCTATAATTCTTGGAACATCTGATATTGTTCCTGGAGTTGTTGCTGCCAAACTTGCAAAAGCTGGAAAAACAAAACAAGCAGCTATCGCAGGAACTATTGCAGCACTTCCTATTGGTGGTGCATATGTATCAGGGAAAATAGCTATTCGAAAATGGAATGAAAAAAGAAAGAAGAATAAATAGAATAGATTCGAGATGTAGTTCAGTAGATAGAACGCTTGGTTTGGGACCAAGAAGTTGCACGTTTGAGCCGTGTCATCTCGACCTAGATAAATAGACGATGAGATATCGTGGAATTTATATTTAATTTTCATTTATTCAAAATCACTAAGGAAGAGTAAAAGTCGCGAGTTACTCTTCCACTAATGAAAATTAAATAAATTTAGAGTTTGATATCTTGGGAAGCTATAAGTAGAATAAATGAAAAGAAAGATTGATTGGAACAAAGAAGAACTGGAGTATTTATTATTTGATAAGAAACTAACATATAAAGAGATAGCTAATCATTATGGAATTACAAGTGAAAGTGCTGTTCATAAAGCTATAAAAAGATTTGGAATTGATATCTCAGAAAGAAAAACTATAATATCTAAAGAAGATATAGAAATACTTCTTTTTGATAAAAAACTAACTATTTCTGAAATTTCTAAATTATATAACTTAACAGAAGGTGCAACTAGACTTAGAATAAAAAGATTAGGCATTGAATATGAAAAGAAAAATATATCTTTAGTTGATAGAAATATTAGCAAAGAAGATATTGAAAATCTTATCAAAAAACATTTAACCTATAAAGAAATCGGAAATATTTATAAAGTTTCTGCTAATACTATACAAAATTTAGTAAAACTTTATAAAATTAATAGACCTAAGAGAGGGAATGAATTTATTGTAGAACGGATAGATTCATTTGAATATGTAGATAATGTGATAACTAATGAGTCAATTGATAATAAATTTTTACCAGTTCCAATAGAATTATCAGAAAATTATAAGATAGTATTAACAATAAAAGAAGGAAATAAGTTAGTTAAATTATTTTATGTTCCTGAACTAGGAATTTGGTATAATAATTTTTCAAAATTAAAACACTCTATTGAAAATAGATTAGGGATTAATTTTCTAGAATGGGAGTGTAGATGGATTTTAAAACTGCCAATAAGTAAATTATATACTGAATATTGGATAGATAAGAAAATAGAGTACTATTATTCAGATAAGTATTTTCATACTACTGAATACATAAAGAATAGATTAAGAGAAGATCCTAATTATGTTTGTGATTTTCTCATGATAAAAAGTGATTTAATTGAACAGTTTAATTTATCAAGGGAATATTCAGAATATAAATATGAATATGATTTTACGAATACATGTGAATTTATTAAAAATAAAACTAGTAAGTTTTCTGTATTTGTAAATGAAATAAATCCTTTTACTGGAGATACAATAGGAAATTGGGAAACTAATTTTTTACATTTTATTGTAGAAAAGAAAGATAATTTTATATTAGGAGCTTATAAAAGAGCTATTAAACATAAAAAGACAGATAGTCAATTTTTGGTAGAAGCAAGAAAAGTACATGGAGATAGATATACATATTTAGATGATTATATCAATTACGTAACTCCAATAACTATTTTAGATAATTGTACTGGAGATGTATTTAAAATGTCCCCAGTAGATCATATACATAGAAAAATGGGAAATCCTATAATCAATAAATCTACTGGAGAATTATTAATTATAACCTGGTTAAAAAATTTTCAAATAAGTTATTTAGATGAAGTAGTTGTAAATAATATTAGAAAAGATAAAACTAAATCTGTTCGAATAGATTTCTCTATAGTAGTAAATAATCAAACTTACTGGATTGAATATCACGGAGAACAACACTACAATAAATTTAAAAATTTTTATAATTGGGTAGAAGATGATTTTATCAAACAGTTTCAACGAGATACAGACGTTAGAGATTATTGTAAAAATAGTAATGGAGATATTATTCTTTTAGAAGTTCCGTATATATTAAATACATATGAAAAAGTATCTGATTTTTTAAATAAAACAATAAAATATGGAATAGATCCAAATACATTAATAGATTATAAAAGTTTATATAAAATATAAATAAAAAAAATTAATTATGCGCTGTAGAGTTAAATTATTTTCAACAAGCAGCCAAATTTTAGCAAGTGATGGGAGTCATATTCCAGCACAAGTTCTTCAAGATTATCTCAATAGTGATGCTTATAAAAGCTCTATTGAATCGAAGAATATGTTGGGAGGTTTAACTCACAGAGCAAGAAATTTGGCTAATGCAAAAAACTCAGGAACAGCATTATCTAAGACTGTGGGTAAAGATGATATGATGTTACTTTGTACAGAGGCTGCTGCTCCTGTATTTTATGTAACAAAATTAGAGCTTATGCCTGATTCTTGGTGTTATGCTGAAATAGAGTTATTTGATGAAGCCTTAGCAGATGATGAGGCTGCACAAAACATAAAAAGATTAAAGTACTTATTAAAGGCCGGAGTTCGTCCTGGAGTAAGTGCAGTTATCCTTAAACAATATCTGAGGCATGAATTCAAAGTTAATTCATGAAAATGTTTTTAATTGCTGGAAAAATAATAAATTAAATCAGCAAAAACTATTAATAAAAATAGTTTCTCAACGACTAGAGTAAACACTAAGAAATTTTCTTAGATAATATAGTCTACAATTAATTATAAATTAGTTAAATAATTGGGATATTGGGATTCATCTACTTCTGGAGTAGATACATTACGTAAATTAGTAAGTATCAAGGGATTAGATGTTACTTTGAACCCTTCTTGGAAACAAGCTCAAGTAGTACAGACTTGGGATGATGAAGGAAATCTAATATCTGATGGGGAAGAAAAAAACTTTTCGGATATAGAATATACTCCAAAGGATTTTGAATTTAAAGGACTTAAAGTAAAAGCTTTCTCTGATTTAAATTCTCTTGGATGTGGAGATATGTTAAAATCATCCAAGATTGATGGAAAATTTACAAAGTTAAAAGCAAAAGTTTTCTCCGCAGATGGAATGGTAGAAGAAGTTTTAGAATCCGTTAGTAAGATGCCAAAAGAACCTGTTCAAAAAGATTTCTCAGTAATTGCATTAAGAGATAGAATTCGTGAATCAAAGTATTCAACTCGTCAAAGATTTCGTGTATTGATTCTATCTTACAAACAACTTCTAAAACAGCAAGGCGGCCCAGAGAAAATAGATCCAGAAACACTTAAAATCATGAAGTCTTTGTTTACTACAGATCTTTTGGATATTATGAAGTCGATTACACCAGAAATCATGAATGGAAAAAATCCAGGAACATTACTTGGTGCTTCTAGTTTAGGTAAGAATGTACGTAAATAATATGCGTTTTTTATATGAATTGCTGGAAATATCTAAATGAGATAAATCAGCATCAAATCATACTTAGATAAATCTAAAGAAGTGATTTGTTCAACGACTATGTATATAAACTGTCAAAATAGACAGAAGATATAGTCTAAATTATAAATAAATTTTATAAATACATTGATAAGTGTACAAAAATTGTTCTTACCATATAAGATGGCTATGTCTGAGGTATCTAAAACTAATGCAATATCTAAGGCAAGATATCAAAAAATTCAAGCTGCTTATTCTGACTTTGTTAATGCAATGTTAGAGGAAATATTCGCGCCGAAGAATGGTACGAAGAAAGAAGAGCCAGTAGAAGAAGAAAACCCTGAAGAAAACAGTTAAAAAGATTATGAAAGTAGAAAGACGTAAATTATTCTCTTCTTCGATTTCTCCACGGCGCAAGTTATTTTCAGGTGGAGTAACTCAGGCAGAATATAAGAAAATTCAGTGTAGAGATTGTGGTTATATTATGGATACTTTAGCCACTACAACTAACTTCTTATGTCCTAAATGTGGAGCTGTAAATAGATTTAATGTTTTAGAAGTTACACCAAGTCCTGAAAATACTCCTGAAGCTGTACAAGTCGAAGTATCAAAAATTGAAGAAGTAGAAAAAGGATTCTCAAGACGTTCGTTATTCGGCGGAGATAATAATGCCGCTGTACAAAAAGAATTTTCAGAACCGTCGAACGAATTTGAGGTAAAATTAAAAGAATTTTCTGGCAAAACTTTAAATGAATCAGAAGTTGTTAAGGCATTTGGTATTTCCGCCGAAGATTTAGTTGAAAAAGGTTTTGCTAGTATTGATGAAGATAATAAAGTTACTATTCCTGAAACTGCATTCTTACAATCTAAATTATTCTCTAAGTTAATCGTATCAGTGACTAAGATTTTGGATTTAGACCCAATAGAAGGACCTAAGGAAGACATAATTAATATGTTAGAATCTAAAGGATCTTTAGGACCGAAAGGTATAATGCTAATTAAAAAAGCTCATTCTCTTCCACTTGAAGAAATGAAAGAAGTTGAGTTTTCTAGCACTGAAGAAGTAGAAGATTGGATTGAAGACTCTGGAATTATTGGAGACTTAAAGATAGAATTTGGTAATTCTGCAATGGGAATCAAAGAATTTACAAAAATCCTAGAAGAGAGATATGATGATGCTCCAGATAATATAATAGATATATTAATTGATCGTGGAGTAATCAAAATTCAAGGAAATCAAGTTGATATAATGAAATAAAATATTTATAAAACTCAGTATGAAAAATACAAGATTTATGGAAGTCCTATTCTCAGCTGTAGAGGATAAGGATGAAGAATTAGCAAAGCAAGTAGCCAAAGATATTGAAGATGCTAAGGCTAATGGCTCTGTTGATACTGAAGAAGTAAAATATGAAAATATCGGTGACGGTAAAGTTTCAGTAACAGACAAAGAAAATGGCGAAGTTACTATCGTTGAAAAGGCTTCCGATGAGGACGATACTTATGATATGTATCCAGCTGAACAATCTGAACAAATCGAGGGATATCTTCATCCGGAAGGGGATGGAGTAACTCCGGGTAATCAGGTAGGTGCAGTTGACGAGGAAGTTGAAAGTCATATGGATGGTAGTGCTGTTATTGCACCGAATCTTCCTGATGGTGGTTTAAATCCAGCAGCTGGTCATGAAGAAAGTGTAGAAATTACTGCACAAGAAGGTCCTGAAGCTGTAGAAGAATACGAAGAAAAAGAATTCTCTGTAAGTACTGATAATAGCGTAGTTCTTAGAATTTTCTCAGATCAAGAATTTTGTGAAAGATTATTCTCAGAAGTTATTGAATCAGAAGAAACAGCTAAAGTAGGTGATCTTAAAGTAGAGAAAACTGGTGAAAATGAAGTAGTTGTTACATCAGAATCTACAGGTGATCAAGCAAAGGTAGAGTTTAATGGTGAAGATATGGATGTTACTGAGCTAGAATCTAAGAATTTTAGTGAAGCAGAACAGTTTGATCCGTTGTTTGTAGTAGGAGTAGATCCAGTAAATCATGTTATTGTAGATGCTCCAGAGTATGACGAAGCATCAGCTCAAGAATTAGTTCAGAGTTTAACAGAAAAAGGAGTAGCAGGAGTTAGAATTTTTGATAACCCCGAAGACGCTCGTGAATATGCTATCGATCTCTTGAATGGTCTTGGTGTAGTTGAAGATGAACAACTTGGAGAACCTGAACAAGCAGAATTTTCAGATCATACTATTTACTTAACTGAATTCCAAGCTGATAATACAGACTTTATGTGTCGTTTCTTCTCTGAATCTGTAGATAGTATTAGTGCAACTCAGGATGCTATTGAAGATGCTATTGAAAATGGTGATGAGATTGAAACAGATTCTGAAGTTATTACACCTATCGATTCTAAGACTGCAGTTATACAGGATAAAAATAAAGATGAATTTACTAAAGTTAGTTTAGAAGGTGAAGAAATGGAGCTTGAAAAGATAAGCGAAGATCAAGCAGAAGAGTTGACAGATCATATCGTTGTTTCTGAAGAAGAGGAAGACGAAGATGAGGAAGAAGAAAAAGAATTCTCTGATGTTTGGTGTGACGAAGCAGAAACTAAATTTTTCTCAGAAAATGAAGAACTTACTCAGTATATGATTCGTTTGTTCTCTGAAGAAGCTGATTCTGCTGAAATTGAAAGCGCAATCCAAACTGGCGAACAAGTAGAAACAGATAAAGAAATTATTACGCCTATCGATTCTAAGACTGCAGTTATACAGGATAAAGAAAATGGCGAATTTACTAAAGCTGAGATGGATGAAGAAGTTCTTGATGTTAATCCTATCTCAGAAGCAGAAGCCGATAATCTAACAAACAGTATTGCAGTAGAAGATAAAGTTGAAAATCATGAAGAAAAAGAATTTTCTGAAGATATCTACTGTAATGAGGCAGAAACTAAATTCTTCTCTGAAGGTGAGGAATTTACTGAATATATGGTTCGTCTATTCTCTGAAGAAGATGGTCATTGTCCAGTAGAAAAAGCTATTGAAACTGGTAAGAAAGTAGAAACAGATAAAGAAATCATTACTCCAATTTCAGCTACAGAAGCAATTATAGAAGATAAGGAAAATGGTGAATTTACTAAGGCTACTATGAGTGAAGATGATATTGAATGTCATCCATTATCAGAAGAAGAAGCTGACAAACTTGAAGAACATTCTATTGATAAAGAAGAAAAGAAATTCTCAGGAGATTATGAAGATCCTATTCTTAATAAATTCTTCTCAGATGTTGTAGGTGCAGTTCCTGTTCCTGCTGGAGAAGTAGATCCTAATACTCCTGTAATTCCTTTAGCTGATCCTAATGCTGTAGCTCCTCAGGAAGTAGCAGTTCCGGCAGGTGTTGCTCCTGCACAAGGTGGTGCTACTAGTGTTGAAGCTATTGAAGATAAAGCACTTCAGGCAGTTCAAAGTATCCAAGCAGTAGCAGAAGAAGCAGCTCAGCAAATTATGGAAGCAAAACAAGCTCCTGCACAGGCTCAAGAACAAGATCTTCAGGAAGCTCAGTTCTCAGAAAAGAAATTCAGTGATACAAATGATACTCTAGTATCATGGTTGACTGGAAATAGTTTTCGTAAGTAATTAAATATAAATAGATAGGTTTATGGTTATCCTCAAAAACCATTTTACATAAACTAAAAATAATAAAAACATTATATACATTATGAATACACAGTATTTGCAAATGATGCAGACTCCTTCAATGATGGAGGCTCTTATTAATAGCTCAGTATCAGCAGAAGATGCTAACCTTCGTTCTCGTGAATATGCTAAGATGTTCTCTCGTAACGATGAAATGAAAGATTTGTTTGGTCTAGGTAATGCAGGTAATTTGCTGCAGAAGACTTTCTCTGGTTATGCAGAAACTCCGTTGCTGTCTACTCAGTATTTCAATGCTTCTGTAGCTTCTTATATAAGCTCATTCGCAGGTTATATGTCTATCGAACGTGACTTTGATCAGCCTAATGGTTTGTTCTATTGGTTCGACGTTTTGGGTGTAACTGATATGCGTTCTGTTATTCCTAACTTAGGTCCGGATAACTATCAGGATATTCAAGCTATGGGTAACTTTACTTTGAATATTACTCCGACTACTAATGCTGACTACTCTTCTTTGATTGGTCGTAAGATTATCCCTGGTACAGTACGTGTTAAGATTGCTACTGCAACTGAAAAATTCGAATTGATCGATAATGGTCAGGGTGCTTTCATGGCTGTTGCTGGTAAGATTTCTAACGGTACTATCAACTATTTGAATGGTCGTGTAGAATTTACTTTGGCTACTGCTTTGGCTGGTGATGCTGCTACAGAAACTATCACTATTGTAGGTAAGGAAGATGTTACTGGTACTCCTTGTAATACTATTGGTGCTTCTAATGCACATGCTAATGATAAGAGATTTATCGCTAAGATGCAACAGCTTGGTTTGGCTACTGTACCTGATATGTTGGTAGCTGAATATAACATTGCTGCTTTAGGTGCTATGAAGAAAGCAACTGGTTCTGATATGGCTACTTTCTTGTTCACTAAGCTTCGTGAATTGTATACTAAGGTAATTAACTATAAATTGGTTTCTACTTTGGAAGAAGGTTATAATGGTAACGTTATGGCTGACTTGGATTTGACTCAGGGTGCTATGACTGGTCAGTTCATGGATTATCGTTCTAGAGTTGACTTGTTCGATGCTTACTTGATTAATGTTGAAAGTGCATTGGCAACTAAAGCTGTTAAGGGTGTTGATGTTACTGCCTATGTAGCTGGTAATATGGCATCTAATCAATTCCAGAAGGGTGGAATGATTGGTAAATGGGAACGTAATACTAAGATGACTTATATCAATGACCTGTTGGGTTGGTATAATGGTATTCCTGTACTTCGTTCTACTGATATTGCTGAAGCTCCGGGTGAAGGTACTTTCTATGCAATTCACAAAACAAAAGATGGTCAGATGGCTCCGCTTGCACGTGGTATCTATATGCCTTTGACTGATACTCCGACTATTGGTAACTACAATAACCCAACTCAGATGGCTTCTGGTATCTACTATCAGGAAGGTACTAAGTATATGGCTCCTGAATTGGTACAGAAGGTTACTTTCAAATTCGGTATCTAATTAAACCATAAAAAATCATTTGGATCGTTAAACTCTCAGATCCCTAAAGAATAAAATGATTTTAAACAAAGAGAGGGATTCCCTAGGTCTTATAGACTTAAGGTTCCTTCTCTTTTTAATTTTTACAATTATGGCAAGTACATTTAGATTAAAGAGAAAATTATATTCTGATGATAAAGGCGGAATGAGTACTGGGAAAAAATTAGCTTTAGGTGGCCTCGCAGCAGGTGCAGCCATTCTTGGGGCTAAAAAAGGTGCATTTGGTGCTAACATAATGGCTAAAACTAATACTGGACTAATGAAAGCTGGTAAAGCTGTTGGAGGAAAAGTTGGAGATAGAATGATGATGTCTGGAGCTAAGGATTTTGGAGTTGCACGAGCTAAACAAATTGATAATGCACTTTTAAAGAAAACAGGATCTCAGATGACAAAACAAGCTTTTAATGCAAAAGCTGATCAAAAAGGTATGCAGGAACTTGGAAAAATTATGAAATAATTATGGCAACTTATAAGCTTAAAAGAAAAAATTTTGGATTATTTTCTCCATTCGCCAAAACAGCAGCAAATTGGAATGCAGCAAAAGGAGCTTTTAAAGCAGGAGAAAATGCCAAAGGTTTTAAGAATTTAGCTTCTACTATGGGAAGAGGTTCTATTGGACTAGGTAAAGGGTTAGGTGTTGCTGCTGCTGGTACTGCTGCATTAGGTGCTGGTACATTCTTAGCAGCAGAAAATAAAGCTAATAGTTAAAGAAGAAGTTAATCCCTGAAAATTAATTTTAAAATATTAAAATAAGTTTTATGAGTGATGTAATTTACAGAGGTCTTAAACTCTCTTCTAATAAATGTAGGTATTTTCAAGTAAAAGAAGGACAAATAAGCTCTATAGTAGAGGATACTTCAAGATCTACTCTCACTCTAACTTATTCTCCAGGAAGTACTTCTGGAAGTTTATCAGATCTTTTAGGAATACCATGTACTGAGAAAAGAATTGACATGCTCCCTACAGGACTTCCTAAATTATTTAAAAATACTTATGTTACATTAAATGGACTTAAGTTAAGAAAATTAACTTATGATCCACATACTATTAATATAGTTATTGTAAATGACTCAGAATCCAGAGTTATCCAAAACTATAATTATACAACAATAGTAGTTTCGGAAGGAGATTATAAAAATCCTGAGTTTATAAATTTCTTATTTTATTCTGGAAATCTTATATATCTTCAACCTATTGGACCTAGACCAAGCTGTTATGAGATAAGAAATTTTCCTAAAATTATAATTAGTTCAGATGATGTTACACTTGAATCTGAATCTGAAACAATATTTACATTAAGAAGGAAATATAATGATTATGTTATAAGGGCTGTAGATTATCAAGATCAATTTATTCTAGAATTACGTAAAATTTTAGATGATTATGGTTTAGAGTTAGTTAGAATTAATAAAGAAACTACATTAACTAAAACATCACATGTTGTTTATCAATTTCTTCAGACTCCAGTGAAAGATAATCATCCTAAGTATTCTGATGATAAAGTAATGCAGCATAAAATACCAGTTGAATTTTATCTAAGAAGTACTGATATGCCATTATTCTTTGACTTTAAAAATAGATATATGAATGTCACATTACTTACTAATTTCTGTGAATTCAAAACATCAGATAGATATGGACAAAGATGGACAGCTGCAATAAAATGGGGAGGAATAACTGAAGACTTTAACCAGACATATCAACAAGATGATAATTCAAATTTCTCTTATCAATGTCAATTCAGATGTGAACTATTTTTCTATGAAGTAATTGATGATAGATATAAATTCCTAGAAGAGATAGTTCAGAATATAGAGTTTGAACGAAATAATCCAGATTATCATTATGAAGTTCCGGTTGATACTGAAACAACAATTATAAACAAAGGGTTATGATAAATTTTAGAAAGAAGAAATACCTTATCCAAAATTTAATGCCGGACGCTATTGAATATTTAAAGAAACAAGGATTACGGCCTAATATTATAACTCCAGAGCAAGCAGATAGCGTTAGTAGAGTTAATTCTAAGGCTATGGTTTTAGTTTCATTTATAAAAAATGAGTCTGGATATTATCAAATTCAAGTACAGGATAAGGAATTATACAATTATACTCAAAAATTAATCAAAGATATTTTTAGAATGAGAATAACTGATATCAATAAAGAAACTAGAGTAATCACAGCAGAAACTGATCACTTAGGAATAGCTTTTGATATTATAGAAATTCTCGCTACAAAATATAATTTATCAGTTGTAGCATGATTAAATTTAGACAGAAAGAATTTACAGAATATGATGCAATGAGAAGTCTTTATGTAAAACTTATGCGATATTCTGATAGAAATAAATTCGGAGTAATAGATACTAGTGCATTAATTCCTGTTCTTAGAGGAAATAATGTAGTAATCGAAAGATTTGTAATTAGTACTTCTATGTTTGGAAAAGATAAATATAGAATGTATCTAAAAATTGGTGCCAAAGCAAAGTTACCAGATGAGGTTAGACTTCCAGGTAAAACATATGATAAACGTCTTGGAAATATGCAATTAAACGTAAGTCATTCTATATTTGCGCCAAAAGATAGTGATCCAAATTGGAATAATAACAATAATGGAGGAAATAATAATACTTCTTTAGGAGACACTTCTGGACCTAGGAATGATAATCCTGAAGAAAGAAGAGGTGGAAAAAAGAAAGAAAAGAAGTATTCGGAATTTCCAGGATCAATTTTAGAGCAAAGAGAATTTAAGAGTAAAGGCGGTGATAAACAATATCCCTATCTATCTGGTTCATTCTCTCCTTCCTTTGATCTATCTTATGAAGTTTCTGAATTGCTTGGAGAGGCTATCAAATATGATAAAAAATCAAGATCATTGGTCTTAGAATTCAAATCTATCGAAGATGCTATTAATGCATTGAATATATTACCCTTCGGATTAGGTTATAAAATATATTTACTTAATGCATGATGATTGTAAAGAGATTTTCTCAAACCAAGATATTAAATACTAATAACCCAGCTCTTGGTTTCACTAAAGGGAGAAAATATGATACAGATATGGATAGACTGGGTAGAATGAATACTTCTCAACGTGAATTAGCTGGAATCGGTAATTTAGGAAAAGAAATGAGAAAATTAAATCAAGAATTAAATCGTGGAGGAAGAGGTAAATGGCAAGATACAGATTAAAAAGAAAATGTTACAATGCACTAACTGAAGCTGCCGGAAATACACTTGGAGGAGTTACAGAAGGAGTTGGTAAAGCTCTTGATAATAAAGTAGCCGGAATCGCTGGTGGTGTTTTAGGAGCTACTAAATTAGGAGGAACTATTGGAACAATGATAGGGGGACCATTTGGAAGTATTTTAGGTATGGGAGCTGGTTATCTCTTAGGTTCTGCAGCTACTAGAGGTCTTGGAAAAGGTCTTAAAACTGCCGGTCAAGATATGCAGACTTAATTATAGGAGGATTTAGATTATGATTAAGTTTAGACAAAAAGAATTTTTTTGGGGAATGGCTTTAAATGCTGCAGGGGCTATTGGTACAGGTCTTTCTCTAAAACAGGGTTCAGATCAAATGAAACAAGCTGAGGAACAAGCAGCACAGGCAGAAGAGCAGAATAGAAGAATGACCAAAGCTTTAAATAAAATTGCTGAAAATGCAGAGAATAATCCACAAGCAGCACAACAAGCAGCAGATGTAATGGGACAAAAACAATTTGCTCAGATAAATTTTGCAAAACTTACGGCAACTCTTAAAAATAATAAAACTTTAGGAAATGCTAAAGGTCTCGCTAAAGATGTTGGTAAAATTGCATGGAAAGAAAAAAATAAGCTGATTGGTGGAACTATGATGGGAGCTACAATGGCAGGAGCTTCATATCTTACTGATAAAGCAATTCAAAAAGATATGAAGAAAAATGGAATGCCTCTTGAAAAAACCTACTCTGCTGGATCTATAATGAAAGCAGTAAAAGGTACTGGAAAGGTTTTAGGAGAAGCTGCAAAAAAGAATAAAGGAACTTTGATAACAATGGCTGCTCTAGGTTCTGCTCCCATGGCTCTCGGATACTCTGCTGAAAAAGCTCAATATAAAGATCAAATGGCATCAACTCAGAGAAACTATGCAGTTCCTGGAACAATGGCAGTTAAAAGATTACTTACTGGCGCTTCTAAATCTGTAAGAAATTCACAGATATTTAAAACTCCTGGACAAACAATTTTAGGTGGACTTTCTAATTTATCTGGCGGAGGTGGTCGAAAAGGTGTATACAAATTCGGTCATCAGTTAAATAGATATGGAAAACACTCAGGTTCAGTATGGTCTCAAAAAGCAGGTAAATTCATTATGGATAACCCCAAAACAGCCTTAGCAGGTAGTATTCCAGTCGGTGCTGCAGTTTTAGGAGCAACATGGGGAACTGGAGAGAAGATAGTAAATAAAACAGCTCGGGCTCTAGATAAAGATGCTTTCAAATATCAAGATTCTAAAAATCAAGAAATACAATGATTATAAAAAGAAAATTATTCACTAAATACGACGATACTGATAATCTTAAGAGAATGAAAGATTCAGATATTCTTGCTGAAAAACCAAAACAAGCTCCTGGATATGGTTCTGTAGCTGGTGCTGCTCTTGGTGGTGCTGCTCTTGGTGGAACAGTTGGTGCTGTTGCTGGAGCTTTCGGAAAGAATAAGGCAGGTCGTAGTTTACTCGGAAGAATGGGTAAAGGTGGAAAAACTGGATTAGTTGTTGGTGGTCTTCTAGCAGGTGGAATGGCTCTTCGAAATAGAAATAAACAGGCTGAAAATAATGAATGGTATAATAAAAGACTTAATTATGCTCAAAGACAGGCTAGACGAAGAGAAAAACAAGATTGGAAGACGAATATGACTCAAAGAGATGGTTATTCCTATTAAAACTAATAAAAATTATGGCAAAATTTAAACCAAAGAAAATAATCAGAGATGTAAAGGAGTTTTATAAAAATAATCCTACGGCAAAAATTACTACTGCCACTGCTGGATTTTCTGGAACTAATCTTGCTATTAATGCTACTAGAAAAAATTCTGATAAAAAATATCAAGAAGAACAACTAGAAGCAATGGATAAATTAACTAAAGCACTTGGAGGAGTTAATAAAACTTTAAAAGAGGTAGAAGTAAAAGAACCTAAAAAGACAACCTCTTATAAATTTAAAAAAATCTTTTCCGAGAAAAATGATAATAATATGATTACATTTAGAAGAAAAGACTTTAGTATATTATCTGATACTGTTAAAGGAGCTATAATTGGTGGAAACGTAGCTACTCTAAGTTTACCATTATCCGGAAAAGATGCTAAAAATATTAAATATGAAGGAAGTAACCCTACTTTCCGAAAATTAAATACTCTAAGTCCATTTGCTAAACGACTTGGAGTAGTAGCCGCCGGAACATTAGTCGGAGCAGCTCTTGGAGCCTTAGTTGGTACTATAAAAAAAGGTGATGAGGCTATTTCCAGAAAGTTAACAGTTGACAATAGATTAATGGATAGAGTAGTAGAGGATCTTAAGAAAACAGGTTTTAAAGAAGGCTCCGATTTTACAAGAGATCCTAAAACGGCGGATTCTCTTAAATCAGCAATAAGTGTAGCTATAACAAGAAATTCTGGTGAACTTAGACTTCTAGTAAATACAATAGCAGATAATAAACTAAAAGATATAACAAAAAACATAATACGAAATCTACCAAACTCAAGTGCAGTAACAGAAGAAAGTAAAAGTAGATATAATGAGATTTCTATAACTACTATATCTGATGGAACCGCTGATGTTGGTTTAATAGCTGGAATATGTGAAAAATTTATAAGAAATAAATATCCAGTATATCTCGTAGAAGTTGGTTAAATAAAACAATTAATTATTATATTTAAATTATGGCACAATGGACTGAAACTCTCGAACCGTATGTAAAAGTTATAGAGAGAGTACATACCGCAGCTCTTAATCCTACTGCAGGTGAAAGTTTAATTATCGGAGTGACTTTAATTTCTGATGCAGGCCCAGCAGTTCCTACATTGATTTCTAGTCAATCTGAATTCTTAAAAACTTATGCTTCAGGAGACTTAACAGAAGATTATATGGCATCCTTAAATAATCTTTATCATGATGCTAATAATACAGGAGATAAAAATGTAGCTGCAACAATGTGGATGAATGCTTATAGATTAGCAGGCTCTAATGTTATGCTGGTTTGTAGAGCATCTAAAGCTAACGATATCTACTACGCTAAACCCATGACTAAAACTGATTATAGTACATATATCCTTAGAGATGGTGCTTTAATGAAGGGATTTAGAGATGCTGATAAAGGTGTCGTTAAATTTGTTCTTGATATTGATGGAGATGATGCAGAACATGATCAAGATGGATGGTCAATTAATTTGAATGGAGTAGGTATTCTTGGTAATCGTACAACTGATGATGGTCCTCAGTATGACTACTATGTAAGAACTCTTCCTGACTTAGTAAATCAGATGAATGAAACTAATAAATTCTTCTCTCCATCTTATAAATTCTTCACAGATCCTAATAATATCGTTCCTGAAAATGAAACGACTGATCCTGATAAAGCAAAGGCAGTTGTATTCTATGAACTTTACCTAGGACAGGATATGCTAGATACTTCAGATTCTAGATGTCCACTAGGAAAGCAGTATATCGTAATTTGTGAACCTGATTGGACTAGTGATAATCCTAATCAAAAACTTATAGATATTAATGCTTCTGCTTGGTCTGGTTTCGAAGAACAAAAATATTATGCAGTTAATCAATATAACTCTAATACTGATCTGAGAGTTAGAATTAGACGTTTTAATCATGATGCAGTAGTTACCAAAGAATTAACTAACCCTGCTTTGAATGAAAACTCTGATTCTCCTTATATGGTACTATCGGCCGTTCTAGATACCTATACCAAGAAAGGAACAGTAGAACCGTCAGAAAGTATCCTACAGCGAGATTTTTATGAAGTCGCTGTTCTTGATCCTAATATTTCTGACGAAGTGCAGTTCTTTAATATAGGTAAAGTAACCGGCCGTGGAGATATGGAAGTATCAGAACTCAATGAACTTCTAAGTATGATTCAACTTCAACTCCCTGACGACATGAGAGAGCTTGGATTGAACTACTATGGATACGGAGCTGATGATAAAGTATGGGTAGAACTTGATCCTAATGACCCAAATGCAGGTTCTTATAAACAAACAGTTTCTTCAATGACTGATCTTTACAACTCAAAAGGTATGTCAGTTGGAGATGTTTACCGAGTTGGATCTGGAAGTTCATATAAGTACTATGAATATCAAGAAAATGGTGGAGATCAAGTTTATGCAAAATTAGGCGTAGATCCAACTGAAACAGATATTCTTGATGTATCTGAATCGGATCTTAAGAAAGCACTTGACGAAATCAACATTCAGGAAATCTATGTGGTTGAAGGATTATGTGACCTTGGAAATACATCACTAAGTTTCCAGAATTACTTGGCTAATATGGCTATCAATTCTAACTATTTCTATCCAGTATCAACAGTTCAGAGCACAAATTATATGACTATCGCTAATAATGCAACTAAAATAGCACAAGATTCATATAAACTCTATCTGTCTGCACCTTGGGATATCGACTCCGGTACATTTGGATGGAAATATTATTGCTCACCTGCTGTTGTTTACTGGGAAGCTGTAGCTAGAAACCGTAGAAATAATGCAGAATTTGCTCCTGTACTTGGACAAACTAATGGTATTGTTCAGTATCAGAGACCTATGACAGAGTTTAATAAAAAAACTCGTCAACTTCTATTATCTAAACGAGTAAATACTGTACTCTGGAATTATCAAACTAATGCTTGGAACATGAATGATAAACAAAATTGTCCAATTTATTGAAATTGAATTTTTATGAACTGCTGGGATTTATATAAAAAATAAAAATCAGCAAAAAGGATTACTAATATAAATCCTTTCTCAACGACTAAGTATAAAAGATAAATAAATTTTATTATTTTTCAAGATATAGTCTAGCGAAATTACCAAATAATTTTCTAAAACGAATTATACTAAGCAAAGTGTGGATAATATTGTTTCAGATGAAGGTAACTCTCGTTTAGCTATTCGTATCTCAAAAGCTATGCCTATATTACTTAAGCAATATATAGGTTGGAGAATTGCACCAAAACTCTGGGAAAGTGCGATTGGAACTATCGATTACTGGTTTAAATCAACTATTCTCCCAATGTCTTATAATATCGATGATTACCGTATTATCATCGATGAGACAAATAACCCTGTTCAAATTCAGCGTAAATAATTGCGCCTTGGATTTTTATATTACCAAGAAAAATAAGAGAATTGCTGGAAGATAATAAAATAAATCAGCAAAGAAAGTTTACAAAAATTTTCTCTCAACGACTATGTACTTATTAAAATGATATAGTCTGATCTTAAATATTAATCTTATATTTAAGTTTAACAATAATGCAGAATAAAATGGTGGTTAACGTTTTGGTTAGATACCAGAGAGCTTTGAAATATGTCATCGTAAAGTATATGCGATTATTATACCAATTGCTGGAACTTAATAAATCCAAAGAATCAGCAAAAATAGATATAATTCTATTTCTCAACGACTAGATGTATAATTAAAATTTCATGAAGATTTTAAAAGATATAGTCTGAACATGAGTAGATAATACTTAGCAAACATATTGATATCACGACATTTTCGACGTTGGTATGCAACTTGCAGTCTCAGAGTACGAAGATACTAGAGGAGCAGCCCTTGAATAATAAATAACATGATAGTATGCTGGAGAGATCTGGCATACTATCCTTTATAAATAATAGAATATGCAAAAATTTACAAAAGATGAAATAATATATAATATTATTTCAAAATTAACTAAAGATATTGAATTCCTAGGATTAGAAAACTATTCAAAAGATATATCTACAAAAAAATTAAAAATTATTTTAAGATGTAAATTACATAATATAAGTAAAATTATAAAATATTCTAGTTTTATATTAAATGGATGGCATTGTCCTGAATGTTCAAAAATAAAAAGAACACTTCCAGAAAATATAGCAATAGAAAGAATACAAAAATCCATATTAAAGAAAAATAATGAAGGGAGTAATATATCTTTTTTAGGATTTGTAAATTTTTGGAAAGGCTCATCAACAAAATTGATTTTAAAATGTAATATTCATAATATTATTTGGAAAACAACGACCTATAATGGATTTATTTCGAATAATTTAATTGGTTGTCCTGAATGTTCAAAAGAAAGAAAAAAAAGAAAATTAACTAATTTAGAAGCAGAAAATAATATAATCGAATTTCATAAATCATCTTCTACAAATGAATCGTCAATATTTTGTAATATTCATAATAGCTACACAGGTTATAATTCTCCAGTTGAATTAGTTTGTTATAAACATGGAAAATTTTCATGTTATTATAGTTATTTAATGACTGATAAAAGTAGAAATATTATACTATGTCCTAAATGTAGAGAATTATTTGAACGTGAACAGGAAAAGAAAAGATATCATAACTTAATAATAGATAGAGTAAATCATTTAAATAAAAAATATAATATATCTTTAGAATTTTTAGGATTTAAAGAAGAATTTAATTATCAAAATACATATCTAATACTAAAATGTAATATTCATAATCATATTTGGGATACTACTAGACTAGGTATATTTTTAAAACATGAAGGAAAATACTGTATATATTGTTCAAAAACTAGTAGTATTTCGTTTATGGAAAATTCTTTATACTCTATTTTAAATAGTTATTATTTAAACATAATTCGTCAATATAAATTAATAATAAATAATAGAATATTTTATTTAGATTTTTACATACCAAAATTAAATGTAATAATAGAGTATGATGGAAAACAACATTATGAATTTACTTCTTTCTTTCAACCCACATATCAAAATTTCGTAAATCAAGTTAACCGAGATAGATGTTTAGAACAATATTGCAAAGAAAATAATATAAAACTTCTTCGAATTTCTTATAAAGACAATAATAGAATCCCTGAAATCATAAAGATATTTTTCGAAGAAGGAAAAGATATAACAACAAAAGTAGAACCTAAATTATTACCAGTATTATATCATGGATAAAACATTATTAATAGATCTTAAAAAGAAGTTATTTATCAGGAGTGCTCTTATAAGTTTGACGTCTCTTGATGAAATTTTAGCCTTGAACGATTTTTTGAGTCCAGATGAGATATTACTGGAGATAATTAAGGAGTCGTTAAGAGAATTTGAACATACCTTGCCATTGATTCTGGAGATGAAAATGAACCGTTCTCAGATGTGTAGTTGTGAGAACATGGGACTTGAAGGGTATTGTGAGATTAAGAGTAATTTTACATTATTTCTTGATTGTAAAATATCGGAAGATCAGATTATATTAATTCCAAACTCTATTCCTATGTACAGGGTGGGGTCTATATCTTATCCAGCTCCAGGAAACTATACTTACTTCACAGATTATAGACGTCCTTATGTTTTTATGATGGATATGCCCAGTTACGATCAATTCTATATTAGAGGAATATGTAGTCGACCAATAATTCCTGACTTTCTTCCTGATAAAACGTTTAATCCAGGATCATCTAAAGCAGCTATTTATTGGCTGAATGTAGAAGAAGGGTCGAGAGGTACATTTTTTATGGATCTCTGTATGACTCATTTACTAGACTATATTAGGAACCTAAAGGCTTCATTAATGTTACCTAATGTTGGTTTGGAAGTTCTTAATAATATCGATGCTGCATATCAAGAGCTTAGATCTAGGTGTGATAATTATATACTCCAATCTGGATGGTATGGAGATTTACTTGTTTAATATATAAATTTATGATAATAAAAAGAAAGTTGTATTCTCTTGCAGGAACTAGAATATTAGCTGGATTTAATAAAAAAGTTCTTAGAAAGACTCCAATGGCTGCAAAAAGATCCGCCATAAAAACACAAAATAAAGTCTTAGAAGCTACAGCAAGAGGTTTAAATAAGATAGAAGGAGTAAAAATGGCGGCAAATCAAGCAGCCATTAATCCAGGAAGAGTTGTAAATACTAAAGTAATTCAACCATCTATAGAAGCACCTATAACTTCTGTAGCTATGAAAACAGTACCTATTCCTGGAACATCTGCTTTAGTTAGTGTAGTAGGAAAACCAGAGAAAACTATATGGAAAAAGATTGGAGTTGGTGATAAAATGTCTAAGGCTGCATCTAAGTATGTAGATAGTAAAGGAGGTAGAGTTGTAGAAGATGTAGTAAATAGCTCAACTAATTATTTAAAAAATCTTATGGTATGACAAAATTTAGACAAAAACAATATACAATTCCGGAGGGTCACTATACAGGTCCAAAGGATATGGATAAGGTTCCAGGAGCTATAGAAGTAATCGGAAAATCTGCCTTAGCTGGTGCTGGTATTGGAGGAGTTACAGGTAGTCTCCTAAAAGATGCTAGTATTACCAGTGGTGCTATAACTGGAGGTAAATATGGAACTATAGCAGGTGTAGTATTAAAATTCTTCTTAAACTATTTACACAATCCAATGTCATCTATTAAATTTCAAGAAGTAGATAAATTAATTCGTCGTGAGTTTGGTATTTATAGAGCTTCTGGAGTAACTATAGGAGATTCATTAGATAAAAGAGCAAAAATAGATGAGAAGTTTAGTTTTAATGATCGAAATGTAACAGCTTATAAATTAAATTTTTCAATACAAGATAATTCCATTACCATGTATACTTTTGGAATGACCTCTAAGGAATTGGAAAAGACTTCAGATAGTTTAGACTATTACTGTAAGAAGTATACAGGGATGGAATATAGTAGTTATGCAATCAATTCTAGAAATAATTCTTATTCAGTGGCTATTGTATTTACAAATTATCAAGTTATAGCCAACTTTATAATGGAACTCAGTAATACTCTTGGAGTAAAAATAAATCTTCTTGATAACAAAGCTTTAGTTGAAAATAGAATTAAGGAAGTTGAACAGAAGGATTTTTCGGTTAAGTCTTTAAATAAATATGATTTAAAGAAATTTATTGGGAAAACGGGAAAATTTCTATTTTCCGGTAAATCTGAAGATCTTATCGGTTTAATTTATAGTGCTGCAGTAACTTTTTCTAATGATCCTGATATAATTCCTACATATCGAGGAGACTTTGGAAATAAGTACTTAGAAAATAGCCTTAAAAGACTTCGTTATGTTGAAGGTCTAGATTATACTGTTGGAGAATTTGGTGGAGATATAGGTATTAATATGTCAATGATCTCTGGAATATTCGTAATAACAGTAAATAAAGAGGATACCAACGAACTTAAGAAGATTGATTCTATTTTCTGGAATCACTTAAAAACGATAGTAAATAGGGTAGATACTGGAAAAGTAGTTGTATATAACTACACAATTAAAACAAGAAATGAATTTGATTTTATCTTAAAAAAATTCATGTCAACTGATGTAAAACCTAATATATTTGAAAAATGATAGTACCTAGAATTCGATATTTTTCAGATTTACAAGCTAGAAAGATGATAACGAAATTAACAGAGAAATTGGATAAAGATCGTATCGGGAATTATGAAGTTTCTAGTAAAATTCCCAAAGATGTAATTAGTATATATCCTGATCCATCTTCAATTAAAATATATATTCCAAAAGATCTTGAATATAGTCAGTACGAAATTGATGATTTCATTAGATCTATGGCAGCTCATATTAGAACAATTACGATCCTAGAGAGAGATATATATGTAATGAAACTATCAGGATCTCTTACTTTTGAACAGATATATAAATTAATACGTGAGATAATTGATACAGAAGAATTTTGTACTATTATTGACTGTGATTAATCTTTAAACTAAATATATACTATTATGGCGGATATGATTTCAAAAAACTTAGATAAGGCAAATAGGCTTTATTCTATTGGAATGAAAAATATAAAATTACAATTAAAACTTCTTGGGACTGAATTTGTAGTACTCAGACCAAAGAGTAATTCAAAATGGAAAAATGTTTTTGGAGGTACATATTCATCAAGTAGTACATTAGAGAACGATTATGATCAATTTACTACAATATTGATATTAAATCAGAATGAACTAAGAGATGTATGGAATCGAAACAGAGATAATCTAGAAGTATATACAGATGATGGATCTCTTGAAGTAGGGGATGAATTACAATATACTCGTGGAAAATATACATTCAGATTTAAAATATCTCTTAAAATGGGTTACTCTGAAGTAGCTGAAGTATTCTATGTTTATACATTGAATAGTATTATTGAAACTTTAGATATGTAATTATGAGAGAAAGAAATATAGAAAATGAGATTCTGAAGCAAAATAAAATTCCTGGATGTGATCAACTTACTAGACCTGAGGAAGTAAAAGCTCTTAGTAAATATCTTAAAAGTATTAGAACAACTCAAGAAAATCATACTTCCCTAGAGAAAGATAATCTAGAACTCCCTGGAAGAACAACAGGGAGGATTCCAGAAATTAATTCTCTCGAAGATTATATAGAGGGATTAGATGGGGTTCGTGGTATTAAAAGTCTATATAAAGAATCATCACGAGAACCACTTTCTGATAATAGAAACTCTGACTCGGCGGAAAATCATGGGTTGTATACAGAAAAGACACGTGAAAATCTGTATGATCCTAGGAAAACGGAACTAGAGAAACATCGTGAGGATATAGTAAATAAAAAAAATATCCTTGAACCAACCCTAGAAGACCGCCGAGAAGAATTAACTGAGGAACCAAAAGAATTAAAATCTCTAGGTACAGAAAAGTTAAATCTAGAAGGAGTTAGAGATGTAAGAAATCTTTATATAAATACAAAAGAAAATCTTAAGGTTCCAGAAAAAGATCTAGAGTTAGGAAAAGAAAGAGAATCTCTTATTGATAATCACAACCTAGAATTAGATCTAACAAGAATAGACCTTGAAGGATTTAAAGATTTATCATACAAAGAACAGCTCGAAGTAGATTCTAAAAATGAATTAGATACTACTCGAATATCTTTAGAAAAAACAATTGAAACTTCTGAATTATCTAGTTATAGAGAAGATCTTAAAGAAACGCCGGAGGAATTAGATAAGTTAGAAGATCACAGAGAAAAATTAAATAGTGGAAAAGATAATCTAAAAGAACTTGAAGATACTAAAGTTAAACTCAGAAATCCAGTAGATGATGCTGAACTTTCTAAAACCAAAGTATCTTTAGAGAGAACCGTAGAAGATAAAGAGTTAGAAACTTATAGGGAAAATCTTAGGAAAACGCCGGAGGAGTTAGATGAATTAGAGAATCATAAAGAGTCTCTTAGAAGTGGGGAAGAATTAAAGAGTTTACCTGAAGATAAAATAACTCTTGGAGGTACTGTAAAGGTATTAGAAGAACTTGGAAACACTAAAATAGATTTGGAAGGTACTGTAAAGGTATTAGAAGAACTTGGAAACACTAAAATAGATTTGGAAGGTACTGAAGAATCTGAGATATCTACTTTAGAGGATTATAGAGAAAACCTAAGTGTAGAAGATAATAATTCTCTTGAAGATACTAGGGTAGATCTGAAAGGTACTGTAGAATACGAAGCTTCTGAGTTAGAAGATGCCAGAATCAACTTAACCGGAACAGAAGAATCCGAACCTAAAAGTCTCGAAGATAAAAGGATAGACCTAGAAGATACAAAGGAGTCTGAACCTAAAGCTCTAGAGAATGAAAGAATTGATCTAGAAAATACTGAAGAGTCTGAGATATCTACTTTAGAGGATTATAGAGAAAACCTAAGTGTAGAAGATAATAATTCTCTTGAAGATACTAGAATAGACTTAACTGGAACTAAAGAAGCTGAGATGTCTGAACTTGAGGATTATCTTGATGATCTAGAAAATACGAAGGATTATGAGGCTTCTGAGTTAGAGGACACTAGAATAGATTTAACCGGAACTAAAGAATTCGAACCTAAATCTTTAGAAGACGAGAGAATAAACTTAGAGGGTACTAAAGAATATGAATCAAGTTCTTTAGAAGATGAAAGGATAGATTTAAAAGGTACAGAGGAAGCTGAACCTGAAAGTCTTGAAGATTTTATAGATAAACTTGAAGATACTAGAGATTTTGAGTTAGAAGATGAAAAACTCGAACTCCCTGAAACTTCTGGAGATGGATATGAAGGTTATACTCCATTAGGTCCGGAAGAATTAGATAGTCTTGGTGGAAATATCAATAATTTCTATGATTCTCTCCTTGAAGTTCCAGAAATAGCTGATGCTCCTAGACAATCTGGAGATTATACTCCTCTTGGCCCAGAAGAGTTAGATAGTCTTGGTGGAGATCTTGGAAATTTTTACGATTCTATTCTAGAAGTTCCAGAAACAGATAATGAAAATTATCTTTCTCCAGAAGAAGTAGAAAAAATCATAGAAAATCCAGAACAACAATATAATTATAAAGATAAGTTACCTGAAGTAGCTAAAGGAAATTCAGCTCCTAGAGTAGAAACAGAAGGATCATATAATTATCTTTCTCCAGAAGAAGTAGAAAAAATCATAGAAAATCCTACTTATTTCTATAACCAACAAAAAGAAATTCCAGAAACAGATAATGAAAATTATCTTTCTCCAGAAGAAGTAGAAAAAATCATAGAAAATCCTACTTATTTCTATAACCAACAAAAAGAAATTCCAGATGCACAAGCTCCTGATGGACAAGAAATTTATAAATATTCAGAAAATCCTGAACTATCTTCTGAACAAGTAGAAGGTCCTCCTATGAAATTACCTAAATTTGGATTAGAATCTCTTAATTTAAGTAATTATCTTAGATGGACTGCTGAAAAAGCCGTGGGCTGGACTGGAGTACATGGAGAGGCAAGACAACTTCTTGTTAATGAAACACTAGCTGGTTTGGTAGTAGCTAGAGACGAGCTTGAAAAAGTAACTAAATCAAATCGATATAGACTCCCTGGAAATGATGGCGGTTTATTGGGTGATTTAGTATCTGGAGGAGTTTCTGGTGCACTTGACAACCTAGGAGACAAGCTCGGAGATGCTGTTAATAGTATCGTTGGAAGCAAATCAGTAGATATATCTAATCCTTTGAATAGACCAGATGAAAATAAATTTAAATATAATGGATTTGAAGAAGCGAATACACGATCAACTAGTAGTAATGCTTCTAATCCTATAAAAAGTCAATCTGTATTTTCTTATGATGAAATCGAACTCTTAAGTAAAATAACTAATGAAGGAGCAAAGAAAAATTCATCATCATCCTTTTGGAAAAAAGCAGGTAGTGCTTTAAAAGATATGGCTTTAGGATCTTCTGGAGGAGAAAGAACATACAGTTTTAAAAATAATTATATTTCAGGTAAAGGTATATTAATTACTCTAGAGGAATTATGTGGGATATCTAGCGATACTGACGATACTAATACTGTAGAAGGTTTATATAATGTATTAAAATCTAGCCCATTTATTACAACTCCAGATAAATTTACCTCAACAGGGTATTCAAATTATAATATTCAAACATTAGATACTAATGCTTTCTGGGAAATTGCTCTTGAACCTTATGCAGGGCCTGAAAATGGAGATCTTAATTATCTTCCTGGAATCCACGAAATAAATATAAGAAATATCGTAATGCATGGAGTAAATACAGCTTATAATAAATGGATTCCATTTACTAGTTTTGATCTTCAAAAATCTAAAATGACATCAAAAACACTGAGCTTGTATGATGGTGAAATTAGTTATCCTGTTTCAATGGAATTTACTAATGAACTTCGAATAACTATCGCCGACGATCAATATAAATCTTGGAGACGATACTTTGAAGAATGTGCTAAAGCTGCAATTTATAATAGCGAAGGACATACATCTGATTATTATATACTGCCCCCGGATGAATATTCACTTACAGCAATAGATACTAATAATGTGTGTATTGCTATGTATAAAAATATATGCTTCAGATGTAGAATATATGTTATGACACCACAATATAGTACAATTCAAAAATTTGATTTGCTTTTAGTAATGAAAGATTTCTCTGAAGAGTATACAGGGGATATTGGAGACGGTGCAGGAGATCTTACGGTATCATTTAGTATCGTAGGAGAGAATCCAAATGAAGGAAAAATTCCAGAAGTTAAGGTAATACAACATAAAGCTCCCGATAATTCTTCAAAAACAGATTACGGTTCTATAGTAGAAAGTGGAGTAAATTCAGTAATGAAACTAATTAAATAATATAAAGCTATGTATTTAAGATTAGGAACAACTAATATAAAGTACTCCACTGAACAAGATGATTTTACAGTATTTTCTGAAGTTGTAGATTCTAAGATGTCATATGAGAAACCAATACTTGTGAGAACTCCTGATGAACTTGATATTTGGTTTGGATCAGATTTTCCAGGGAAAGATTATTATGATGAACTTTTAGAATCTGGAGTTACTTTATTCTTATATAGACCAATTAAGGTTGAACAAAATACTAATGCTCCTGACTATGTTGACCTAAAAGAGTATTCTATAGATCAAAAATTATACTATAACTTAACAGAACTTCCAGAAATCGGAGAAGATAAAGTTTTGTATAAGGTAGTAACAGGAGAAGGCGAATATAAAGAGGGAAATTTGTGGTATACTCTTTATATATATTATCTAGGAGAATATATGAAAATCCTAGAATTACCACAAAATCTTGACACTAATAATACGAGTTCTCTAGAAAATAGGGATGTATTAAACATAAATTATCCAGGTTTTATTGGACCTGAATATTGTTATCCGAAATATATAGAGGAAGGAGATGTTGATTATACTGAAAAAATTAATGAAGAAATATTATTATCTCATCTTCCTGACTTGCTAAGAGTATCAAAAGGGTATGAAACTTTAGCTTATTCTTTAGTATATAACCCTGAGATAGATTTTCACCCGATAGACGAGGGATTAACTTCTAAATATATAATCCTGAAAAAACTTAAAAATGACTCTTATGAAAATATAATGATTTGGTTTAAAGAGGAAATTAATAGTATCCCTAATATTCCAAGTCAGTATTATGATGAAGCAGTCGAGGTCGAAATCAAAGCCAAAGAAAGTAATAAGGAAATTTTCAAGAGGTTAGTAGAAGTTATAATTCCAAGTCAATTAGGTTATACAGTCGAAGGAAATATCTCGGAGGGTTACAAAATATACACATCATATTCTGTTCAGGTTACTTATTTTACTAATATTACTGATCTATTATTCGAACCAGATTTTAACACTACACACAATATACTATCAAAAATCTCGAGCGGAAGTACTAGAGTGAGATTTATATCTAAAACAACTGGTACTGAAGGTGGAGATCCCGAATACTTAGATAGTGATATTAGTGTAAATATTGAGAAACTGAAAGGAGATGATAAGTATAGAGTAACAATCGAGAGGTATAAATATCAAGAAATTTATGAAGGTGGTTTATTTACTATTGGACAGGAAAGACTTGATACTATAATTACTTCAGAGTCTAAGTTAGTTAGATGTATTCTCTCAACATCTTACATAAATCGAGAAACAGGTGAAGAGGTAGAATATAAAAAAGGTACTAAAGAATCTGAATTACCTTCTGGAACATGGTATCTTAAACGAGCCTGGAAAGAAACGGCCGAAGATATAAATGGGGAATATTGGAAAGCGGCAGAGGCTATTTTTGGATCTGACAACGCTGGAATTATTGATTATTTCTTAGTCCCTGATATCTATAAATACTCGGCCGGAATGAAGACAGGCTCAGAGACTAGTTATTATCCAGAATACGAGAGATTTTTAGGGTATGCAAGGAGTTTAGGTTTTCAAGTATTATTCCAAAATTCTGATAATGGATGGACCTACGTAGAAACTCAAGAACTCCCATCGGCCGAAAATATAACCTCAGGAACAATTTATATAGTATCACAACCCACTGGAGGAGTAAAATTCTATAAAGTGGAAAACGGAAACTTAATAGAAACAACTGATCCTGAGGAAACTAATACGGCCGGAAATAACTACGTCTTTAATTATACCTCTGATACTGATAATCGACTCTTATATTTTTATCGAGGACAAACAATTTTCGGACAAGATAGACCTGGATATTATTTACATATTAGAGGGCTCTTACAAGATATTTACTCAATAACTAGCGATCAGATCTTATATCAAACACCTACAACAGATCCTTACACCTTTGAATCACCAGAAGAAAAACTTGAAGAATACAAAAGTAATTATCTAGTATTTAATAACCAGATATATTATTATAAAAAATATCAAAATGGACAAGACTTCAATACTTCAGGGTGGATGAGATTCTGTATAGGAAAAGTGGCTAGAGAATTGGAAAAGAATAAATGGAAAATTCTTAGTACTAAATCAGCCGGAGATATAAGAGCTAGAATAGAACAGATCTTAAATAGAATATCAGCTGGGTACTCATATATAGATTCATTAGTTATTACTGGATTTTACCTAGACTTACCAAATAACAGACTAGGACTTGAAGTGGAATCTAGAATGAGCGACTTAGTAGATAATGATATGACGATCGATATAACTTTAAATTACGATAAAAAATAATAAAAACTATGGCAAGCGTAGCAAGTTTAGTCCGCGGAAGTGACGGATACATGAAATTTATTGACTATCAAAGTACATATAAAGATAATAATAAAGAATTCCTTCGTGGTGACATGTGGGAACTTCAATTCATTAATGTACCTAAGATAAATAATTGTCTTAGTAAAACTTTGTAAACTGCTGGAAGATCAAGTAAAGATAAATCAGCAAAAATAGATAAAAAATCTATTTCTCAACGACTATTAGCAAAGAAAAGAAATAGCCATAGATTTCTTTTATGATATAGTCTAAACATAGAACAAATGTTTGAGTTTATTTCCCTGGTACTGATATTTTCAATGCTAGATTAAATGCCGTTCAGGTAGGTATTGATTATAGTGTATCAGGTTTTGAAAAGAGAATGCGTGGTAATTATACTATCATTCAGAAGACAGGTCAAAACACAGCTGGAACCCTGTCGTTGGCTTTTGTAGATAAGGAAGATCAGGCAATTACTTACTGGTTTGATAATTTAAAAGTTGTCCATTAAGAGATTAAAAGTTCCTTAATGAATCTTTGTGAACTGCTGGAAATATCTCGTTATAGTTATCTCCATCGCTTAAGATTTAGGATTAAGAGCGATGAACCTAATATAACGAAAAAATAATCAGCAGAAATAGATATGATTCTATTTTTCAACGACTAAGTACAAAGAAAGAGGGTTAAGCCATAGTTCCTCTTTATGATATAGTCTAGTATGATTTAAAACAAAAACCATAAGGACTATCGCCAGAAAATTGCAGATCGTGATACTAAATATTCTTTCAGAAAGGATGACTTAGTATGCGACCTTAGATTAATCTTAACTAACTCAAGCCGTATCAAAGTTCGTACTCTTAATTTCTATAACTGTATTCTTCAGGATGCACCGATCGACGAAAATGGTTAAAAAAATTTTTAAGGCCCACTAGAAATAGTAATACTCTAGAATGTAGTAAGTAAATTCGGTGAAAGGATAATCCCAATACCGAACTGAGAACATAAAAATTCTTAGCGTAACGAATAAAGACTTACTAACTTATAATGAAATATAAGTTAAATTTATATTCTGAACATATAATAAAATATTATAGTAACCTATTGCAAACAGAAGACGGAACCGATTAATTGCTTAGTCGCCTATTATATAATAGGAAAATTATACTAAAATGCTGGAAAATGTAAAACATAAATCAGCAAAAACTATTAAAAATAGCTTCTCAACGACTAAATGTATAACTTAAGAAATATTAATTCTTAAGATGATATAGTCTATAATATATTAATATATATTAACAAATGCGAGCAGATATCCAAGTCAGCTTTTTCAAATGAAGAAGCATAAAGTTTATATTACTTTATGAAAATTCTATTAAAATGCTGGAATATCAAATAGATAATCAGCAAAAATTAGAAAAGATCTAATTTCTCAACGACTAAATATAGAACTAAGTTTGAAATATAATTTAGATGATATAGTCTATTCATTGATAAAAATAATTAATGACTTTAAAGCAATTTGAACATTTTGGAAAATTTCATGGTGTTTTCTACAAGAATTGCTGGAAAATTTGTATCTTTGTATACAAATAATCAGCATCCTAGATATTAACATAAATCTAGGTTCAACGACTATGTATGTAGACTGAGGAAATTCCTTAGGTGATATAGTCTGTCATGAGGTGAAACTCATTGATTAACGTATGAAAGAACTTTTGATAATATTTAATTAATAAACTAGAAGTATCTAATTTATTATTTCTTATGATTACAGTAGGGAAGGGTGGATCTGATCAATCTACCCTTCTTCATAAGAAATAATATTAGAACTTCCTAAAACTGTAATCAATATGGAACATTTAATAAAAGATACAAAAAGTTTTATTCAAAAAAGTAAAGAAGTATATGGCGATTTACTTGAATATGATAAAACAAATTACATTACTTGGAAAACGCCATTAATATTAAAGTGTAAACATTGTGGACAATATTTTGAAATGACACCAGCAAAACATTTAGGAGTATTAAAGAAAAGACCTAAATATGGAATAATTGGATGTCCAGAATGCAATATGAGGCATGGATTAAATATTAGAAGAAAAAATATATCAGATAGATGGTTTAGCAAAGCAATAAGTAAATTTGGAAATTGTTTTGACTATTCCGAATCAAAATACATAGATAATGATATTCCTATAAAGATATTATGTAAAAATTGTAATAATTATTTTTGGCAATCCCCACTAGAACATTTAAGAAAAGATCGAGATTGCTGTCCTAGCTGTGAACGATCAAATAATTTTATTAAAAAATCCATAGAAATATATGGATTAGAGAGATATGATTTTACGAATGTAAAATATAGGAATTTAGAGACATATGTTAGAATTTACGATAAATTAAATAATGTAGATTTTTTAATACTTCCAAAAGATTTTTTAAATGGATACAATTACGAAACTAATGGAAAAAGCAGTGGAGAAAAACTAGTACTGCAATGGTTTGAAGATAAAAAATTCAATCTATCCGATGAAGTTACTATAGAGATAAATAATGAATTTAAAGTTAGAGCAGATTTTATTATATATTCATCCACAAAAGAAGTAACATTTTGGATAGAATATAATGGAGCACAACATTATGAATTCGTAGATTACTTTTATAGAGATAAGCGATCCTTTCAAAAACAACTAAAAAGGGATGAAAACGTTAGAAAATATTGTAAGGAAAATAATATAATTCTTATAGAAATTCCATATACTTACAATACCTATGAGAAAATATCTGAAATCTTAAAAAGAATTCTCATAGGAGGTGAATCCCCTGATATAATAACTCAGCCAAAAATAATACAACCAACATAAAAACACTAAAGAAGAGTGGCTTTGATCGGCTACTTTTCTACTAAACACTAAAACAAATTATTATGAATTTATTAGATATATTATTCCCTAAAAGAAAGCAAGAAAAAGAAGAATTAAAAAATCTAGAGCCAGAGATAAAAAATCTAGAAATTACTTTAGGATTATATGGAAGAACTAATACTGAAGTTTATTACGATCCATTATATGAACGAAATAGAGGAAGAATATATGATCTCAAGGGTAGAAAAGAATACCTAGAAGATCTTAAAAAACGGTTAAGGAATAAATATAAAAGCCCTAATGTAATAAAAGCTCGCGGAATATTCTCACCTAACAGTTCTGAAAATACTGGTTTAATATTTAATCCTATTATAAGAAATCTATCTGAAATTAATGAAATAGTATATGTAGTATTAATAAGGAAAACTATTAATATTCCAAAAACATTAAAAATAGAAAATAGTACTAAGTATAAAATAAAAAGTACAAACTCTGAATGTGATAATATAGAAAACTACTATATTATAAAAGAGTTAAACGAAGATACAAAAAAATTTATAAAAGATTTAATAAGAAAACATTAGGATAAAAAAAGAAGATCAACTTCTCGTCAATCTTCTTTGTATAGGAACTATTTAAGTGATTCTCTATGTTCTTTTATCTCTTTACCACATTGATAGATCAATTCAGAAACACCTTCTGCACTGTTTAATGTATCTGTATTATCTAATATATTAGATACAACTTTACACCAATGTCTATCTTTTTCAGAAAGAGAATCTGGAAAAATAGCTGAAAACTAAAAAGATTAGCTTCTAGACGAGGACATGAAGTAGATAATATTACACATACTAGAATAGGACCTGCATATCAAAATAATAAAATTTATACAAGTGGAACAAAAGCAGCTGATGTTTTTTCACATGAAATGGGACATGCTCACTATGATAAAAGAAAAATAAAGTCAGTAAGTGATGCTATTGGTAAAGTTGCTCATAAAGCTTATCTAAAAACTGGTGGAATGTTGAATCATGTAGCTCTAGCTCCTACAGCAGGAATAATAGCAGGTGTTAGATCAGGTAAAAAAGCAGCAGAAAAAGAAGCTGCTGGAGAAAAAGAATCAAAACTCTCCAGACATAGTGGATGGGCAACTGGTTTAGCTGTTCAATCTCCAGGGTTAGTATCAGAGGCTATGGCAAGTAAACATGGTCTAGATTTGATGAAAAAAGCTGGTGCCTCTAAGAAATTAATGAAAGCTAGTCGAAGAAACCTAGGTGCAGCTTTAGGAACTTATGCTGGACTTGCTGTAGCTAACGCAGGAACATCAGAATTAGCTAGAGGAATTGCATATAGAAAGAAAAAGAAGAAATTAGAAAAGGAGAGAGATAAAAAGAAAGATGATAAATAATTAATACCATCTTTCTTATAAATCGTAACTAAAATATCTTTCCAAAATGACGAAAGTATTTAAAAAAGTTACGAAAACTAATAAATAATTCTAATTCTTTCATAATCTTATATATTTTATTTATTACATATATAAGGCTCTTAAGGAATGTAGAATGTAAAAAAAACAATAATCCTGGGAAAGTTTGGGATATAACTACCCAGGAACTAAAATTAAAATAAAGAGCTATATGATAATTAAAAGAAAATTATATACCAGACAAGAAACTAAGGCCATGAAAGAAATGTATCAGGCCCTAAAGAAAGGAAATATTGGTAGAGGTTTATCAGCTAAGAAATTCGTTAAAGCTAGACATGTTAGTAATGAGACAATAGATGCTTTAACTGGGAAAGATCAGGTAGTAGATTATGCTAAAAATTCTCAAGCAATTAATAATATAGGTCTCCCTGAAACAGCTAAGGCCTACAAAAGAATGATGGAAAAATATACTAATCCAGAACTTCATGAACGATTTAAGAGAATTCAAGCTGCTAGTTCTAATAATAGGTTACGCGTTGCAAGACAGAAGGTAAAAAAATCTGGTCAGTATGTTGTTGATCCTTTTACTAATCTTTCACTTGATAATAAAAAATTCTATAAAGAACGAAAAGCAAAGGGAACTTATGATATACGTGAAATTATAGAAGATAATTCGAAACAAAATAGAATAGATTTAGAAAAGTTAGATAAAATCAAAAAAGAAAGAGCTGGAAAAAATTATAGATTCAAAAGAAAAAATATTGAATCTAATTATGATAATGAATTCTCAGAACTTGAAACTAAATACAATCAAGCTAAGAAATTAAATACTACTTTAGGATATGATCCTGAATCTGCTCAAAAAATTTTAAAAGATCTTAAAAAAGATAATATAAAAACTGCAGTAGGTTCTAATTTAACTACAGAATATAATTATAAAAATGATACTATTAATATAAATAATATACATAGAAAAAATCCATATACAATTCTTCATGAGGTTGGACATCGTGTAAGTGATAATAGAGAACAATTAAGAGGAGGTAAATATTATGGTAATTATAGAAGTTTGGATAAAAAAGTAAATACTTCACATAATTTACATAATTCTATTATGAACAATGTAGGAAATTTATCTACATTAATGAATGAAGCTAATGCATCATATCATGCTGTTGCATTAGCGAAAAAATATAATCTTCCCAGAGAAATACAAAAAGCAGGAAATAAAAGTCTGGATTATTCCTTTAGAACTTATGAATCTAATACAGCTAATAAAATGATAACTGATAATACTGTAAGATTACTCGGAAAATATAAGAATAAATAAAGAGATTTGGAAATTAATCCAAATCTCTAATCTCAATAGCATAATAACCTTCAGGAATATTCCATACCCCTGGATCTAATGCATTTGTGGGTATTTCTGTATTTTCATTGATAGGATACAAGTCTACTCTTTTATGATCAAGCCAATCTGAACAAGGAGTTTTTGATGTATTATGATAATCCTTTAAAAAGATTAATTCATTTCTTTTTACTCTCATACTTTTATTAGATTTATTAAGATTTTCTACTATTTTTTCAAATCTTAGCATAGGATTTTCTATAGAGCTAATATCTTTATCATCCATAATTTTATAATATTTAAATGTTAATTTCAATAGTGTAGTAACCTTCTGGAATATTCCATATCTCAGAAGATAATGCATTTTTAGGTACTTCTGTATTTTCGTTAATAGGATATAACATTACTATTTTATAATTACATTCTAAATGAGATCTTATTATATCTTTCTCTTCATCAGTAAGTTTTTTCTCAATTACCGCTTCTTTGACTATTCTTTTCATAATTCTACGTATTTAAAATTTATATTACATATACGAGGCTTTCAAATTGATAAAAAGGAGGTTTTATATAGGTTTGTCCCTTATTTATGAGGACAAAGGAGTTTCCCTTATCCTACACCTCTAACCGCTACCGCTAGAGGTGTCTTAGAAAAGAAACATTGAATAAGATATATAGGAAATTTTAATATAATATCATTTTAATTAAGTTGACACCCCTTTGGCCTCTGGGGGCCAGGGGTGGTGTTTCTAGATTAAAAGCTCATAGAAATCCTAAACATAAATATTCCATGTCTCCGACATAATCTTATGTTCTTTATCTATATGAGCAAGTGTCGCAAATTCTTTAGATAATATCTTTTATAGTGGAGAGTCAAAAATAATAAATTAAATCGACAAAATGCGTATAATATCCTTTCAATCCCTTATGATTGAAAAGGGAATTCTCCTATGTCTTCAATTTAAAGAGACATAGAAATTCTTTTAACTGGATTCTCTATTAGATTATAATAAATTTAATAAAAAATTATACGTATATGTCAATACTAAAATTACCTGATATCATAGTACCTAGAGGTATTAGATATATTTCAGAAATGGATAGTTTATTTAGATTTTATAAACTACCTGTAAAGTGTATAATAAATAAGCAACTACCTGGATGTGGTTTTACAGAATACTGTTTAAGAGGACCTGAAAATGTAATACTTTGTTCTCCTAGAAAGATGTTACTTAAAAATAAGAAGGATCAACATGGTAGAGATGTTTATTTGGTTGTAAATGAACTTGAGAAGGAAATAGAGGTTGATAAAGATCTCTCCAAGATAGATAAAATTAGATCTCAAGTATTTATGGATACTCTTAAAGAAGTAGTTCATGGAAAGGATACAGTTTATAATAAATTAATGAATGAAATTAAAGATTATCTAAATGAGAGGAAGTACTTAGGGGATAAGCCCGCTAAGATCTTAGTTACATATGATTCATATAGAATAGTAAAAGATATTCTAGAAAGTCTTGGAATATTTCAGAGTTTCTATACAGTAATAGATGAATTTCAAACTATCCTACATGATTCTAAATTTAAATCAGATACTGAATTAGAATTCTTAGATATTCTTAAGCAATCTCATAGTGCATTATTTGTATCAGCTACTCCTATGTTAGAGGAATATCTTAATATGTTAGATGAGTTTGATGGTTTACCTTATATTAATATGGATTGGGGTAAGGAGGATTCAACACGAATTATTAAACCAAATCTTAAGGTTTTATCTATGAAATCTACTGGATCTAAAGCAGAAGAGATCATAAAAACATATAAAGAGGGTAACTTTGAAAAATTTATCAAAATGGTTAATGGATATCCTAGGGAAATAATATCAGATGAAGCAGTGCTTTATGTAAACAGTGTGAATCATATTATATCTATCATCAAGAAATGTGATTTACAACCTGAAGAAGTAAATATCCTCTGTTCTAATACTCCAGACAATCTAAAAAGAATACAAAAGAAATTAGGAAAGAAGTTTGTAATAGGGGAAGTTCCATTGAAAGGAGTTAAACCTAAAATGTTTACCTTTTGCACGCGTACTGTTTACCTAGGCGCGGATTTCTATAGTTTATGTGCTAGATCTTTTATCTTTAGTGATAGTAATATAGATAGTCTAGCCGTAGATATCTCAGAAGACTTGCCTCAGATATTAGGACGTCAGAGATTGTTTGATAATCCTTGGAAAAATAATGCAATATTTTATTATAGACCTACATGTGACTATAGGAAGGTTAGTCAAGAGGAATTTGATAGAGAGATTGAGAGAAAGAAAAAAGCTACTAATGATTTACTACTGTCATATAGTTCAACTCCTGATGAGGCAAAATTAACGTTGGCTGAGAGATATCAAAAAATGGCAAAGTCATTTAATTATAAAGATGACTATGTAGCAGTAAATGAACACTCCAGGTCTACTCTAATTCCTGTTATTAATAACCTAGTTCTGGTAAATGAAATTAGAGCCTTCAGGATACAACAATATGACTATAAGGATAGATTTACAGTATTTAGTTCAGTACATAATACACTAGATACAAATGATCTAATAAATCGAGAGGTTTCTGAATTTTTAAGTATGTATCAAGAATTAAAAACATACTATGATAAAATAAAATTACTATGTGAATATAACTTATCTGAGCAGGGGGTTAGAATAATATTAGATCAGTTAGGAGGAGATGAGATAGCATCTCACTATATAGCATTGGGTCCTGATAGATTAAGGAAACTTTATTATAATAAAACTAACATTAAGAAGGAACTAGGTATAGTAACCTTCAGTAGGGAACTCTTAGTTAATACAGTTCTCTCCAAGTTTTCTATTGGAGATAGAATAGGTCAAGCAAGGATAAAAGAAATTCTTAAAAGTCTATATAATTCTATTGGATATTCTGCTATTCCAAAGGCTACTGATTTGGAAGAATTCTTTAATATAAAAAGAGCAAAAGTTAGTGAAGTTCTTTTAGATGGTACAAAAAAAAGAATAGATGCATTAGAGATAATAGGAGTTAAGCCAGAGTATCAAGGAATATATAATAACCTGAAAAAACAATAAAACAATATTTTATGAGGTAAGTGTTCGATCTTACCTGAGACATAATAATTCTCATTCGCCAGTAAAGGTGAGTGGGAATTTTATTTTGAATAAAATTAGTACAAGATATGATAATAAAACGTAAACTAATTTTTGATAGTCCTGAACAAAGAGAGTTTGGGATTCCTTGGAAAAAGTATGCGAAATATGGAATGAGGTCTGTTAAAGACCACGGGTTAAGAAAAGGAATAAGAAAACTTCGATTTAAGATTTCTGATGATATTGATAAATCAATTAAAGCAAATGAAAAGGCTCATAAGGCTCTTGATGAATATACTAATAATACTGAATTTCCCAAACGATCAGAAGTAATGGAAGCTTTAGGTCAAGAAGCAAAGAAAAGAGGAATAGTTGTAATAAAAGGTAAAAAAGAATATAAACAGATATTGAAAGGTGGAGAAAAAATAAAACGCTCTTCTTATGATAGAAGTGAACCTTGGGCAGTTCCTAAAGAATATATAAAAAAGAAAGATATAATTAAGTATACTAAATCTAATTTTCCAGAGGATAGAGAACTTGGAAAAGCATTATCTAAAGGAAAAGCTGTAATAAATCAAAAAGGAAGTCAGGCAGTACTTGCTCATGATATTGGACATATTATGAATCGAAGTAAGACAAAAACAGGGATTGTATCTAAAGTAAATGATGTAACAAAATCGATTTATCAAGATAGTAGAAATAAAAAGGGATTAGGAAATTATTTACTAACTTCTGCAACAGGAAAGATTTTATTAAAAGAAGAAAAGAATGCTACTAAAAATGCAATGAGTCTTTTAAAATCAGCTAATGCAACTCCAAATGAAATGATTGCAGCCAGAAAAGAATTAGGAGCAGATTTTGGAACATATATGCATGGTTATAAAGCAAGTAAGGGAAGAATATTAAAGGGAGTAGTAAAACCGAATAGAATAAAGAAGAAAAATAAAAAGAGACGTTAGGCCTCTTTTTCTTGAATTTTAGAAATTAAACTATTAATATATTTTTCAGCTAATTCTTTTGTCTTAAATTTATTATTGAAAGATCCAATAATATAATATTTCTCTGGATCTTCTAGATTTATATTATATAATAGTTTAAAAGTTTCTAAATCTTCTTTCTTAATATTTAATATTTTCATATCTTTAGGAACATCGTATTCTTCTTTAGATACTTGAATTAATGTAATAAACGAAATCCCTTGTTCAAAAACTTTAGCTGTAGTGAACATTTTAGATATCTGTTTATTAGGTTTTACAATTTTAATAATATCTTTTTTCATATTCTTATATATTTATCATTACATATATAAGGCTTTTAGTTTATTATATTCCGTTCTTTATTTATGATCGGAAAAGTAAAAAATCATATTCTCTAAAGGGGGGGGGTATGAAGTTTAATATTCCCCTTAAATAGTATATAAATAGTATGATAATAAAAAGAAAATTATTCTCTAAGAAATTAACAGCCGAAGAGAGAAAACAGAGAGCTGCAGATCAGATTGATAAAACTCGTAAAGGAGTATCTACTGCGCATGGAATTTTAGCTGGTGGTACTGTAGCTGGGGTAGGTCTTTTAGGTTCTGATATTGCCAGAAATGAAGCTATGTATAAAGTAACTAAACAAACTAATAAACATGTAGATAAAATTAGCGAAAATTATGGTAATAAACTAGATAAGATAAGAAATACTGGAGATAAAGTTCGAGAATTGGCTAAGAAGAGATTGAAGAAAACTGGAAATCCTATAAAAGATCTTGCTAATGAACTTGATATTGATAGAAAGGTTGATTATGTCGAAAATGTCTATAAAACAGGAGCTGGAGAAGAATATAATGCTAAAATCGAAACTCTTAAAAAAGCTTCTAATAGATTAAAGGATAGAATTTCAAAGAAAGCTTCAAAGAGAAATAAGAAGATCTTGGTAGGAGCAGCTTTATTAGGAACAGCGGCGGGATTAGCTTCAAACCATTCAATGAAGAAACGTGCAGAAAAACTTAGAGAGAATAAATTTTCTAAGGCTGATAATGATTTAGATGAAGAAACATATCTTGGGATGTCAGAAGAATTTGATGATTCTAAATTCTCTCGAAAGTCAGATAAATGGCTTAAAGAAAGAGCTAGATATGATGGTGGCTTAACTGATAAGGAAAAAGAAAATATTAAGAAAAATAATAAAAGACTTATAGCTGTTACTGGTGTCTCTGGAGCTTCGATAGGTTTAGCAAAGAAATTATCACTTAAGAGAGGTTTAGTAGGAGCTGGTATAGGATCTGCTACTGGTGCTGCTATAGCTACGGCTGGACATCTACATCATAAGTCTGAAGCAAGAAAGGCTCGTGAAGAATTGAAGCGTAGGGGAAAAGAATAAGTGATATAAAATGAGAGTTTAATGTAAAATTTGATAAAATTATGAATATATTAACAGCACAATTGCCATCAGGAGGATATGGTTATAAGTTTCCGAGTGTTAAAGTTAGTCCTATGACATTCTTAGAGATAACTAGATACCTTGAAAATCTACCCTCTGATGATCCGTTAGAAAAATACTTATATGATATTAACTTACTTATTCAGGAAGATGAAACTATCTTAGATTGTTACTTAATGGATGTAGATTTCCTGATATTCTATAAGAAGCTATGTACTGTATCAGGGGAATTATCTTATGAAATAGAAGTAACATGTCCTGAATGTGGTAAGAAGATGAAGAAAACTATATCCTTCGAAAAAGATATTCACTTTAAACAGATCGATCAAAAGATTATGAATGGTGCTTTTATTGAACTTGGAGGGCATAGATACGAGACTATAGTTCCGACAGTTAGAGAGTTTATGAAGGTATTTCAGACTTACCTTAGATATCGAACTGTAACTGACTTGAAGATGATTAAAACTATAGCCTTGATTAAAGATTTTGATTATCAGGGAACACAGATCGAGAAAGATGTCTTAGGGGCTACTCATGGTGATGTTACTCTCTTGCTTGCTCTTCGTGACTTATATTACGATAGACTTGAACCTATTCAACTATATTGTCCTGAATGTAATAAAGGAAAGAAAGCGAAAGAAAGGAGGAGTGTGGCAGTAAGTGTAGAATCTCTTACTGTCGACTTCTTTCGAGACATCTGTAACAATTCCCCAATTGATGGATCTAAAATTTTATTTAAATAAGTTTCTCAAGGCAGATGGGATAGAAGGTTATACTCTGAGTTCTCTTAAGGCGCTTCGAGAGTGTTATGAGAATTTCCTTGATACTACTGAAGGAACTGATCCAGATTTCCCACTTCTTAATTTTGGTGGAAAGAAGGGGCAGAGGCTTAAGGGTATATCAGCAGCACAACGTCAAGCCTACTATGAATCTGAAGCTGAGAGAAAAGAAATGATGGGTGAGGGAGGAATAATAAATGTAAACCTCCTAGACCTATAAAATATAACTCCCCTCTATTAAAAGTTGATCTAGTGGGGGGGTTATATTAGTAAAAATTCCCCTAGATCTTTATTATAAAATTATGATCATTAAGAGAAAATTATTTAATATTTCGGATCGAGAAGAGTTAGAGAGATTAAAGAGTATAAAGCCAACACTAGGAAAAAGATTGGCTGCTACTGGAGCTTTAGGAGGAACTGGTGCTCTTCTAGGTCTTGCTGGAGGAAGAGGTGGTGCTTTATTAGGTGGAACTATAGGAGCTGCTACAGGTGCTTATGTAACATCTAACTCCATCAGAAAAAGAAAGATTAAAGATTAATCGAGAAAATAAAATAGAAAACTTGAAAAGATCAATAAAGTCCGTATTTAAAAAGAAATAATATGATAGTAGATTACATAAAGACTTGGATTCATATAAAATCTATTGAATTTTTTCTTGGAATAAAAAGATCCTATAGTATAGAAAGAAATAATCTTAGTAGATATTTAAAAGATTTAATCAATTTATCTAGTGAAATTGATAAATTAAAAGAAGAATTTAATATTAGGATTAGTTTTTGTTTGGTAGATACTAGTAACTTCTATCCGGATATAAGTATAGTAACCAATATTAGGGAAGAACTAGAGCAAGATAATAGAGTAAGAGATATTTTGATAGATAAGTTAGATTCCGATAGTGTTATAGATTTTAAATTACTTCACAATACAGGATATTATTTTCAGGTATATTATCTTATGTGTATGTTTGGGTATGAGTATATAGATGATGTTGAACAAAATGAGATGAATAAACTTATACCTTTGAAATATGAGAAGTACTATTTTCATAATAATAAATATAGATTATTGGATTTATCAACTTATCATAGTATGTTCTTTTATAATGATTAATAAATAAACAATGGCTGCAGAAGATATAGAAAATAAAGTAAGAAAAATGTCTTCCCAGAAACCAGAGGATGGGAAAGACTTACAACAACTCCAAGAAGCGCAAAACCAGATTGTTCAGATAAATGCAGAACGTCAGGGAAACTTACAAACAGCTAGACTCGAAAATAATGCTGATGCGGCTAATAATGAAACAATGAGTCAGGCTGTTGAAATGGCTGCACTTGGAGGATTAGGTGGAGCAGCAGTACAACAACAAGTACAGGCAATGAATCCACAAACTCAGGCTGTCTTAGGAAAATATGGACTTGGACAACCTAAAGTACAGCGAACATCTTCAAGGAGTGTACAAGTAACTCCACAGAAGATAACAATAAATAATAACACTACGAACACAACGACTAATAACGTTGCTGTTCCCGCTGCTAATATTGGTGGTCCTGTCCAAGGGAGAACATTAGCAGTAAAACAAAATCCAGATGAAGGACAAGCTCGATTTAAAACTTGGATATCTAATGCCTTTGCTAAACAGAATCAACAAGCAGCGGCCAGAGAAAAAGAATATCAACGTCGTGAGTGGTCCTTGACAAGAAGTACTAATAAATTAATGAAACACTTATCTGACTTAGGAAAGAGTGTTTCAGAGAGATTAGACCCTAGGAAATTAGCATCTTCGGTAGGTGGACAATTTAAAACTATTCTCTTCCTCTTTGGTACTATGTTCTTAGCAAAAAATTGGAAAAGAATTATTAAATTTGCTGCTAATGTAGAGACTTTCTTTTTTGGAGAACCTGATCCAAATGATCCCAAAGCTCCAAGAGGCAGATCTGGATTTTCTAAAATGTTAATTAGTTTATTTGGAGGAGATCCTAATAGCAATAAATCTACTATACTAGGTTCATTAAAAGACTTGCTTTATACAGGTGATGAAAAGCGTCCTGGAGCATTCGACTACTTATTTTTAAAGATAAAGAATTATTTTTCAGAAGGTGCAGAGGCGATAAAAAATTTAGAGTTGCCAAAAATAGATACAGATGATCTTTTAGGTTCTTTAAAAAATATAGTTGGATATTTTGGAAACGTTATATCTACGCTATTTACTGGAGCAGATGGATTAAAAAAAGGAATTGATAATCAGATAAAAGAGGTTTCTAAAAATTCTAAATATGGATTAACTAGTGATGGTAAGAAAGATTTATCGTGGATAGATGATCGTGCGGATGTTAATGAAAAATTATCAAATTTTTATACACAACATTTTAGAGAATCTTATGGAAATTTAAAAGGTTATGAAGACTTAATAGATTCTAAAGGTAGGTTAACTGATATTGCTAGAGGAGATATAATTCATACAAGGGATAAAGATGCTAATAATTATGTAAGATATTCAGATGTTACTGAATCAGGAGAATTGACTGGTACTGTAGGTTCTACATTTAGAGCTTCTAATGCTGTATCAAGTATGTTAGGTGATAAAAAAACTGTCAATACTGTTGGAGTTACTAGTTTACTTGGAGATATTGAAAAGGCAGTAGATAAAAATGAAGAATCAGGAGATAAGAAGGGTATAGCTATCGAATCTTCAGAATTTTTAACAAGAACAGGACTAACTTTAGATGATATTGATGAATTGAAAAAACGTGGAGATATCACTGAAGGTAGTTTTAAATATGTTTTAGAACCAAAAACTTTAGAGGAATTAGCTTTTGAGTATAAAAATCAACCCCCAGGACCAGAAGAGGCTGCATTAAAAGCTGGATTACAAACTCATTTAGAAAATGTTACTGGTATAGGGGATTTAAAGAAATGGGGTTTTAGATTGGCAGGGTTAGCTGGAGGTATTGCACTTTGTTTTGTTCCAGGAGGACAAGCATTAGCAATTCCTTTGATAGCTGGTGGATTAACTGCTGGTGAGTTAACTGCGCAGGCATCTCAATCACCATGGGTTAGAGGTGGATTAGCTGCTTTAAATACAAAAAAAGCAAGAGTACTTCCTAGATATACTATGAGATTAGTTGATGTAAATGACCCTAGACCAGGAGTAGATTTAGGTCGTATGGGAGATATGTCAACAATTACTGTACCTAAAAATCAGAAAGATGCTACTATAGTTAATGGTTATAGAATTAAAAAAGGGGTAATAAATAGGATTAAAGACAGAATTGGTGGTTTTAAAACGAAAGATAAAGATGGAAATGTATCTTATAAATCATTTGATATAACTGATTCTGAAATAAGAACTAATATGGATAAGCATGTTAGAGGCATACAAACAGCTCTTCATGGAAAAGTGGCTGAAAATGTAGATTATGATTTGAATAATTACAAAGGCATCCAAAATGTACTGGATCTTAAAGCCAAAAATCGTGCTTATGAACAAGAAGTATGGAATAATTCTCCTATGAAAAAAAGTGGCGAATATATAGGTGATGCAGTAGATGGTGTGAAAGGGTATATTACAGGAAATAGACCACCTGAAAAGATAACTGATGAGGTGAGAAAGGCTAGAATACTAAAAGCCATGGATTTTGCTATGAAGGAACTTGGGATGACTAAAGAACAAGCTGCCGGGTTAGTTGGTAATTTTTTAAGAGAGTCTCAATTAGTTACTACTGCTAAGAATCCAGACTCTCCAGCAACTGGAATAGCTCAGTGGTTAGGAGTTAGAAGAAGAGCTTTTGAACATGGTAAACTTAGTGAGAAAGAAAAAAAAGCTGGATGGAAACATTATGATGGACCAGGTTCAGGTAAATCTTTGGGAGATGCATCCTTTGAAGAACAACTTCAATTTGTTAAGTGGGAAATGGAAAATATTCCGGCTTATAGAGAAGGTTTGAAGAAAATAAAAGCTTCAAAAGATCATCTTGAAGCAGCTCGAAATGTTTTTGGATATTATGAATTTTCAGCAGGTCCAGAAAAATCAGCTCAACATATGGAAGATAAAGGGCAAGATGGTTTGGGATCCTTGAAAAAAGGAGAAAATTTTGCAGGAGATGCTTTATTAACTTACAACTCTTTTAAAGGTGATACTCTAGAAAATACCAATACTAATTCCACAAATTCTGAAGAGTCTATTTATATGGCTGATGCTTCATCTACAACTCCAGATAATTATGTAGAACAGAGAACAGATAAAGGATCTAGTATATCTACTTATGATTGGAGTACTGCAGGTGTTAATTCTTTTGGAAGTGATTCTGGATTGATAATGGCTCAGAGTAGTATTTTAGCTCCAGAAAAAGTTACACCAACTACACCAACTTCAGAAAAATCTATTCCAGGTAATACTTCAGAATCTGCTGGACGAGAATTAATAGCTGATGCAGAAAAAGATAAGACGGAAGATCTTTATACAAAAGTTTCTGATATTAATGAAAATATAAAACTTCTTTCAAAAACATCTATAGCACAAGCAGAAGCAATTAATAATGTTTCTACAGCCATAGCATCTCTTAAGTTTGGAGGAAATATAAATATGGGTGGTGGAGATGGAAGAACTAAAGTACAGAGTATTACTACTCCCCCTTATAGAGGATAAATTATTTAAACAATCATAATTATGGCTGGTATTACTGATGAAGAACTAGATAGGGAACTAGCAAGATGTGGATTTAACCCTAAGGATGATAATAGTGGGGCAGTTGTTTCTAGACATCATGCATTTTATTATGATAGACAAATAGATAAAGTTCTTACTCATATAACTCTTCATGCTAATTCTTATTTAGATGGAAAAGGGGAATGGCAAAAAATGGGTTCATCCTATTCTTTAGATGAAGAAGGTTATAATACAGTACCTCTTTATAAAGGAATTCTAAATGAAGATTTTATTGTTCAAGCTGGTAATTCCTGGACTGATTTTGGAGATGATCCTATAGGTGGTATGTGGAATAATCTAAAACCTTATGCTCCATATGCGAAAGAACTTACGAAAACAGCTGAATCAATGTTGAGAGATACAACTGGAGACAGTACTGTTGAAAAACTAGCAAAAAAAGTATTATCTGGTATAGCTACTGCAACTGGTACAGCATCTAAACTTCTTAATAGATCTCTTGTAACTCAGGGGTGTAGATTTTCTTACTATTCTGGAACTAGTACTAGTTTTGGAAATTTAGCTATGAAATTTACAGTACTTCCTGATTATTCTGGTGGAGTATTTAAAACGGTTTTAGAACAGCTTCAAGAGTTATATCCATATATAATGGGTAAATATACTCAAGGAGTTGTTGATGAAAATGGAACAGTACTAGGATCAAAAATTGAATCTAATAAAGAAGGCGTTAATACTGGAATTACTGGAGAAGATGGAAAATTGCTTAATACATTTTTTAGTTGGCAAATGCCTCCTGCTGGATATGAGCCGGATCTTTTAAATATGGATACTATCTTAACTGGTACACTCAAGCTAAAATTTGGGGCTTTTTATGCACTAAATTCTCTTGTATGTACTAATGCTCAATTTAGTTTTTCAAAGCAAGTAGTAAAATATTGGGATGCATCAAAGAAAATGAATACTTTAAGTCCATTATACTGTGATGTTATTCTTAATTTCCAACCATCTACTAAATACTCTGATATATCACTTCAGAAATTTATTAGTGGACAGTCTACAAAAGATTTTATTACTGCTGCGAAAAATAATATGAGAGATGGTCTGAAAAGAGAAAAAGATAAAATAGATAACTTATTAAAATAATAATATGCCATTAAATACAGCAGAAAAACCGGGAAAAATAAAAACTCCTAATCCTCCATCATTAGGAAGTATGGTTAAATCATCTCCTTCTGCCCCAAGAATTGAAGTTCCACAACAAAAACATTATGGAGAAGGAATGAGTAGTGGAACTAAGGTTAGTGGATTTTACTATGATACTAATCGTGGTAATGATTTAATGTCAGTTTCTCTTCATTATAACTCTGTTCTTTATGATGATGGATCTTGGGGTGAATATCACGGTGCTAAAGACGATGATGGGTATTCTTATGAACCATTATGTAGAGCTATTATGACAGAGGATTATCAAGCTGCTATTTCTAATTCTTGGTCTGAATTTGGAGATGAGAAGATTAATGATATATTTAATCAATTTAAACCTTATGCACCGTATCTATCATTTTTCTCCAAAGAACTTGAAAAAATGAATAGTGCAGAGGAGGAAATGAAGACTGGATCAGAAGAGGATAGAATGGCTATATTTAGTACTATCGGACAAATATTTGATAAAACAACTGATGTTCTAGAGAAGTTATCAAAAGCAGGAACTGATTATTTAAATAGAGCTTTAGTAACTAAGACTGGAAGATTCTCTTACTATTCTGGAACTGGAGTTGGATTTGGTAATCTAACAATAAAATTTACTATATTTTCTGATTATGTAGATGGGAAATTCAAATCTGTATATGATCAGATTATGGAATTATATCCATATTGTTTTGGAAAATTAGTTAAGTTTTTAAATGATAGTGGAGAGCCAGCAAGTAAAGATGATACTGAAGTAGCATTGATAAAAGAATTGGTTGATAGATATTTCGGTTGGCAGATTCCTCCTGGTGGATTTAAAGCTGAGTTGGATAATATAGATAAAATACAATTTGGAACTCTTAAACTTAAATTCGGCTCACTTTATGCTATTGATAATCTTGTTTGTGAGAGTGCTACTTTCCAAATGTCTAAACAAATGATGAAGAGATGGGATACTGGATCTAAAGAAAATGATCTATGTCCTTTATCTTGTGATATTACAATGACTTTCAAACCAGCATCTAAATTTACTGATGTTAGACTTAAGAGATTAATAGGAGGAGATGCTACACAAAAAGAAAGACAAGCGATGGAGTTAATATTACAAGATAATATAAATAAAAAAATAGAAGAAAATAAAAAATTATTAGGAGGATAAAATGTATACTAAAAAAGATGAGATAATTAGCAATAAGGAAAATCTTTCAAACTATATAGATGGAATAGATGTATATAACTCTAGTATATTAGTATACTTAAATAATCCAATTATAGAAAGAGAATCTTATGAAATAACAGCATATGAATATAGACCAGATCTTATTGCAGAGGATTATTATGGTTCTACTTCATATGCTGGCCTCCTAATGTTACAGGCTGCTAGAGGGCTTGAAACTTATAAAAGAGGCGCAATTTTAAAATTAATTCCAAAAAGAGTATTAGATAACATATTAGGAAGTTTATGAAATATATTAATTCTTATAAGGTTTCTATTAATTTCACTCCATGGTTTGACTCCGGATATAAATTTGATAATATCCATATGTACGAAGAACTTGGTGGAAAGATAGCTAGTGGGGAAATTAGTATGTCACATGATGGTTCTGGGGAAGCTCTTAAATTAATTACAGATCAATATACTGGACAGATAACTTTGGAGAAGGAAGGTGGAAATATTTATACTATTGATGTTTTCATAATTAATAAAAAATATTTTAAAAACTTTTTAACTCTAAACTTTATCTGTATAAAAGATAAGAAATTTTATACAGAACTTATACAAGCTGAGTGGGATGATATTACTTCAGCTATTGAATCTTTATATCCAGGGAAAAAGGATATAAGATGTAAATGTGATATTAATAATAAACTTACAATTTTCCAAAACTCGGAAACAAATCAATCATTATGCTCTAAGTTATCATATGGATTTAAGAAAAAATCTATATTTGCTTATGGATGGGAAGGGTATTTAATGAAAGAGATTATAGGTATTGATCATGGAGGAAATCAAGAACCATATTATAGCATAGAGGGTTCTTCTGAATTCTTACAATTAGATTCTTATAATCTAAACTATAATCCTTTAATTTATTATACTCCAACTAATCCATGGGAACCAGTTAAAGGAGATGAGAATAATGGAGAGCAAGCAAATAACAGTACAGATGATTATACAGATCTTCAACCTAAAAATTCTAGAACTCTCCAATTTTATGAAGATTATACAATTGTTGGAAAAGATTTTGAACAACTTATGCATAACTATTGGAGAAACTTAGGATATATGAATTCTGATTTCTTCACTGCATTTAGAATAAAAGATTTTGATATGCCTAAATATAAACTTGGTGATATCTTGAAGTATAAACGTGGTGAGCAAAAAACAGAATTACCATTTAAATTATTCTTAGTTCGATCTAATGAATTATTTATGGCTATTGAAGATTCCAGTTCTGTAGGCCCTGATGGAGAGAGTTTTTCTTGGACTTCATTGTTATCAGGTGTAGAAGAGAAAGAAGAAATATTACCAATTGTAGATCCAACAAATTAAATAGAAAAATATGAAAGAAGCAGATTTATACTATACTGGAACAATTGTAGAAGTTTTAGATAAAGTATTGTATGAAATAAAGGTGGATATCCCAGGAATAAAATCGGGAGTTAAGGCATTTCCATTTAGAGGAGAAGTAGATGAGCCAAGAGTAGGTGATTTCGTATTTCTTAAGTGTCTTGATCCAGTATTTCAGAGTTATTACTTATATCAAAAAATAAAAGAAAATGATTATATAGGTTTTAGAAGTAATGGAAAAATGGTAGATATTACACCTGATTATATAAGGGTTGCTATTTTTGATCCAGGAACTGAGTATAATGATCCAAATAATAATCCTAGACCTGAACCAACTGATTGGGTGACTATAGATAAAGATGGAAACATGGATATTAATATGAGATCTAATGTAACTATCAATATAGGAAAAAATTGTGATGTTACTATAAATGGGAAAACAAATGTAGAATTAGTTGGATCTGCAGTAGTTAAAGGATCTGATATTACACTTAAAGGTCCTGGAACATTAACAGTAAAGGGTAAAGTAGTAGCGGGAGGACATACAGCTCTCGGACCTTTTGTATTATCACCTACTTTCTTAACTCCAGGATCTCCTATACCTACATCAGATACTATATTATTAGAGAGTTGATATATTATGAAAAATTTATTAAGTGCATTGTCTGCTAAAGCAGCTCAATCAATATCATTAAAGAAATATCAAGATTCTCTTCCTGAGTTTAAGGATGAATCTAATGAAATAAAAGATCCTGAAGCAAAAAAGAAATATAAAGAAACTCTAGATAATGCTAAGGAGGATATGAAGAAAAGAGGAGAGGAAATGTTGGATAAAGCTAATGAAAAACTTGGTCAGATGTATAATCAAATGATAGAAGATTTCAATGAGCTTGGACAAGATTTAGGTCATCTTTCAGTAGGAACAGCTCAATTTGCTGCGAGAATTGCAATGGTTCCTCCAGCATTGATTTCTGTAACTCCTATGGGTCCTGGCGTTTCTGCTCAATTAGCTCCTCCATTACTTCAACAACTTAAAGCTGAAGGAGATAATCTTAGTGCAGTTTATGATAGAGTTGATGCTAAGGTAAGTAAACTAGGATTAAAATCTCTTATGGGAACTATACCGGTCGTTGGATCTGTAATGAGTATTGTAGAAACTACACAAACAGTTGCTAAACCATTAATTGCACTAGTTGGAGCTAATGTTGGTGATATCATTGATGATCTTCCTATTCCTGAAATAGAAATACCAATACCTATTCCTGACTTAAGTGCAGCAAATTGTTCTGCTTTTTCTCCAAAAGATTTAGATCTTACGAATATATCAGCATCTAACTGTAGTAAATTTGTAGCTCTCAATGATGATGATCCTACAGTTAAATGTAATAATTGTAAAAATTATAAATCAAGATTATGAATTACCTACTTTCAACAGGTCAAATAACAAATCAAGTAGAATACTATATTATAGATCTTTTCAAACTCTACTTAAATATCTGGCCAAAGGATATTCCAGGAGCATCTAAGATTGGATTTAACTTTATTTTTACTAATACCAAGAAAAAGGATTTAGCATCTGAAATTACTGGTAGAGTAGAACAGTTAATAACAAAAATAAAAGAGAAATTTACAAAAACACTCGATATAAAAATTGTTTCACTCGACCTAATAGATGAAACAAAAGTAAAACTAGTAATAAGTGTTAATCAGGTAGAATCTGACGATATACTAGTTGATATAAATGAAACAACAGGATAATTATTATGAAATCATTACAAGATTATATAGATATTTATAGAGGAATAGCTAATAAACTTAATATTACCGGAGATTCTGTAGAGATTTTGTCTCAGATGTTAGCTAATGCATCTTTTATTAGTGAAGTAGAAAACATAGCCTATACACAAGAAGCATCTCTTGAGAAATCTACACTTATCAATTCAAAGATTCAACACTGTGTGGATGATATGTATTCGGTATTTCGTGGTAGTTGTCCTCGCGTAATTCTTAATATAAAACCTACTAAGTATTTAAGCTTTAATATTTATGATGAAATTATAAGTTCTAATAGTTTTAAGGCTTACTATTTAGGGTATTATGATAAAAACTATACACGGCCGGAAGGTTATGGAGATGATAAAGACATAGCTGGAGATGAAGGTTTTGTATATTCTCCAATTACAATGTCTCCGGCCGTAAATGATACTGATACTTATACTATTATATGTCTAATTGCAAAAGAAACAATTTCTAGGAAGTGGATCTTAAATCAAAACAATACTTACTATGTTAATTGCTTAGAAAACGACCTATCTGATGATTTTTGGGTTAAAGTTAATGATAATTTTTTCCCAACAACTAGATTATTCTCAGGACATATTTTAGATGGTAGTATTTTTGATCTTACTCTCCCTGGATTTGGTTCTAGACTTTATGTAGCAGATATTTTTAGAACAGTAATGGAAAGAGAAGAAACACAGACTCCAGCAAATACAACAATAGAAGCTCTTTATTATAAATTCTCAACACTCTCGGGATATAATACTTCAGAACTAAAGAAGCTTAATATTCGTGGAGCTGAGATGGTAGAATTTGATCCTTCTTGGTTGAGTGGACGAAATTATGAGATCTTAGGAACTGGTCTTGCTAGTATGTCTGAAGTTGATAGAGATAACTTAATTACTATTCATTACAAAGCTAATCGTGATAGATATGTAAATTCAATTTTACGTAGTAATTCTGATATCGGTACTGTACTTGAAGAAACTTATCCAAATAAAATTATTTCAGGTGGAACAACTTATAGATTTAGTAGTTCAGCACAAAGTAATTCTATCACTATCTACTATGTTCCATACTCTAATTCTACAATCCTAACAGAAGATGAAAAAACTAATTTCATTGAAACTAAAGGAGCTTACTATATAACTGATAAAATTACTATAGAAAGAGGATCTCAATATACAGCTATCTTTAACTTAGATGTAGAGATATATCAGAATAGTAGTATAGATTCAGAAGTTGGTGATATCTTGGATAATTATAGTAATAAGTTCAATATTAAATTTCCAGAGTTAACAGAAGAAATAAAATCTCTTATAAGTAAAATATCTAATGTAAAGAGAATAATTGACATGGAAATAACTTATACTAACGAAGATGGTTCTGTAGTTTCTCCTGAGATTGTATATGGAGAAGAGAATGTTGTATACTTCTCAATTAACTACATTATTAATTCAGTTATAGAATCATGAAAATATATATACCTAAACACTTAAGAAATATAGAAATCATAGATCAGCTTTATAGAATGATTGAGGATTACGAGGAACAATATTCTTCGGTAGTTTCAACTCAACAAGGTTCATTCGATGATTACTATATTTATTCTGGAAGTGATCCGGTGAAGAATTTCTTGAGATTATGTATTCCAAAATCAAGTCTCCCAGATAACCAAGATTACGAAGAAGTTATAAACTATCTTAGTAAATTATTTTACAGTGTAAAGGGAACTATTCAAGTATTTAATTATATGATACAATATCTTCCCTTAGATTTTGATGGAGAGATTATATATGACTCAGGAGAAATAACAGTAAACTTTGAGAACTTAAGTGTAGAAAATGAAAGCTTATTTTACGAACTTCTTAAGAAATTTTTAGATGCACTTATATACTATACCAGACTAAATACTAATATAGGTTCTGGAAGTATAGATCTAACAATTCAAAGTAAGTTCCAGAATTATATTGGAGCAAACTTAAGAAGCTATAACAAAATGACAGTAACGCCCTATGAAATTGATTATTAATAATAACAATTTTACGGATATCGGAACAGTAGTGTTTTACAGTCAAGATGACCTAGATAACCGTGAATACAGTAAAGTCCAGTACAGATCTAACAGTTCTTTACTTTACAATAGAGACTTTAGTGAGTATGACTTTTCGTATAATATCACTAAAGATAAATTTAATGATAAGTTTTTAGTAAATTATCTAGGAGAAAAAACCTTGAAAGAAATCGGAGAGACATCAAATTCCCTAGAAAAAATAGAATCAATAATATTCCCAACATCCTCTAGAGAAAATTTAACAGAGGAAAATGATAGATATTTCGGAACTACTATAATATCCAATCAGGTATTCGCGCTTTTTAAGGCCGCCGCTGGAATTAAACGTCTGGAGTTATACGAGGGGATAATCGACAAGAATAATAACAATTCTAAAGGTAGTGACTTTATAGATACTGATTCAATGGCCGCTGCTGGAATTAAACCTACTTCTACTCCTAACTTTATATTGATTTTAGGAGAACCAGACGAAACTACAAGCGGCGAGGATTTAGTAAGCGAGAAAGAACTCCTCGATGAAGTTACTGGAGAGAAGATGATTTGGATGCTAATTTCTAATAACTCCGAGGTGGAAAGTGTAAATCTATCTTATAAATCATGGGTAGATAGTACGAATCCTAACAGAAATATGAATAAATATCTTCTTAGAAACGATGAATATTGGTCTACGATAGATTCAGTTGGGATAATAGAAACTGTTGAGGATGTTCCAGAAGTTTTAATTGATGCAAATTCTAGTACTCTCTTAGGAAATGAGAGAATAGAAGATAGTAGATTATTAATTCTAGGTAATAAACGAGGATTAATTGAAATGTATAAAGGCGCCGAAGATTACCCCAAGTATTTTCCTTTTACTACATACAAGATTGGAGATAAGGTAATTCTAGGTGGAAAAGTTTGGGAATCAGTATCAGATAACAACTTTAATAATAATCCGGCGCTTTCATCTAAATGGATTCTTTCAGAGTTTCTAAATATAAATAAACCAATTAGAGTGGTTGTATCAGTAACTCCAGAGATTGGAGGAACTTGTAACCCTATCGGAATAATATCTATCCCTTCTGTCAAAACTCCTATTGATTTTAAGATATACCCTAATCCTGGATATGTTTTGAATGAAGATGTACCGTGTTTACTTGATGTGAAAGATTTAATTCCATTTCCACCAAGTAATAACTTTAATTATAATATTCCAAATAACCTAATAACAGTAACTAATTGGGAAGAAGTTCTAAAAACAAATCACCTAATTTTCAATCTAAAATATACAGGTTCTTATATAATTCTGAAAGCTAAAATATCAGGAGAAAGTGATGTATACGATTATGGTGAATGGAAAAGAAAATTTGGAGAAAATAATTTTATAGTATCTGAATTAATTATAGGTGATGAAACTAAATATGATCCCTTTATACAAGAGGATGGTAAAATAGATGTCCTAATTAATCAGAGAGCAGAAATTAGAATACCAGAACTTTCAGGGTATATTATTTCAAGAGTCTTAGCAAAATATGAAAATGGAGATCCAGATGCGCCAGAAATATATTATCCGGAACAAATCAATACTACTAACAGTATTGTAATTCCCGAAGTTAATTTCTCGGCAGCTACTCTTACATTAGAACTTAGCAGTAAACGAGTAACTATTAGTATTATAGAGTTCTCTGGGTTTGAAGTATCTAATAATTCATTAAAGATAAATTCTGGAGGTAACGCTGTATTTAAGTTTATTTCTGAAGATTATCCAAATAGTAACTTAGAAAAAGTTATTATAGAAGACTCTCAAGGAAATTCATTAACTATTAATAAGTTTACAGCAAACGGAAGTATTCAAAGTTTCGGTACGTCTCAAGTATCACTTAGGGCTGCAAATATAAATACTCCAGAAGAAGGAGAGTATACCTTGAAGTTAATGAATATATATTATAATACAACTATAAAACTTATAAAGAGATAATATGATACTAAATAATACGCACGTTCAAGGAATGTTTTTGTATTCAGAAGAAACTGAATATGAGAAAGGGGATTTTGTTGTCTATGGAAATACTATCTATATTTGTACAGCTAAAAATCCAACTAATAAAACAAATAATACTGTTTCTGGTGTTATTCCTGAAGAAAGTTCAGATAATTACTCACCATATTTAGGAGATAAATTAAATAATATAGAAGAGTATTTTAATTATATAAATCATTCTGAAGAAGAGCAAGGAAAGGAAGATAAATTAATTACTGCACATCTTTTATCTCAAATTTTATCTACATATATGATAGGATTTGATGAAAAGGGTATAATTTCTGAATACGTCTATCTTAATTCAGGGAACGATTCATTATCCATTTCATCTGAGTTATCTGATTTTTTAAATGGAACTGGAATTGATTCTAAAAACGTCTTGTCAATGATCTTAATCTCTCCGGAAATTAATAATGCTGTATTTAAGATATCGAGAAATCTTCCGGAAATAAGTGAAGTTATATTTAATGATGCTTCTAGTATTTATCCAGAAGATGCTAATTATGTAATTCTACGACAATATACTTATACTAATGAACCTAATTCAGATTCTATTTACAGACTTCAGGAATTAATAGATCCTATGGGTTCAGTTGTTAGGTATAGGTACGGAAAAGGTTATAATAACGGAGATCAGAATACTTTTGATAGTGTTACTTCTTGGTTGCCTAGTAGTATTGATAAAGAATGGATGGAGAATATAAAAAAACTTGAAAAACTTTACTTGGATAAAATCGAAGAATTAAATAACTTAGAAAAATCATTAGTAAATAATTTCCGTTTTAAAGAATATCCAATTCCAGAAACAGCTAATGTAATAGAATTTCAATGTACTGATAATACAAAAGATAATTACCTTCCTGTATCTGGATTTGATAAGGAGTCATTTATTCTTACAGTAATTACACAGGAGAATAATATAAATACAACGATTTCCATAGATCTTCTTGACGCTTATATGAGTCATGATGCAATTTCTAGTTATTATTTAACAGATAGTAGTGCTCTTGTTATAGTTCCTGGAAAGACAGAAGGAAATAAAGGAGAAATTGTTAGGCTTTATGTAACTAGTGGAAACATAGTGAATATATTTTATAGAGATAAGTACAAGAAATGAAAAAGATAGAATTAATAACCACTACTTCCGATAATATTTCTATATCACAAGTAACAGGTCAAGAAGATGAGAAAGAATATTACTTAACTGGAAATAATCGAGCATTAGTATGTAATGATTCAAATTACAGAATGACTAGAATATCTGAGCTAAGTAATAAATTAAAACTCAGAGATTGGAATGTAACTAATCGGAGGTTTGTTATCCCAGGTGAAGATGGCTCAGAAGGGAATTTACGAGTATGTATTGATGATTATTCTAAAGGTTCTGGAATAATAAATGAGGTTGATGAAAATACGAAAAGTATTGAAATTGATAAATATGAATTAACTGAAAAAGAAAAATCTCAATTTAATTCATATCTAGATTACCTCAAGAATAATAAAAATAATTACTTAAAAGAAATATATAACTTATATAATAGTATGAATAATAACGAAATTTATTTGTATAGTACTTCAAAAAATGTGGTTGATATTCTAAACAATTCTATTACTATCGATGTTATACCATTCAATTCTGATATCTATACCAATACAGTAGATTTAACAGAACTAATGAATTACTCTGTTAGTCCTGGAGTTTCTACTAAAATTGATCTTGGTATTCAATATTCTAAGTATGAAACTAGATATGTTGAAGATCCTGAAGACAAAGAAAAATTAATCTTAGTAGGTAACGAAAAACTATACTCTAAAGAAACAACATTCTCCGGACCTAGATATAATAAACAAGGAGAATTAATTTCCAAAGATTATATAGAAGAAATTGGATCAGATATTGTAATTGAATGTGTTAATAATATTATTAGAGTTGTATCTAAATCAACTGACATAGATGAATGTATTATTAGTAATTGTACAATAACTTATGGAAAATTATAATACAGGATATAGTACTTACGTTATTGGAAATTCTAGTAATATATCCAATAGCTTAGAAGTAATACTATATAATAAAAATGATAATTGGGATCCTAAGTTACCAAAAATATCTCTCTATAATATCGAACAAGTTTACTCAGGACTACTTACTTCCTCTGGCGGTAATTATATCAGATTAAATCGAACTACCCCAGAGGAACCCTTTAAATATGAAAATAATCTTCCTTCTGGATTTACTGTAATAATTTATATGAGTGTAATAGATAACACTCCTATTGGTTATACAGAGTTTCTAAATTCTCAGGGAAAAGGTAGTAATATAAATATTTATATATCTTTAGACTCTAGTATATCTAGCCAAATCCAGATAAATCTTAGTAATTCCTTAGATCAACTAAAGAATAACTCAACAACTGGGAAAAACTTCTTAGATAATGTAAATTTGTATAACTACTCTGGAGCACAAACTATAAAGCAAGACCTAGGAGCTGATAATTATCCAAGATATACTTCTCACGTATACCATATTCAAGATAATGAACAAATGAATCTCCTCTTAGATTATGGTATTGGGAATAGTACTGGTTTTCATAAAATTAATTTGAATCATGATGTTAATATAGATCCATACTCACATAATTATGAAAATCATCAAATTGGATTTTATGGAAAGGATATTGTATTATATTCTTGGACAGGTAATAAGTATTCTATCAAATCTTTAGTGAAAAAAACAAGATTTGGTAATCCTGAGGTATATACAACTTCATCGGGGGCAGACTATTCTATTTTCGAGGATATGAGAAGTAATCAAGAAATATTCTATTTTTCAGGAAGATTTATAATTACTATTGGAACTAATTATCCTAGTACTCTTGAATTATATGATATAGAGAAAAGTCAGTGGATTTCAACAGACTATCAAAACTTTTTCTTAGATACTCTTGATCCTAGAAGTAGAATTATATCTACTCCTGGAAATATCTCTAATAAAAGTATTACTAATTACATTCCAAGTATTAATAGTACTTTTCTAAATTTAACTGATTATACTAAATATACGAACATTAATATTATCAAAAAAGTTGGAGATTGGTATGTTTTTAAAAATAAACAATCCTCACAAAAAGATTTTCATATTTATAGTTGTATTGATAGATTAGTATATACAGTAAATACAGATGAAAGTCCAATACTGATTAATAACAGTCTCTTAATGATTCATACAGTAGATGAAGATCTGGGGTTAGATTATTATACTATCTATTATGAACCAGGGATTAGTTATTATACAGAAAAAGCTAGGGCAACATCAAGAAATTCAGAATTAGAATATTCAGAAGAACTCGGGATATTAGTTAGTAAGGATGAAGAGTTTGAAAAGTATAAGGGGTATTATAATGAGGGAAAAATATTGGTAATTCATCGAAATAATCCAACAGGTATATTTGGAACTATTCTTACGGGATTTAGAAGAAGCTATTTCAAAGCATCTCTTAAAACAGAAGTACCGAAAATTATAGCATCTATCTCTGGACTACTTTATTATATCGATGAAGATGGGTATTTAAATTATATATAAAATTATGAGAGTTATTTTTGAAAAAGAATTCTTAGAGAGTATAAGGAGGATAGATAACACACTAAAAATAACCAAATATGTAATAGGAACAATTTATAATTCATATACAGTTGGAGAAGAATTCATGGAGAAATTATTTTCAGGATCTTATCTGTATAATGATGTTAGAAAAACCTCAGAATATCCTCTAAATTCAATCTGGGATAGTAATAAAAAACTCTTAAAGATTAATATTGATATCCCAGAAGAAGAAAAAGCTGCCTTAGTTGAACCTAGCTCAGAGTATTGTTTTATTTATTGTTATGGTATATATCCAGATCGATCGGAAAGAATAGCATTTATAATAACTGAGCTAGAGGCTGCTGAAAGAAAAATAATTAAGTTCAATAGATTAGATTTAAATATATCATCTAATCTTTTTGAATTATCTTTTCCAGAATATACAGAAGCAAACATTGAAACAATAGCTGATAGTGATACTGTATTTTTGGAAGGTATAGGAATTAATTATGGAGTTAATATCTTTACCTCACTGGAAGAAAAAATAGTAACAAAAAAATCTTACTATAAGTATATAAGAAACAAGAAAACAAGTGGATATAGTAGTTCGTTCTTATACAATAATATATCTGGTGAGAAAATATATAATAACTCTGTGATTAGACAAATTACATCTATTCTATCGTTTTCAGCATTAGAAGATACTAGTAGTCTTAAAAAATCTGGAGGGTATATAAATCTATTAGGAACATTAGAATGTGATATGTATAGATTGATAAATGATTATAATATTTCAAAAATAAAGGAAAAGGTTAAAATAGATATAACATCTCTGCCTGTAATTGAAATCTTGGTGAAAGAAAGTAATGGACTGGAGTTTAAAGTAGATCAGGTGAATAAAAGATTAATATATTCTGCTAATACTACTGGAAAAGAGTTAAATTTAGTGATAGTCTTAAAAATTACTAATCTAGATCCAATAACAAAAAAGACGAGTACTATAGAATCAGGAGAGATTAGGTTAACTCAATTTGCAATATAATAAATCATGAAACTATCTTTAAAAGAATTCGTTGAGGCTATAACAGAGATAGATAAAAACATAGGATTTTCGAAGTTCGTGAAGTATATTTTTATCTTCTGTTTAGTCTTAGCTATATTTAATTACAAAACTATAATAAAGGATACTATAGAAATATATTCTGAAATTTCTGATAAGATACACTCCGAAAAAATGGAACTTAGGGATCAGTTATTAGCAGAATTAAAACCTCTCCTTACAGAATTTAGAAGTAATTCTAGAGCTGATAGAATATTATACTTCGAATATCATAATTCTAAAGAAAATCTAGTATCTATTCCCTTCAAATACGTAGAACTTCTCCAACAAGATAATGGTTTTGCTGTACTTTCCATAGATCCAGAACAGTATAAAAATATAAATACTGGATTAATTACTAGTATCTATGAAGATATTAAGTTTGGAGAAATTGTATATTGTGATGGTCCAAGAGATAGCGTATTTATGGAAAAATATCCTGGAATATATGAATTAGTAAATAGTAGAGATGGTTCTAAAAGACAAATATTTATTAGTATTCCTGGAATTAATCAACCTATTGGATTAATTATTCTGGAATGGATAAATGAATCTAATATAGAGTTGAATGTAGAAGAAATTAAGAAAACTGCTACTTATAATTATATACCACGAATAAATGCCTTAATTCTATCAAAGTCGCCCGATAGAAATAAGTGGTTATAATTATGAATAAAATAAATAACAATAATTTTTATAAAACAAAAACTTATGAACGAAGAAGTTAAAATTTATGAAGATGCTGCTTGGGGTAAGTATGGAAAAGATATTATTCCTAGTAGATTTTATCAGGTCTATAAAATTGAAGGTCCTTGGTTAGGAGATGATGAAAGTACTTGGTATGAATTCGATAGTGAAGATAAAAGTGCTACAGTTTTAGAACCTGTATATCCTAATTACGAAGTCAATAAATATGGTTTGACTGGTGATAAAGAAGTGGTTAAAGTTACTATTACTCCTAGCGAAAAACTTAAATCACAATATCCAGATGCTTTAGTAAGTATTGATGGTAAATTCTATGATCTAGGTATTCTTAATAATCCTGTTGAATTCTATATGGATAAAGATCATAAAATTTCTATTATTTGGTCTACTGCAGAATTAGTTGAATCTTTCCGAATTATCAAAATTAAATAACAGAAATTCTCTTCTGAAAGCTTCAAAACCTAAATTATGAGAATAGACTTAGAAAAATTATAAAACTAAGTCTATTCTTTTATTATTTTATTCAATTATAAATAAATAATTATGAGTAGTTTAAATTCTTTTCAAATACAAATTTCCAGAAGCAAATACATAGAACGAGATAGAAGTATAGCAAGATTAAGATTAAATCAACATGAATTCTTAATCGGAGAGCCTGTTATGGTTAGATATTATTCTAATCCTGAACAAACAGAAACAGATACTATATTCGCTCTAGGTATTAAGAATGGAATAGAAGAAGACTGTTATCAAGTTGTTACACTTGGCGGATTAGATTTAGTTCGAGATGTAGTAACTGAACTTCCAGATGTATCTCTTCTTGTACATGGAGAATTATATCTTTACAAGGATGAAGATGGAATTTGGAATTATGTATACGAAACTGGTGGGGTTAGACAAATAGAACCTATAACTGGTGGTCCTTTCATTTTTAGTAATATAGAAGATAAGTATAGATGGTTTTATCGTGATGGAGTATTAAAACGTGAAGATGATTTTTATACTAAGTCCGAAATTAATGAAATGATTTCTGGTTGGGATGTTAGTATTCAAGATGCTCTTAAAAGTCTAGAAGAAATTAAGGAGTTAACTTATAAAAATCATTCAGCTACATTCCCATTAAGAGTTAGTTTTTATGATTCTAACAGACAAGATGATGGCACTACTCCTCTATATCAAACTGGAATTAGAACCGCTGTTAACTTCTTAATCAGAGTAACAATCCCTGATATAGATATAAAAACAGGTGAAGCAAATACATATGAAGTTACTAATGATTGTATTTTAGAATTAAATGGTACACAAATAACTCTCCCTGAAAGTAATAGATATACAGTCTTAGGTCTTACAAATACAACAGAATATAGATTATCTGTTAAATATACGGATCCAGATACAGGAATTATAAGAACTGCAACTTCATATTATACAGTTAAGTTTGGTTACAATTTCTACTATGGACAAATTCCTGAAAGTGGGTGGAATATAACAGAAGCTGCTTTAAATTCTCTTGAAAACACTGTAGTTGGAAATGAGAAATCAATTGTTACTTTCCAAGGAGATCTTAACTCACAGAAAATAGCTTTTGCATATCCAAAACTGTACGGAAATCTTATGAGTATTTATGATACAACTTCTGGAATGAATCATATAACTGATTATTCAATAGAGTCTTGTAAAGTAAATGATATTGATTACAATGTTTATGTAAAAGATGTTGCATTAAATTATAATAATTTTCAACAAGTTTTTTCATTCTCATTATCAACATTCTTCGAAGGAATATCTACAGAAAATTCTAGTGTAAATGCAACTGACTTAGAAAATCTGAGACAGGAGATTTTAGGTGGAGCTAGCATAAATTATAATACTCTTGGAAAACTTGAACAAATTATTAAAGGATTATCAATACGTGAAGGCTTTATTGGTGGTCCTGGAATTAATTTAGTACAACTTGAAGATGGTAGTACAGAAATTAGAGTCAATGTTGATAATTCTAGTATTGTAACTGATTCTAATATGTCTATAGCTGCTAAGAATATAAGCGGTGGAAAATATTAATAAATAAAATAAATTATGGCAAATAAAATAGGTTCAAATTTTTTATTACCCGCTAAAGTATTCCTAGATAAAAGACAAGGTATAGTTAGTGGAATAGGAGAATTAGGAACATGGGATTATGATAAATACCCTATTCCTGATGGATTTGAAGTATTTGTAGATGGAAAATGGTATACTTACTATAAGGATATAGAAAAAGATTCAATTACAGGCTTTTTCAGAATTCGAGGTGGTATTAATGTACTTCAAACCACAGGTTCATCTGAGGATGATGTTATGTCTCAGAATGCTGTAACTAATGCATTAAACGGATTAAATGAGAGAATTCAAGATATTATACACAGTCTTGGAACAGTTCTAGAGATACGATTACTTCCAGATTATACAATTTCGGGTAATCCAACAGTAGATGGAGGGCTTTATGAAAATGGAACTAGAATACAACCCTCTTTTGCTTGGGAAGTTTGGTATAATGGAATGAAATTAAAAAGAAAAGATGTTAGTGTAAGTATATATATAAACGGAAGTTTTTATTCTGGAGGAATGAATAATCCTAGCGAAGATGAAGATGAGTATACTTTGGTATGGATTTATAATCAAAATATTTCAAGAGATACTGTAATTACTCTATCTGTTTTATACGGTAATGGTAGTTCATCAGACTCTATTGGATCTGTTAGTATCTCTAAAAACATTACCTATGAATTTATTAATTCTAGAATTTGGGGTAAATCTAAAACAAACGATATTAGTAAGATTGTAATTGACGGAAAAACTTACGGAAATAGAAGTCTATCTAAAGAACGTTCAATTGTTTTAAATAATGTAGATTGTAGCGTAGATGATGAAGGTAATGATTATACTTCAGGATTATACATATATTACATGATTCCTACTGAAATTTATGGAGAAGTTAATGAAAGTGAAGATCCTATAAGACTTTTAACAGGAAATATGGAAAATAATGCTTTCTCTTGTAAATTTGGTGAAGAAGATTATTCTGTAATAGTATTTGATTATCCTCAAACAGGAGTTTTAAATATAGAATTTAAATAATATGGAAAAAAATAAAAAAGGTATAAATGTTTCAGCTCCTATAGTTCCTTATACTGATCAAGATACATACCCTACCCATGAAGCAATTTATGGAAAAGGTGGTTGGAAAAGTGTTAGAACAATAGAAGATCTTAAAGCTATTCCAAAAGAAAGACTTGAAGATGGCTGTATAGTAAGAGTTGTGGAATCAAGTAGCTCTTCAGGATCTGCAGTTGAATTTTATTACGATAGTAGTATAAAAGATGGAGCTTCAATACCTAGTTCTATCACTGATCCAATTGAGAGAGAAGTTTATCCATATAAGTTCAGAAAATGGGCTCCTGGATATCTTCCTACAAAATTGAGTGATCTTGAGAACGATATGGCTTTTATTGCAGAAGTTCATAATACTGAAGAAAATGGAGATTACGTATATTTAGATCCAAATAATGCAGATGATAAGAATGCTATTGAAAAAATTCTAGTAGGTAGAGCTAGAGGTATTTATCAAGAATTAGCATTAGCATTTTTAAATAAGAATTCATCTACTACAGTTAAAGTAGATACTAATGAAGATGGCGTAGTAGATGGAAATGATAATAGTATTCCAATTCATGGTTTAGTTACAGTAGATGATACTGGGAAAATACCAAATGATCTTCTGGAATATCCCGGAAAATATGTAGAATCTCTTGTAGCAATATTTCCTGATGATTTTTGTTATGATCCTCTCGATCCAGCTTCTTGGTGGGATACTGATGACAAAGGAGTACTTGTAAAAGTTGCACCAGGAGGACCAAAACCAGCAGATTATCCAAATTCAGATCAATCTGAAGCTTTAGGTTGGGATCATCCAGAAGTAACTGAAAAGGATCAAAAATATTATATCTCTGAATATTACAAAAGCAGTGGAAATAGTAATAGTATAGTAGATAATGCTTATCGAAATAAAGTAGCTGTTGTAACTTCTAGTGATCCTAACGATTTTTCTTGGACAGCATCAGATCCAATCTGGAATGATATTATTTATGTAGATGAATTTAGAAGAACTGCATTTATTGTTAAAAATGATGGTATTATTGTAGAAAAAAGTATTGGACGTGATTTAATTCGAACTATAGAAGAATTAATGAGACCAGCTACGATTCTAGAAGTACCTACAGAATGGAATAACTGGGGAATATCTGCAAAAGTAGCTTATCAGATTCTTCTTGAAATCGATAAAATAGTTGCTTGGGGAGAAGATATATCCGATGAGAGAAATCAGAGAAAAGAGGCTGATGCTGCAATAAATGCTAGAATTGATGATCTTTGGGATAAACTTAATGCTCATATTCAAGACAAAAATAATCCTCATAATGTAACTCGTGAACAACTTGGTGTTGGAGAAAGTGATGAAGTTACGTTCTCTAAAGTTACAGCTAATGGATTCTTTATGTCTGTCGGATCTGCTGGAAAAATGGCCTCGAAAGAAGTAATGATGAGTGATCTACCTGCTGAAGAAGAAACTCACGAGGAAGAAGTTATTAGTGCCGTTAGCGAAAAAACATCCTCGGCACAACTATTAACTCCTCGTGTAAAAATATCCAGCAGTAATAATCCATCACTTAGAGTAGGCCCGAGTGATGGATCTTATGAATGGCAGGAAGAACTTAAAAATGAAAAAGAAGAACGTGAAGCCGCTGATGCTGAATTAAATAAGAGAATTGATGAAGTAGAAGCAGCTATGAACGCTCACATTGCTAGAAGAGATAATCCTCACGAAACTAATCGAGGACATCTTAAGATTGATACTACTGATGCTGTTGTATTTAGTAAAGTTAATGCTCCTAACGGTTTCTTCCAAGCTAATGGAACTCCAGCAGTATTTAAAGTAGCAACTCTCGATCCAAAAGAAGAAAAACTTAATGAACTTGAGTCTAAGATAAAAGAACTTGAGGCTGAAATTGCAAAACTTAGAAAGGTATGATTTCAAAATTAATAAAAAACGGAGAAGATATATTTCTGCAAACAACAACTAATGCAGTAATTGATTCTAGTAATAAAACTCTAACTACTATCATTCAAGACCTAGAGAATAATATTTCAGCACTTGAAGCAGAAAATGAAAAACTCAAGGAGACGATAGAGACATTAGAGAAAACACTTACTGATAAAATAACTGAACTAGGAACTAATCTAACTACAAAAATAGAAGAGGTAAATACTAACCTAACTACTGAAATAGGTAAGATTAATACTAGTATCACACAGATTAATGGTAAGATTACAACTCTTGAAAATAATGGAACTGACTACGAAGAAAGATTACAGATGCTTGAAAAGAAAACTCAGAGATTGGGTGAATCTGGAAACTTTAATCAACAAGTTAGCGCTCCAGGATTTTTCGAAAGATAATATAATGGGGAAGAACGATTATAAGTTCTTCCCTTTATTTTCCTTATATATGTTATGAAAGAAATTTATATAAACTCGCCATATTCGATTTGGAACGAACAAGAAATAATAATTCCCATAAAATTTCCATTCAGATCTAAAAAACATATGATGGATACTATAGGATCTCATTGGGATGATCCAGAAAAAGTACTTAATATTCTAGATAACAGAATTAAAAAGGGAATACTCTTCGATATGGTCTTAAAAGTTAGTAATCGAGGAGGACAATATAAGAGATTTGGAATTAAACAATTTAGGTACTGGATATCTTTTCGACCATATATATTAAAACTTGAGGAACTTAGACTTCATGAGAAAAAGATTAAGAAAGGTAAGTATATCAAGTACCTAATTCCTAATCCTAAACAAATTTCACCATATAAGATGGATCGAAAGACTTTCTTGGAAGATTACAAATATATGAATAAATATTATGATTCTGTTTTATTTAAGTATTCTCTTCACTATGTCTTATATAACTTAAAAGCCTTATAAGTGTATTATAAACTTAAAAGAAAACAGATATGGAAAAAGAAGAAATTTGTTTACGTCTCATGGAATTAATGAGGGTAGAGACAATAAATCACAACTTGTTTTTAGCTAAGCAAGGAGATTATGAAGAAAAATCGGGGAAAATTAAAAGAGAATATTTCTTCGAGAAATACAAAGAGTACAAAAATGGAACTTTCAATTCATTAGAGAAAACGAGGAATGACTTCAAAAAGGAGTATTTTGATAGGATAGAGGAAGTAAGAAAAAAGTACAGTGAAGATTGCATAAATTTTCAAAGAAATCACGAGATGCTTATTTGGAAAATTAAAGATCTGTTACACACTGCAAGATTTAAATGTCCTGATGAAAATGTTATAAAGGATGTTGAAAATTTCTTAAAAACCTGTGAATTACTTAGAAAAGTAGCAGAAGAAATCAGCCTTGATCAAATTGATAGTGAAATGAAAATGGAAAAACTTAGGGAGCTTTTATAAGCTTCCTTTTTTATTCTCCTCAAAGCCTTATTAATGATAGTTTTGTTTAAATCAAAAAATTCCCTGGTCTGTGAAGATCGGGGTTTTTGTTTCATTCCTTGAAAGCCTTATATATGTAAAAAGAATTTAAAAGAATATGGAAAAAGAAAACAAAAAGAAAGAGAAAAATTATTGGAAATTAGCATTTATAGGAATAGGTCTAACATGTGCGGTTGTCAGTATAATTAATTCACATAGAACCCAAAAAAAGTTAGACATTGTCCGTGGAGAAAATCAAAATCTCCAAACAATAAATAAATCCCTTCTGAGACAAATTCAAAATTTAGCCTATCAGAATGGGAAATTGACACAAAAAAGAACTTAAAAATAAGAATATGGAAGAAAGTGTTAAAAAAGAACAACGTCAGTATTGGGCGGTTAATAGAACTTTTCACAGTTCTATGTTCGAAGAAGTATTTAAAGTAGGAGGGAAAGTAATATTTTATACTATCTCTCTTGAAGAACTAAAAGAAATTAGTGAAAATACTCCAATTAACATGAGATTTTTAGGGAATGGAGTCCCTTATAAGAACGCATTAGATAAAGTTGGAGTTAAGTACAAAACAATAACAGATGATGTAGTGTTATCTCCTAGTCGTAAGGATGTACTTTACACTATTATTGGTAACACAACTGTTAAAGAAGATCAAACGGAATTTCCTGACTATACGATCATAGAAGTATATGTTTGTGAAATATGCCGTTAATTAAAGTAAAACAATAAAAATAAAAAAAATGGAAAGACTAGAAAAAAATGCTTACCAGAAAAAATTGGTAAGAGGTCTGTTAAATTCACTTAGAGAAAATAAAACTATCTCAGACGTACATGTAAAAAACTTAATTAGCGAAGTTCATAGTGAAATTGGAAGAAGCTTGGATAAAGCTTTAATCAAGAGAAAAGCTGATGAGTTGTTATTCACATGGATGAACAGTGAATTAAATATAGTGAAGAAAGAAATGAAAGGAAAAAGAACTCCACTTGTTATTAAGCTGAAAAATGAAGAAGCTATGAATGACGAGGAGTTTGAAATCTTCACTGAAAAAATACTTGAAAAGGTATTAGTAAAAGAATCGGGAAGAGTAAGAAAAGAGCCGGAAATAAAAGAAGAACCGGAAGAAATAACTACTCCCTCGAAGAAAAGGAATAAAGAAGAAAGAATTAGAATAAACACCTTAGACAATATCATGGAAGCGCTAAGTTATTCTATTACATATAACAGAGGTGACGGAGTAACTGGAAATAATGTTGCCAAGGTATTAGGTGTGAAAAGAATAAATCAAATCCAAATAAAAACTTGGGTAAATGGTTTATCAAAACATTCAGTAACGCTAAATGTATATTATGACGGAAGAAATGATAAGTTGGTATTCAGAGAAGCGGAAAAAGACTTATCTATCTGTTGTGAATTATACAGAAAGATTACAGGAAAAGAACCAAAAAGAGAATATTTAAAACTCTTAAGTGGTAAAGAAAAACCGAAAGTATTAGTAAGTAAGACTAGTTCTGCAATAGTAATGAAGGAATCAGTCATTGATAAGAAAATGATTAAAGAAGATTCCTATGAAGATTTATATTATTACGCTGCAGGAATAATTGTTGAACATAGCTATAAAGCGGTAGATATTGATTCATTGTGTACTAATTTGAGAAAATTAGGATATGATGTATCAAAAACTGAACTTCAAGGAATCCTAAGAAAAAGAGTTGAATTTTCTGTAGTAAGATATGGAGCAGCAGTAGGATTAAATGAAGGAGGATGGAAAACTTGGGATGAAATCAAAGAAAAATTCAATCCCAAGAATAACATAAAATGGGTAGATTGTAGACTATCACTAACTCTGGAAGAAATAAAAAATATCTTTCCAGAAACTGAAACATTGTCTATGATAACCGAAAGAGATGGATTTTATAGAGTATATTATAATGGATCGCTCACTGAATTAACGAAGTGGATCCAATTAGCGACAATATCCATCGGAGCAGAAAACTTAAGCAGTTATATATTTGATCAAGATTTAGTTAAGAGAATCAAGACAAGAATAAATCTGCTTAATGAATTTATGCTGAAAGAGGAATTAGGATGTAAATTAGAAACATTATAATCCCACTAATAATTGATGAAAACCGAAAGTCTGTGAAGATGAGTAGGTTTTTATTTTTTGTCCCCTCAAAGCCTTATTAATGTATAAATAATTAAATAAAAATTAAAAGATTATGAAAGAAGAACAAGACGAAAAAAAGAAGAAAGGATTAAGTAAGAAAACAGTTAAATTACTGATCTTTGGCGGAATTGCAGTATTGGTGATCGGAGGAATTGTGTATAGGTTAAAGACTTCGAAAGGAAAGACGAAGTTGATCAATGAAGGAAAACCGCTAGATTACTATTACAGACAATCAGGAAAATATAAACTGGCTCCTCTTACAATGGATACAGGAGTCGGAACATTAAATCTTTCAAACCTAGAGAATACAAACGGAGACTGTTTTTCTTTAGGTTATATAAAAGATGTAAAACCTCTTGGAGATGCAACAATTGAAGGAGGTGATGTAATTAACGTAGAATCTGGAAAAACTACAAAAGTGAATCTAACAACAAAAGTAGTATCACTTGCCAGATTATTATGTGGAGCAGAGTTCGTTAAAACAAGTTTTGAAGTAAGAGGACTCTAATAAAATATAGAAGATAGGACATTCAAAAATCCTGTCTTCTTTTTTCTCCTCCCCGAACAAACAAAAAGAAGAAGATATTTTGATTTATCTTCTTCTTAATTTTATTCTATATTACAGTTCCTTAAGAGCAGCTTTTATTGAACCTTTAATCATCTCTTGAATTCCTTCTTCAGTTGTCATTGCTCCTGATAACGAGAATTTCCAAGAGTTTCCTTCTCCAGTTCTAACAAAAGTACCAAGAACTAATGCTTTCTTACCAATAAAGTCTGGATTATTGTCGATCTGGAAGTCGGCGAAAGTCTTAAGTTGATTAATCTTATTACTATCTGTTACTTTCATATCCGAACTATAGATCTTCATAGTCGCCGAAGGAATATGATCGAATACAAGCGCTTTAGGATCTCTTCCCATGTGCTGATAAATATTCAAAATCACAGCCATATATTTTACTTCCGGCGCAACTTTTCCAAGCTCCATTCGAATTAACTCATTATCACCTTTTGAGTTATTCTTTCCAGTTAAGTCATCACCAAGTAAACTAGCAACTGAACCATCTTTAGAAATTTGATGTCCGTAATAAACAATATCATACTGTTTCTTAGACTTATCAAACATTACAACGCTAGCATCAAGATCAATATCAAGTTGTTTATCAGGTCGGAGTGTTCCAGGATTATCTACTACTTCAGTTTCGATTATCTCTGATGGACCTGTACCAAATAGTTTTTGAAAGAAGTTACCTGTCTTAACTGTCTTTCTTTCAACATGAGTCTTTCTTCCAGTTACTCCACCTTTGATTACTGCCGGAGCCCATCTAAGCCCTACATAAACATAATCAAAGTTTTCACCTTCTGTTTCTTGATTTTTTCTTAGGCTAATTGTTCTTGTACCATTTTTTCTTAAGCTAATTACTCTTTCTTCCATAATTGTTTATATTAAATTAAACTGTTTTAATAATTTCATTTCTAAGTATATCCCGAAATTAGGAGTTGTTTCTGGGTTTATTAAGATTTCTAGAAGTGTTTCCGGAGTTTCTTTTAAAAAATCTACTTCATCTTTTGAAATAATACTTTTAAAGAAACTATCATCATTGATATAATCAGAACTTATCCATTCCGCATAAGAATTTCTAAGTAAACGACCTAAATTATTTCCTAAAGCTTTGTGTGAATGAATCACAAACATAATCCTTTTAGAATAATCATTATACCATCGTAACGGACCTGCATTTTTATAAATATTCACAATACTATCACTATATATTCCAGGACGTTTTAAAGATTCTACCGGAAATCGCAAAGAAATCTTATCTAGGTTGATATCTTTCAAAAAATCATTATATCTAGCTTCAAACAAATCTCGACGATCTTTAATTTCCGAGTGATCAGTATTATAATCCATACCCCACTCAACCTTAAATTCCGGAAAAACTAGGTACTGATATATACCTCTAGTACTCCCTAAAAAACATGTATAATGAATCGCCTTCATTAAATATCTGACTCTTTGAACTTAAGGCCATATTTTACCAAACTCTTAAATAAAGTTTGATTAGACCCTTCTCCGAGTGCTGTAAAAGTGAATTTATTACCTTCAATTCTTGTCATTTTTCCAAAGACTAAGATTGTATCATCCTTATAATCTTCATCAAGTCGATATACAAGTTTAGCAATATCTTTTCCATCCTCATAAGCTCTAACTTCCGCACCCTTAATCATCTTAAAGGTTTGTTTTCTAGAAGTTGAATCATAGATATTAATTAAGAATACAATATCTTTTACTCTTGAATTGAGCTTTCCAGGATAAATAATACACTCCTCTCCATTTCCAGAGCCGTCTCTATCATCACCTGAATGCACCACACTTCTTTCAGGATCTGTAAATTTATAATCCTCTGTTTGTTCAAGACTACCATAGAAAACTAGATGATCTGGAGATAATGCACGACCTCGCTCATCTAATTCTACTATGATTAGGTCAATATCAAAATCTTCATCACTACTAACAGATCTCTTGTTTTCTTCCCAAACAACTTCTACTTTAAGCTGTTTAAGTCCTTTTGTTAATGAAATTTGTCTTCCCTTAACCAAAGAAATTTCTCTTTCTTCCATAATTGTTTTATTTTTAATACATTTATAAGAATTTCAAGGATTTATTAACCTAAACCAAATATTTAACTAATTTACCTGCTGGATCTGGATAACCTTTAAGTTGATATAAACAATTTGAGATTATTTTAAATAGATAATCAGCGTTCATATTCATTATTCTCTTCGAAAAATTTATTGTAGTTCTAGATATAAGATGTAAATCCTCCCAAAAATTATTATAAGAATAGTCCATTTGTCCTGTTAAACAAAGAGCGATATACTTGAAAAATGATCTGTAGGTTTCTGAGTCATAAGTAAATCCTCCTCTTGCTTTTATAGCACCTACATATTTTAATTCTCCAGAATTTTTCATCTTAAGTATATCATTCTTTAGACTATTTATATAATCTATTGCAGAATCTTCAACATATTTTTCCACAAAATCAGATCCTAATTTACTTTCTATTACACCTTTATCTTCAATTTTAATAAATCCGTATTGAGGTGAATTAGATGGAACAGCTAGTTTTCCTTGAGTTTTAATCCTATCAATAAATCCATCTATTTGCTCCATCCAGTGTTCTAAATTACTATTCCTTTCATCATAGAATTCTGCCATTTTGATTAACTCATATCCTATTTCATCATTATATTTGGACACGCAGTATAATGAATCTGTTCTAGTTTCTGCAAATTCCTTTTGAATTAAATTTCGTTTAATTATCATATTAGTTATATAAAAATAATAAATTGAAGAGAGTAAAATTAATTACTCTCTTTTCTCCAAATTTCTTCTTGATCTCTCTCAGCTTTCTCTATATCTAAAAATCCTGTCTCCTGATCTATGTACTCTCCTACAATATGACCCGTTCCTCTAAATGGATAACTTGATAATACTTTCAATAACCACCTCTTAGCTCTCTTACACTTATGTTGCAAAAGAACTCTCATTAACCCATTTAAATCTTCTGAACAAGATATAATTGAATGATCTATTAAGCACATACTACGTTCAGCTACATAATCAGTATAATTTAGATACTTATTTCTCAATAACTCTATATTGATGTAGTAAGTGATATGAGATTCTGAAAAACTTTTTTTTGTAATCTCTATTAATACTTTTCGATCCTTATAATAATCTGTAAGTTCATGATCTTCAAATATTCTTCTCTTCTTTTTCATATTTTATTAATTTATAATATCATATATAAGGCTTTTAATGTTATTTTCTTTTTAATAATTCATAACTACGAATTCGTTTCTTTACTCCATCTACTAACATAGTATTTTGAACCTCTTTTACTTCGAAATAATTAAGAATATCATTAGCCTTTGGAGTTGCTGTATAATTAATATTGGAGTATAAATTTCCTAGTTTTGTCTTAAGATCTGATAAACTATACTTTTCTCCTGGATTAAAATTTTGATGAATAGTATTATTAAGTAATTCTGGACTAAATGTTACTATTCCAAGTTCTTTCTTTATTCTGGATGAATTATAAGACAGAGCTTTTAATTTTTGCGGACTTAAAGCTAAGTAGTAAGATTTAACTTCATCAGAATCTGCTATTTGTTGTAAAACTAAATCTATTACTTCTCTAGAAACAGGGTATTCACATAACATCTTAAGCTTATCATAGATAGTTGTTAATGTATCATAAATACATAAAAATCTAGTTACATCTCTATTTACTATATCATCTTTTGTTAAACTAGAATGAATTGAACTAAATACACTAAATCTATCTCTATAATCTACTTGTTGAATCTGAAAAGCTCTAATTTCATTTACAAGAACTAATTGATTAATAACAGGTTTTAAGATAATATCTCCATTAGAGTTAATTATGTGATTGACTGCTATATAATCGTTAAGATAATTTTTAATTTGTACTGCTTCTTCGAATTTCTTAACTAATGAAAATTTTGCAGTATCAGGTGTAGATTTATAAGATAATAGTAAATCATTTGTTGCTTTATTTTTTCTATCTAGAATTGCTTGAAAATCTTCTTTTTTCATTTCTCTATAATCTGCAGTAGTACGATAATAGAAAGTAGCACTATTTTTCCAAGGATTATTGAATAGTCTTTGTCTCCCCAAGATTTGTGGTAAATCTTCACTAATATCAACTGCTAAACAATCTGAATTAGAATCACTAAAGATAAATGATTTAGCGCATAAGCTATAAAAATCTGCACCTAAATAAACGGTACGTGTGCAGAAGGTAAACATCTTTGGCTTCTCTGTTTTCTTAGGTACCTTCCCTATTGTAAAAGATTTTCCTAATTTTCTTTTTATTCTTTTAGCATTATCATCAGTTCTAGAACAAAGAATATTTACCTGTTCTGGAGTTAATTCATTTTTCTTGATAATAGATATAATATGATTCACACTGTTTACATAAAATACTGCTTCATCTGATACTACTTTTACAGGTTGACCATCTCTCATTACTACTACTTCATCAAAGTCTTTTGAAAGATACTTTTGAATAATTTCTGAAGCTTTTTCACCAACTGATCTCATTAGATAAATATCTAATTTTGGTTTGATTACTCTACTAGAGTCTGAACTATACCAATCTAAATCAAAATAAGGAAGATCTTTAAATTCATCTAACATTTCTAGATACTCATCCATCATAGGAGTTGCACTAACAAAGTATGCCGTTGGAGATTGTTTAAGATATTCCATAAATCTCATTTCAGTATTACTTTTAAAGCGAGCATCATGTAAGATACTTTGAAATTCATCTACTACTGTCACAAATCTTTCAAAAATCCTTAATTTTTCAAGAATATCTTTAACAATCCTATATGAGTCATAGGTTACGAGGATTTTGGCTGGTAAACCTGATAAATATCTTTGATAGGTATAAGTATCGATCTCTCTATATAGTCTTTCATAGATTTCAGAATTATCTTTTTTCTCTTCTACTAATACAAATTCTTTTGGTTTAGTATCTTTACTAATATCCTTATCAGAATCTGGATCCTTATCCATTTCATTAACTACTAAATATACATCATTTTCATGCTGTCCTTTTTTATTTTCTAATAACATTTTTCTAGGACTGCATAGGATAACATTCTCAGGACCATTAATACAGTATTCAGTAAATCCACATCCTGGAAGTTGTTTGTTTATTATACATTTACTTGGAAAATTAGAAAAACAGAAATCTTTCCATTCTCCTATATACCTAATTCCTCTAGGTACAATAATCTTATCTTTAATCATAATTTTATAAAGTTTTAATTAATCTATTATAGATTCCAATACAGAATCCAGTTACATAAAATTGAAGACTAGGGATACCCTTTATAATCTTCATTCAATTGTAAGGATTTAAGGTTAGTAGAAGAGCAAAACTACACTTTAAATTAAACATTTAACCTACGTACTCTATATATTCTTCTAAATAAAAAAAAAGTGCATCAATTGATATATTCGATCTCCCTTTGGGAGGAGATCGAATTCTTATAATCTATTTATTCCCTATATAGTTTATTCAATCTAGAGCCCGTAGGGCCCTGGAGTGAACCCTTTAGTGGTGAACGGAAGGTATAATAATGGGTTCCTTTGTCTTCAAAAATAAGTTACAATAGATTAAAAATCTTATAAGTGTTATGAAGTTACCAATAAAATTTTACAAGTTTATCTCTAATATAGATTATTTTTCAGAGATACACAAATATCATAAACATGAGAATAATGAAGATATGATTATTGATTATATGATAAGTAATCTAGCTTTTCTTCTAACTCCTTCTAATTTTAACCAAAGAGCGTCTTATTGTTTTAATAATTGGTTTTCTATTCTCTTAGAAATAGATCCGATTAAGTATGGTTGGGTAAAGAAAGTTGACCTACAATTCTTAAATAATACATCTGTAACTAAACAACAGATTATAGATTGGGAAGTACTCAATTTTACAGGGAAGAATAGGATTTTCACAGTAAAGAGAGAAAAATGAAGTTTTGCTACTTTAAACTTCTAATTTCCTTATATGTGGAAAAAAGAGCCCCAGACTTAATTGTCCAGGGCGTATTTGATTATTTACATAACCAAATTGAAATTGCTTTCAAAGTCTTTAATAATATTTTTATTAAAGTTGAAGCTATGAGAGATATCACTAAGATTCTCCCAAGAGTCATGAACACTGTAATGAGCATGACTGATGAATAAAACTCAGGTGTTTGCATTTTAATTGAGTTTTTTAAATTAAAAATATAAAAGATAGATCGTCATTATATCCAATTTCTTTCAATACTTTAGGATTTTATGACCTCATGATCTATCTTCATATATAAGGCTTTGAAGCATTTCTAGAAGGAAGGGTAGTTTTAATACTATTCTTCCTTTGATTTCCTTATAAGTGTAGTAATAATTAAAAAATATAAGACTATGGAAGAAAAGATCGATTTACCAGAGAAAGGAATAGTAGTTGGCTTTGAACTTGAGAACTTAGAGGATTACTTGAATTGTACGGAGCATTTAGTACAGGTTCATGGAAAGTTTGAGGTCCTAGCAGAGATCGAGAAAAAAGTAAAGTACGAAAAGATTAGACACCTCGCCAAATTTCTCATGACGGAATATAATCCAGAGTTAAAAAGGAATGTGGTTTTTAGGTTGTCTAAGTTTAAAGAACGTCATGAACACAACGGCGAGACGGTTTATATAGCTTATTATAGGTTTGATGGATTTGTATCACTTTAGGAAATATAGGGAGAGACTTTTAAGGTTTCTCTCTTTTTTCTTTCAGGTACAACAAAAAGAAACTACACTTATCCATCTCGGACCAGTGTAGTTTGATTAGAATTATAGTATTTTAAGAAGTTTATCTGAGACATTATCGATCTTTATAGTTTCGTATGTTCCATCTCCTTTAAGCCAAATTAATCTTCTCCCCAGGATCTTTAAGCCAATTGATTCTAACATTAATTGATACATGCTAAATTGTAGGGTATAATGTCCTAGGGGTTCATCTATTAAATTATCAAAAGGAGGATACATTGTGATTCCCTTCGACCTCTGATAATCTTTCGTAAGTTCTTCATTTGTTTTCCAGTCTCCTATAATAAATCCAGGGTTATCAGGGGAATCATAGTAGAATAGAAGGTCGGTAGTTCCACAAAATTTAGTATTAATTTCTGGGATATACTTTGATGACATCCTGAATTCTGCACCGACCGGAATTATCGAAGGCGGTAACTCAGAATAAAATTTGAGGATACTTTCTTCTTTAGGTGCGAAGGGAATTAACCAACCCTCCTCTGGAATATATTGCCTTCGGATATTGGTCGGAATTAATTCAGGGTAACCACATTTTATCCATGTCATTGCTTCTCCAAATTCATGATACTTCGTTCCTTGTGTTACTGATTTTACATTTTTATATTTCCATTCTCTGAGGACATCTTCTTGAGTTCTTCCATTCTTTTTTGCATATCGTTCTGAGATTGTATGTTTATCGAAGGGTCTAACAAAGTTTTCGATTATATTAGAAACTGGTGTATATTCTTCAGTTCCTATAAAATACTTATGTCCTTCTTCTATAAATGTTATATCAGAAAAATGTTCAGATATTAAGTTTCTTGTTGTTTGTATAATTTCTTCTGTAGTCATATTCTTTTATTTTATTATCATATATAAGATTCACTAGTGCAGAGAAGAGCAAAATCCTTACTTATGATATGAAAAAGATGATAAGTTTTGCAGATTTTGAGTATATACTAGAAAATCGAGTAGAGTTTAATCTGCTAAGTAAATTTAATCGTACTAAAGATCCAGAATTAAAAGCTATAATTTCTTTAATTCTTCTTGCTGAATCAATATCTAATGGAGCAATAATAGCTTTAAAGAAATTAACATTTGCCACTGCTCTAGAGGGTATAGATTTATGGAGAGGGAAAGTTAATACTAGAAGTTATGCGAAGATTAAAACAATAGGGGATTTGAAAGAATGGTTAAGATGTAATTTAGTTGGAAAATTGATAACAATAAAAAGACATGGAAAAAACGAGGTTAGAGTTATTGATTTATTGTTATCAAGAGAAGAAAATTAAGATCCGACTTTCACAAGCCAGATCTTATCAGAATGATTTATATAATTATTTTTTATTTTTTATGCATATATAAGAGTTTGGAGGATTGAGAGATGATATCAATAATAGATGTTTTAAATAATGGAGAAGAAATTGCAAAGTATTTAGAAGTAAGATTTCATACAATTAAATATGCTGATGACTATTACCATAAGTTTATCTTAATTCATTCTTTGTGTAAATATGCGAATAGTTTAGATCCAGTTTATCACACTCTTATAGTATATCATACAGAGTTGATTGGGTGGTCTAGTGAAATCGATCTTAATAGTATAGGAAGTATAAAAACTAAGGAAGATTTAGCAATATGGCTTAAAGATAATTTAGTGGGAAAAATAATAACACTTAAGAAATATGGAAAGAATAATGATTTCGTATCCTGAATTTTATAAACATCTGGATCTTTTATATGAGAAAAGATTAGATTATGAAAATTATAATAATTATATAAAGTCTTTTAAGGAAAGAATGACAGAAGATGAACTAGTATATTATTTACTATCAAGTATATCTTGCTTTATTAAATCTTATAATAATCAAGGATTTCTTTATATATTGGGTGTAGTTATGATTTTTATAATTAAAGCACTTGAAGAAATAAATCCAGAAAAATATAAGAATCTAAAATCTCCAAAAACATTTCTTGTATCAAAAACATTTAATTCTCAACAGGAAGCTCAAGATTGGATTTTAGATAGATTTTTAGGAAGAATATTAACATTTAAGAAAAATGGAAAGAATATTAATTTTATATTCTGAATTCTTAGAAAATCTAGAAGAGTATAAAAATAAATACTCTGATTCTAGGGTTCACTTCAATATAGAGATAAAACAGAAATTATGTTGATTCAAAATTTAATATTTCGTAAGGAAGTGGTTAAATTTTTTTTATTGAGAAGATTTTTTCAATTAAAAGAATAAATGAAAAGAGATCTTATACCATTTTTGGAGTTTCTGAAGATAGCAGATGATCCAGGAACAGAGACTAGAAGACATTTGTTAGATCAATATTTTCCTTGGGATAGATATTATACAAAACTATCTGAACGAGGAATGTTAATTGGAATTGGAATACAGTTAATAAACTCCTATATATTTTTTGATGAATCTCGTAAACTTTCTAAGAATGCACTTCAGAATGTTAATAATATTATAGGTCATCTTATATCAACATTTCCAGAGAAGTATTCGGGGTGGAAGAAGATGATCCCAGAGATATTAAAAATTTCTGAAGATCTCTTTGAATATTCTTCGAAAAATGAATTAGTATCTGAGATAGCTTGGTTATTTACAGGAAAACTTTTTAGATTAAAAAAGACAAGAGTTTAATTCTCTTGCCTTTATTTTTTGAAGAAATAAAAATGGTAATGGACCAAACTTATTTCGCAATCCACTACCTGACCTGATAAATATTCCAAAAAGTTGTACTTACTTTAAGTTCAATTTATCTTAGCTAACCTTTATCGCTACAAGGGTATATCTTTTTGAAGTTCTAATAGTTAATTTCTTAACTATCATGAGTATTTCCCAAAGATAATAATTACAAATACCTTTATAGAATTTTACAGTGACCTTATAGGTATATAAAATTTCTATCTTCTACCATATATAAGAATTTCAGGGGTTTAAAAATACCCAAATTTTTGTAGATTATTTATTAGGTCTTGTACATTATCATCTATTTTTTCTTTCTCTATATTATTCCAATTAACTCTATCATTCTGTTCTGGATTACCAAATATTTGAGTTATCCAATAAGGGATTTTAGTTCCTCTTATATTATCCCATCTAGATGTGTTTGTTTTTTCAGAAAGTGCCCATAATACTTCTTCTATTGTATATAACATAGATTGGTGAATATGTAATGATACTTTAAAAACAGATCTCATTATTCCTATTATATTATCTAGGAACATATTTAATTGATCTTTATTAGTAAATACTCCAAAATTTCTCGAATCTATATTATAAATATCTCTCAAAGTTAGTATTATTCCTTTTCTAAACTTAAAATTATTATAACCTCCGATATATCTATAAAGTTTATCTATGAATTCTAAGGCTCCTTTATTACTAATGATAAAGTTATTAACAATTATATCAGAAAAATCAAACATATAGTTATTATATACATTTAATCCAGATAAACTACTATAACTATTTTTAATATTTTTCTTGATAGATTTATAGAATTTACCTCTTACTATAGTACTTTTTCCATATTCATAAAAACGATATGTAGGAAGACCATATTTGAAGTACATATAAGTATCTCTAACTCTATCATCAATAGCTTTTTCATCATGAAAACTAGAATCAATTTCTACAATGAATTTCGCTTTATAAAAGAAATAATCAGAAAGTATATAATGTTTCTCCCAAAGTTCTGTTCGAGTTTTTGGAACTTTCTCTTTAGTTAATATTTCTTTCCAGAGCTCTCTATCCATTATTGGAACGGGAAATTCTTTTATATACTTTGTAAAATCTTTTTCTTGCGTTAATTCATTTTTTATTTTTTCTATATCTTCTTCAAACTTTTTTGAAAAACTACTTTCATTAGCGATAAGAGCATCTCTTCTATTTTTAATAATAGAGATGTGAGTGTTATCTTCTTTTAAAAGATACGTTGGAATGATATATCCTTGTTCAATCTCTTCTGCATAATATTTGCATCCCATAGCAAATATCTTAATTAGGTCTGTATTCATAAGTTATATTAATTTTATTTCTATTTATAAGGTTTAGACCAGAGCCTTATATGTGTAGTTTATTACATGAAAAACAAACTTAAAAGAAATGAAAATTGAACAAGAATTAATCGATGAATCTTATAGAGGATTCGTAAGAAGAGACCTAGTAGATCTATACCAAAGATTTATAGGTGAAAGAAGTGGAGGAAAAGTACATAATTCATCATTATCTAATGAGATAACTCCTGGTAATGATGTAAATGTTAGTGAAAGATTTTTAAATAGACAGAAAAGGAGGGGGGATTAAATTACTAAGATTTCCGAAAACTATTCATATAATTAAAAGATGTTATGAAGAAAGGTTTGGTGGTTTTATTGAATCTGTCTATACTATTGAATATGGAATTTTGCATTTAATGTACTTTGATGAGAATGTATTAATTGAATTCTCTAAAACATTTCGATCTCTTGAGAATGATAATATAGATGTATTGAGAGAAAAACTCAGAACTGTATTATCTGGAAAAATTATAGGAGATAATAAATTCATTTCTGTAGATAGAATAGAAAACCTAAGAACCAGAAAATAAAAAAAATTGAAGGAGACTTTTTACAGTTCTCCTTCTTTTATTTTTCTTCTTAGGACATAAAATCTAGCTTTTTCGTTTTTACTAGATCTAAGTCATTAAATGGAGTACCTTCGATAAGATTTACTCCTGTTTGTTGTAAAATCCATCCAAGTCCGGTCAAGTTTCCATATTCATCTACTACAATCTTTTTATCCCATATTGTTAGTTTAGGGAAATATAATTTGTAGTCCGGGAAAATCATACTCCATTCATCTTCATTTCCTTCTAAAAATTTATCTAGTTCAGGGTGAGTATTTATTTTTTTTGTTCTCCCATTCCATATCACATCAAAACACGGCCGAAGAATATATGGACAAACTTCGACTCCCTGACACTCTCCTGGTTCTGATGTTCTAGAAATAACTTTACATTTATTTCTTACCAGAGTCATTATTTTGTCCATTGAGTAGTCGGCCGTATTAATTATCACTATCTTTCCGGTTATATATGTTGGATTCTTTGGGTTAACGTGAATTAGACTACCTACCGAAGGATCTATCTCTTCTTGTAAGTAAATAGCCTCGATAAAAGCATCTAATCCATTCCCATAATATACGGAATTCATTTTTTTATCTCCTTCCCTAGTAATATCCCAGCAAATTCAGTAAGATCTACATCCCTAACAAATACATCAACTGGCTTAATGAATATAACAGTCCTTTCTACTATTGTCCCATCTTCTCTTACTGCTGATACATTATATAGGTTTTTTGATATTTTAGGGAGAAATGATTCAGGTACATATTTCCAATCAATTGCCATAGCTTCATCATCAAACATCTCTGATACTAGGTATTTTTCTTGTTTCATATCTTATATTTTTTAAAGTTGATTAATAATTTGTTCAGTATATGCTACCGGATCGAATTTCTTAAGCTCTTTCAATCTTGTCTTGAGCTCTTTTATACGATCCGAAGTATCTTTATTTTTTCTAAGGTAACTGATAGGCTTTGACATAACAGAACTAACTATTTCCTGAGGCATTCCAAATACTTTCATAATCTCTTCGTCAGTTGCTTTTGGATTTTTGTTTAATATATAATCCGAAATTAATGGAATAGCCTCTAAAACCGCAATATCAAAAGTAGTTTTTTCTATCTTCTTCTGATTTACTTTTACAATTAGATCTATGTAATTTTTATAAGTATAATCTAACCAATCATATAAACCAATTCGAAACATTGTGGATCCAGTAGTTACGTTTGTTGTGTAGTTTGTAGCACTATAGCAACACTTTCTTGCTAGATCTTCAATTTCTTCAATAGATATTCCTCTTGCTCCTGGAACTTTAGATATTACCATTTTAGGACCATTAATATCAGTAAGATCTTCCATATATACTTTTCCTTCTTCTGCAAGTTTTTTAAACTTTTTAAAATTAGGTGTAAATAAGAAAGTATCTCCTTCAAATAATATTCCTGGATTACCAAAATCATCAGTTACTCTTGTTAATTTGTATGAATATATTACTCTACCTTTACCTGTTTTCCATAATCTATCAAGTTCTGAATTTTCTTTGTCAATTATTAAGTTTGCATTCGGTTCTAGGAGTAACGGGTTATTATTTATATAGGCTTGGTATAATGATTTCGGACTAAAATTCGGATAATCATTCTTAACACCTATGCACAGACCAGTTACCGATGTTTTCATGTAAAGACATAATGGTATAGGAAGTGGAAGATAAGATATTTCCATTGGTCCTACTGGCGATTCTACCATAGGAACCTCTTTCCACAATTCTCCAAGTACTCTATTGTATACATCTGAAACCATTTGTTTTGTATATCGAGGAGCGGCATACTGATTGTATACACCATTTATTTCCGTATATCCCCATGAACCGTGACCTTCAAAAACTCCAGTATGTACGAGATTAGCATTAAGTTCTTCAATACCGGAAAGACTATGAGGATGATAGTTTGCTACACTTGAAATTACTGTAGTACTAGGTATCATCTTCCCTTTTGGAAATTGAAGAGCTGAATATATTAATCTTCTATAACTAGGTTTACAACCATCTTGTATAAATGCTGTATGTCTTTGATTATTAATATAATTACCAAAATCTAAAAAAGCATCTCTTGCTATTTCTCCAATAGCTTTTTGTTGAATTAATTCTTCTTGTGTAATTTGTGGTAATTCTATTTCTTTCTTTTTTCTAGCCATATTATTCAATTATTCTAAATTCGTCTAAATTATACCAAAAATCTTCAGATACTCCTGCTTTTACTGAAATCGATTCTTCTGAATTAAGATTTGTTATTTTTATTGAGAAAGACATAATTCCTCCTCTAATTCCACTTTTAGATATAACTACTGGTGGATATTCTAGAAGAATTAGGTCTCCTTGTTTAATATCTCTTATAAATTTTTCAAAAGTTTTACTCGTACTGTAGCTCATTTCAATACATTTCATTGAAATTACCTGAACTGTATATTTTACTGTAGGTAATTCTTGTATATTGAAATTTCCCATTTTAAATGTTTCCATGATCTATTACTTGTATTTCTTTCATAGCATCCCAAAACTCATTAATTGCACTTTCAGGAACTATTATTGATTTATTACTTCTAAGATTTGTTATCTTAGTTCTTACAGATTTCATTCCTGACTGTGAATTTCTTTTAAGAATAGGAGGAATTTCTAGAAGAATTATATCTTCTGGGTTAATTCCATCTAAAAATATTTCCCTTTTCTTATTATTTATGTAGTAAGTATTTTTATCCATCTTAGAAATTACTTTAATAAAATATTTCATTGTTGGTAATACATCCCTACTATTTTCAATACCATTAATTTTATAAATCTGTAAATCCATTATCAATTATTTTGAATTTCCCGAAATAATAATATAAGATATTTAATTCCAGAGTGCTAAATTTCATACTCTTTTTATTCTCTAAATTAGTAACTGTGACATATCCTTGAAGTAATAATGAATATGAAATCATTACTAAATCTCCTTCATTCAGATATAAGTTTATGAATTCTTTTTTCTCCTTATTCATTAACCTATAAATTTCAGAATTTTTATTAGTTAATATTTTCTTAGCTCTATCACAACATATATTTTGTGGTTCACCAAGTAATATTACTATTTTAACTTCTGGAATATTTGGATATTTATAAGTCTGTGAATCCATATGGATTAGTTATAATTCCGGCATCAAATAATAGTTTTTTTCTTTCTTCAATATCTTCTGTCAGTTTCATACTATAGTCGAAACCATCCGGAGTTACTTGAATTAATTTTCTAGTTGCCGGATTATAAAAGATATCATAAATATCTTCAGAATTAAAAGCTCCTAGACCTTTTCTGCGAAAAAATGGTTTACTCGGATCTAATCCTATCGGAAATATTCCATTATCTTGTAATGGATCTCCAGGATAGAACTTTTTATCACCTTGTTCAAATATTGGTGACATTATTTGATAAACCATTCCAAAATCTATCAAAAATCTTCCGAATTTTCCAAATAAATATAGAATTAATTTTTTTATCTGTTCGCCATCAGGGTCCGCATCAACTGCGATAACAATTTTACCATAACGGCTGTATTTTTTTATCAATTCATAAGCTTCTTCAAAAGATTTTGCATCCTTTGTTACGTTATTTACATCCATACCAAGTCCAATTACTTTGAATATAGTATGAATTTCTTTATTATCTAGTGCCTGATCTACAGTCTTATCTAGCACCGAAAGTATCTTACCTCTTAACGGGAGTACTGCGTGGAACTGAGTGTTATGTCTTCCACTTTTTAGTGATCCTGCTGGACTTAGACCTTCACAGAGGAATAATTCACAATCCCATCTGTTTTTTCCAGTTGCGTCACTAAAACCCTCTATTAATTCAACCCTTGACTTAAACATATTTCTTCCCTGAGCGTCATCAATCATTTTCTGCGCTTTTTCGGATGCACTAAGAGATTTCATTGAATCAGCTAAGTAGTTTAACCTAGCTACATGTTCTTGCCAATATTCTGGATTATTTCTGAATATCTTTTGAAATTCTTTAGTAATATCTCCAAAATCAGACTGTTTTACTTTAGATATTGATTTTAGACGTTCTTTAGTTTGAGAAGAGTAAACAAGGTCGCCAGCTATAACTATAATACAGATTCTAAGTCCATTCAGAAGATATCTATGTTTTATTTTAAATTCATTTTTTAATGCCTCTTCATAACAAGTCTCTATATATGAAATATGAACTCCTTGATCCACTGAAAGACCACATGCCGATCCTGCTTCTACTTTTTGTCCAAGTTCTGGATCAACTTCAAAAGTAGTATATACAGTTACAGAACTATTTTTACTTGTATCTGCTGGAATTATTGTTTTAAATATTTCAAACTGATATGGTTTAAAAGTTCCATTAACTAATTTTCTGTTAGCCATTACTTCTACTTTTTTCTTGTATAATTTTTCTTGAATAAGTAGAAAGTATTGAATGTTTTTAATGGGAATATTTGCACTAGTTGATTCAAATATTTCTGGATCAGGTTTAAACATTGTAATAGTACTAAATCCCCTAGGTAAAGGTTCATACGGTTGCCCAGAAGCTCCAAAGATCATCTTTTCAAGATTATCTAATTTATCACATCCTTCATAAAATTTTTTTCCTTTTCTATAGGCTACAATATAAAAAATATCTTTCTTAGATCTTGGGCCATAAGAATTCCATGCTTCTTCAACAATAGGCAAGGAAGTATTATAATTCTCCTGAGTTACTTTAGACATTATAATAAATTCTTCCGATGTTGAATTAACCGCAGTTAACCCTATCCCGTTTTGACCACTTCTAGCTATATTAGTATCTAGAAATTTGCTTCCAGAATGAGCATAACTAACTGCGGTATCACAAGAAGTTTGTCCTGGTTTATCTTTCGACATTGAAATTTGAATTCCTCTTCCATTATCTCCGACAATAGAATACCCATTCCAATTCTGATCGATAAATATTTTATCACAATGACTACAGCTTACACTCTCGTCCGCTGAATTATCCCAAACTTCTTTCATTAAGATATCTGCATTAGTAACGCCGCCGATATACATCTTTTTGTTAACTATAATAAGATTTATTATAGAACAGAATATAAATTTAACCATATTATTTTTTATGGTTAGTAAGTCTTTATTCGTTATACTAATAAATTACTTAGATAAAGTCTAAGACTATTAGCTTGGTATTAGATTACTTAGATACTAATTCTCTAAGGTCTTTCACCAAATTTACTTACTAGTAATTTAAGATATTACTATCTTAAACGGCCTGTATTTTGACCAGGGCGACGTCTAATCGCTTCAATAATGTCTAAAACTCTAATTTCATTACTATTTTCTTCCATAAAATAAAATTTAGTTTATTAAATTTTTTTTAATATTAAATATATTTTCATTATAAATAGTGGGAAGATAACATAATTATATCTTCCCATCTATAAGGTTTATATGCCTAATGGTTGGTTGTTTTTAATATCATAAATTAATTTATCTATATTATGATAAATATAATATGGGTAATCATAATTTGATAAATTGGTATTTAATGAAATATAATAGATTTCAATAGAGTTATTTTTCGCAAATCTATTTTTTATTATATCATGTTTTCTACATATTAGAAATTTTTTATATACTTCATCTTCATTAAATCCATCTTTATGATAATCTATTTGCATAAAATGTCTAGGTCCTTGTACTTCTATTAGTATTTTTCTGTTATTATATATAAAATATAAATCAAAAGGTAATGATCTTTTATCAATGCACTCAGTAAATTGTTTCTGAATTTCTAAGTTTTGTATCTTCAGATTTAATTTTATTGATTCGCATACATACATTTCCCAAGAAGATCCATATATTGATCTGGGAAATGATAATTTATTTAAAAATCCTTTATTTCTGCATTTTTGCCATAATCCTCTAAATCGTTTATTAAAATCACCTTTCCCAATTATATTATTATCGTTTATAAATTGTTGAAATTCTTCAATAGTATCAATATCTTTCCAATGATTAAATATATTTTTTGGTTTTCTTTTAAATACTAATTTATCTAAAATATGCAATTCATTTTTACATTTTCGAAATAATCTTCTATATTTTTTATGAAATTCGTATGAAGATTTTATTCCTTCAGAGTCAATTAAATTTTGTACTTGATCTAAAGTTACCGTTGAATAATTCACTTGAGGGTTTGGAAATATTATATTATCTTTTCTCGGATCTTTCCTAAAAATATTATATATACTTCCAAATCTATTTTGTAGATCTTTTTTATTTTTTATATTATTCTTATCTATAAAATCTTGAATAGTTTCTGTAGATAAGAATATATCATCATACTTACTCATTGTAGTTTAAGTTTTTTAATTAATTCTGTTTTTTCTTTTGCTGTAAGTCCTGAAGAGAGATTAGTTACTTCTATTTTTCGGCCGGCAGATTCAAGTAACTTAGATATTAGACCGAAAGAACTCAGGCTTATTCGGTCCTTTCCTTCAGTTACTATAATATCAATGGCCGAAGATAATAGTAACTTTTCTAATTCAGGCGTATCTTCTGAATCTAGTCCAATATTCTCTTCGACTACTTGATTTACTATATATCCTTTAGCTGAACAATATAGTAATAATCTCTCTTTTTGCTTTTCTAATTCTTCTTTTTCTTCAGAGCGCGTATATATAGCTATTGTTGGATTAAGTTTCTTAGGATCTTCTTCAATGACCCAGACTCTACCCTGTCTATCTGTTTCCATTGAGATTATACCTTTTTCTTTCCAACTATACACTGTACCTCTTGAAATTTTTTGAACTTTACAATACTCACTAATTCTATATTTCATAACACAATAAAATTAAAGATTAAACAACTCTGTACATATATAAGGCATGCATTGTGGAAGGGTAGCGAAATGTGGGTTATTTTTGATGTTTTTAGCCATCTTAACCTATAAAATGAGCCAAAATAACCCACTATCCTAAGAGAGGTTGATTTTGCTCTTACAGATGGTTGAGTTCCTTAATAATGAAGTTAAAGAAAAATAAAATCCCTAGAACCGTTTAAGTCCTAGGGTAAAAGAATTAATCTACTCTTTTATTTTTTAATTTATCACACTCTATTTTTGTTCTTGCCAAAGCAATAGCGTGATTGAATATATCTATGAGAATGTTATCATCCTCTAGAAATATCATCATTAGTGTCATGATAATTGCAATGATGATATGTTGAATAATTTCTTTATTATTCATAGAAATAATCATTTTAATTACACCTTTTTCTACGGATTAAATTTATTCTATGAATTTTTCTTTAACTTTAAAAAATTAATGCTAGCTTCTTTTGTATATCTGCAATATATACTTTAGGAGCTAGCTCATTTATTTTAGGATTAGCCTTAGTAGCTAGAGATCGAGAACTAGTAAAATTCGGTAAATCATTTATTAATGGGGTTAAGAAAGTAGTTGTTTAGAAGAGGGATTAATTTCCCTCTTTATTTTTCTCAGGTCCTCAAATTCTTATATATGATATGAAAACTTATATAAATAAAATTAATTGAAAAAAATTATGGGAATTGTAAAATCAATTTTAGACACTGATTTATACAAATTATCAATGTCTTATGTTTATGCCACGTTATTTCCAGAGGCAGAGGGTGAATTTACTTTTATAGATAGAAATAACCTTGAATTTGATGAGGATTTCGTGGATCAACTTAAACAAGAATTTTACGCAACTAAATCTTTAGCGTTAACAGAAGAAGAGTTTAAATGGTGTTGTAAGAAAATACCATATATAAGTGAATTTTATTTTGAATTTCTTAAGTCCTGGAGATTTGATCCAGATAAAATAAAAGTCTGGTTAGATTCTGAAAAACATCTTCATATCACTGTTACAGATAAGATGTATCGTGCGACTCTCTACGAAGTAATGATTTTGGCAATAGTGTCTGAATTATTACATAAACGAGAGAATAATACAATTAACATGGAAGAAATTATAGAAAGATTAGATAAAAAAATTGAAATATCTAATCAAAATTCCATGAAGTTTGGTGATATGGGAACTAGACGTAGATATTCTTTTAATATACAGGATGCCGTTATTAAGCGTGTGAAGGAGAAAGCAATTTATACGACTGGAACTAGTAATGTATATCTTGCAATGAAATATGGTATGACTCCTCTAGGGACTATTGCCCATGAACAGTACTCCTTTCATGGAGCTTTATTTGGATATAAGGAAGCCAATTTCTTAACTATGAAAAATTGGAATAAAGTATATCATGGTTATCTTGGAATTGCTTTAACAGATACATTCGGAAGTAAAATCTTTTTTGAGAATTTACCAAAAGATACTGCGCAATTAATTTCCGGTGTAAGATGTGATTCAGGAGATGAATTTAAGTATGTTGGAATGGCAATAGCACGTTTTAAAGAACTTGGCGTAAATCCACTTCACAAGGATATAATCTTTAGTAATGCTTTAGATTTTCCGAAGGCTTTAGAATTACAAGAATATTGTAAGGGTAGAGTTGGATGTTCTTTTGGGATAGGTACAAATTTAATGTGTGATATTCCTGGAGTTAAGCCAGCAAATATAGTAATGAAATTGTCAAGGTGTAGAATTAACTCTAAACGTGAGTGGTCTAAATGTATTAAAATTTCAGACGACTTAGGAAAACATACTGGTGATCCGGCCGAAATTCAGTTATGCAAAGATACGTTAGGAATAGAGTAAAAATAATGAGCCTGGGGATAATTTCCTTGGGCTCTTTTTATATCAATGACTTATGTTAATAATATTAGATCCAGCAAAAATTAATCTTAGGGATGCAAAAATTTATACAACACAAGAAGAATTAGAAGAAACATGGAAAACGCCTTTAGATTCCATTCTTCCTTCTCTAGGTTATACTAGGACTTATTTTGAATTGATGAAGTCGAGTTTAGGAGGCGTTACAATAGGATCTGTTTATTATCGAACTGTGGAGGATCAAAATACGGCCGGTGATATTATTGAAAGAAATACATATATAAAAGTTCAAAATATAACTTATACATATTCGAGGTATTATGCTTTTTTAACAATTATAGAAGACGCGGCCGGAATAATATCTGTTTGTCAAGGTTATGTAGAGGCAGAAAAATTATTATCTGATCCTTGTATTGTTGAGATTGATAGAATTCCTATATCTATACGTGAAAGAATTATAAAACTTATTAATGTATGACAAAAAAGCGTGAAGTATATAATGAAATAAAATATGGTCTATGTGAGCTATTTCCGACAGAACATGGAAATTTCATGATTAATAATTCAGATTGTTCATTTACATATTCTAAGTTTTCTGATTCTGGAAAAATTTTATTTTATGGAGAGATGTCGATAGGTGATAAGATAGAATTTTCAGTATTTAGAACTAGGGAGGATTATCCAGATTGTATTGTTCTCTATTTTTCTTGGATGAATGTTTCCGAGATGAAGAGAGATGTACAAAAAACAGAAGAATGGTTGGGAATATTAAATAATGGATTTGAGCATGAAAAAACTAATAGAGTCTCCTAAAGAATGGCTTGAGTTTTATAAAAAACTAAATAAACTATACAATTTTCATCTTGAATACTATGGTCCAGAAAATGATTGTATTAAGGGATATACAAATCCTTATTTCTTACCAATCAAGTATCCTGTTATTATATCTGGATATAGTTATAGTACTATTAGTGGTATAGATAATTGGACTACACTTACATTTACATTTATTTATTTAACTGACTTTTTTAAAGATGAAGACTGCTAAAGATTATATAGATTTCTTAGTACAGCGAGGATATAGTTCTGCAGGAAATCAATTTATATGTGGTTACTTAGAGTATACCGATTTAGAAAAGAAAGATACTTTAGGGCATGTTACATTATTTACAAGATATACAGAAGAATATACCAAAGAACTAGAATCTCTTCCTGAAGGGACTGAATTTGAGATTGATTTTTCGAGAGTAGAAGTCACAGGAGCATGGTTTAAGACTTTGATTACTTATCCAGAAAAGACTAATTCTTTTTGTGATGAAGGAACTGGAATAATAGTAGAAGGTAAAGAGTTCGAAGATAATTTTGAGAAAGTATTATGGATATCAGAGAACCCAACCGAACATGAATTAGGAACTATTAGAGCACATTATAGAAACTTAGAATACTTTATGAAAAATTTTAAACCAATTCTTATGAAGTATGATTTTTATGAGTGTTATGATTCATTTTGGGATATCACCGAAAGACATTCCTCGGCGCCTAGATTTGATTATAGGCATGTAAATACTAGATCTGATTTTGATATAGATTTTATATTTACAACTAATCCTATAACTGGAACTCTTGAATGTAATGCGCCGAGTAAATTATTCGGTGATAAGTCCAAGGATTTATGTAGTTTATCTCCTGAAGAATTTGAAAAATATTTAATCGAGAATTATTTTAAGGATAATTTAAAATTTGAATATATTCTCAGTTCTGATCCTAGATATACAAAAGATAGTTACATTGAGATTATGAAATTAATGTTTTCTTTGAGATATATGGAAGATGGAATAGGTCAAGTATATAAAGATATAGATTTTGGGAAAATACCAGAAAAGTATAACGATTTAATTAAAGATTATAATGAAAAGAGGTGATATAGGATTATTATCTATTGGAATTAAAAGAAGATTTAATCCAATTATAGGAATAGGATCAAGTCAAAAAAAATATAGTAGAAGTAGAAAGTTTATTAAAAATTCTAGCCGAAGAAAAGAAAGTACAGAAGTTTATAGATTCTTTACAACCAGGAGATATTATATACTGGAAAGATCTTGATGTGATAGAACTTGCATGGTTTGAAGTTAAATTCCTAGAGGTATTTGACATAGAAAGACGAGAACTTCGAATACAAGAGATTCATTCTTTTAAACAATCTGTTAAATTAATCAGTGCTTATGATTATCTTTCAGGAAGTTTATTAACTAAAGAAGAATATGATAATCAGACTATATAATAGATAGAAGAAAGAAAAAGAGAAGAACAATTAAAGTTTCTTCTCTATTCTTTTTTTACTTCAAGATAAATTTTGAAGTTGGATCATCTCCGATCTTATATTGTAACTTTCTGAGAGATCTGATAAATGCTTTTTTAGAACCGTATGTTGATCCTCTTTCTAGTATCATTGTATCTTCTGTTTCTCCTTTCCATTCTAAAATTTCAGGATCATCTTGAGATATAGATTTTTGTGTTCTTGCTATCACTACATTCTTCTTCCATGCATTCCTTCCATTCTTTAAGTTGATTCTTTTTAGTGAATTTACTGGAACTATACACCTAGGATTAAGTACTAATAAGCATTCTACATCCCAACCATAAAGATTAAAACTTTTTCCGTTATAGTATAATCCATTATACTCAGGCATTCTAGTTTCATTTTGACCATTCTCTGTAAGTAATATTCCATCATAACCTTCGGATACCATCTTTTCAAAATCAATTAAATAATCTGAAAGAGCAGGTTGAAGTTTTAATATTCTTTTAAACGGTACTTGATATAAATCTTCTAATGTATCAATGATATAAATTTTAGCTGTAGAAGAAAGTTTGAATTTAAAATATGTTTGTAGATCTTTCTTCCAGGATTCCATTACAGATATTATAAAATCTCTCCATCCCCATTTAGAGTCTATCGGAGAAGCCCATAATCCAGCTTTAGGTTTACACCATCCTTTTCTGTTTTTAATTTTTCTGAATTTCTCTGGGTTAAATTTCTTTTTCCCATATACAACAAATTCTTTTTCCATACCTCTCTTTTATTTTGTACACTAATAAGGTTTTGAAGCGAAAAATAAAAACCATAGGATAATTTCCTATGGCATAACAAGTTCTTTCATAAGTACGTTGTATAATAAATTTATTATTTTCGGAAGGCATTTTTATACAACGTACATATATATTTCTTCTTTATTGGGTGATGTAGCAATTAATTAATCTTTAGTCCTTCCTTTCCTTAAGATTTTATAATCGACCATAATATCTTGGATCTGGTGTTGACGAAGCTTCAATGATGTATGGAGATATTCTATTCCAATAAACGCCATTTCCCATATCAATAGGCTGTCGATATCCCCAAGGGTCACCATAGTAAGGTTGACTTAGATAACTATTTCCATCATTTCTAAATATTCTGCTAAAATTATCTACTACCATTGTCAATGATTGAACGAAAGTAAATAATCTTCCACAAGTATCCTGAACATTTTTCATTTTCTCGACAATATTACTATCATTCCTATCTCTCTTTACTTGTTGGATCTGAGTATTGTTATTTGATTGAAACTCTGATCCTGAAGAGAAACTTGGATCGTCAGGAATACTTTTTTGTCTAAAACCACCATTTTGATTGCCATTATTAGTATTGATTTTATCTACACCAATAAATACAGCTACGCCTGCAACTGCTGCAACTAATACTTTGAAGCCAACGCTTAAGATTTTACCGTAATTCATAAAGCTACTAATTTTTTTTTATTAAAATGTTATACTACCTCTCAGTAGCTTTACTCGTGGCTTCTCGTTTACACTCACCCGAATTCATACTAAATTTTTAGCATCGATTTTACTTGTTTTTTAATCACTAAATTGTTAATTTTTCTATTTGTTTTATAGACAGAAACTTTAGCGCTTATTTTTCGTCCATATATAAGAATTTCAAGGTTTATGCTCTTTTTGCTTTATTTTTTAAGTGAAAGCCTAATTATTGATAAGAAACTCTGTTTGAAGAGTTGATTAATAACTAAAAAATAAACTATCTAATGATTTATGGTTATATACGAGTATCTACAGAAAAACAAACAGTAGAAGTACAGAGGTACGAAATAAACAGGTATTGTAGGGAAAATGGAATTGAAGTAGATGCATGGATAGAAGAGAGCATCTCAGGGGCTATAAAACCTAGTGCTAGACTTCTTGGAAAATTAATATTAGATCGAATAAAGAAAGGGGATTTAATATTAGTTACTGAAATTTCTAGACTTGGAAGAAATGTATATATGGTGATGTCAATTATAAATCATTGTATGTTAACTGGAGCTGCTATCTTACCTATCTGGAAAGGGGAAATAATAAAAGAAGATTCCCTGTCCGTATATGAAACTTTCTTTGATATAATTAGTGCTCAAAAAGAAAGAGAATTAATAAGTCGAAGAACAAAATGTGCATTAGCTATGATGAAATCTAATGGCGTTAGATTAGGTAGGCCTGTTGGAATCCCTAGGAAGCGTAAATTAGATGGAAAAGATAGTGAGATTACGAAATTACTTGAAAGAGGATTGAGTAAAGCAGAAGTAGCTAGAAGGTTAGGAGTTAGTCAAACAACATTATCAGAGTTTATGAAAATAAAACATTTATAAATTAAAAAAGTTATGAATAATAAGTTTATTTTGAATTTGGAGAATCAATTTCATGGTATACACACGAGATTGAAAGAACTGCATTTCTCAGCACCCACTATGAGCATCCATAAATTAATTGATGATTTTGATGGTGAATTTCAGGATTTTGATGATGCTCTTATGGAAAATGCTCAAGCTCTCTGGGGATTTATCCAACCAGGAACATTAAATCCTATTCTTCCAGAAGCATTAGAATTTGAAAATCTCTTAGTAGATATTAGAGGATTACTAACTGGAATAAAAAGAGAAGCTGGAGATGATTTAATGTGGTCAGGTATTATTAACAGAACAGATGACTTTTTCGAAACTGTTAATAAATATATTTACTTGATCAAAATATGTAAACATGACGCTGCAAAAAGCGAATAAAAAAAAGAACTAACCTTGGAAATAAAATCCTTGGTTAGTTTTCTTTCTCTTCTAAAATAAACCTTTTTCTCTAGATAGTTTAAGAATAGAATAATTGTAATTGCTCATATAATAAGCAGTATTATCATCTATGTTTATTAATCCCTTTTCATAATTCTCTATTATTGCTAAAGAATTATATAGGATGATTCTAATAAATTCTTCTTCAGGAATACTTGGTTTTTCAATAGTAATAATATCCGAATTAAGTTTTTTAAAATACCTAAAACTTTCTTTTGTTATTAAATCCAGTCTATATATGTATCTTGTCATATTTTTTGCTGTCCAGATTTTTCGAAATGGTTTTTCAAAATTACTTAAAGTAATTGAAATATAGTATTTACTTTTACCTAAGCGATTATTATCCTTTAAAAAACTTACAATCTTTGAGATTTCTAGAAGACGATTTCTATTTCTATTTCCTATAAATGAAAATACACTAAAACTATTTGATATTGTTTTATATTCCTCAGAAGTTAGATAATTTTGAGCATTATGTATATCTACTAGTTTAAGAGGAGTTTCTATTATATAAGCTCTAAAGTTTGGTGTGAAAGTTATCATGATAATTTTTATAATTATAATATAGTTCATTGAGGTTATCTATATCTTTTTTAACACTAAGAAGTCCAGTAGTAGTTTTTATTATTTTAATTAAAACTTTTCGAATATCTTCTGAGTTGATTCCAGATATAGTTTCTTCTTTTATTTTTACAGTATCATATCTTCCATAATAAATAAAACAAATCTCCTTATATTTTATATGGTGTAATAAATAATTAAATGAGATTCTCTTTAATCGATTTTGAAATAAGAGACTAATTCTATTATCTATTATTACAAAAGTGTATTTATTATTAGTCTTAACAGTGCAATAATAATATTCAATTTTTATACTTTTCTTATTCATAACAATTATAAGAGTTTAAATCCTTAATAATGTAATAAAATAAAAAAGAAAATGTTAAAAGATTTATTAAATCGATTAGAAGAAGCAGAATTTTTTAATAAAAAGAATTATTATGAAAACTTAAGAAAGGAAGTTGGTTCTAAATGTGTATATTATGATATTCCTATATTTAGTACGAGACTAACTACTATTCATTGTTCTCTTGAGGCTTTTAGAGGTTTATATGGGATTATACTAAAGCCAGAGGGATATGAATTAGCTGTTAATAATCGTGGAAGTTATTTAATCACTATCTTGTCAAATCTAACTACAAAAGAAAAGGTAAAGTGGATATTTAGAAAAACTAGTAGATTTGTTAATAGAATCACTTCCTCACGAGGAATAGTTGATGATGAAACAGAAGCTTATATCTTTGGATATTTAGTTTCTCAACAACTTTTAGATTTTATACACATAGAAGATCTTCTTTTAGGGATAGAGAAGAAAAAAGAAATTTCTGGAAAACTATCTAAGGGTGATTTAAGTTATGTAATGTCAACTTTTAGAACTTATTATGATAAAATAAATAAAAATATTATTAAGATAGCTCCTCCTCCAGTAGATGGTATGGTTTATTCAACTGCTGGAGAAAGAAAATTTATAATGATGATTCCAAAAAGAAAAAGAATGACAAAATCTGAACTTTTAAATACTTGGTCTCATGAATTATATCATATAGCTAGAAATTCTTTTGGAGTAATGAATCGAGAATATTTTTACCTTGAAGATATTTTAGTTGAATATATGGAGAAATCTTTACCAATCTTAAAAGAACTTATATGGAAACGGAGGAATATGTAAAAGTAACTGGATATGTATTCTTGTATGATCTAGAAGAAGATTTACAAGTTGTTACTGTAATAAGACTAGAAGATGAATTGTCTCGTTTAGTGCTTACTCCATGGGATAATGCAGATCCTGAAGAAGTATTTTTTGGGTGGACTGATAATCTCAATACATGTTATATTAGTATTTCAAGTTTTGGTGAAGTTCTACTCTTAGATGCTTTCTTAGATAATGTTAAAGATCGTCTAATGGCAGTTCCAGGAAAATTAGTAGTAATGAAAGATAAAACTTATAAAATAGAGATATGATGAAGGTTATAATTTATTTAGTATTATTAGTTGCATTTATCCTATATTTAGGACAAACAGAAATATCATTTTCACCGTTTAGAATTAAAATAACTGAGTGGTATAAGCCTTTAGGAATAATTATTATGATTATCGGGTTTCTTATTTATACAGGAGGAAGTGAAAGAAAATCATTTAAAGATGGTTGGACTAAGGCAAAAAATGAAATAATCAATGGGAATAGATAGTTGGACACAGACTAGAGTCAAAAATAAAAATACTGGAGATATAGGAGTTATTTACAGTAGTGGTTTTGATTCAAAGGGACATTATTATAAAGTATGTTGGGGATCATCTATACTTCCAGAAAGAATGAGTATAGATGATTTTGATAAAAAAATGTGAAATTATAGAACATGATTATACATCAATTATCCCTCAAATAATGGAATATCTTAAGGAAGAAAGATTAGCCAGAATTCCTCAAGCAGTAGCAAGAAGGTTAGATCCAGATTATTATAAAGTAGGTGATATTGTTTATTTTCAGTCTCCTGGATATTTATGGGGTAGTGGTGAGTATGCAAAATTTGGACCAGAACACCCTTTAATAATTGTAGAAATAAGGCAAGATTGGAGTAATGAATTTAGATTTAATATTATCCTAGATAGATATCGTCCGGAATCACCTTTAAATCCCAAAGGAGAGTTTTCGATTTTTTTCGATCTAACTAATTTTTATAGTACAGATGCATATAATAATTTAGCACGTTATGACAAAGAATACTAAAAGGAGACTATACTATCAAAAATATCTTCCAGGAGATATAATTACTTGGTTCAATAATGATATCTATATCAATGAAATCAATCTTATTAGATTAGTAACTGGTGTAGTAGGTTTTTTTGGAAATTTTAGATATGAAACTGTAGATTTAGAATTAGGACGTTCTTCAGAACATAGATATTATGGAGAAAGAACAAATATATTGGTATCTAATACTGATATAGTAAATAGTAGGTTGATTTTTCGATCTTTCCCAGGGATTTCTGATATAGTATGTAAAGAAGTATGTAAATTTTCTGGAGAATGTGATTTATGTAATTTCAAACCTTCTATCAGACCTAATAAATTCTTTTTCCCTGGAGATAAAATAAATAGCACTCTACTTATTTCCTATCCAGTAAATAATCGTAAAGGAATAGTTAAACGTGTGAGAATAAATGAAAGTGTTCTTATAGACTTTGTAGAGGAATTAAATGAAAAAAGTATTGTTACTTTGGATTTCATAAAAAATAGAATAAAAGAACTTGTAACTCTTGAAAATCTTGAATATGGAGTTTTTATGGAATATTCATCAAAGGAAATAAGTCATTTTTCGAAAAACCTTAGATTATTTCAAAGAAGAGTATATACAATAGATTCAGGGAATTTAAATTATTGTGATCAATGTGTTCTCTCTAAGGATAATTGTAGTGAATGTGGAGTTATGACATATAATTTATTAGATAATTCAAAATCATTAATGATATGAAAACAAAAGAACAATTAATTAAAGTTTTTGAAGAAGTAATAGAAGATATTATTTCTAGAGAGTATGAATGTAAGGATAATTATATAGAATTTCCAGAAACAGATAGATTAATATATGAATCAAAAATGTATAAGTCTATTCAAAAAGGAAATAATAAACCTAAATTTCAAACTCCTCTTAAAATATATGTACAGAATATAGATACCTTTGAAAAAGCAAAGGAATTGGGTTCAGAGTGTGCAGTTCTTAATATGGCTTCATCTAAAAGACCAGGTGGAGGAGTTGAAACAGGTTCTAGAGCTCAGGAAGAAGAATTATGTAGAAGAAGTAATTTGCTATTATCCCTATATTTATACTCTCCTGAAAAATGGGATGAATACTTTGGAGATTATTATTCAGGAAAAGTTCTTAATGACTTCTCCTACCCTATCCCAGTTTATGGAGGAATATATAGTCCAGGAGTATGTGTTTATAGAAAACCAGGAACTTATGAAACTGTAGATAATTATTTTAAATGCAATGTAATTTCTGTGGCAGGAGTAGTAAGACCAGACATTGACAAGAGTACTGGAGAAATGATGAAAAAATATGTTCCTGTTGTAAAAGGAAAAATAAGAACAATACTTAGAATAGCCTTAGATAATAATCACACCAAACTTGTTCTAGGGGCACTTGGATGTGGAGCATTTAAAAATCCACCTTCTCATGTAGCAAGATTATTTAAGGAAGTTTTGGAAGAACCAGAATTTATTGGAGCATTTGAAGAAATATGTTTTGCTATTCTCGATGATGGAAATTCAGGAAGAGATCATAATCCAAATGGAAATTTAAAACCTTTCGCAGATGTGTTTGGAGAAAAGATCTAATTTATTAAAAGAAATTTGTAGAAGATTAAGATATAAACCTATTATAAAAACAAGTGATGGAAATTATACTAGAGTTACAGGAGTTTATTTTGATGATTCTGGTAGTCCTTGGTTTAAGTTGATAGGTTCTGATAATTGGTATACTTTCTCAGTAATAGATAAGATTGTTCTTTATTCTAAAAATCTCATTAACAAAGAAATTCGTATATCCGGAGAAACAATAAATCCACTTGTAAGATTTGCAGAAGAACATGCGAAAAAGAATTTTACAGATGAGGGAATAAAAGCATCATTGGATTCTAAAAATGAGAATTATGTAAAAGTAGTAAATGGTAAAGGAGAATCTATTGCATCATATGATAAAGATAAACCTTATTTTTATAATTATGGTGTAGACTTACTTTTAAAGTATATGATAAATTTAAAAGATTGTTCTGGATCTGATTTTGAGATAATTGAAGAAGATTCAGAAGATAATCCATTTTTATATTTTGGATGAATTATGGAAGTAGGAAAGATTTATGTAGATTATAAAGATGGACCTGATGGTTGGTTCGGTTTATTTAGTGGATGTGAAAGAGGAGTATTTAATTTTCCAAATAATCTTTGGAGATGGTATGTAATAGATTCAAGGATTGTTATTAATTATCCAAGAGTTGATAATTATTATGGTCGAAGAGTAGCAACTGTTAAAGAACTTGAGAAGATTGAGTCTATTCTTGAACATCTAGGGTATACTTTGATACCAGGAACTTTAGAGATTTCAGAAATACCTGTTAATAATATTTCAAAAATTATAGAAAAATTAGAAAGAGGTGAGTGGAGTCTTCTCAAAGAAACTGAAAAAATAAAAATAATAGAAACACTTAAAGGCTATGTTAACAACTGAAGAATTATTTAGAGAATATATTAAACTATTCACATTAATAGTAGAAACCGCCGGACAAACGGAAGGTAATAAGAGTTACAAGGAAGTTACTAGAGTTCTTAAAGAAAATGAACATATAGTGAAAAAGATAATTGAAGAAGAAATGTCTTTTACTCCATTTGTAGCTTCTCTTATATTCTTTATAATCAAAGATATTCATGGGACAGAAAAACTTAGTGGAGAGAATTCTATGGAAACTATAAAACCACTAGTAGATGATTTCTATGTGAGATATATAAAGAAACCTACTAGAAAATTTACAGCAAAGTATGGATTACCAGCTGTAGAAGATTTAAATACTTATATCAAATTATATCTTGTTTAATTAAGAAGTGGATATTTTTAATTTTGATATAGTTAATCAAGAAATGATTGGTGGATTAGTAGTTGTATCATATTCTTTTCATTACAATATGCTAGATTTCTCATATACTTCTCCAAAAACTAAGAATATAAACTTATGGCCATTTTATAAGAAGAGTTATAGTATTCCAGGAAAAATAAGTGATAGTACTGGTAAAATAGTAATAAATGATATTCTTAATCCTATAGAAGATGGAAGTATCTTAGAAATTAATGATACACCTCCTGGAAATGGATATAATAGTAGTTATAAAGTAGTATTTTATAATAAAAAATGTTTTCTGCTACCCTTCATAGAACTAGTTTTTGGAGCTAAGAAGGAATTAGATGAGAAAGCATATACTCTTATACCTACTGTAAAAAGATATGAATTTAACTTTTCTACTATAAAAGATTGGTCATCAATTAAAGATGATAGTGTTTTATGTAAAAAGAACATCATACAAATTCTAAAGAAGGTGAAAAAGACAATCGGTAATAACCTTATAATTGATAAACAAACATTGACAACTGTTAATAATTTTTATTTATGAAAAATTTTAAAGTAACATCAAAAGAAAATGGAAAAGAGTATTGGATCTCTAGAGCAAATGCAGTAGTAGGAATTGTATATACTAGAGATAGCAATGGTCGAGTAATGTTTTTAGTATCTAAACGAGGTTCAGGATGTCCAGATCATGTTGGAAAATGGTCAGTTACTTGTGGTTATCTTGATTGGGGTGAAACAAGAAAAGAAGCGATAAAACGAGAACTTTATGAAGAACTTGGACTTAATCTTGAAATTTATCCCAATGAAGCAATTGATCATTTTTGTACTATAGATGATCCGTCTCGAGATGTTAGAGAAAACATAGTTTCTAGATATCTTATTCATGTAGATTACATAGCTACTCGGAAAAAATTAGCTGATAAGGAAATTAACTGTGATACCGTATCAAGAGGTGGAGAACCTAATGAAGTAGATGATATTAAGTTTGTCCCAGCAGAAGATATTGATAGTTATGATTGGGCGTTTAATCATGATCAGGTACTTAAAGAGATTTTAGAATACTTAGAAACAGGTCGAAAACCTAAATATTGTGAAGAGTAAAGAAACTAGGGATAAGCTCTTCTTATGTTTAATAAAGATTAATAATCAGAAAAAATCCTAGTTAGTAATCAAACCCGAGGAGATAATTCTTCGGGTTTATTTTCCTTATATATGATAAATATAAATAAATATAGAATTATGAACAGATTTATTAATTGTGATTGTATTAAAAATAAGAAAGGTGAATTAATACCTTTATGGAAAATAGATTGGAAATTAGATAGTGAGTATCTTGATAAGGATGATCTAGAAAATAGTTTTATTGTTCCAGAAGATAGGAATATTGGTGATTTTATAGCAGAAACTGATATTGTAAAAGCTTTATGGGATTTGATAGATAAAAAAGTAGTTCCATGTAAAAGAGTTATTAAAATTTATTCTGACTCGACAGGAAGGGTTGGATTGAAAGAGGGTGATGAAATTTATGTTAAACATAAATTTAGCTCTAATGAAATTTACCCAACTAAAATAAAAACAATAACTCAAGGAATACAAGAAAATGTTTATTATACTACAGAAAATCATCTAAAAAAGAACTGGTTAGGATCAGATACTGAAATTATAGAAGATACTATAGTAAATGATATTCCTGGAAATAATGTTGTTCAGATAATAACATACAGGAAACATTATGTTCTAGAAGACGGAACTGAAACTGATTACGATTATGATTTTTTTAAATTAAAAGAAAAATGAGAGAATTTATTTATGCTAGTTACCTTCGAATTACATCAGAAGAGTTTTTTGATTTAGCAGCTGAAGGGATGAGTAAAGCTTATGAATCTTATAAATCTAGTTCAGAAACTTATAAAGATCCTTTTCTTCAATTTTGGGTCTATATAAATCCTAATCTAATTCCAGATAGTTATATTGATACTTTAAAGAGGGTGTTAATTGATGAATATGGATGGAGGATTGTTGATATAGAAAAACAACTTGAAGAGGGGAAAATCTATATAAAAACTGAAGTATAATAGTAGATGATGAAGTCCTGGAAAAATTAGTAAAACTTGGATATAAACAGCCAATAAAAGAAAAGAGAATTGAGGTAGAAATAGTAGAATGGATAAGATTACATAAGGATATTATCATTCTCGTATATCCATTTACTAATAAGGAAGGAGAGAAAAGATTTATATTTGCTATCCCAATGGAGAATGGTTCATTGAGTAGTAATAATCTAAACTATCCTTCTTATGAACAAGCTAGGTTAGAAGGAATAAAGAGCGTATGTAATGAATTATTAAGAAAGTAATTATGAAAAAGTTATTAATAATCGTCAGTCTTGTTATAGGATTAGTGAGTTGTGATAGTAAAGGAAAAGATTTACCACAATATAAAGTAGAATATAGTAAGGAATTAGTTATAAAATCTATTGATAGAGGATTAAATTCTTACGGCGTTAGTACTATTTATTACATCGCTGGGGACGAAATTGGTTCTAATGGAGATATTAGATTAAGTGAAAGAATTCCTAGTAGTAATAATCCAACATATAAAATAGGAGATAAAGTATTATTTTCAATTAAAAAGATAGAGAAAAATAAATGAATTTTTTACTAGTTTTAATAGCATTATTATTAGTAATTGCAGTAATTTTTAAAATAATAGTTATTATAGGAGCTCTCACCAGAAATAAAGAATCTGTTTCTGGATGGGTTTCTAGATTATATACACCAAATTATAAACCGTATAAGAAAATGGAAAAAGATAAAAAAGATCAACTTCTTGAAGAGTTGTTTATGCAAAAACTAGAAATAGATCTCGGAAAAGCAGATGGAACAAAAGATGAGGTTTATCTTGCTGATGTAGTTGAAGATGCTTTGGTTGATATCGAACTAGCCATAGAGGAAGAAGTTTCAGAGCAGAGATTTTTCATATGGCCAAAGGAAAGGGAGCGTCTAATTAAAACATGGGCTAAATTTATTCCTAATCCAGCTAATGGAGGAGATGATGATTTTATTGTATTTGATTCTTTCCGAGGTGAGTATACATTTGGGGAGAATGGATTTACTCCTTTATGTAGCTCAAAGGAATTAAACGGTTACTATAAAGACAATAACTTAGAATATATAATTAAACAACCTAGATATTAAATGAAGAGGAAAGATTATTTATATAGTATTATCTTAGATCAAAATACACCAGAACTTAGGAAAGAGTTTGAAGATCTAGGATATTCTGAAATGGTTGGAACTGGTTTAGCCTTTAATCCAGATAAAGGAAATTGTATTATTACTTGTGCAGAGACTGGAGAATATACAGCTATAACTCGAGAAGCTATTAAATTTTCTTCATCTGGAAAAGTATCTCTTGTAAAAAGAATTCAATGTGGAGTAACTAAAGAACTAGCTCTTGGGATAGCTGCTCTTAGAGGAGATACAGATTTCGGACAATGGTTTACTAATGGAGAAGATTGGATAAAAGATAATCAAAAGAAAGGTTATCATAAAGCAACCATAAATGAACTTCAAGATAAATTTCCTAGAGAAGGTATTCAATTTCTTAATTCAGCTTATATCGGAAAAGTTAGTAAGGATATAATTGAACTTCTAGAAGATGTTGGTTATTATGATAGTAAAATAATTGATGGAGCACGTGATATTAAAGATTGGAAGGATTTTTCAGATTGTGGAATATGTACCTCTAATCATGGAAGCTACACAATTATTCATAAATCATGTTGGGAAACAGCAAATCCTCATGTAACTTGGAACTGTGCAGGAAGAATTGATTGTGGGATTGATGAAGTTAGATTTTATCAAGTTATTACACCTAGATTATAATGGTTAAGGAGTTAGGTATAATTCGAAGTGGTTCTGGTGGAATAATTGGATGTAAATCAGCGGCAGATCAAGTATACTATTATAATTTAACTATAGAAATCTTAAAATATTTCTCAGCATTTCAGATAGATAATAAAATTATAGTTACTTATGAAGATGTAGAACATATAGATAGAGTAGAATTATCAAGAATTAGCTCTGGTTTTTACTTAGATATTTATTATGATTTATTTATTCATACTAGATTAATGATCTTAGATGATGAAATTCCAAACTCTCTTAAGTATAATTGGAATGTGAGAACTGAAAGAAATTTACATGAAACGATATTTATTTTTAATTAAAGAAAGATGTTAGAATTAAAAGCTGTAGAATTTTTAAAAGAACTGTTGGGATCGTATAGTCCTAGCGGTTTTGAACAGGAAGCAACTAGGGTATTTAAAGATTATTGTTCTAAGTTTGCGATAGAAGAGTTTACTGATAAAATGGGAAATGTAGCATTTAAGGTAGGTTCAGGGAGTAAGAAAGTAATGATTTCTGCACATATTGATGAACTTGGAATGATGATACAAAATGTTACAGACCAAGGAATGCTAAATATTATTAATCTTGGGGGAATAGATAAAAAAGTTCTCCCAGGAAGTATAGTTAAAATTTCTAAAATTGGTCACCCAGGAGAATATGTAACAGGTATTATTGGGAAAAAGCCAATTCATGTAGAGTATGATGATAATAGCAAAAATGAATTAATTCCTATTGAAGATCTTCTTGTTGATATCGGCGCTGAATCTAAAGAAGAAGCTATGAAGTTAGTAGAGATAGGTAGTAGAGTTGTTTTTGAAGCAAATTTTATAGAACATCTTGGGAAGAATCGATTTGCATCTAAAGGACTAGATGATAAGATTGGAGTATTTATTGTTGCTGAAGTCTTAAGGAACGTGGTGAATTATGAAGACTTTAAGGAACTTTTTGATGAATATACTTTTTATGGCGTGGCGAATACTCAGGAGGAAGTAGGTCTAAGAGGTGCAATGGTAACAAGTAAAAGAGTAAATCCTGATATTTCGATTGATATAGATGTTACTTTCGCCACGGATGAAGGTAGAGGAATAAAACCTGAGTCCTATGGAGATATAGAACTTGGGAAAGGACCTGTTATCATGAATGGACCTGATAAATCTTGGAATCTTCGCTGTAAAATGATCGGAGTTGCTGAGATTAATGAAATTCCATATCAACTTGCAGCTTCATATGCAGGAGGAACAAATACTTCAGCAATTCAAGAAGGTGCTTTTGATTGTGAAACTATGTTAGTATCTATTCCTCAACGAAATATGCATACTCAAGTTGAAGTATGTGATTATCGAGATGTGGAAGGTGCTATAAATCTAATCTCCAAGACATTATTAGAGATTACAAAATAAAGAAAAATAATTAGAGGACTTTTTACAGTCCTCTTTTTTTTATATTTCTATTTTCCCTAGATTAATAGGTTTTTCATAATTTCCATTTACTTTAGAATTCCATATATTATAAAATAATTCTCTATAATTTTCTCTAACTTGATATACATCTCCATAAATAATTCCTAGTACATTATAGTTATTTTCACTAAACATTCCAATTATTTTAACAAGTTTAGAACGCATTTTATTTTCAGAGAAAATGGATTCTTCATAATTCACAGGATAAAAATTAAGAATCCTTCTCTTATAAAACCCTAATTGTTTTACTTTTATTGAGTTAGGAAAGTAAATAACATGTCTTCCTAATAATCTTTCTGAAAAATTATTATCTACTAGTATATTATCTCCAAACACTTTTTGATCTTTTATATAAAGTCCTAATACTGGATGTTGATCTACTGATGAAGAATCTATAATATATTTCTTCAATTCAATTCCATAAGTATTTCTCTTCTCCATCCATTCTTTCATGATAAAATTTCTAACTCTAGGGTTTAAATTTTTTGATAACTTAGCTTCATAACATCTAATCATAATTCTTTTATTTATTTATTTTCACATATAAGGAACTTGGATTTCCTTATAAATGTAATAAAATAATCATATGAAAAAGAAGAAAAAGAAATTAATCTCCCTAGCCGAAAAAGTTAGGAGAGATAATGAAATTAAAGAAACAGGAAAGTTAGTATCCTTAAGACCTAGTATCACTCATAAAAGAAAAAAAGATTATTCACGTAAGTGGAAACTCGAAGATTATGAATAATAGGAAAGAATTAATAGAGTTAAATAAACTTTATAGGAAACGTTTAGTAGATTCAGTAATAACTAAATTACTTAAAGTCCTTGAATTTACTGGATTAGATACACTTGAAGATCTTGTGTTTGATTATAAGAGTTTAGAATCTAAATCTATATCAGGAAATATTCAAAAATTATATTATGTAAACAAAACATTTAATTATATTAAAGTTGATATGGATTATGGAGAGTACTCTAAACATAATTTGGATATAGAGGATTTAGATACTACAGATTTAGAGATTATTGTATTTAATAATATTATCGGATATTATAAAGAGAATAAATTAATAAAAATAGCAAAAGATTATGAAGATTAAAAAACCCTTTACAACTGCTGGATCTGGAAAAATCTATTTTATATCAGATCTTCATTATGGTCATGAAAATGTAATAAAATATGATTCTCGACCTTTTAAAGATGTAACTGAAATGAATAATTATATCTTAGAGGAACTTAAAAAAACTAAAGAAGAAGATATTATATTCGATTTAGGTGATATGTTTTGGAAAATGCCTGTTGACGATATAAAAGATGTCTTAAATCAGATTCCTTGTAAAAATATTTATAAAATTGTTGGGAATCATGATAACTATGGACTTTATTTTGATCAGGCACCACTTAAAGGGTATTTCAAAATAATCTCTGATATTCTTGATGTTCATATAGAGCATTCAGGAAAAGATTATATGGTAACTATGTGTCATTATCCCTTTGTATCTTGGAATCATAAACCTCATGGATCTATTCACTTATTTGGTCACGTTCATGGTCACCTTACTGAATATATTAATAGTATTTATGATCTTAAAGTTGATGTAGGTTTTAATTCTGAGTTAGCAAAATCTCTTGGAACCTTCTTAATACCATTCGAGGAAATTATCAAGCATTTCGATACTAAAACAGGAGGAATGAATTATAAAGAGTGGACTCTAATTAAATGTAAAGAATTATGAGAACAGTTTGGATTTATTCATTACAAATATCAGATACTGGAAGAGTTTATAGAGATATTCCACCATCTGAAGCTGAAGTTGTTGATGAATTTGGTGGTATTCCTAGGATAGTAAAGATACTGAATAGCGGGAAAATAATAAAAAACTATCAACTTCATTATCAATTCTTTAATACTCCAAGTGAATGTATTGAACATAGAAATAAGTATATCGAGGGTAAATTGAAATTCTTTGAAGATCAATGGAAAGCCACCGAAAGAAATCTTAAAAAACGGATAATAAAATGATAACACAATTAACAGCGAAAGAAATAATGAATCTCCCTAAGGATAAAACATTTTGGTATAGTTGTATTAGTTTTAGGGAGAAAACTTTTAGATGCTCTAGTATCATAAAACCAGCAGAAATTATTTTAAAAATTGATATAGATAATTTATTATATCTTCGAAAAGTTTCTGATAATTCTGTAATTGGATCTTTTCAGGGTTATAAAGAAAGAAAAGATTCAGAATGTAAATTTTTTGTGAGAATATTCGATACTGAAGAAGAATGTAAAGAATATTATAATGCTCAGATTCATAATACTGTAGATCGACTTCAACATTTTTATGAAGAAAAGCTTAAATATATAAAATCCAAATTAATATGATAACAAAAGAATTATTGTTAGAATATAAAGAAAATTCCAAGTCACTTTGGTATTTTATGTTAGAATTTTCTAGTAAATCTTATAAATGTACAAGGTTAGTAAAACCCATCGAAGTCTTAGTAACTAATTGGGATGAAAAAAGTGATTATTCTCTTATTTTAAAAAGTAAAAATAAAAATCTAGTTTTCAAAAATTATCACATAAGATTTTTTCTACCATATCTTTTTGAAACGAGAGAAGAGTGTGTAGAAGCTTATAATGCAGTTGTTCAGGATCAAAAAGATAAACTTCAACATGATTATGAAGAAAGATTGAGATATTTAAATTCTAAAATAGAAAAATTATGAAACAGCCAGAAACATATGAAGAACTTGATAAACTTATAGGACAAACGTTCTGGACTTTTGGATTCTATATCGGTCCGTATAGTTATAAACTTGAAAATATAAACTCTCCGCAAGAAGTAGTTTTAGGAAAAGAAGAAGGATCTGGATATAGAAGAAACACCACCTGGTATCCTTTAAGAAACAAAACCACTAATATGATAGTTGGCTACTTTCAATTAACTCCTAATAGATATAACTTAGATAATTATAAACTATATGAATCAGAAGAAGCCATTGAAGGTTGGAACTCTACTATTCAAAATCAATTAGATCGATTAGAATTTGATTATGAGAAGAAAAAGAAGTATCTAAATAAGAAAATTATTAAAAAATGAATAAGATAATAATTGATGGATATTATAAAGAAAAAGAGTGTTTAGGAAAAATCTCAGGAATTATTTTTAAAAACTGGGAAGATAATGAACCTATAGACAGAATTTCAATTATTATTAACAATTTCGATTCTTATATTCCTGGAGAATTTTATAAAAGAGAACTTCCTGGGATTGTAAAATTATTAGAAAATATAGATCTTGATAAATTCGATACAATCATATTAGATTCTCATGTTTGGTTGTGGAATGATGAAGAATCTTTTGAAAAACCTAAACCAGGACTAGGAGCACATCTATATAAGAAACTTGGAAGAAAGAATCTTAATATTATTGGAATTGCGAAAAGTTATTACCGTGATAATAATCTACATACTTTTCAATGTTTTCGAGGAAATAGTAAAAATCCTTTATATGTAGATTCAATTAATCAAGATAAAGATTATTCTGAAGTTATTAAAAGTATGTATGGAAATTTTAGAATACCATACCTTATAAAATTAGCAGATACAGAATCAAAAATAAATTTCAAATGAAAATGATTTATGCAATAGAACAATTACCCAAGAAAGAAGATACTTGGGTATTTTTGGGAGGACCTATTCAAGGAGCTCCAGAGTGGCAAGAAACAGTTCCAGATATTCAGGGAGTAACTTGGATAAACCCTAGAAGAAAAGAGAAAATTTCTGGAGGTTTATCTGATGCTGAATATAAAAAACAGGTAGATTGGGAAACAATTGGACTTAGAGTATCAGATTTTATATTATTTTGGATCCCTGAAGCTGTTGAAGATATACCAGGAAGAGATTATGCACAAACTACTAAAATCGAACTTACCGAAAATTTAGTTAGAAAGAAAAATATAATCTTAGGAATTGCGCCGAAAATACACGGAAGAAGGTACTTGATCGAAAAAGCTAAAGCATATGGAATAAAAAATGTATATAGCTCTTTAGACGAATGTATATCTGAGTTAAAGAAAGAAATATCTAATAGAGAGTCCAGTTCAAGAGAGTTTTTTACTTCCGATACACATTTCGGCGCAGAAAGAACTTTGGAATTATCTAAACGTCCTTTCATGAATGTTGAAGATATGGATTGGACTATGGTAGAGAGATGGAATACTAAAGTTCCTCCTAAAGCTATCGTATGGCATCTTGGAGATTTTGGTGATAGAAGTTACTTGAAATATTTAAATGGAGATATTCGATTAGTTTGTGGAAATTATGAGATTAAAGAAAAATCTGAAAGAAATCTAGATATACCTGATTTTATAGGAGAGCTTATAGATTCTGGTTTTTCAAAAGTATTCCTAACTGAAGCAGAAACAAAACTCCTAGGAAAAGAGATAGCACTTGTACATGAACCTATGAATTCTACAAAAAAGTATAATCTTTTTGGACATATTCATGGAAGACAAATGATTAAGAGATTTGGATTAGATGTAGGTGTTGATGTTCATGGTTTTGCTCCTATGTCTGCAGAAGAGGTTGAATTTTTCTTAAATGCACTAGAAAAAGGCTATTACGACGCTGAAGTATTTTGCTAGTCTGATATTCCTTGAAAGCCTTATAAGTGAGAATAAAAAACAAACTTAAAAGAAAAGGAATATGATAGAAAAACTTAACACACTAATGACAATATTAAGTGCATTAGGATTATTAAGAGACGGAGTAAAAAATTACATAGATGTCTCAGTTGAAAATAGTTTATCCAATGGAATAGTAGATAAACTAAAAGATAGTTATGACAACTATACAGCTATCTTAAACAAGTATGCGATTGAAGGAAAGGATTTTGATGTTCCTTCGATTAATAGAGATTACGTAATAAGAAAACTGCGATTAATAAAAACAATAGTAAACAGATTAGTCGAATATTATATCAATGAGCCAGAAACATTGAGAGATTATAAACAATCCCTCTATTTGATTGGCGCTGACATAGATAGTATATATCGAAAGTCTGTTGTTGATTATAAAACGTTTTTGCTTGCAGTTAAGTAAGAAAAGGGTGGGTAATTCCACCCTTTATTTTTCCACCGTCTAGAAAAGACTAAAAACCTTATATATGAAAGGAAAATAGAGTTCCTAAGAGGTTAAAATAATACCGTCTAAGAAACCCTATTAGCCTTATATATGTAATAAAAGATAGAAATATCTGATATTACCTAAAGACATAGTATATCTAATTTAAAAGATATATTATGTCTTCTATACTTTAGCGTTATACATAGATATAACTAGAACTTATAATACATACGAAAGGTGTGATGACGGAGTATTATAAGGAGAGACTAGGAGTTGCTAACCTAGAAGTCGTCAGAACGACTTTATAAAATTCATCACCTTGATCTAACTTATAATTATGAAATATAATATAAGGACAGGTGGAAGTTGTTATACTACTTGAGTAGATATTTAAATAGTATTAAAATATCTTTTACAAGGATAAGTTCTGAGCGTAATTAAATAAGTATATTAAGTTACTATATTGAATTATACTATTTATCAAAATAGAGAAAATACTTAATATAACTTAATAATTGATAAAGGTTGGACACATAACTTGGCAAGCACTAACAAATTTTATAACGTGCATTTAGCCGAGTTTAACAAAATAAATAAAAAATTAAATAAATTCCTTATAGTAGATAATATTATAAGGCCACGATATATTGAGATAAACCTGATAAAGGATTATCAAGAGGAATATATCAAAGACATGTAGCCAAATATATATGGTGAACTATGAAAATAACAAAGGACCTGTATAGTCTAGAGTTATTAGTAATAGGATGTGAATTTAGAGGGATTTAATATACAGTTAAATTATTATATATAACCTATGATAAATACCGATGAGGAAATTATAAAGATTATATATAATTCTAAGTTAGAAATCTTTAAGAGAGAAGCTTAGAGTAAAAACAACCATTTCTAAGTAAATTACTTAGAAAATAGAGACAAAAGAATATTAACAACAAAAAATTATAGAATTATGAAAGCAGTTGTAAAAAACGTTGGAATTTTTGTAGCAGGAATAGCAGCAAAAGTAGTATTTGATTATGGTTATAAGAAAACTAAAAAATGTTTAAATAACCGGAAAAACAAAAAAGCTGAATAAGCTAAAACAACCAGCCCGAGTTATGGATTAACTTGGGTTTAGAGACAATAATTAACAAAATTAATAACTTAAATAATAGGAGGAAAAATTATGAAACTAATTAACTCAGCAGTAACGAAATTTGGTGCAACAAAAGTTGTAGCAGTAGCAGCTGGAGCAGGAATGGTATTAGGAGTAGCAACTACCTTAGGATGTCAAAAAGCCTATAAAAAACTCAAACCGAAAGGTCTTAGAGATGAGGATTTGGAAAAATTGGTAGAAGAAACCGTCAACCTAAAACCGGATGCAGAAAAAGAAAAACCTGCTGAAGAAGTAAAAGCTGAATAAGCTAAAACAACCAGCCCGAGTTATGGATTAACTTGGGTTTAGAGACAATAATTAACAAAATTAATATATTATGAAAAAGATAACAGAAGTCATTATTTTTATGACAATGATATTAGCAGGAATTGCTTGGATATTAGGATTTGATATAATTTATTCAATATCAGCAATAATTATGGGAACTACCGGAATTTATTATTGGTTTAGATATATGATTCCGGAACTATTTAACAGCAATGAAGAAGAATTCATTGATGACTAACCGGAGGGATAACAAAATTTCCCTCCATTTTCATTTTTGTAGTTAGGTGAATTCCTAACCTGATGAGATCACGAGGTTAAACTCAAGATCGAAACAGAAATGGAAACTAAAGATTTCCTTTTGATTTTATATATCAAGAGACTATAACTAAACAAAAGGAAATTTACAAAGAAAAAAAAGAGGTCTTGACTTTAATTAGTCAAGTTGATCCTCTTTTTATTTTTTTCTTCAGAATGCTAAGGAATTTGATTTTGTAGCATATAAAATTCATTTTTTAACATATCAATTCTACATTTGATATCAGCTATTTCACTTGCTATATCACGTAGTGGAGAATTACAGAAAAATTCTTGATTACTATTCCAATAAATATTATTTCCTGTAATAACACTATTAATATTAGTTATAGCTGTTTCTATATTATGTAATCTTTGCATTAAATTAAAATCTCCAAAGATTCTTTTATCTATAGTAGATACTAATCTCTCTTCATTATTTACTATTATCTCAGGATTATCCATTATTTTCTCTAGATAACCTCGAAGATAATTAATAACTATATCTAAAATCTCATCCGATTGTGCAGAGGATAGAATTTTTTCAACTACAGCTTTTACTACAGAATCAGAAATTTTGATATCATTACTTAATTCAATATTTGTATTACTCGTTTTCATTGCCATTTTTCAGTTCTTTTAAACAAGTTTTCTTAGATTCTAATTGAGCTTCAAGTAACTCTATTTCTCTTTTTAATGAAGCGATTCTTGTACTCTTAAGGGATTTATCTAGCGCCTCTATAAAAGAATCTTCAAATTGAGAAAATTTTAATTCCATATAGCAATGACAACTACCACCATAACCCCAATGATCTGTATACTCTAAACAAATACTTTTATCATTAATAGCATCCTCATTGTAATCATCATCTAACCAAAGACTTCCTCGAGTAGGATCATATTCATCATACCATGAATTAGTTAATCCATATTTTCTATAAACTTCATAGATCTTATCAAATCTTTCCTTACATATCTCAACAATCTTAGGTTTAACTTCTTCTGATTGTTTCTTTGAATCTCCTAGAAAAATACCTAAGAGATTAATTAATTCTTCTTTTCTATCCATAATTCATATATTTTATTTTACGGTAGCAGAACACAACTATCTACTACATCATTAAGAGTTTTAAGGGAAGAAAAATAAAAACTATACCTATTATTTTAAGTATAGTTTTATATAATAACTCTATTTATTATTCTCTGTAACTATTATATCCATTTTCCCAAAGAATATCAGCTTCTTTAGGTATACCACAATCATCTGCAAATGAATAATATACTTTTCCGATAACCCCGTCTATTAATGGCCAAATAAAATCAATAATCTCTCTATCGGTTTTACCTGCATCGTTAAGTTCTTTCCATTTATCTCCTTTACCATATTCAGTATACATATCATACCACTCATAAACGAAATTAATAAGATTGAATATCTCACTATTTCCGTATCCCCCACTATCCTCTTCTTTCTGATAAAATTCAACAGCACGAATTACATCTTCTTTAGAATTTATAATAATCACTTTATCAGTTATATTATTTTCATTTAGAAGATTTATTAATTTTTCTTCAATATCTAAGAAGAAAACTTGTGTACTTGAATTAGTTATTACATCTGAATAACTAGTGATTAAACGTCTTTTGCTCATAATTTTTTATAATATATAGTAATTCTTCTGATAATGTTACTTTTGTCCCTAAGTTACGAATGAAAGTTGCTTTATTAATATATTCCTTCGTTGTAATTATCTGATTGAACGTTAGTAATCTCAGGCGCCGTGATATAGTTCCAGCATTACTCTTAAATTCTTCTGGAGTAATAAGTGCAACTATATCAATTATACTTTTGCATACCTTAGATAATGTTAGTTGTTTTAGGATAGGTTGTTTTATTTCGAATCTTAAACAAATAATATGATCTACAGCATAAATATTTTCTTCAGGGTTACCTCCAAATAGGTTCAAAAGTTCATTAGGGAGAGATAGTTTTACCTGACTCCCAAGTCTAAAACAACAAATAGAATATCGAGGGTTTCTTTCATCTGTATATACATAGAATTTATTTGTTGTTATTCCCGAAGTATCAGTCAAGACTCCATCCATATCTAAATCCTTTTGTTTCTAAGTTATCTAACTCATAAGAATAGTCTTTATCATCAGGATACAGTTCATAAAGTCTATTCATAATTTTTTGATTATGTTTAATATCAATATATACAATAGTTCCCTTTAATCTCTCCATAATCTTTGGTTTAAACATTTCCCAAATATCATCTTCTTTATCAGGGAATTCATTGTTCATATCAAGGTATAAGTTAAATAGATTTCCTAGTAGAGGTTTTAAATCCCATATTGAATAATTATGATTAAATCCTTTCTTTCCTTGAAATCTAAAGAAATATTCAACATCTTCCTCAGTTTTTAGAACAAGGAAATCTTTTTGATATTTTTTATATATTCCAGTACCAATCATCTGTCTTAATGCATCTGGTCCTTGAATTAAAAATACTTCAGTGCTTGAATTTGTAATAACATCTGAAAAACTAGTTATTATTCTTTTCTTTTTTTCCATAATTTACATAAATAAGAAAATGAGGGCAGCCATAATCTCACGACTTGCCACCCTCTGTCTTCAAATACTCTATATCTTTATTATCAGAACATTAATCCACCTCGATATAAACTTGGATTACCTTTCTGTCTAATTATCTTAACTAATATTTCGCCATCCCCATATATATCCTTAACTAGAATAAATCCGTCTTCATCAGGATCTTCAAGAATGGTTCCAATACTAAGTTCTTGATTTTTCCAGAGACTTGAGAATTGAGATGTCATTCTAGTTTTCCAACCATCTAGGATATTACTACAATAATCCTCATTTGTCTTAGTATCTGAATCTTTATCTTCCATCTCACAATCTTTTCCAAGCCATTCTGGGAAATTAGCTCTTCCTGGACGAAGAATTTCCTTAATCCTTGTTACATCTTCCTCTGTTTCAACAGGGAATTTCATGATATCGAAAACATATTTAGCCAAAGGAATATTAAGGCAAGTATCTTCAGAAAGTTTTCCATGAATATTTACTTCATCAACAATCGAACCAAGAATATCAATAGTAGATATCTCAAGAAGATCGATTTTTTGAAGAATATTCTCTCTCTCTTCTGGAATTTTTAAATTATCGTCCAAATATTCGTTTATTGCTTTTTCTGACAAATTTCCGAATTGTTTGATATATCTAATTCTTCCAGGACGTCCAAGTAAATTCTCATTTACGTTAAGTGTATTTGTTGTTAGAATATATAATTTTCTTGATCTATTATATACCCCATCAATTAATTTTAGTAATACTTCATCACTCTCTCCTCGCTTAAATGTTTTCTCTGCTTCATCAATCAAAACAATACATTCAAAGTCGAGTTGTTGAATAAAACTTACCATTCCCTCTATTTCATTATCAGGAATGATTATGACAGGAATGTCTAATCTATTACATAATAGTTTAGCACCAACACTTTTTCCTGTTCCTTTATATCCTGTGAAAATAACACCAAGATTCTTATTCTCTTCAACAAATTTATCTGATTCCCAAGTTTTTTGAATTATATCAAATAAATTATCACAACCTACATCATATATTTTGTGATTAAATTCAAACTTTTCTGAGAGTTTTTTTAAACCGATTCTCTTATCTTGACCTTTTCCTTGATATAATTCAAAAATTCCTGAACCTGGAGTTGGATAAAGTACTGTATTTCCATCAATCGGAAATAAAGTTCCACATTCATCAATCCATTTTTGTGCTACTAAATTTTTCATTTTTCTATTTGTTATATTTTATACATTTATAAGAATTTCAAGCTTTCAGAAGAATTTAGAATATTTATTACAGTTTTTGAATCTCCTACAATTAAATATGTATCTTTCTTTTTAATTATATCGACTATCGTTTTTAAAGATATTTCTAATGAATTAATCTTTTTCCAATTTTTATCACAAATAATAGGATCATAAGAAGTATTCCCTCGATGTTTATCTTCGAGGTTAATAATTCCTAAACTTTCCATACGCTTCATAAGACATTTTAACCCTGTTTTCTTAAAATAATATTCAGGCTCAACTCCTAATTCTATAACCAATTTATTTTTCTTTCCAGGAACTATACTTGGATTCCTAGTATATTTCTTCGGAGTTAATTCTATTGTAGCAGAATATATAAGAACATGGTCGATATCAAAGAAATATACGCCCCATTCTCCTTTCTGTTCTAGGTTAATCATTAGAAATATATGTTAAGAAGTTGTCCAAGATCTATATAATCAATTCCTACTTTTTCTGCTGCTAATATATCTCTATTACTTTGACCATATAAACCAGATTCAAGTCCAATTTGTATGGCTGAATTCTTATCAAATCCACGAGTCTTAGAAATTACAGCATCCATCATTCTATCTTTAGATTGTCCAAAATCATTCTGTACTAAGATTTGACAATGATCATACGGAACTCTTAGATATTCTGATAAAGCACAAACAATATATTCTAACATTATTTTCCAAGAATCTGAACCATTACTACTTAAGATTAGATTTCTTGGAACCATAGCATAAACTTTATTTGGGTTAAAACATAAAATCTTATCCCAAACTTCAAAACGGAGTCTAATATCATAAATTCCACGTGGAAGAAGACCTGGTTTTCCATTACTCTGAAAAGTTTCTACTAGACAATCTAAGACATCACAAAATATTACTTGTTTCTGTCGATCAATTTCTTTTCTTCCATTATTTGTATTACTACTTCCCCAGGATCCTCCAGTATTACCACTACTACCCCAGCCAGAAGATCCACTCCAAGATCCTCCTGAGTTTCCCCAAGAATTTCCTCCTGCCGGTTTTGTTTGCCATGGATACTGTTGATTATTACTTCCTCCCCACGAAGATCCTCCTCCGTTATTGTTCCAAGATGGAGTTGATGGTTGACCCCAATTACCTCCACCTACACTTTGTCCAAATGGTGTCTGTTGCATAATTTTTTCATTCAATTCTTTTTGACCTTTAACTACTTTTTCTATTCTCTCATCCTCCTCTGCTTCATCGATTTCATTGATATCATCATCGTCATCATCTCCTGAATCATATGGAGGTTCTTCCGAAGAGTAGTCAGGCTTTAGATATTCTTTAAATTTATTATCTTCTTCCATAAGTTTTATAGTTTATGTTTATCACTTATAAGGATTTCCGGATTTAATAAAAGCTCATCAAGTTTAGCTAAATGAGACTTCTCCATATAAAGTCTCCATAATTCTGTTTTACGAGCTTCCTTAAAACATTCTATAACTTTTTGAGCATCTAATTCTACGCTTCCGATAATCATATATCTATTATCATTTGTACATTTCGGTTCTATACCAAAACATCCTTCTCTAATAAAAGCGTAGATAGTTTCATAAGATGGTCGTTTTAATATAACAGGAACAGTTATATTAATAGAAAGATCTATACTTGTTTGAAGAATTAAAAATGTATCTCTAGTAGAATGTAATTTAAAATAATAATTCGATATAACAATATCTGCTATCATAGGAAATATTCTTTTGAATTATTTATCATATCTTTTAATATAGTCAATTGAGTGTCATCACCACCCCAAAATTTATCATTAAAAGCTTTCTTCATACCCTGAATTATCTTTTTATAATCTATTCCTTCTACTGTCCCTAAAACTTTAACAATTGATCTATTTGACATTTTTTCCGGTAACTCAAAATAAAACCTACCAAAACCAATAGATTCATATATATCTTTTCGTCTAGGTCTTTTAAGATAATTATAGTGTTGATCATCAATACATATGTAAATATCTAAATTTTTCATAGTTCGAATTATTACTTCTCTTAATTCAATTATATCGTTTGTATCAACTATTATCCCTGTCATGTAAATTTTATATTATCTAAGTTTTTTACTAAATGTTTCAAATCATTCGCATAAGGATAATTTTTAGATCCTTGGATAAATGATTTTTTGAGTTCTTCTAGGTCAACACTAACTTCCTGAATGATTAAGCAATCGATCATATTTCTATATCGAAGATGTTCTAATAAAGAAGTATCATCACAAAATTGAAATATACAAAATTTTCCAAGACAAGTTTTTACATAAATTTGTTTAGGAGTTATTCTCTTAGTCGCTAACCCATCTAAATTATATTCTAAAATAAAGTTCTCTCCAAGAATATTTCCACTAACAATTCCAATATCAGTTGATAATTCTTTTTGAAGTCTTCTGTAAAAACTAATCTTCACCATCTCCAGTTCCTGCTTTAATAGATAAAATAGGTTTAATAATTTCCAAAATTTTCACCGTATCTTGTATTCCAGTTATTATTTCAGAAGGATCTTTATATACCTCGGGCGCTTCATCAATACAGGCGAGACATACAGAACTAGAATACACATTGCCCATACTTTCTTTAAATTCTTGGAGACTTAATCGTTCTCTTGCTTCTCGCCTAGACATTAAGCGCCCAGCACCATGAGGAGCACTATAATTTCTATCAGGATTACCAAGACCTTCGCAAATTAAAGTTCCAAAAGCCATGTTCATAGGGATAATTACTTTTTGTCCGGCGTAAGCTTGAATGGATCCTTTTCTAATTATTCTATCTCTTGGATCTATATAATTATGAATAGACTCAATCCTCTCAAGCTCTTTTCCAAGTCCAAGAGCTTTTTTAATTCTCTCTGATATTACCATTCGATTATATTCTGCATAAGCTTGAGCAAAAAACATATCCCCAAGATAACCAGATATATCTTCATGTGTTACTAAGAATCTACTAGGCGGAATTGTATATCGGCCGGAAGCATGAAGTTTTTCTATTTCTTCTTTGATTTTCTTCCCTTGACCTTTATACTTTTCCTTAATTCCTCTCTCGGCCGCTTTCATATCCGCCTCAATTATCCTAGTTTTCCCAATCTGTTTTTTCCAATAAGCAAGTATTTTTATTCCTAAATTTCTTGATCCTGTATGAATAGTAACCCAAACAGACTCTTTATCTTCTTCTACCTGTCCAAGTTCTATAAAATGATTCAATTTTGTTACTAATACTACTTTCAAGTATCGGATAGGTCATTTCTGCCTATCTCTAGTAGTTCTTTTTCCTACTAGTTCGGAGCACACCTTCTGACTTTTATGCCAGGCCAAGTCCCTCTGCTCTCTACGGGGGTATAAGTTTTAACACTATAACCTTCCCTCGGTGATTAGCATCTCAGCTTCTCCCGATATGGACGACTTTTACAACGAATGACTATTAATCATTCTGGAGGCAATCAATTTTTCTCACCTCCACCAAGAGTTCCAAGAGATTTATAGAAAATTCCCTCAGACATACCAATTCTTTTAAGGGTTTTTGATATAAATTTCTCTATCTCTCCTAGACCTTCATAACATACAAATTCAGGCCATAAACTTCTTGCTCTTTCAAGTTTTGTTTTAAAAAATTTCTTGAATTCTTTTTCTTGGATAACAGTTTTCTCATTAATCTCCATACCCATTGGAATATCTCTACGAATTCTAGCATCCCAAAGAGCTAATTCTGGATCTCCCGAAGGCATTTTATATTTTACACTTAACATACCGCAACCTTGATCACAGCCAACCACATCAGGATCAAGAGGACCACCAGAGTAGGTTTGAGTATATCCTACTACACAACCTTTTCCTGCATGACAATTCCCAGTAATAAAAGTTAATCCTCCTTGTTTAGCAATAAAATATCCAGTATTTGTCTCAATACAAACTAATTTACCGCAATACTCAACTTCATTTCTTTGAAATTTTGAATTATGTATTCCATTTCTTGAATAATTAAGTTTAGAATCATCTATTATATTAATATAATGTATTTGATTTAAACCATTATATCCATTAAAAGTCTTTAATACTATTTTTGACAAACCTTTATTGATTGTTGCAATAGCTGATATTAAATTTAAAGTATCTAGATCTTTGGAATTTATTCTATAACTTCCGTGATTATTGTTAATATAATTTTCATAGTCTCCATCAACTTGAATTAATTCTTCAAAAAAAATCTTTGATTGTTCTTGAGACATAAATATTAAATCAGAGGGAAATTTTTTCTTTAGTGTAACTAAATTAATATATTTCTCACTATCCTTAACAGATAATCTAATTACTGTTTGTTTATTATATTCACTTTTTCCATATTTATATCCTTCTTCATCAAATAATTGTATTATTCGATTTATTTTTCTCTCTTTCTTTAACCCAAAACGAATATTACGAGATATTCTTTTTGGATTATGTGTATTTGCTATTACTCCATCGCCAATAATCCAACATAATATTCTTATCTCGTTATCTGTATACTTATTTATCGGAGTACTAACACCTTTAGCATTAAATATGTTTTCTTTCATGAGAAAAGAATCTATATTTTCTGCTAATTCTCCCATATTATTCTTCAATGCTAATCTATGCCTTTGAGAAACTCTGAAAGAATATCCTCTAGTGTTATTATATTTATAAACTTTTTCATCTTTTCTTAAATCTCTAATAAGAATATTTTTTGGAGAATAAAATTCAACTAATTGAGTATCTGGATTATAATTAGCAACCCTAACAGTATTATCGAGATCAATTATCTTCTTAAACCCATTCTCAGTTAATACTTCTGTGTCCTCTGTTAAACAATCCTCCATAATCCTAACTGTTTCATTCTCAGTCATTTTAGTATTTAAAAGTTCGTAGACTTGAGAAACTGCTTCTGGTTCAATATTATCAGTAAAGACAATTGCTTTACCATATTTTCCTGTTATTTCCATATCCCTATAATTTCTTTGATAAACTATAAATCCAATGACGTCCTTCTTCAGTCCACCTCTTTACATTTCTTGGTTTTCCTGCCTTGTCAAATATAGTAACTATTTTTGTATATCCAAATTTATCAAATGGTTCCTTTAAGTACCATTTCTTTTTATCATGAGATCTAAAAATTAAATTATTCTTCTCTAATAATCTTAATAATTCTATATTAGATATTCCAAGACCCAAATCTTTCACTATATCTCTTGTTGAATATAGATTTTCTGAAGTAGTTAGGACTCGATTACAATAATCTACTTGAGGCTGTTGATTTTGAATAGTAATCTGTAGGTTAGTAATTTCAGAGGTTAATCTTCCAATTTCAGCGTCTCTCAGAGCAAATCCATTATTTATAATTTCGTCTAATTTTCTTAGACACCATACTCCAAATTTAGGACTACACCACATAGCAAAATGAATAGCTATTAATCTATGCATCCAAGTACCTTGATTCTGAGGAATACCTCCTTTAATAACTACTATTAATTCCGATATCGGAATTCCGATATCGATCGAGACCTCATTGATTAATTCTTTTGTCTGTTGATTACTAAGATAATGACCTAACTGCTTCTTACAAACTTTTGCTATCTCAGTAGCATTAATCATGACATCATTACTAGTCAATGCAAATGGAATAATACATCCATTATACTCAAAATTTAATAATTCATTCATACTTATATAAAATAAAGGGAGTAAATCATATTACTCCCCTAAAACTTATTTCTTTTCTTCAACAGCTTCCTGTCCCTGCGTTTCTTCTTTAGAAGGTTTGTCTTCTTTAACTGGACCTACAAACAATCCGCGAAGAATACACATCTTATTTTCTAAGGTACACTCTGAATGTTCCTTATTATAATATTCACAGATATCAGGGCAACATTTATCGATTACTTCGTCGAGATAAACCAATTTTTTATTTCCGGCGATTTTTTGTAATATATCAGGCTGATCTTTGAAAATTTCCTCAAGAGTGCCTTCTTTTGGAACCATTGAAGTTAAATTTGAATCTTCTCCTTCATTAGCTCCAAGATCATTACAAAAATCGATAAATGATAGTTCTTCATTTCCGGGATCTCTAGGATCAGGGATAAAAGAACAACATTTTCCATAAGGACATTCTTTATCACAAATTAAATGTGATGTTGGAATTTCCTCAATGGGTCTAAAGACTACCACTTTTTCTCCGTTAGATGTGGGAACTTTTACTGTTTTTAACTTTTTCATAATTTAATTCATTAATGTTATTTAATTCTTTACGCATTTATTTTCGAAGCGGATTCTGTATTAATTTCCGCTTCATATATAAGAATTTCAGGGGAGAAGAAAATAAAAAGAAGGAAGTATTTCATTCCTTCTTCTTAAATGTTCTAGTTTAGTTAGTTACTGCATAAAGAATTGTGTTCCCTTCTCTTCTAAGAGTAAATAGTCTTTCAACCTCATTATCACTTATTATTTTATAGTCCTCTCGTTTTTTAGAAACTAGATAATCTTTAATAAGTCCATAATTAAATGACTCTATCACAAGATGACAACCATTTGGAGTATTAATTTTTCCTAGAATATTAGTATATCCTGAGATAAATTTTTCTATATCATGTTGATAGGATTTATCTTCAGAATCAATATCTAAAATCCACCTAGGTTTATCTACAACTCCTTTTGATTGAACCGTTTCATTACTTAAGGCTACTTTCTTTGGAAGATTATGTATATTTGTATAATCATTGTTTGCTACTCTCTTAGAATATTCAAACATACATTGCTTTCCAAATTTTTCCAAAGATCTTGGTGTAATAGATATGTAAGCTCTTGCTTTATAATGTTCACACATCTCCGTTAATCGATTCCAGGATTTTTCAAGAACTCCTAAATCTGTCACCCACCAAGCATATCTCTGTATTTCTTGAAGAGGTAAATCAGGATTCTCTTTTCTTCTTTGTATAACTTGCACAAAATAATATATCTCCGGTTTACCTTTAGAAGATATCTTAAATTTTAGAAGACTTTTTACTGTCTCTAAATTATTTATTACTCTCATGATTTTATAGTATTTAGTAAAAATTTCCAAGAAACTGTTGCTGTATGATCTGAAGAAAAGATATCAACCGTCTTACTAGTACTCTCAATCAATGGAAAATGTTTATCATTAAATCTCGTTGTTTTTGACATAATGATCTGAAACTTTCTTCTTCTAAGCTCTTCATTATATTTAGTGAGATTAGTTTTCCATTCTTTTCGAATCTCTTCGATTGGCCTTTTTCCAAAACCAATAGAGTCTAAGAATACTTTGATTACACTACTTTTTGGTAATGCTCCTCTTTGATATTCTTTATACATAAGTTGTCTTTTTTGTTTTTCTCCAGGGATACCAGAAATAAAACTAACCAATTCCATTATCATTTCTGATTTTCTTGTAGCTTCTTTATCAGTTTCCTTCTTAGGGAAGTAATAATCTCCAACTATTCCAAGAGATTTAAGAAACTCTATTTTTGGATCTAAAGTTACCTTCTCAGGATAGTACTCTTGAATATATTCATTAGCTATTGCTGCAAGTTTATACTTAACTTCTAATCGAGAAAGGTAATAACTACTAATATCTCTAATTGCACACTTAGTTACCACTGGAAGAGATGAGATATCTATTAGATACTCTCCAGAAAACACTAATTCTGATTTTATTATCCCCAGTCGTTTAAATTTCCCGGCGAGTTTATTGGAAATCATAACTCCTATTAAAGACTGATTAAGAAGACCATCCTTTACTAAACATATAGATTGTCTTGTTTTATATGTTTTTTCGCCGGGTTCTATTCCGACTGTATTTTCTGGGATATTAACTACCACATTAGTATCAAAGCAGATTCCTAAGTTAGCTCGTCTTTTATTTCCAATCGTTCCTGTCACTTTCGCCCATTTATCTTTTTGGTAAGTAACAGCAGTATTACTATCCACTTTTTTAGGAGAAAGTCTTTTATATTCTCCGATCAACTCTGGATTAATAAGAATACTTGCATTATCCTCAATTAAATCAGTTATTAACCTACTAATTGAATATTTATTATAATCTGAATAAATTTTTGGATACTTAGTTTTTCTTTCAATAGGTTTGGGTGTATATTCGGAACGTTTAATAATATCATTAAGATCTTCAATATAATTAGTCATCCCTACACGACCGTACATCTCGTAAAAACCTTCGATAACTATTTCATCTTTTGTTGCTTGCGCTAAAAGTTCAGCAGTATCTAGGTATTCAAGTTTAATTGTACTTCCTAAAAAAGATAATATAATTCTAAGATCCTGGGTTGAATAAGTTTCCCCAGAGTATCTTTCAACTCTTTTTTCTCTTACTATTCCCCATGCAGATGCGTAATTATGAACACTAGGACTAACTCTTATTTTATTTTTTCCATAAGAATCCATTATTAACCAAGGATTACCAGAAGAACTAAGTTTATCTGCTAAAAGTACATATTGATACTTTAGATTTTTCTTATTTCTCAGGATAATCTCAGTACTTTTCCCATACTCATAATCACAGTACTTTACTAATTTTAATCTTGAACCATTAATTTTAATTTCTTTTTCCATAATTCTTATGTTTATTGTTATTTATTATTCATTAGTAAGAGTTTCAAGAGCTTCTAAAAAATCCAAGATATTCATTATAAAATTACGATAACTTTTATCGGGTTTATCTGGAAGTCTAAGAGAATACTCAATAAAACCTCGTAATTCTATATCAGAAGGACAAATATTCATTATAATATCTTTGTAAAGATTATTATGAACTGTTTCTGAGATTATAAGATTATTCTTAAGCTTTCTAAATAAACTTTGTTTTGTTAATTTTTTATAATTATCCTCAGAATGTAAATAAACAGGTAATACCATTACTAAATCTCTAACTTCAGAAGGACTAATCCAGTTCCCTATTGGAGATCTAGCTGCATTTAATTCTTCATAGTTCTTTAGAATATGATAATTCAAAAGTTTATTTCGAAGAATAGATATATTTTTATCATAAATAAATTTTATAAATTCTTCTCTATTAAATAACTGATTAAATCTGATATAACCAACTATAATATTTTTGTTATATCGTAATCTATAAAATTCAATACTTTCTATTTTTATTTTCTTCATAACACATATAAGGAAAATAAACCCCGACCTATCACAGGCAGGGGCTCACACTATAATATGCAATTCAAAGGATTTTCTCTTTTCCATTTATAAGGATTTAAAGCCTTAAAATTGATAAACAATAAGAATCATGGAAAATATTAATGAAGAAAAAATTAAAAAATTTAAAAAGATTACAGAATTAATTTTGAATGGACTAAAAGAAAGAGGAATAAATCCCATCTTATCTGAGGACGACACTTCCCCTAATGAAGAGTGGGGAAATAGTATGACAATGTCTTTCAGTTTTTCTAATGGAGGACTTAGATATTGGTATCTCGGAATTTGGGGATGTGGGAGATGGTCTGAAACTTACGATTGTGATAATTCTGAGGACTATATATCAGTCTTTCTAATTCACAAATGGACGTATGATAAATTTAGACCTAGTAGTTCAGATATAGAATACAAAATTACATTAAACGATAAACCTGTAGAAATATATCATGTAATTCAAGGGTTAGAAGAAATTCATAAAAATCCTATTCAAGAATATTATAAAACTTTTTGGGAACATAAAAGTGATCATGATATTCCTTGTCTTGAATATTTTAGAGATTGGTGGTTTCATGAAGTTACTTATCCGATTCAAGAAAAATTGAGATATAAATGGAGTGTAAAAATATTATATAATTTTCTTAAAGTATTATCATGGATTGACCCTAGAGTCTCACGAAGGAAGTTATTTAAAGAAGAAGGGTGTATTCCAATCTATACTTCCGGATTTTTAGCGACGGAATGGGCATCAAGTCGTGATTGGGCTTTTAATAGCTTTGCATGGTTATATGAAAAATTTCCATGGTGGTTATGTAAAATCTGTAAACATAAATTATTTGATGCACACTGGAACGTCGCTGATTTTCCGGAAGAAGTAACAAATACTTTAGAAAAAAGAATGTGGAAAGGAGTAGTAATATGAAAAAGTTTAAATTTGAGGAATGGTTAGATGAGAAAGGTGGAGGTTGTGAACTCATTTTAATATGTCTTTTTTGGAAATTTATATTTGATCCTATTATATACCTAACTACCAAAGATATGGATTGGGTAGTAGCATCACAAACTCCATTCATAATATTTATTCTAACTCCATACATATTATTTAGAACAAGAAAAAGATGGAAAAAGAAAGATTAGATTTATTATTAGTTTATGCAAATGATCTATATAGATATATTGCTAAGAAACTTGGAGAAGATTATGAGCCAAAAAATTTAATTGGTCTTTTAGGATGGTTAGACGAACATAACGTAATAATACATATCCAACCAGAATTTTATAGTCAAGGTATAAATTGGAATTGGCAAATTTCATTTTATAATCCAGAAACTTTTGATGATCCAGATCTTATGGATGGAACTGGATTATATGGAGATAATGGAGAATATCCTACTAGAGGAAAAGCTATGTGTTGTAGTATTGTTAGAGCACTAGAATTATATATCCTTGAGATGATAGATTCTGAAGAAATTCTAGGCGATTACAAACTTCCAATGCCTTCTGGAACAACAGTACAAGATCTCTTAATTTACATGATAAGAAATCAATATTCTGTAACAGTAGATGAAAAATGGTCGGAAATGAAAAGAAAATCTATTAATGAATACTTTAATTACTTAAAAGAAAGGATAATAGAATGTTGGGAAAAAGTTGTCTAGGATGTTTTATGTTCTTGGTAATAATGTTCTTAGGATGTTTATTCCTAGGATTTATAACTAAGATTGTATTCGCGCTATCAGTAGGAGTATTTATTCTTACAGCATATATCATTGGAATAATTTTTATGGCTTTCGTGATTTATAATGCAATTAAATTTTTACTTACATCATGAAATGGAGAAATTTTATACAAGATTTAGTTCTGATAATTATTGGAGTTATTCTTTCAATAATTCCAGAAAAATCAGAATTTACAGAGATGCTAACTACATTCTTCATAACAGGAGGAGTTGTTAAATTAGTTTGGGATTTTATAGTAAATAGTGATGAGGATTGATTATGGAAACTATAGAAATAAATTATAAATATAAACCAGGAACAAGATTATATCGAGTTACTTATGGAGAGCTTAAGTATTATGATGTTGAATGCGTAAATATAAACTTATCATTAAATCGAGATGAACCGCTTATAACATATCAACTCAGAGTTAATAATTCATCAGGAAACAGAGATACAACTTGGGATTTTGAAATTGATAAATATTATTTATTAACCCCAGAAGAAGCTTTAAAGAAACATTCAGCGGAGTTATTAGAAAAATTTAATTCTAAAGATAAATGACGATTATAGTAATTATATTCTCAATAATAATATGTCTAATAGGAGTTTATTTTCTCTTAATTGAGACTAGAAGAATAAGAAAATGGCTAGGAATTGGACTAATTCTTATCACAGCGTGTATTGTATCTACTATTTATACTGAATGGGTAAATAATAGAGTATTTCAGTATTATACACTTAAGATTACTCTCAAAGATAATACCGAAAAAGTCATAGAGTACGTTAAAGCCTCTGAGTTATCTATACGATTTGCTGAGGATTCAACTATTATAGTTTGTGATACTATTCCTAGTGTAGTAAAAATAGAATTAATTGAAGTAAAACAAAAACGTTATGGAGAAGTACATAAGAACGCTAATTTCTAAAGGAATGTCCAGAATAGAGGCTGAAATGTTTATAGACGGATTAACAAAAGTTATTCTAGAAAAAAGAGAACCAGAACCAATTAAAGCAATATTTCCTACATACTATAAAATTAAAACAATAGATTCAAATACTAATGAAGATCTTGGTTTCATAAAGTTTGATGTAGGATTTGATGCTAAATTTTTTGATTATGATACTGCCAGAAAAATTTGTACATATTTAAATGAACATGATATATACAGACAATTAGATTCAATCGATGCTGTAAATTATAATAAAAAACCATGGTTAACTATAACTCGCGATTGGAGATCTTATGTGAAATATATTACAAATGAAGGCAATGTTTTTTATATAGAAGTGAATTGGAAGATAGGACAAGCAAGTTGGAAAATAGTACCATTTTATGATTAGAATATTACTCTGTGGGTTAGCAATCCTATTTGTAATTGGAATTTGGACTATAGAATTTATACAAAGATTATATGGAAAAATACTTGGAAAAATTAAAAGCGCTTGGAGTAAAAGATGAAGAAGCTGCCAAGAATCTACTTAAAGAAATAATCAATGATATTCAAGAAAAAGACATCATACATTTGATCATTTATTACCAAACAGGAAGTTCTTTTGAAACGCATAATGATGTAGATATTATTGATTATCCTTGGAATAATATATCTATCGCAAAAGAAAATGAAGAAGCAATTCGACAGCATTATAAATTTGCAATGGATTTAGAATATATATATGTACTTCTGAATCAAGAGAAAAACTTAAAAAAGAAGCTGCTAAGAATTGGTGGTATGTAGAAGGACAATACAGTAGATATTCTCTGAAGTTAAAGAAAAATGATGGAACTTTCTTTACTTATAGTACTCCATGGATTGGCTACTTTGAACGTTTAGATGACATAGAAATAAAAATTTGTAACAGTTAATAATATTAACTACACTAGTCTATTATGGATTGGTGTAGTTATTTATTTTGCTCCTTTAATAGGATGAAAATCTTATATGTGAAAGAAAATATTTTTTATTAACTAAAACAATAAAATCATGTTAGAATTTAAACCAGAAAAAGAATTAACAACATTAGACAAGTACAAAAAGTTATATGGTTTCTATGAAGGAAATCTAAATTACGTTCCTAGAGGAGGAGATCTAACAAAACATATTGGATCTTCTTTAGCACTAATTGATTATTCTAGAGATGAAACTGGAAGATGGGACTATTCTCTTAAAGAAGTAAAAGTTGAGGATATAACTGATTATGATCCTATGACTACAACTTCAATTATTAAGTATAAAATAATTGGGGAAGAGGAAGTCAAAGAAGCTAGAATTATTCCGGAAGGCTTTAGTTTTGAAAGTCCAGAGGAAACGGGAAAATCATTGAGATTTCTTCCGTTATCAATGCACTTTAAGGTTCAAGAAGAGAAAGCTTTTTATGATAGACTCTTAGCGAAATTTGATAATGCTAAAACACTATCTATCGAAGCTCTTGAAAATCTATCAAACTCTAAAGAACAATCTGAACTTCTTGGACGTAATTATAATATTGCAGCAGTGATTAAAACTGACGAAGAGACTCCAGAAATTCTATACTTTAGAATTGATAAACTAAAATTAAAACACAATAAACAAGATAATTATGCGATTACTTTAACTAATGAAGATAAAGATAAAACGTATACATTCTTGATTGATTCTAAAGCAGAATATTATGAATTCTCTTATGGAAAAGAAAAAATAGGAGATCTTAAAATTTTAGATCTCCAAAAATTATAAAAAATAAACCCAGGCCCTATGTAAAATAAGGCTTGGGATTTTTATTTCTACACAAATAATGCTGGTTTACATCTACTTCTCCAGTCTAGAAGATAACCAGGCTCAATCTCTTCTAAAAGTGTTGAAGTTTCTTTTAATTGAATAATACAATCTAGACATAAATTTATACCAGAATTTTTGCTTCCAAAGGCAAGATATTCTTTTTTCTCTTTTTCTAGCTGATTATATTCAAATCTAGAGCATAAATCAGACCATGCTCCTTCTTCATACATATTCTTTCCACAAATTGCACACTCACATTGTCCTAAACCAGCAATAGGGAAGAGTTGTTCAGGATCTGTAAAAGAGTGGAATAAATGTTTCATAAATCTTTTATACTGTTCCGTACGATAAGCCTCCACAAGTAATCCAATTTCTCCGAGATCTGGTTGAAGAGATCCTTGTGGGTTCTTATTTTTTCTGTAAGCTATAATTCTTTCTGGAAGTTGTCGGTCTAAGAGTGGTCTAGGGAAAAGATATAAATAAATTAAATTTTTCTCTTCCACACTTAATACTGGATTTACTCTCAAAGAATTAATAACTTCGTGTGCATCACAATCTTTTAGTTTGTCAATGTAAAATTTTAAAGAATTCATGGTTTTATTGTTTTATGATAATACATTAATAAGAGTTTGCAAGGAACAAAAAAGAGAACTTAAGATCTTAAGTTCTCCCAACAAAACCATTTTCTTTATATTAAACTACCCTACCCAAGAAAGTATTCAGATTTTTCATAATCCTCTTTTCTTTTAGGCTGTGGTGTAGTTTCTCCCAAAATCGTACTCGTAAAGATGACTTTATCTCTCTTCTTTTCACGATATTCATCTTTATGGTGTACGTGTTGTTCACTTACAATGTCTTCTCTAACAAAGTAATTTCCATTCTTTTCCATGTCTTTTAAATTTTCCATTTTATTTAATTTTATTTACATGTATAAGGAAATTGGGGATTCTGAAAATACCTTAATTTCTAATATTCTCCTAAATCCACTCTTCGGACATGGAAGTCTTGATTCTAGAATATCAAAACTTTCCCTAAATCTAGTTCCATAAAATTCTTCAGGACTTGGATCAGGATACACCAAGAAATCTCCGGTTGGATAATATCCTTGATTTTCTCTTATATCCAGGAGAAGAGGATTTACTTGATTTAATTCATCTAAAGATATCTCAGTAATCGATATATTTTCCTCACCTTCATTACAATCTACTTCTATGATAAACGTATAGTTATTATTTCTCTCAGGAACCATAATCTACTTCAATAATATGTTCTGGACTAACTTTTTTCACTAGAATAACTCCATTACCTGAAATAAATACTTCATCTTCTAATCCTTCTAAATCTACTTTAAGTATTGCTATCTCAGGACCTCTTCGAAGAGCTACATTTCTTGCTGTCAAAGGATCTGAACTTAAGTGTACGTATTCTCTACTCCCCGGGACTAACCCATCTCTAAATATACTTTCTAAAAACTTCCTTTGCGTTCCATGATAGACAATATTACATCCTGTATACTTCTTAAAATTAGCATTAATACCTTTAACACTATGACCTTGAAGAGCACGAATCTTTCTTAAATCGGCCGATAATTCATAGCGCTTTTTATTATCAGTATCTACTATTTCTTTTAGTTCAGATATAGTCCAGCCATGATCAATTAACTTCTTTGTTTCTAACCAACCTTCTGAATCAAGCGCTCCTTCTACTTCGGCCGGATTATGTCTTAGAATATATGCTAACTCTTTTCCTCTATTCTTCTTCATATAATCTTCCTATTTTTATAAATTCTCCTATTAAATTTACAGTTTCAGTTATAAAGTTTTCATCATTATATGTTGATGTTGATACTAAAATCTGTTCAGAATACCCAAAATATCAAATATTATTTATCACTCTATCTCGAATATACTGAAAATTTATTTCACATTTATCTAGAATTGAATTTATGTAGTTACTTTCTGGATTAATTTTAATAAGATCTTCTAAAAACCTCATAAATCTACATTGCGTTCTACTAGTAAATTTCATTATTTTATCCAAAGGTTCTAAGTAATCTCGAAAAAGTTTTTCTAAGAAGTAGAATGAAAGCTCATCTATCTTCAGAAAATTTCCATTACCAGTATAATATTCTACTAAATAGTTAGAGCTATCACTGAGATCTAAGCAAACTTTGAAAGGTTCCATGAGATTTACAAAAGATTCATCCTCCTGAAGAAGTTTTCTGTGAAAATACGTATCTATATCTCTACATAAACTCAGATATTCTTTATATGTTTCTTTACATATTCTTCTTAGTCTATTCACATGATCTTCCATACCACCAGATTAAAAATTTTCTTAACTTTTCATCTTTCCAATTAGGTGTAAAACAGTTAACAACTCTCCTTCTTATTTCTGTTCCAGAATAAGTTACATGCACATCATCTTTTTGATCAGGATAAATTTTTATATTATAGAATCCTCCATTTTCTTTATATCTCTCAGCTACAGAATCTCTAGAACCACATATATAAATTTCAGAATCTTGTGGTATTTCCTCAAGACTTTTTAAATAATTAATTCTATGATCTAGCGTTTCAACCCATTTAGGATAATTACCTAGATCACTAATTTTAAATATTTTCATCTTTGGATAGGACTCAAGTATCATTTCTTTCCTTGCTTCAAAAGGGAGAGGATCATGTGCAGTTCTTTCTGAGTTTTTTGTTTCTCCTATAAAAATAACTACATTACTATTTCCAAAATCTCCTCTAACTTTATCTAATAAATAGTTATGTCCTCTTGTTAGATTATCTACCTGAAATCTACCAACAATTACTCCAATCTTTGTGCTCATTTCTTTTTTCTTTTATTATATGTTCTTTTTAATACATTTGTTTTAAGATATTCTTCACAACCTGTAAAAATTCTTCCTAATTCTGCTTTATTATCATAAGGCATAACAAATTTCCTATTCACTAAAGCAGTCGGAACCTGGTGAAGAGTATACAGAGCAGTTCCTTTAAAGAATCTAGATCTTTCAAGTTGATATCCTACGAACCCTTTAGCCTCTCCTGATGTAGTAATTGATAAGACAAATGATATCTCTCCAACTACTTTAAAAACAATACAATAGTGAAGTATAGGTCCAATAGGAAGAAATGCTACATCACCTCTTTCAATAGTTTCAGGTCTAAGTCTTTCTATATACATCGGAAGATATTTCTCCCTAAGATCGGCTGGAATTTTCTCTTCTAACTCCTTTGATCTAGTTACTATCTCTTCTTCCCTTTGTGATATAGATTTTTCTTCAGAGTCTCCAGCCGTAAGTGAGGGAGTTATAAACTTCCGCTTAATATCTAAAATTTTTTCAATGCAATCCCTATCTTCAGGCTTTTTATACCAAATCTTAATCAAATCCATAACTTTATTACATCTAGTTCTTGTTGCCTCTGGACTAACTACTCCTGGACCAACCATGAGAAATCTAATCATCTCATCCAAACCTTCAGTAATTGTCTTCTTAATACTGTTTTTGATACTCTTATAGTTATTTATTGATTTTCTAATATCACCTAATTCTGTAACAGCTTCTTTAATAGTTTCCATAGAGTTAATTTTTCATTACTTTATCTATTACTAATTGTTTTATATCATCTTCAGTTAAACCAAAATAATTACTAAGATTTTTAAGAATAAATACTCCTTTATAATGCTGAGTAAGATTAAGAATACTATCTAGAGAGGTATCACTATAAAGACTTTTATATTGTAAGATTCGTTTATATTCAACATTATCCTTTTCAAGTAATTTCTCTATATAAAATTTTTTTAATTTCGGATAATTTCCTAAGAAAAATTTAAGATCAATCTCAAGAATACTAAGATAATACCCATCTGTTACATTTAAATCCACTAATGGTTTACTAGATAATGCAGAGAAATCTATAGAATCTACATGAGAAAGAGATTCAATAACATCCACAATTACATCTCTTGGGTTATAAGTATCATCTACACCTACCAAAAGTTGCTCGATTTCTGTTCCTTTCATAGCAGTTTTCTTAATATCTAAAACTCCTCTAGTTATACCATCTCTTATATTATCTACATTTTCAAGATTTTCAGAGAAATATCCTTGAATAAAATCCTTTATATTATTATTTTTTCCTGATAATTTTTCTAAAATATTATTTCTCTTATTTATCGGAATACATAAATGTATTTCTCGATCTGTTTCAATATCTAACCAATATGAATCAAAGAAATTTAAAAATATACTTGATACTTTTTCACGTCTTCCACGATAACTAAAAAGTTTGAGCGAAAAAGGTTCAATATAACTTCCTAGATAAAGAACTAATTCCATCGGAGATAATGCATATACATATCCAGGTTTCCATTTTGTCGTTTTAGGTTTTGTTGCAATCAATTTTCCAATCTCCGTAGAATATATAAATGATTTATTTGTTGAATCTTCCTTTACTAATTTTAAACTAGGAAAACATCCAATACCTAAAGAGAAAGTTCCATGTAGATTTCCATCAGAAACACATCTAGTATCTTGAAGAATCTTAAAAAATCCTTCAATAGCTACATAAATATAAACGTTTCGTCCTGGGAGTTTTGAATCTAATTCATCATTTTGAATCCTTACAGCTACTCTAGATCCACCCTCTCCATACTTAACATTATATCTTCCATATGAAGAAAAGAGTGAATTCTCTGCTAAAGATATATGAAATCCAGAGTTAAGTACAACAACCTCAGAGATATCTTTCTCTTCCACTGTTTTGTTACCATTCAAATTGAAATTATCTGACTTAACACTATTATATACTTTATTACGCAATGGTTTTGTTAAGTCCTTTTTATTTACAACTTCTGGAAACAAATCTGTTCCATGGTCAAAATAAACTAATGTTATTTCATACGGAATATTCAAATTTTTCATATTTTTTTTATTTTATTTTACATTTATAAGGGACTTAAAGCTTTATTTATGTAATAAAATTTTAATAAAGAATAATAATGAAAAAGAAAATTTATTTTATTTCAGGACATAGAGATATTACTGAAAAAGAATTTAAAGAATGGTATGTTCCTCGTCTTGTAGAAGCAGCGGCCGAAGATTCAGAATTCGTAGTAGCTGAATGTATCGGAGTTGATAGATTAGCTCAAGATTGGTTAAGAGATAATCTTAAGAATCATTCAAGAGTTACAGTTTATCATATGCTTGAAAAACCTAGATACTTAGCTTCTATGTTATTTAAAACGGCCGGAGGTTATCAAGACGATGTTCAAAGAGATTCAGCAATGACAACTATATCAACAGAAGATATCGCATTTATTCGGAAAGGTAGATGGACTTCTGGAACCGCACAAAATATATTAAGACGTTATGAAAAAACTAATTAATTGCTTCTTTAAGGGTATATTTGCAACTGTTATGATTGCAATAACTGGGCAACTTTACTGGAATTTTTATATAGTAGAGAAGTTTGGAATAGGAAAAGTAGTAGAAGATAGTTCTGTATTTATAATTGGAGCAGCTGTATTTATACTCTATCTTTGCTCTCTTAACAGGAAGAAAAGATGAAGAAGTATATGAAAAATTTGATTGGATAGAATTAATATGTCTATTTATAGGAAATATATTTTTAATATATCTATTCAAATAAAATAATCAAAGAGGGAGGAGACAACTTCCTCTTTTTATTCCTTAAAAGCCTTATTAATGATGAGATAATAAAATATTAATGAAAAACAATAAACAAAAGTATTATGAATTCAAAACAATTTATAGCAATTACAACCGGAACGGCAATAGTATCTGGTATAGTAGGAAAACTTATAGGTAATAAAACCTGTAAGGAAAAAATGAATTATTACAAAGAAACATCTATTAAGCTTTTTCACTCTTTAGAAATCAAAGAAGAGGAGCTTAATAGATTAAAACAAGCTAATAAAGATCAAACTGAGATTATCAGAGATCTCACAGCAAAAAATGAAGAATTAAAACAAACTTACGAGATCCAAACTAAAACTATTAAGGATCTTGTAGAAGAAAACAAAAAAACTCGAAAAGAAATTAAAGGTATCAATTTCAGTAAGAGGGAAATTATTGAATAAACTTAGTAGTCTTCACAGGTTAGTTAAAAACTTAGAACCTACAGGAGACTTAATGAAACAATATCAAGAATTTATCCTTACACCGAAAAGAGAACATGATGCCATAAAAGACGAGGAAATGATGAAGGAAGGAGTTTGATCTCCTTTCTTTTTTTTTCTTCTCATCCTTTAAAAGCCTTATTAATGTAATTAAAACTTAAAAGAAAAGAAAAATGGAAAAGAATTATGAAAAACAAATATTTCCAGAAGAAGGAAATATCTTAGGGACAGTAAAATTTAAATTCCCGGGAGAAGGAGAATACAGTCTTGCTTTTAATGGCAGGAGTAGTGTTAAAATTCAAGACATAGTAAATAAAGTATGTCTAGGAAAGAGAATAAAAATAAAATTACAAAAACTCATTAAAGATAAATTGATGAGTAGAGTAATAACTATAAAAGATACTTACGAAATGACAAATAACCTATTCGTAAGAGTATTTAATAGTGAAAAGCAATTTATCGGATTTATTCATATTAAAAAAGAATCATAATCATGAAAAAGAATGAAAAAGTTTTAATTAAAGTATCTCCTAAGAATATATTTAAAGCAGGAATAGGGTTACTAGCTATTGATGAATACCGCAAGGGTGGATTTCAGGCGGGTCTATCTGTTTTAATTGGAGGAGCAATTTTAGGATGGTTATTTTTTGATGAATAAAACCCATTAAGAAGGAGTGAGAAAGTTCATTCCTTCTTTCTTTATTTCCTTATAAGTGTATAAATAAAAATAAATAATTATGCTAGAATACTTAAAGAAAACATATAAAGAAAATCATGAACTTGGATATGAAAAAATCTATATTGCAGTAGATATTCACGGTACCATTCTTGAACCTTCATGGAATAAAACTGAGAACTTTACATACTTAGGATCCTCAAAAGAAGCACTTCAGGAATTATCAGCTAGAGAAGATACTATATTATTAATATGGTCATCCAGTTATCCTGAAAAATTAGAAATGTACCAAGAGAAATTCAGGGAAGATGGAATAAATTTTAAATACCTCAATCAAAATCCAGAAGTAAGATCAGGAAGAATTTCTTGTTTTGAAACTAAACCTTACTATGATATTCTTTTAGATGATAAAGCTGGATTCGAATGGACTGAATGGAAAGATATATTAAATTGGTTAGAAAATGAAAGAAGGTGATATTGTAAAAATTAATCCACAGAATAATGGATTTATAGGTTGGGCTGAATTTCTAGAGATCATTAGAGATTTTGGAAAAAGAGACCCTGAAGAATATTACGTCATCGATATTCTAGGGCCGATTTATTCAATTGTTCATTCTGCTCAAGATTCAGGATTTTCGGAGAAGACTATTAATACTTCTAGTCTTCGGCCCATCCCTATCGATGAAGAATTATTTATAAAATACTGTGCAGAAAGATGTACCCTAAGAAAGAATTGTATAAAAGGATGTGCATTAATAAAATACTCACCTAAAAGCCTTATTAATGTAAACAATAAAAATATAAACAATAATGAAGAGTGAAACATTAATTACTGCTTTAGTTACAGCAGGAACACTATTTCTAACAAAAATAATGTTAGATGATGTAATATTAAGAACTAAAAAAGATGAACTAGAAAGAAGACTCGAAGACGCTATGAGAAATTATGAAGATGATTCGAGAAAGCTTACAGAAAAAGAAAAAGATGAGGTTAATAAAGAGTACGATTCTTTATGTGCTAAACTAGTGAAGAGTTCATATAGTAGTCTCTTCTTAAATAAAAAACTAGAACAAGAAATCGATACTTTCTATTATAAATCTCGTAAACTTAAAAGTAGGGTATAAAATCCCTACTTCTTTTTTTATTCTTGAGAACCTTATTAATGTTAAATAATAAAAAATAAATTATGATAGTACTTGGAATGAGCTGTGCAGATATGATAAAAGAGCACAAAAAAGACGAAGAAATAATTGATGAAAAATTAATGGAGATCTTAAATAATAACAAATATAAGATCAAGAAAATTTATGATAGAACAAAAAAGCCTGTACCTATAATAGATCGAAAGTTGAAAATTAGAGGTACAAATTATAATATCGCAGTAAATGATATAAGTTCTCCAAAAGAAGAAATAAAGAAATCATTAATACAATATCATCCATTTATAATAACTAATGATATTTGGTCTGGAAATAAAGTAGCAATGTTCTTTATAGAGTCATGTGCGAGATACGAATCAAAAACACTGGTAATGTTACTGGAGCCACATCTTATAAAAAGATATCGTGAAAGATACTTAGAATCAGTGCAACCAGAAAAAGTGACATTTGAAGACTTAGTTTCAACCTTTCTGAAAAGAAATCGAATATATTTCAACTTAGAGTATTTTCCCATTTTTGATAAGAAAGATCCAAAGAAGTTAATAGATATCAGAACAATAAGTAGAATGAAAGATGGAGTAGTGTTTGGAAGAGTTGAACCTACTGGAATTGTTAGATTTATTACATTTATAAATAATAGTCAAGTTAGAAAATCAGATCAAGGAAAATATGTAGAGAATGGATATTATGACAAAATGGTAAAATTATTTCAAGATCCGGAACTTAGAAGAGAAGATATAATTAAATATTTTTAAAAGGGAGTGAATATAAAACTCCCTTCTTTTTTTATTTCCGGCCAGTAGATAAAGAAGCCCTGAAAACCTTATATGTGGCATATTAAATAAGTAAAATGTTATGATTTTGACTTATAAGCTCTTGGTTCGTGATGAATAGAGGGCTTTTAATTTTGGCCGGATGATATAACTTGAAGGCCTTATATATGAGAAAAAATAAGTAAATGATAATACACTCCTTAAGCAATAATAAAAAAAGCTTAGGGAGTTTTAAATTTTTATAATATGAAACTAGAAAAATTAATAGAAAAATTTGATCGGTGTTTAGGTACTGTTATAGTTATCTTAGGAATTATATTAGTAATTTCAATAGTAATATCACCTGCACCAAAGCCGAAGGAAATAATTTGGCAATCAGAAGAGGAGTATGAATATGAACAACTCCTCGACTCAATAATGAAAGAGGAAGAAGAACTGAAAGACGAAAAGACAATAAAGGTAACTGCAACTGTCTATAATCCAGTCGAAAGTCAATGTGATTCTGATCCTCTAGTAACAGCAGATAATTCAAAAATTGATCTTGAAAAACTAAATCAAGGAAAACTTAAATGGATTGCTGTATCTAGAGATCTTAGAAAACAATTTAAATATGGATCAAAAGTAAGAATTAGATGTAAATCAGATCCAAGTATCGATGGAATATATGAAGTTAGAGATACCATGAATAAAAGATATAAATTTTGTATAGATATCTTAAAACCCGTCGGAGAAAGTAAGGGGAAATGGCATGACGTCGAAGTAAGTTCAATATAAGAAAGGGATTAATTTTCCCTTTCTTTTTTTTATTCCTTAAAAGCCTTATATATGTAAAAAAAAATAAATGAGCTAGCTCCTAAAGTATATGTGCGAAATATACAAAAGGAACTAGCATTAATTTTTAAGATTAAGAAAAATTCATAGAAAAATACTGGCATTAGAAAAATAACCCAAAATAAACTAGACCAGTATTATGAATAAAAATGAAATTATTCAATATGCTATCATTGCTATAATTATAATCGCAGTGATAGTATTTCTAGAGGATTCTGAATTAAAAGATACCCTCATAGATATATTCAATGATTCTCTGGCACAAATGAATGTAGACAGAGAAAGACGGAGGTTTAGACGAATGTTTGACGACTGACTCTAAACCCACTAACTAAAATCCTGAGATAGAAAATATCTTGGGGTTTATTTTTCTTAATCTTCATATATTAGAATCTAAAGGATCCTAAAGAGCAAAATGTAACTTATTTATGAAGACACAGGAGCTTCCCTTATATTACACCCCTTATCGCTACCGCTAGGGGTGTCTAAGGAAGAAACTTTGAATAGATATATAGAAAATAAACCCAGAAAATGAAGATGTTATAAAGATTTTATATTATTGATTTTCGCCTCCTCAAAGAGGCGAATCTAATCTAAATATTACAACTTTTTTTTAGGATAACATATTCTTTCATTATTTGTATTTTTACTCCAATCTAAGTTGTTATTTTGCTCTTCTAATAACTTTAAACTCTAATTAATGAAAAAGGGAGACTCCTATGTCTTCATTTTTATGTAACTGGATTCTGTATTGAATTAAAAAATAACAATTAAAATATTAAATATTTATGATCAATAAATTACCTGATATCATAGTACCTAGAGGTATTAGATATATTTCAGAAATGGATAGTTTATTTAGATTTTATAAACTACCTGTAAAGTGTATAATAAATAAGCAACTACCTGGATGTGGTTTTACAGAATACTGTTTAAGAGGACCTGAAAATGTAATACTTTGTTCTCCTAGAAAGATGTTACTTAAAAATAAAAAGGATCAACATGGTAGAGACGTTTATTTAGTTATAAACGAGTTGGAAAAAGAAGTACCAATTGATAAAGATCTTTCTAAAATTGATAAATCTATTAATAGAGGAGATCAATTTATGGAGAAATTAGATGAGATGGTTAATGGGAAAAATACTGTCTATAACCGATTAATGAATGAAATTAAAGATTACCTAAATGAGAGAAAATACTTAGGAGATAAACCATGTAAAATTCTAGTTACTTACGATTCATATAGAATAGTAAAAGATATATTAACATCTTTAGGTATATTTCAAAGTTTTTACACTATAATAGATGAATTTCAAACTATCTTACATGATGCTAAATTTAAATCAGATACTGAATTAGATTTCTTATATCACTTACATCAATCCCATTCAGCTCTATTTGTTAGTGCAACTCCAATGTTAGAGGAATATTTAAACATGCTGGATGAATTTGATGGTTTACCTTATATAGATATGAATTGGGGGAAAGAGGACCCATCTAGAATTCTTAAACCTGCTTTAAAAGTGTTATCTATGATGAGTGTAGGAACTAAATTACCAGAAATTATTCAATCCTATAAATCTGGTAACTTTGAAAGTGCTATAAGGATGATTAACGGTTATCCTACTAAAATAATTAGCGATGAAGCTGTATTTTATGTAAACTCTGTTAATCATATAGTCAGTATTATAAAGAAATGTGATCTTCAATCAGAGGAGGTTAATATATTATGTAGTAATACACCAGATAATCTCAAAAAAATTCAAAAAAGATTAGGGAAGAAATTTGTGATAGGAGAGGTACCATTGAAAGGGGTTAAACCTAAGATGTTTACATTTTGTACTAGGACAGTTTACTTAGGGGCAGACTTTTATAGTTTATGCGCTAGATCGTTTATCTTTAGTGATAGTAATATAGACTCTTTAGCTGTTGATATTTCTGAAGATTTACCTCAAATTCTGGGAAGGCAAAGATTGTTTGAAAATCCATGGAAAAACGAAGCTACTTTTTATTATAGATCTACCTGTGATTATAGAAAGGTTAGTCAGGAGGAGTTTAATAAGGAAATAGAAAGAAAAAAGAAAGCTACTAGTGACTTATTATCTGCATTTAGTACAGCTTTAGATGATGTTAAGTATAATTTAGCTAAGAAGTATCAAAGTGATGTAAAAAGTAATAATTATAAGAATGATTATATAGCTGTAAACGAACATCAGGGTGGAACTTTAGTACCTGCTCTTAATAATTTAGTATTGGTTAACGAGATTAGAGCTTTTAAGATACAGCAAATAGATTATAAAGATAGATTTACTGTATTCTCAACAGTTCATAATACTTTATCTCCGGATGATATAGTTAATAGAAAGATATCAGATTTTTTAAAGGAATATCAAGAATTAGGTACTTTTAAAGCCAAACTTAAACTTCTTTGTGAATATAGTTTTAATGATCAAATTATAGGAGTAGTATTAGATCAGATTGGAGAACATGATAATATTAAGTCTTACTATTTAGCACTCGGACCTCAAAAACTCAGAGCTTTAGGATATGATAAATATAAGATTGAGAAAGAACTTGGAGTAGTAACATTTAGTCAAGAACTTTTAGTTAATACTATTTATTCAGAATTTAAAGTTGGAGATAAATTGACATTAGCTAATATAAAATCTAGACTAGAGTATCTTTATCCATCAATTTCCTATACAGCTACTCCTAAGGCAAAAGATTTAGAAAATTATTTTGAAGTTAAATTGATATATGTTACAATTTTAGATGAAACTACAGGAAAGAAGAAACAAACAAAGGGTTATGAATTATTAAAAAGAAAATAAATATAGAAAAAGAGGGAAATAACAAATCCCTCTTTATTTTTCTTCCTCTAAACCTCTAAAACACGTATCCCAGAAGGTGTTACCCTAATAATTGAGAGGAAATTTCAGGTCCTCTCAAGGTTTATACTAATTAATTAAAAATAATAATGCTAATAAAGAATGGAAGACGATTATTTGTTAGATGAAGAAGAAGACCTAGAAAATCAAGGATATCTAGGTCCAGACGAAACAGGAGATGATTCTGACGACGATGACTCTGAAGGTTCTGATGAGAGTATTATTGGAGATGACGAGGATGAGAAGAAAATTAAAGTAGATGAGTCTCAGTATGAAGGTAAGATGACTAAGGACGAACTTTGGTTATCTACAGCATACGATGACATAATAGCAGCAGGAAAATTGGATAAAGATAATGCAATTGAAGATGCTGTTACTACTATAGTTTGGGCTAATCCTAAACATACTTCAGTTAATACAGTCGGAAATATTATTAAAGATTTGTTTCATAAGCAAGGTCACTCTCGTATGGTTAATAGCCTCTATACACCTGATACTCCTTTACGCGGAGAAGATGTTGATATAGACTTTAAAGATGAGGATGATTCTGGATTTAATAAGAGATATGCTGAAGAAGCGAGAAACCAAATAGCAAGATTCATAGAATTTTTGGCTACTCGTGATATTAGCAAAGACTCTATTATATCAAAGCGAAGAAAACAAAGACAAATTCCAGCTTTTATTATTTTCTTATTCTCTTCTGGTATGTATGACTTAATTGTTGAATGTCCTACTATGCCCGAAGAATATGCAACTCAGATAAAAGAAGCAATGAGAAAAATCCTAAAAGCTAAGTATGATATCGTCGAAGAATTAGCAAAGAAGTACGAAGAAATGGGTAGACAGGCTGTGGCAGATCGAGTTAGAAAGTTACAGTTATCATGGTTTAATAAAGAACCAGCCGAAATTAGATCATCAGCCGAATACTCTGATCTCGAACTTACTTATGACGACGTATTGGTTTATCGTGAATATAGATCCAGATTTACTAATACATCAAGAGCTATTACTCAAGATATTATTTCAGATATGATTGAAGTAGTTATAGATAAAGAAGCAGGAGTTTATGAAAGATTAAAAGACAAGACCAGATCAGATGCAATATCAGATGTAAAACAAGTATATAAAGATTGGTCAAAAAATAATCCTGACGATTCTGAACTAGCTACTAAGATAATTTGGAAAGATGTCGAAGGAATGGTTAAACAGTAAAAATATTAAAATTTTATGTCAGTATCTCTTGAGTTACTAACCGATGAAGCTATCATCGATTATACTAAAAGTGATGGAAAAGATCAAGTCCTATTTAATCATAGAGACTTGGACCTGAAGTACAATGGAATACAACCTATCGCCGGTGGAGTCTATGATGTCGATATTTTTGGCTCACCCATGGAAGATAGATGTATTTGTGGAAAAATTCGACAACCCTCTGCTGAACCTTGTCCTCATTGCGGGGCAAGAGTATTTACAAGAGAAGAGGGATTGAGAAGATTTGCTAGAATTGAACTTCCTTTCTATTACTTGAATGATTTACGTTTTGATATCTTTAAAGAACTTTTCGAAGATATTTTTAAAGATAGTAAAATTGTGTTAGATTTCTTTGGAGACGATCTTCGAAGAAATGGTTATAGTGCAAGAGGAGCAAAGAAATTAGGTATTAAAGTTTTTGATACCTGCCAGTTCGAATATAATCCAACAACAAAAGAACTAAAAATATCAGAATTTATTACTGATGAAGCTCTATGTTCTTACGAAGGATTAATTAAAATTATTGAAGAACATTTTCCCGCTCGTCTTACAGAATTTAAAAAATTAATTAATCGGTATTACCTAGTACAACCTGCTATGATGAGACCTTTTACTCTCGGAATTAAAAACGGGAAAAAAGTAATGGGATCTCATAAACTTAGTATTTGGTACTCTATTATTATCAGACTTTGTTGCGTAGAAGATAAAAAATCTAATGACTTGAACTATGAGGAAGTTACATCTAAATTTAATACCCCTGGAGAAAGAGTTAGATATACAGCCCTTTTACGTGCTCTCCTAAATGCTGGGAAAAAAGAAGCTACAGCACTACTTAATACATCTAAAGAAAATCTAGCACGTGACTTGTATTCTGTCCGTACTAAAAATTCTGCTAGATGCCCAATTATACCTAGTACTACATTAGCTATCGATGAAATCTCTGTTCCAATACATATCGCTTATGAAATGTGTCGGGAAGGTTTCTTAGATTACTTAATGAAAGAGCTGAATTTTACCAAAAACGAAGCACTCAAAGCAACAAAAGAAGAATATAATAATCCGGAAACTCTGAAAATGTTTAAAGAGTATGCGGAAAAACAAATCGTACTAATGGTTTCCTAATTGGTACGTTAGGTGTGAATCCTAGAATATTACAGTACCTGAAAACTGTAGTATTAAATTTTGTGTATTGCTGGGAAGAATCTTATTTCTAATCAGCAGTTGAAAGTTATATTTACAAGAAAACAAAACCCTAAAAAAGAAGAGCTTATGAAGATAAAAAGAAAATTATATTCATCTTCGCTATCTTCTAACAGCCCCTGGAATCGTTCCGAACATATGAAAGCGCTTCACGCACAAGGACGATATACCGGAACTTCTAAAATTGGGCTGTGGAATTCTAGCGAAGAGAAAAGATTAAGAATGGCTCAGATTATGACTAAAAATGCCCTAAATAAAAATGCTAAAGGGTATGGATCTGAATATGCAATGAGAGTAAATAACCGAAACCTCCTTTTTAATAAATTTCAAGGAGAACAAGGATATATGTACTTCGTTAAATTTCCTAAGTCAGTTAAAATCGGATTCTCTAAGGACTGGGATCGCAGAATTAACTATCAGTTTCCACACATGAATCATATCTTGGGTGGACAGGTTATAGCAATCATCTCTGGACCTACAACCGAATTAGCTGACCTCGAATTTGATACACTTATTAAATTTCAAGACTATACGAAACTTAATGAAACCGGAACAAAATATACTGAATTTCTAGATCTAAAAGTCAAAAAACAAGTATACGACTTCCTAAAACATAGAGTTTCTGAAAATAAAGACCTAGAATTTTTAATACAAAACTCATTGTAAATATAAACTATTCAACCCAACGACTATGGACAAAACCAGGCTAGTGTTGTGATAACCTAGTTTTAACCATGGAAAATATAGTCTTTGCAAGATATAATTCTATCTTGGGTAATCAATATAAGTTGGCTAAAGTATTGATTATCACAGAGTTAATCGCCAACCCTCTTTGCACGAGTACAGTATGTTTAGCATGAAGCTCAAGCTTAATGATTCATATGCAATTGAATTTCCCATCGCTGTTTGTGAGCCTTTAAATGCTGACTTCGATGGCGATACGTGCTCCATACAACTCGTCCCTCCAGAGGCAGCAGAAGAAACATATCTTAGGATGTCGCCAAGATATGTGAATGTTTATAAGAAAAATAATGAACCTATATTTAAATTTAACCACGAAACTTTGAATGGTCTTGCAGTTGCATCAGAATACGTATTTGATGATCAGGATGAATTAGAAAATCCTAGACACTTTTATACGGATTATGTGCAACTTCTTAAAGATGTTGAAGTAGAGAAAAAAATTAAAGTAGGTACTCCAATTACATTCACTGGAAAAATTGGAAATGTTGAATATACCGCTAAAACAACAAGTTATGGTAGACTTCGAATTTCTAAGATTCTAGACGCAGATATGGATGAAATTGGGATTTTATCTAATAAATATGAACGTATCAGTGCTAAAGCTGCTTCGAAATTATCTTTATATCTTAATCAATTTCCTGATGGAGTTGAGAAAAGAAAAGCATTACAGAAGCTTGCCCTCAGAATTGTTACATTAGCAGGAGTAGTTACGTTTGACTATAAAATTGTAGCTTAAGAAATAAATTATCTTGAGAAAATTCTATTAAAATGCTAGAACTATTAGAATAAAGTAGAATTAGCATCTCTATCTCTTAGATAAAATAGAGTTCAACGACTAAATATAGAACTGTATGAAGTTATATACAGATGATATAGTCTATCTAAATTAAGAAGATTTAGAATTAATGAAAACGTTATATGCTGATTGTGATACTGAGACGTATAAAAGAATATGTAATGTTGCAGATTCAAAAGATCTTACTGATAAACAAAAACTTCTTATAATGACTGAAGAATTTCGTTAATTATTTTTAGCGACTTAATAATTTTAATTATTAAGAAAAATAAGAGAATTGCTAGAACTATATATAAAATACTGAACTAGCATCAAGTAGTATTAACTATTTGTTCAACGACTATGTACTTATTATAAAATGATATAGTCTACCTTTATTGATTGAATAAAGAGTTAGTGAAATATGAAAAAGAAGTTTCTGAAAGTTTTAGTACAGATCTTAAAAATGAATTAGCACGTGCAAATCGTGTAAAACTAAACTCGATTGTAGCAATGTCAATGCCTAAAGAAAAAAATTGGGCAATATAATGAAAATTAACTCATTATATTAAAATTATGTTAATTGCTGGAACTGTAAGAATTATAGAATTAGCATCAAGTAAAAGCTTAAATTATTTGTTCAACGACTATATACATAATATTAAAGATATAGTCTAAACTTATATAAAGTAATATAAGTATCATTGCAATTTATTGTTAGTGGAGTTGATGAAAAACCTGTTATTACACGAGGAACACTTTTGTCAGGATATACAGAAAAAGACTATCAGCTTCATTCAATCGAGAATAGATCACTACAGTCAATTTTAGTTTACCTTTAGTTGACTATAAATTCTACTAAATGCTGGAATTCTGTGAAGAGAATCAGCAGTTAATACAAAACTAAGTCATAAAGTTGTGAAATTATTATGGCAGGGAAATTGGAAAAATTTATATTAACAGATAAAGAAGAAATAGATTCTTTTAATAAATTAATTAGTTTAAATCCGCAACCTGGAAAATCTTTTGATAATTATTTAAAAGTTATCAATCGCGGTCATTATAAAATATGTTTATATAAATGGTTTACTGGATTAGATGAAGATATTTATGTAACTCAATCTCATTTATATAAACATTTGAATGATAATAGCAAATTTGTTAAAATAACACCTCAAATTTATTATGATGTTATAGTATTAGGTTTGACTAATATTAATGATCGTCCTAAATGTGAAATATGTGGAAAAATATCTAGATGGGATGGATTTAAAAGAGGTTATTTAAAAACATGTTCAGAAAAGTGTTCTGAACTATTAAGAGATAGTAGAATGTCTGAACAAGGATTAAAAAATTTTCACAAATTACAGACAAAAGAGTCTAGAGAAAAGCAGAGGGAATCACATAAAGGATGGAGTCCTTCAGAAAAACAAAGAAAACAAATTTCTCAACGAATGAAAGATTTCTATAAGACACCAAAAGGATTAGAAATGAGAAAGAATTCTAGTAGGTTATTATCTGAAAGAAATATTGAAATGATGAAAGATAAGTCTTATTATAACAAACGAACAGGAGGTAAATATAAAACAGGTATATATCATTCTAAAGTTTGGAATAAAGATTTTAATTATGATTCATCTTGGGAAATTAATTTTATAAAATTTTTTGAAAAGCAGAAATGGCAAAGTGAGATAAAAATATTTGATAGGTGTTTAGATTCTATTATTTATAAATGGGATGATGGAACTGAACATAGATATCTACCTGATTTTTACATCAAATTTAAATCAGGTCTTCAAGTTGTTATTGAGTTAAAACCAGCAAATCTAATAGAAAAAGATCCGGTGATTTTAGCCAAAAGAATAGCAGCGAAGAAATACTTTGCAAAAAGAAATATAAAATATATTATATTATCTGAAAATGAACTATTCACAACTAGATATATAAAGTATACTAAATTATCTGAAAGTTTAGGAATAGTTAATTCATTTAATATTTATGATTACATAGTTTAATTAAGATTTAGTTTTGTATTAATTCAACGACTATATGTAGAAACTTATGTGAATAAGAAAGGTATAGTCTAAGTCTTTATGAATAAATAAAGATATCACTGAAAAGTTAGTGGAGTTAGAAATAAAACCTGAACTTTATGGTAGCCCACTATAAATAACAAAGAAATGCTGGAAATAATAATAGACAGACGAAGTCAAAGTTTTTTAAAATCAGCAACTTATCAACGAGAAAAAGATGAATTATTAGTACTTTTTAAAACTTAATGTGTAGATTTGAAAAATTCTTAGAAACTCTAAGGCTTGTTGGAAGTATAGCAAGAACTATACTCTCTGGAATTGAAGAATATAGAAAAATTCAAGAAACAAAAGCTTATCGAGAGAATAAGAAAAATAATGTAAAATATCTACCAAGACCAAAAAGGTATAATAGTAGAAGAAAACAAAGATAAGATCAACGACTATGTATTGTTAGATTAAGGAAACTCTTTAATCATGATATAGTCTAATCTTACGTGAATAAGCGTAAGCAGGATAAGAGATTAGAAGACGTCTTTTAAAAATTATAATATCTAATCTCTTTGAATGGCCTAGTTCAGGATATTTAACACGACAAATTTCATTCCTTTTAAATAGTTTTATATATCATGAAGGAGAAGATCCAGAAAACACAGGATTACTCATTCCACGATATAAAGCATTAGGAAGAACAGCACCGAACGGAAAGGTATACCCAGACAAACCAATAGTAAATGGTTCTGAGGATGATCTTGTTCCAGTACGTTCGATTGTTACAAAAAGAACTGGAGATTTAAGCACAATTACACCAGACCTGATTGGAAAGAAATTTAGTTTTACTGATGGAGCAGCAATAGGATAAGTTTAGAATTGTCCATAAAAGTTTGTTATAGACTTTTATTAAACTTCAAGAATTGCTGGGAGTATTATCGCTATTTATTCTTCGCCTTGTAAAATAAAAAACTTAAGGCGAAAATTATATAGCGAGAGATAATCAGCAAAAGATATAGAAAATAATATCTTCTTAACGACTATGTGTGAAGGAGAGATTAAAACACTCTTAAGATATAGTCTAGTAATCTATATAAAGTTTGTATAGGTTTAATCGTATCATTTGCTACATCATTAACTGAAGGTACTACTCAATTAAAATTGGTTGCTATATAAAATAGTATTATATAGAAAATCTTTGTAAAATGCTGGAAATTAAAAAAAAATAATCAGCATCAAGGAATATATTAATAACTTGTTCAACGACTATAAAAAAAGATCTTATTAATTTAAGAATGGTATAGTCTAAATTCATTCTAAAAGGATGAATAATCTTGCAGCATTAGGTCTGAAACATGGTGGCCATAGATTATATTTGTGGCGTATAATTTCAATAATTGCTGGAAATATTTGTAATAAAATAAATCAGCAGGGGAAAATAAAATCCCTTCAACGACTATAAATGAAACTAGATGAATTTCTGGATGATATAGTCTAACTTATAAATTATATTATAAGAGTAATTGGAACGTGTGCTTAATACAGAAGGAAATCTTAAAGCACCAAAACAATGTGAGTTTAGAGAGGAAGGTAGATGGATTTACCTAAAAGTTAGAGGAGGAGAATTAAAATATCCGAGACCTAATAATTGGGTAGGAGTAGGTAAGACAAAATTTGAGAAAGGTGACTTAATAGGGTCAGCTTATAATACTACCTCGCCCATTTACAAGTTGAACGCTCTCATTAAGCTAATGCGTGCCAAAGGTGAATATAAAATTGCCGTCTAAGGAAGTAATTCTCTAGATTATAAGTAAGTAAATTTGGTGAAGCTAGTAACTAGTAATACCAAGCCTTGGATTAATAATTAGAATCTTAAGGTATAACGAATAAAGACTTACCAACTTTTTTATAAGTTGAATTTATATTCTAAACTATAATAAGAAAATTATAGATAAATTGAGTGATGGCACAAGATATTTTGAGAAGGATAATGTTATTGTATCTGATTGTTATGCTTTGAATGATGGGGTTATTCATTACAAAGAGACCAAGGAAGGTGATACTGAAGTTTGGATTGGTGATACTCAGTATGACTATAATCCAGAGTGTATGTATTATTTTCCTGATGGTACAGAGATTAAGAAATTTCAAAGAATTTCCAGCGGAGTTTGCAATATGAATCATGTTATTGCAGAGTTGGGTTCTAATATTAATGATATTTACTTAATCTTTAGAAAACAATTTTATACTTTAACGGATGGAGGATTTGTATCAACTGGTTTATCAGATCTTCATGCTACACAGGAAGAACTTATTGAACTTTTATTTACAGGTTTAACTGATGTAAGTGTAGATCCAGAAACACAGAAGATTGAAGACATCCAATATCTAGGTACTCAAAGTGGTGTTTTAAATAAGAAGTCATTCTATACTGTTTTGTCTTACGGTTATAGCTCTAGAGTCGTGTCTAAAGCTCTCAAAGGGGAATTAAATCTTTCTGGTGACGTAATGACAGAAACTATATTAGGATTACTTTTAAATAATAAACTTGACGAAAAACAAAAGTAAAAACAAATTATGGGAACTATTAAATTTGAAATAGATCTTCCAGAATTTGAAAAAGAGTTAAGTATTAATGTAACTATTCATAGAGACGGTGAGGTGGTTTATACTACTACCTCATCTCCCTCTGTGGATAAATCTAATAATACTAATCTTTTATCGAGCCTTGGAAGTAAACCCGAGCAAGAAAAATGTATCTCTGTGGATGGAGATAAACAAAAAGAAGAAAAACCCAAGAAAGCATCAACTACATCTCGAAGGGGAGGAAATTTGATGAACTTGGATATATGATGATTAAAACCAGAGAAGAGAATTTTTTGTTATGAACGATAATTATTATAAAATTATACTATCATATGAAATTCCATATAACATTTTAGACAGTCAAGATCCGAATATTATACAGGCGAGAGAAATATTATATGAAAAACTTAGAGATGATATTTTTCCGAAGTATGAAAGATTTTCGGTAAAGCTTACATTACATCAACTTAAAGATAACTTCAATTATCTTGTTACTTATGAAGCTTTTTTTAGATCTCTTGATGGTAAACCTATGGGAGAATATGTAGAGGCTCGTAGCTTAAAAGATAGTATTAAATCAGAATTAGAAACATTTTTTAATTCAGTAGATTGCGAATATAAGCAATTAAATATAAAACCATTAGTATAATGAGTAATTTTAATCAATATTTCAGAAACACTGGAGCAAAAATTATAGTAGATCGATTTTTTAATAAAGTTGATGCATATAATCCTAAAGTAAAAGTTGGAAAAATTGGATATTCATTTATAGAAGAACCTCCTCAACCAGCTTCTTACTATATTGAAAATGGATTAACTGCTACACATAAAGTAAGAATTGAATATACAACTATAACGGATGGGAAAGAAGATCCTGAAATGAAGTATGCAGAGTTCGAAGTTCCTAAAGAAATTGATGGTGCATTTATTATAGAAGGCGCTTATCGTATTTCAACTAATCGAATGGGATCTGATTATGACTGTCGTATTAAAATGTCTGGTACAGGAGATTATAAAGTTAATTTCGACTATGATAGAGTTTACGATATTCAAAAACAGATTCTGAAGATAAAAAGAATTAATCCGGAACTTGGAATTGCAGATAAACCAATTGATATAAAGTTTGAAGACATTGATAAATACTTGGAAACTGATAAAAAGGAGATCTTGAAGTTAACTGAAAGACAAACCAAGAAATTAATGATCAAACTTGACTTGGATTATAAACCTGAATATATTACACAAAAACTAATACAGGAATGTTTGGCCTTTGGAGATGATAGACTAAAAGACTTAATCATTGATAAAACATTAGAATCAGTTCCTAACAGTTTTATGCAATATATCTTTAGAAATAATAACGGAAGAAATTATTTTGCAGCAAGACGAAGAATTACATCATATTTTACAAAGTATGGTAAAATTCAAGATCAAGTAACTGCAATTAGTACATTAGCATTCCGTTATTTTAAAGGAAGTAGTGATAACAAAGGAGACTCTAGCCTACAAGTTCCCCCCGGAGTAAATTCCATTAACTTAGAGGCTATTTCCCAAAAAATTGTTATCCCTGCGAGCGTAGCATTTAATCAGACCTTTACGGATCTGGTTGATATCGCGGATTAATGGTTAGTCCGTTCAGAAAATAATATTCTGATAGAATTTTGTGAATTGCTGGAAATATCTTCTTGTGAAAGAGGATTTATCAGCAGTATAAAAATTGATTAAATTAAGGAAAGGCATCTATTATATAGAAATTAATACATTAAATTTTATGAATTGGCAAAAAATATATAATGATAATAACAAATAAGATTATAATATTCTAATTAATAATATAAATGCCAATTCTCAATAATCAATTTTTATATTCAACGACTATGTACAAGAAAACAATTAATGTTTTAAGATATAGTCTAGTAATAATAGAAATATTATTTAGTAACGACACCTATCAATAATAATACTAATCTTCAGAACTCACTTACAGTTTCATGTCATATTACAGACGATGATGTATTATTTGATGTATATGATCCAAATTTTATTAAGGTCACTATACCTTATATAGACTATCTTAATAAAAAAGTAGCTGCCAGTGAGTATGTAGATTATGAAACTAATACTTTAAAACCTGATAAAGATGGTCAGGTAGAAGTTAAATATAGGATGAAAAGAAAAATGGTTCCAGTCGAAGAGGTGGAATTAATCGACTTACATCCTGATTATAGATTGTCTAGTACAACTCGAAGAATTCCATTTACCAATTATAAAATAGTTGCCTAATTTTATAGTAGATTAGGAAAATTATACTAAAATGCTGGAAAGATAGATTCAAATCAGCAAAAAGGATATCTTAGATTTATCTAAGTAAAATCCTTTCTCAACGACTAAATGTATAACCTAGGAACTAAAACCTGGGATGATATAGTCTACTTAAGTTAAAAATAATTTAAGTGTATACAGATAGTGTCAGAATAAGCATGGGTACTAATTTATGTGCCGCTTAAAGTAGTAATATTTTAAGTAATTAGTAAGTAAATTCGGTGAAGGAATAATTAAAATTCTAATACCGAGCTAAAGATAATAGATTTCTTTAGTGTAACGAATAAAGACTTACTAACCAAAATAAAGGTTAAATTTATATTCTAAACTATAATTAAAAGTATATTATAGAAGATTTGACATCAATGCTTAAACAGAGTATACCTCTAATTAATGCGGAGCGTGCACTTGTTGACACTGGAAGGAATGAAGAGTTGAAAGATAATATATTAAATGAAAAGTTCAGTTATCCAGAGGGTAAGGTAAAGGATATAACAGAGGATGAAGTTATAATTGAATTGCCTGATGGAACTGAGACAAATATTTTACGAAGAACAGCGATTCAGAGTATAAATGACGTGGCGGTATTTACAGAGCCTAAAGTAAAAATCGGCCAAAAAGTAAAACAGGGAGATATTATAACTGGTGCAGTTGGACATACTCCTGAAACATATAAGGCCGGCGTTAATGCTCTGGTACTTTTCCACGCCTATTATGGTTTAGTAAATGAGGATGCTTTGGTGATATCAGAATCATTTGCAAATCGTATAGCATCTTATAGTATAATTGACTTAATGATTAATGTTAAGAGTACTAGTGCTATTAAGTGGATCGCCCCTATTGGAACAAAGGTTAAATCAAAAGATGCAGTAGTGACATTATATAAAGCTGTTCGTCTTGATGCTATAAATCAGGCACTACAAGAAAAACTCGGAGGACTTTTCGGAGAAGGACATGATCTCTCCGAATATACTATCGAGGATCATTTAGTTGTGCCTAATAATATAGACGAGGCGGTAGTTTCTGATGTTATGATACAAGAAATGAAAAAACCTAAAATTCCTAAATCAGTAAAATCACCTGACTATTCATTTACACATACTTCTCAGGATGTTATAGATGAATATGAAAAAACAAAATCTAGAAAAATTATCTACGAAAAATATCCAGAGTATATTGCAGCAGATACATTAGATCCTATTAATATGGATCCGGATGCTTATAAAGTTGTGTATACTGTTCGTGTAAGACTTATTAAAAGAACCATCGGGATAAATTATAATTGTCCCTTGAATAACTTAATTGATATTCAAGAAAATTTTGTGAATTGCTGGAACCAAGGAATCAGCATCATCTAACAAAAGTAAGATGTTCAACGACTAAGGACAAGATATAAATGATATAGTCTAATATCAATATATAAGTTATTGATTATCAATGGATTGGTTCTAAAATTACTTCCAGATATGGAGGTAAGGGTGTTGTATCAAAAATTCAATCTGACGATTTAATGCCTATAATGGTCGATAAGGATGGAAAACAAAAAAGAGTAGAGGTTGTGATGAATCCTATTTAATGAATGGGACTTAGATTTTTTGAAATCTATGAAAAAGCTTTAAAATGCTGGAAAAATATTAAAATTTAATCAGCATCAAGTAGTATAGTAGTATTTAATTACTTGTTCAACGACTATGGCAAGCTTAAATAATATAGTCTAATCTTAATAAAAATTTATTAAGCAAGAATGTATTCAACAATCAACCGTAGAATTTTTGCGGTTCTTAAATTATGTTAAAATGCTAGAAGTCTTATAGATAATTAGCAGTATAAGTTAAATTTTATAAAAAAAGACGCGACAAATATAAATAAAAACAAGACGATGAATAAAGAAGATATTTTAGAACATAATAGATTAGTATATAAAAAGATATATGAATCTATTATAATAAGAGGCCTTGAAAGAGGTTTAGATAAAAGAACAGTGGATTATTATGTAGAAATTCATCATATTCTTCCTAAATGTATGGGAGGTAGTGATGATGAATCTAATTTAGTAATGTTAACTGGAAGAGAGCATGTGATATGTCATATGCTATTAGAACGAATGTATCCAGATAATCCTAAACTAATTTATGCTATTCAGCGAATATCAACTAGTAAAACTGGTGAACATCTTTCTCCTCGACAGGTGGATTATATTAGAAAAAGATTTTCTGAAACAAGAAAAAATCCTGAGAAAACATCAGAAATGAGATTAAAGATTTCAAATACACTAAAAGAGTATTATAAAGATCCTGAAGTAAGGAGGTTACATGGAGAAAAAATGAAAGCCAGAATAATAACGGATGAATGGAAACAAAATATTTCTAAGGCACAAACAGGAAAGAAAAAGCCTCAGAAAAAACCAAATCTATCAGATGAATTAAGAGAAAAGAAAGCTCAATTATGTAGAGATAGAGTAGGAGAAAAACATCCAAATTCTAAAAAGATAATGGATCCTAGTGGAAGAATATTTCATTCTATAACAGAATGTGCTAAAGCTAATGGATTAAGTAGAGAGAACTTATCTTATATAGTAAATCATTCTCCAGAAAAAGGATATAAATTTATAAAAGATTGAAACTTCGTCGTCTTTATTTATCAAAATTATACTTATATTCAACGACTAAATACATAACTACTGTGATAGTAGATGATATAGTCTGAACTTGAATAGAAAATATTCAGTTAACATAATTGAAAATTCCGAGCGTCCTTTAAATTCTAGAGGCCTAAACATTAATTATTTAGGAAAATACTTTAAATTGCTGGAAAACTTACGTCATAGGAATTTCCTGCTCTAAAGATTTAATTATCTAGAGCGGATGTAATATATGACAATAGATAATCAGCAAAAGGGATATTCTTAGCTTGATTTAAGTAATAAAATCCTTTCTCAACGACTATAGTAAGTACTTAGATAATATAGTCTTCCTTAATAGAACATATTAATGAACCAGAGATGGAATTACAACTCGGAAATATAGCACACAAACTGCACGATCTTGTAGATAATTATAAGAAAACAAAAACAGGGCAAAAGAAGATTAAGCCCCTTCTTGAAACATATTACCCCGGACGTTTTACTAGTATGGATGTAGAAGAAATTATAGAACGTCATAATACTAGTAAAATCGAGGATATGTATTATTTCAATGTTGGCTGCTTCTCTACTAAATTTACTCCAGAACTTGTAAATCAATGGGCTGAAGATTTAGGTGTAGAAAGTCAGAGTAAAATTCTTATGCCTGAGACTGAATTAACAGATCTCGATGAATTAAAAGAAAATCTAGAACCAGAAGAATATGATAAATTAGTTTCTGGAATGTCTGGTAAGTTTAGAGAAGTAGATAAACCTTTGCAGGCGGGATTCATGACCCTTGAAGAGTTATACCATATACCATCATATAGTAATAAGGTTACATCAAGTCTATATGGCGTAGATATTAATGCTAAACGAGATGAACCTATACTTGGAAAGGGACGCTATAGACAGACAGGACAGAAAATTGGTGAGATGGAATTGGCCGTATTACTTTCTAGAAATGCGGATCAATTTATCAGCGGTGCTAGAAAAGACACTGCGAAGGAAGATAATCAAATGTTCCTTAAATTATTGAGGCTAGTATCAATACAAACTGATACTAGAAAATATCTTAAATTGCTGGAACAAAGTAGAAAATCAGCATCAAGCTGTTGTTTTATAATTAACAGCTTGTTCAACGACTATAGTAGATACTAAAGAATACTTATTTTAGATAATATAGTCTTACTTTAAATAAAATTAAAGATGAATAGAATAACTTATTAGGTCTAGGATTAACCGTAAACTATTTGCGGTTTTAAATTATATTAAAATGCTAGAATATTTATAATAAATATATTAGCAAAATATCTTACCTTAGATTATATCTAAGAAAAAGATATTCTCAACGACTAAATATATAACTAAGTTTGAAATATAATTTAGATGATATAGTCTGAACATAGATTAATAATAATCTAGTAACGTAATTGAGTAGATGATAAAGGATTTAACCAAGGTGGATCAAGTCTGAAAAAGGAATTGAATGACTTAAAGATTAAATTCCGTCGTAAAAATAACCTATTAAACATGGGAGGTAATTGATATGGAAAATAATAGCTGTTTAATGCTAAATTGCTCGCTTTATCTTCCAGTATCCTTATCTGCTATATTTAGTAGAGAAGATCTTAAAGATACTGGAATTGAAAATGAATCGCATATAACATTATTATATGCTAAAGGAAAAGAAATCCCTAAGATGAATATTCTTGGAGATATTGAAACTATTTTAGGGGAATCTGAATTTGATGATTTTATTGAATATATAAAATCTGAGAATACTGAAAGAATCTTAGATAATTTTGAGATCGGATCTTTTGAGAATGATAGTGACTATATAGTGTTGAAAATGAAACAAACCAGTGAATTATACAAAACACTTGGATTAATTAATAAAGGATTAAGAACAAAATATGAAGTTGTTTCTGAGTATTCCTATACGCCTCATATATCCCTCGCTGAACTTCAACCAGGAACAGCAAGGAAATATCTCGAGGATCCTAAGATTAAATTAATTCTAGAAGAAAGTTTTGTATCATTCGAAGATCTTGTTATTTCCTATGGACCTAGTAATACGCCTGTAGATAGATTGAGATATAATCTAACTACATTTAATGCAATTGATTACTTCTTTCATACAGAAAATATGAGAAAAGAAAATTCAGAATTAGATTAAATTAAAATTCCTCAGTAAATAAATATTTTCTTCTACTTGGAGAATAATTTTGCTGAGGAATTGTTTTTATAAAATTAACTATGTCAAAAAAGTCAAAATGGTCAGAGTATAGTAGTATTGAAAAAGTTCAAGAATTCATAAATTCCAATAATATTAGCAGTAAAATAGATTTTAAAAATAAATATCAATCTTTATATACTAGAGCTAGACTAAATAATTGGTTAGATAATTTAAAATTTAAGATAATAAAAAGAAATGATCTATCTAAATTTGATAATATAGATTCAATAAGAGTATTTATAAATAATAATAATATAAAAAGTAGAACAGAGTTTAAGAAAAAATATAATGGATTATATTGGAAATCTGTAAGAAGTGGTTGGATACATGATATAAAATTTGAAAAAGATATGAAAGATTGGAGTTACTATGATAGTATAGTTAAGGTTCAAAATTTTATCTATTCAAATAATATTTTAAATCATGATCAATTTTCAAAAGAATATCCAGGATTATTAAGTAAATGTGATAGAAATAGATGGAGTATTTACTTAAATTATATAAATGGTAAGATTAATAACTGGAATAATATTAATTCTATTATAGATGCACAAAATTTTATAAATATTAATAATATAAATAATAGAGAATTATTTACAAAAAACTTTAGTGGTTTATCTGATAAATGTTATAGAAATAATTGGATGAAGGATTTAATTTTCAAAGAAGATGGAATTAAATCTTGTTGGGAAATTAATCTTAAGATATTTCTAGAAAAGAATAATTATACTATAGAATCTGAAATAGTATCATATTCAAATTATTCTAAGATTGATATTTTTATACCAGATCTAAACATAGCTATTGAAATTCAGGGTCCATACCATTTCCCAGTAATGGGAAAATTAGAGCAATATCTATTTCAAAGAAAATCTGATATAAAGAAAAATAGATGGTGTAGAGAGCAAGGAATTACTTTGTTATACTTTAGCTATGATAAACTATTAGTAGAAAAATATGGATATCCCTGGTATATTTACACATCAGAGAAAGAATTGTTGGCAGAAATAGAACGAATCAAATCCTTATAAGTGTAGTAATAAACAAAATATTAATATTATGGAATCAGAAATTAAATTACCAAAGAAAGGAATTGTTGTTGGAGTTGAGTTAGAAAATCTTAATGAGTTTTTTAACCGAACTCAGCATTCGATAGGAACTACAGGAAAGTTTGAGATTTTGAGTGAACTTGAAAAGAAAGTAAAGGGAGAAAAAATACGACACTTAACTGAATATGTTCTTATGAAATATAAACCATTAGAAAGTATTGTATTTAGAATTTCTCGCTATATAAAAGGAGAAAATCAAGAGGAATACATAGTTTATTACAAATTCGAGGGATTTATTTCTTGAAAATAAAATTAGAAGAAGGGATAATAATTAAATCCCTTCTTTTTTCATGTCAAAGCCTTATATGTGAATAAAAAACTTAAATATAGAAAATTTATGAAAGCAGGAGGAGTAATAGCAACTATGATTGCTAGTTATTTAGCTGGAAAAGTTCTTTATGGAACAGGAAAAGCTATAAGTAGAGCTTTAGGTGGTTATCCTAGTAAAGAAGTAGAAAAGAAAATTGATGCTCTTCAACCAAAACTAAATGTAATGTTTAAATTCTATGAATCAAAAAATAATACTTCTAAAGTATCAGATCTTGAGAATCTTAATAAAAGACTCTCTAATGTTATTACTGAAGAGGATTATTTAGAAGTAGAGATTGAAGTGGAAAAGTTTTGGAATATTTATAAAAAAGAGCAGAAAAATTAAAAAAGAGAGGATTAATTTCCTCTCTTAATTTTTTATTTGCTTTCTATTAATTCTTTTGTTGCCTTTCTATGATAACCTTTTTTCTCAAATGCTTCAATAAAAATTCTTTTATGTATTGGATTTCCGGCCGCATCTTTTCCGTAGTATTGATTTCTCCAATGACCTCTTACACCAAAGGGACAATCTATATTTATTTCAGTATCGTATAGTTTATCTACTATAATTACTCCTTGATTTCTTCGGCCAGTATTAGGATCTTCAAATTGTGTAGGTGGATTTTTTACTTTTCCAGATAACACAGATTCAAATGTTTCAGTTTTTATTTCAGAAGTCATCAAAAATATAAAACTTTTAAATGATTCATAGATAAATCTGTATTTTATGCTAAATGATTCCTTAGCTTCAACCGAATATAAAGTTTGATTATAATTATTTTTAAAATATTTAATAAGATCATCTATAGTTTTATTATTTGATAATAAATCTTCTTGACTATCTATTACCTCTTTATAGTAATCTTCTAATGTATCTGACCATCCTAATGAAGTAAACTCATTCATCATTTTTGAAGGAATACTTTTAAAAAATTTATCCAAACAATTAAACTGTTTACAAAGTTTGTATGAGTTAACAAATTCATCCATGCTATATAAACAACCTTCTAAGTTTAATTCAGAAAAATTTAATAAATCACTCTTTTTTATTACTACACTTCCTAATGAATTAAATGTTTTTTTATCATTGCCCATAATACACTTTCCAATAAATGCATATAGTATAATATATTCACTTGTTATACAAAAAATAGAGTGGGCATTATAGTCTGTTTCCTGTTTATCTTTCGTACTAGAATTATATATCAATCCAAATTTAGCTTTCTTTTCTGAATTTCTAAATAAGTCTTCTAAGTTCTTTTTACTGACTATATCTCTTAATTTGCTAGAAAATAGCCGTTCTTTATTAAGTGAATAAAATCGAATATAGTTTTGTATATTACTTGAAATTTTATATTTTCTTATAGGTCTGGGTTCTTTACTTACAACTTCAAAAAATACATTTTCAAATTCAGTAATATGTTTACGGTTCCTTCTAAAATTTTCTAAGCCTTCTTTTTGTAAAACATATTTTACTGCAAATAATTTCTCGTAATCTTTTTCCATAATTCTTATTTTTGTTTATTAATTATTTTTACGTATATAAGGCTTTTACTGGAGAAATAAAAAAAGAAACTAATAATCAAATTAATGATTATTAGTCAGTCTTTGTCCAAGTGGCAGGGATTGAACCTGCATGCGACCGATTACCCTTTCTACAAGGTATAAGCTTGAGGGGATACACTTGGAATTTGTTATAATTATGTCTTGTACCCTCATCCGAAGTCGAATCGGAACTTTCTTTTCAGAAAAGCAGATTTTAAGTCTGCTGCGTCTACCTATTCCGCCATGAGGGCTCCTCTTTTGTTGTTATATTGTGTCTTTTTTGATAGATTTTATTTATAATAGTTTCAGGGTCTATTATAAAAATTAGATCTCCAGATTCTGTAAATAATATCTTTCAATCTTCTCTACCATATATAAGAATTTGAGGCCCTCAAAAATTCCTTTTTTTTTTCTTACATACATTTGTAAGAATTAAAAAAGAATTGAAATTCCTTTTTCCATATATAAGAATTTAGGGGTTTTCGAGATTCCTTTTTTTATTTTCAGGTTTAAAATCTCCAGCTGTTCCATGTCCTAACGATAGTACTAACTTTACTGCCTCAGGACCTCTCATGTAGTAATATCCGTCTGGCGCAGGTTTTTCAGAATTTAAATTTTTACTAATACTTTTAGTAGAAATAACTGATTCCTTCTTTGCAGATGTAATTGAATTATATGCTCCAAGAACTCTTAATTTATCTTTAGAAAATTTATATATTATATTCTCCATCTTTTTATGTAATTTCTCTTTGTCTCCAAGTTTAATACAAATATATTTTGTAGAAATTACATTACTACTTAATAACCTATCTACTCTGGATCTTTTAATATTGTCTTTTCCAACTAGTTTCTGGATATCTCTCGAAAAACCAAAATTTAAAAAGTCTCCATATAGATCTGCTAATACTATTTTTTCTGATAATTTTTCCAGAGTATTTACATTATTCATATTTCCTTTTTGATCAGTAACTCTAAGATTAGAAAAACTATTATCTGTTTTTATTGTATTAATGTGATCAATTATTTCTCCCTTTTTTAAATTTCTTCTTAAGAGATATTCCATAATAACTGTATGCGCTTTAGTACTATTACTATCAACTATAATATATCCTTTATTATTAAGTGTTCCTATTAATTTATTAAATCTATTTGATTTAATAAATCCTTCACTACACACAGACCATTGAGGATATTTCCAGTGTTCATACCAAGTATAGTCATCTAAGTTTCCAGAAAATCCTATAAGATCAAAAAACTTTTGATTATTTAATGATTCTTGTCGTTTCCAATAATATCCTTTATAGCTATATTGACTTTTTTAGCAATCGAAGAAATGTAACGTATATCATATCCTTTACTATCTAAAGAATCTATTGTAAATAATTCATTTCCCTTTTTATCCATTGCAGTATATTTAATTCGTTTATCTTTATGAACTGGTAAGCGTCTATCTGGACTATTATTTTCACTTTTAGTAACCCATTCTAAGTTAGATAGGTTATTATTTCTTGGATTATGATCTATATGATTAACTATATTATATATTTTTGGTTCTGAATTATTATAGAAAATGGTAGCCATTATTATATGAATAGATTTTGCTTTTCTTTTATGCTTTTCTATATATTGTGGAGAGATTGTAGTATATCCAAATTCATCTTGTTGTTGTTTTAATAGTTGTTTAGTGTATTTATTTCTAACTTCAGATTTTTTATTAATCTCATATATATCCTTAATACCTGGATATACTAATGGAATAAATTCATAGTCAGGGAGATCTGGATATTTTTGATCTTGGCGATTAAATGGTTTTTCTTTACACATAACAAAAATAGTTTCTAAATTAAACATCTTTTTCATCACACATATAAGAGAAAAAACCTAAATTTTACGTGTTTTGTAAGTTTCAAGTTTTAATAATATAAAATTCAAGTATATAAAAATAAGAGAGGTAGAAAATGTATCTAACCTCTCTATGTTATTTTACATAAAAATATCTTGACCATTGATCTGTATTCTTATGTTTCCGAAGGGATTGCCTCCGATTATGCCACTAGTTCCAGGGATTTCTTCAGGGATCACCTCTTCTATGACATCTTCATCATTACTAATGATAGTTGGTAATTTTTCTTCGTCGATTGATTCTATTATTTCCTCTTCCATAATTTATTTTCTATTAAAACAATCCAAGTAAATTAGTAATATCTCCTATATCTGTATTACTGATTTTTGTTCCTTCTACTTCTACTACTTCACCTTCTTGATTTACGTATCTAGTGCCAGGGAAAACTATTTCTTTTTTCTGAATTGCTGCCTTGTATTCATAATTTTCAGTAGATTCTTTAAGTTTTTTTACCCAATATTTAGCATAGTCGCCTTCTACTGTTTCAGGATCATATGGTTCTTCAAATAATCCTTCTCTTGGCTGGGGGCATTCCATTTTTACTTTAATAACTGAATCTTCATTTTCAGTATCAGTCATTTCATATTCCCAATAAAAGTAGTTTTTCTTTTTATTACTTTTATATGTACCTTCTGTCTTAAGGTCATCCCATATATTTTTAATAAGCTCCACAATATTAGTAGTACTTGCTTGTCCTGGAGTTAATAAAATCTGTTCTTGAACTAAAGCATTTTCAATAATAAATGCTTGTCCTTTAATTATTTTTGATTTACTCATTGTTTATCAATTTTTTATTTATTTATTTATTTTCAGGTTCAAATTCCCAAGCTCTTCCATGACCTTGAGATAATATTAATTCAACTGCTTTATCTCCTCTGAAATAATAATTTCCATCAGGTGCTAACTTTTCTGAATTAAGATATTTATTAATAATAGCCCAACTTACTTTAGTTTCTACTTTCTGTTTATATAGTTTAATATTAATAAATGCACCAATAGCTTTCATTTCATTATTAAAAACATATGTTACTGTTTTCATCTTATTTAATAACCCTTCTTTATCTCCAGGTTTTATAACAATTATCTTTTCTCCTGGAGTTTTCAATTTTACTAAAGCACTTGAACTGTATATTGTTGATGATAAAGATAGTATATTTTTTGAAATATATTTTCCAGATTCATAACATATAAAGTTGCCAAATAAATCAGCTGCTACTACTCTTTTAATTCTTTTCTCTATAGTTAAAGGATTATTCATATTTCCTTTTGCATCGGTTACTCTAAGATTAGAAAAACTATTATCATATCTAATACAATTTATATGATCTACTATTTCATCATCCATAAGATCTCTTCCTAGAATATATTCCATTATTATTCTATGAGCTTTATATTCTTTTCCATGATCTTTTCCGATGATAATATTAATATATCCCTCTTGACTCATTGTACATAAAATCCTATGATTTCCTCGAATAATTTTCTTAACAAATCCTTCCTTACATACAAATAATCCAGGATATTTCCAATGTTCATGCCATTCATAATCATCTAAATTACCGGAAAATCCTATTAATTTAAGAGTTTCTTCTTTTTGGATAATTTGGACTTCTTCCAGTAGTATCCTTCATATTTATATTTTCTATAAATAGCTGTAACAATAAGATCTACATTATATCCTTTATTATCTACTCTATTAACAGTAAATAATTCTTCTCTGTTATCATCTAAAGCAGTATATTCCATTAACTTATCTTTAGAAATATATCTGCGCTTTCCTTTTACTATACTATTATTTATTGTTTGTGTTGTCCATTCAAGATTAAATAAACTATTATTTTCTGAATTATAATCTATATGATTTACTACACTATAAATAATTGGATTGGGATTAATTAAAAATGTAGAAGCTACTTCTATGTAATCTTATACCTAATCTTTTCTTATCATCACTATTACTAAAGAGATGTATTGAATAATAATTTCTAATTTTAGAAGATTTTAATAATTTTCCTGTTTCTATGTTTTTAATCTGTCCTAATTTATTAATATAGTAGATATTTTTTACAGTATGTCCATTAGAATGAGTATACTCTATTGGGATAAATTCATTCTCTGGAAGGTCTGGATATTTCTCTATTCGTTTCAGAAGAGATATTCCGTTTGAATCTGTTTCATCAAGGTATAAGCTACTATTATTCACTTCATCTTGATTTTCTGTTGTGTGATGTTTCATAAAAAGTTTGTTTAATTAAAATTATTTAATTATATTTATATCATAAAAGTTATTAATAAAAAGGAGAGATTTAGAATGATAAAGTTTGCAACCTTTATTAAACTTATCTCCCCTATAACTTTTATGAAACAATAAAAGAACACTAGATCGATCTATAAATATTTCTTTTATAAATTTTTCTAATGTTCTTTCATATATTAGGTTTTAACCTTTCTCTAAGTGCATTTTTATCATTTCATATTATCACTAGCTACTTTTTCAGCTAATCTTAAGTATGATATGCAATTATAGTATTCCGAGTCTTCCTCTGGATATACTATTTCAGATACACTAAATATTTTATCTACTTCTTTTTCTACTTCAGGATCATGGAGATATTTTTTCATAAAATAACTTAATCCTCCTAAAACAATAATACCATCATCTAAAGCATCAAGTACCTCTCCATAATTTTTATCTAAATATTGAAAAACTTCGATAATATATTTTTTTGAAAACTCTTCAACTTGTCTAGATAAATCTATTGTTTTTCCTCTGCGTTTTAAAACTCCAGTATCTAAAATTACTTGGCCTTCTTTAATTGAAATTGATATCGAATAATTTTTATATAGATAATCAACGAGATCGTAAACTATTCTAATTACGCCAGAATCTTTTACTCCTACAGCAGCACCTGCTGAAGAAGTACCGTTGATAATACTACAGAAATCTAAAGTTTCAAATCCTCCATCAAGTATTAATGCATTTCTTAACTTAACATCATTACGTCTAGAAGCTTCACGAACATTTAACCCATATTCATTATAGGTATATTTACATGATAAGCCTTGGCAAAAACAATATATATAATCTTCTTTATTTATATTTAATGTTTCATATAAATAATCTAATAATTCATCTACGTTATCATTGGTATTAAAAGCCATTGATAAACCAATAGCTAATTTATCAAATGCATTTATTCCTTCATCTCCGCCATATTTTTTTATTAAATATGACAACCATGGGGCATAAACTGCTTTTAAATCTTCAAAAGTTTCGAGTTTAAGTAAATAAGATCTAGGTACTTTTAATGCTGCAGGTCCTAATACATAATAATCCCCTCCTAATGGAAATACCATATCATCATCACTTTCAAGTGGTTTTTCAGGGAGTTTTGCTGTTGCACTAATAAACTTTTCAAATTTTATTAAACCGTTGGAATCCTTAAAAGAACACTTAATAGCAGAGAAACCAACATCAACACTTAAAATTCTCAAATTGCTCATCTTTTATAATTTTCTAAAATTTGTTCGTAAGCCTTTATTATATTCTTATCAACTTTATACTTTTTAAGATCTCCTAGAACAGTATTAGTTAGGTAATCAAATGGTACATGTGGGAGAAGTGCAGTATATCCAGATGTAACCATACCAACTGAAAAGTGTTCTGTTGGTTGATTAAGTGCTACTATAACAATTTGAGTTAATCCTGACTCTCCTGTAGTATCTTTATAAGCAAATACTAGATCTCCAGCAAGTAATGAACTATGAATACTAGCCCATAAATCATTTGCTACAGACATTGCATTTTCCCATCCCCATACTCTTCTTTTTTCTAGAAGTTCATAATCTTTTTCCGACATTTTTTCACTCTCCATCGGATTCGAGTTTTTCTTTGTCTTTTCCATCACTTAAAATATAAATTAGTATATAATAATAATCTGCTTCTTCACAATCAACTTCTTGAATTCCAACTACATCAATATTAGAATAATCTCCCCAGGTCTTTACTACTTTTGATAGTGATCCTAGAATATGTGCTAAATATTCAGGAGTATCTTGATATTTTCTAGCTTCGAATAGAATATTATAATAAATCCATTCACCAGCCTCTCGATTTCTTTTCTTTGTTTCTAAAAATCTCAATCCTATTCCTGGAGTTTTATCTATATAATCATATTCTAAGATTCGTTGGGTTAATTGATTTTGAATTTCTAATCTAGTATTTCCTTTTAATCCAAGAAGTCGTTTTATATCGTTATTGTATTCCGGAACTGCCATAACCTGATCCTCCTCGTTCTGTTTCATCAAGTTTACTAACTTCCTCTAATTCCATATGAGTTACTTCTGCACAAACCATCTGAGCAATTCTTTCTCCATGTTCTACAGTTACCTCTACAGGACTAAGATTAACTAAAATTACTCCAATTTCTCCTCTATAGTTTGAATCTATAGTGGCTGGTCCATTTAAAACTCCTAATCCTTTTTTAAAGGCTTCTCCAGATCTAGCTCTAACTTGGATTTCAGTTCTAGGGGGAAGTTGAACATATATGCCTGTAGGAACTAATTTTCTTTCTAACGGTTTTAATGTAAATTCTTCACCGATATTTCTAAGGTCCATTCCAGAATCTCCAGGCTTTGCATAACTTGGAAGTGGAAATTTTGATTTATTAATAATTTTTACAACCATGATACTGTATTACTATAAAATGTTTTATTACCTATACCTAAAAAATGTTTTTGTTCACGAGAATCAGTATATACATTTACATCCCCAATAAAGTCTTTAATAATTGTATAACACCAATCTCCATGTTCTACTAAAAAATCTGGCTTATATTTTAAAACTTCGTCAAGATAAAATACTCCAAAAGTCCCAGAATCTACACAATATCTTCCAATAGTTTCCCTCTGATTAACTAATTTTTCAAGATTAATCTGATTTTCAATTGAAGGATTATCGTAAAGATTATAGTAAGCTTCTTCAATATCATCTATGAATTTTTCAAGCTCAAGTAAGCCAAGAATATTTTTTAGTTTTGATACTTTCCATCTTCCATCTCCAACTCCAGTATCTTCCCAAATATAATTATCAGAGAATCCTACTTCTTCCGAGATAGTCATATTATTATAATTAAATCCGTTTCCCCAATCCTTATTTTCTGCAATATAGCAGGGATCTGTGATAATAATCGTTCCGTTAAAATTCATAATTTATACTTTTTTCTTGTTCTAAACTTAAATAACCAAGATGTTCCAGAAATAAACTTTACTTGTCCAATTACATCAGGTCCTTTATACATTTCATTAATATTAGTTGAATAAACATTAAATCCATAGTTTTCAGGGCCAAGACAAGTTCTAGGTTTTATCAATTCTCCAGATGCTATTAAAGATTGAAGAGTTGACATTAGATAATCATAATCTTCTGGTAATAGATAAGTCGGTTTTTCTAAGTCCTCCAGTGCTAAACAATAATAAACTGGGAGACCTAGATATACCGTTTTTCCTTTCTGTTCAAATATAAGTAATCTAGTTTCTTTTTCATATCTTACTTTAATTGGAATCGGAAAGTTTGTTTTTACTGTATTATCAGAAAACTCTACTAAGGAATTATATATTTCTAGAATATCATTTTGTAGAGTAGTCATTGTAATTAATCTTCAGAAGTTGCACAAAATACTTTAATACCCATCTGATCTAAAAGATTATAGATCTGAGTAGTAATAGCTGGTGATACAGATCCAGTAGTATTCTTAATTTTATCCATATTATTTAACAATAATGTAAATGGATTTTTAACACCACTTAATTTATTAGGATCAAACAAACCAGACTGTTCTACAATCTGCCTAAGGATAGCTGGAATTTCAAGACCTTCACCAGGAATAATTTTAGTTGCAGTTGGGTAATCATATTGCATAAAGTTGTAATCGATTACATTCCACTCTACTACATCACCTGTCGGGATACCGGTTGCATTTTCTTCATCATCAGCTACATTTTGAATCTGAACAAGATAACCAACTTGAGCTAACCAATAATTAATGCAAGAAAAATCCTTAGTACTCATTGTAGTTTCTGAATTAATAAAGCTTACTAATTCAGCGTTACCAATACTATTTTCGAAATTTGCTAAATTATTCTTTAAAAAACCCTTAACAAATTCCATAACACTTACGCCCATACCTTCTTTATCAAAACGGCTACGAGCAACACAACGGCCTACCATAGAATTCATTTCTTGGGCCGGAATAGAATACAAATTTACTTCAATCATTTTAATGTTATTTTATATAATATTTAATTCGGGGCTATCAACTAATAAGAAAATAGCCCATAAACGCTCTTCAATCAGACCTGACTCAAACAATTCTTTTTCAGATGTAGTAAAATCTCCAATAGTTAAGATAGCTTTATATATTTCTATAAAATCTATCTCCTTACCATTTTTCCAAGATATATACTGATCAACTAACCAAGATTCGAAGGGTGCATTATTCATTTGCTGATAATCAAGAATAATAAATTCATTAATTCCAAATGCATCCTTAAGGAGTTGAAAAATATCTGAAATTCTTGCTCGGTAGGAATATTTAGATACTAAGATTTTATATACTGCTTTCACTGTATCAGTATAATCTGTATCATTTCTTGTTTTTATATAATTTTTTCTTTGCTCTAAATCAAACATTTTCTATCTCTACTTCTAATGGAAATAATCTCTTAATTTCAAACAGTTTTAAATATTTATCATTATATTGATCCATAAAATCTTTCACTTCTTTATAATGATCAAATACCCAATTTCCATTAAGACTATTTAATACCTTTGATTTATCTTCAAGTTGAAATAGGTAAGTTTCAATAGTAATATCATTTCCTGAACCGTGATAGGATTTAGGAGTACTACTTATCCTTTCAATATCAAATATATCTCCCCAAATTGGATCTCTCCAATCTATATCGAGTACGTAAAATATTAATTCTCGAAGAAAAGATAATTCGAATAATTTATTAAATGAGTTTCCTGATCCTTTCCATTCATACTTAAAAGAGTTAACTTTATCTTCCAAGCCCCAAGATTTTATTAAGTCTAAGAGTTCAAGATAAAGTCTATTCCATTCTTCTTTTGGTTTTTCTACAATTATTGCTTCTTGTTTAAATTCCAATAGACTTTTCATAATAACTTCTTAAGATTGTATAACTTGCTTTCCAAACTAAATCTAAATTTCTCACTTGTAAATCTGTTTTAAGGTAAGATCTTAATTGATTATAGTAACTATTAGGATCATTTCTTTCAACACTTCCCAACAATTGATCTATATTAATCCTAGTACTTTCCCACTTAAATCGATCTATAACAAGTAATTTATTAAGATCTAGTTGTTGTTTAATATTACTAAGAGATCCTATATAATTATTCATTCGATCTAGTCTTTCAGTACACATAGGATTTCCACATTTCAAAAGACTTCCATAAACATCTTTTTCTGACATATTATAACCACAGCTACAAGTTGGCCACATAAAATCTCCATTACCTTCAGTAAAAGAATCCCCTACCATTGGAATAGTTGAATTAGCCATAATAATACTTACTATTGCTCCAGGGGTAATTTTCTTTTTTACCATTTTTCCCACACTTCCAGCACTTGGTTTTCTTACTGTACATCCTTTTACTTGAATTGGATCGATTAGAATATTAGCTGACCAAGAATCTTTTCCTTTAGCTACTTGAGAATTCCATTGTATACCTCTTACTGTAGTTTTTAAAGCTTCAGTTCCTGATCCAGCACCAGCAAATTTTAAGGCGCCGAGACATATTCCAAATTCATCATATACTACCCAACCATCATTTAAGAAGTAACCAGTTGAAGTAACTGTTTTATCTGTTTCTGTATATTCTTTATTTCCGGCGCTCATAAGTTCTTCTATAGTCCATACATCGGCAGGGGAAAATAAGATATGTCCATCAGTTTTTGAACATACAGTTTCAAACATTTTTAAAACTTCACGATAGTCTGTTTTTCTTAGTATTTGTCCTTCTATTGAATCATCAGTATAATATCTATAAGCTCTAAGAGTTAATAAATTATTTACCTCAGATTCACAATACTTAGAATTTATTAGTCCATTGGCTCTTTGTCTAGCAGTTTCAGGATCAGTATCAGAAAGTCGATTAATGTCAACTAATGCCTCTGCCTGAATTGCTACTATACCTTTCGGAAATCTTTTTGGAAGGAAGTTTATTAATTTCCAAGTTTGATCTACCCCATAGTTATCCAAATTTAAATTTCCGACTGTAACTATTCTTTTTGGAATACCAGTTGAAGAATCTAAATAAATTGCTATACTAGATCCATCATACTTTAGATCACAGTATTTTCCAGAGTTTTCATTCATAAACTCTGAAAGAGCACTTAACATAGTTTTTTCTTCAACTTTTTTCTTTTTAATTTTTTCTATATAAGAATTTTTTGTCTTAGTTCCTTTTAAGTATGTTTGATAAACATAATCTCTGACAAAAAATCCATCTTCTTGCGCTGCTCTAGCTTCTAACATATCATATACAGCATCATCCATTCCGGTAGGTACTGAATCAATATAATAGTTTTTACATGCAAGAATAAGGTCTTTCCATTTTTCTAATGATTTTTCTGTAATATTATTTGTAACACACATAAATTTATTTATTTTTTAATAGCCATCCAATCATTATATCTTGGACTTCTAAGTCAAACATTTCTTTAATATTACTAAAGTCATCTTCTGGTATAAAAGATGAGTTAGGTTTTATTGCAACTTCATATTCAACTTCTCGACGATCAGAATATCTAGTAATTATCTTATATCCAAGTTTTACTAAAAATTCTTTCATCTTATCATAATCCCAGTGCATTCCGAAAGGTTTAGACATCATCATATTACTAATAACTAAATCAGTAAGTGGACAATCTGGTAAATCTTCCGGCTCAAAATCGAAATCATCTTCTTGTTCATCAAAATTAATATTTCCTTCCTCCCCATCATAGAGAGGAAAGTCGTTATCATCTTCTTTTTTCATAATTTTTTTATTTTATTTAACCTCATTAATTAGAAAATCAAGCTTTCTCGGCTGCGTATTAAGCATGTAATTTATAATATAACTTATTCCAAAACGATCGATCATATCATCTTTTGTTTTTGATAATATATTTTCTATAAAATCAGGAAAATTTATAGAAATTTTGTCGGTTAATTCATAAGCTCCTTGAATTGTTCTATAGTAATATATCTCAGATTCAGAAGAAATTCCATTGAAATTGTATAAATCACTTTTTAAAAATTTATTAACAAATTCCACTCCAATCCTTTTATAATTATCTCCATGAGTAATCGTATAAAATAATTTCTCTCTTTTAGCTTCAAACCTATAACCTCTTAAAGAATCCTGAGAATTAATTAATTTTAAAATTTTCTCAAAATTTGGAAGTTTTGAGGTATCTGATCTATATTTTTCTCGATAAAGATATGCTAATCTAGATATATAACCTTGATATCTACCATCTGCTAAAGACATATATAACCATTCGTCACTAAATCCAATTGAAACTGAATTGGTATTACTAATTATTATCTTTGTCATAAAATAATGAAACCCCACCCTGGGATAAAATATCAAAACCAGGATGAGGTGTAGTATATTATTATTTATTAACCTTCTATTTTAGTTTCGGAAATATTATCATCAATGATTGTACAATCAATTAAGAGAATCATTGACGCTGCTGAAATAGAATTTTCAAGAGCTACTCGAAGAGATTTAGAACTATCTAAGATCCCCTCCTCAAGTAAATTACCATACTTTCGAGTCTTAGCATTATATCCAATTCCTGGTTTAGATGATTTAACCTTTTCTAGAACTACTTCTCCAGAAACTCCTGAATTGTCTGCAATTGTTTTAAGAATTACTGGAAGACTTGAGAATACAATTTCTGCACCCTCTACTTCATCTCCAACTAAAGATTTCCAGAATGTCTTATCTTTCTTCACTTCTAATGATCCTTTGTAATAGATATAACCACTTCCTAAAGAACATCCTTCAGCAATAGCACTTTTAGATGCTAGAATAGAATCTTCAATAGTTTGTTTAAGGTTCTGTTTTTCAGTTTCAGAAGCTCCTCCAGCTCTCACTACTGCAATACCTCCACTAAGATTTGCTACTCGTTTCGCAAATTTAGTTTTATCATAATCTGATATTCCAGGATCTGTAAGTTTGGTGCTAAGAATTTCTACCCTTTCAGCAATCTCTTTAGAATCACCACCACCTTCATAGATAATACATGAATCTCTAGAAATTACAACTTTCTTAGCTACTCCAAGATCCTCTTTTGTTGCTTGTGTGACTGATAATCCGTTCTCAGGAGAAATATATTTACCGCCAGTTAAAATTGAAATATCTGCCATAATATTTTTCCTTGAATCTCCGAAATCAATACCTTTCACAACACAACATCTAATTGCACCTTGAAGAGTATTCATGACAAGAGTTGTATTTACTACTTCATCAATATCATCTACTATAAACAAGAATGGACGTCCAGTAGGTACAAGCTGTTCCATTAACGGAAGAATTTGCTGCACACTAGATAATCTTTCTCCTACTACAATTACATAAGGATCTTCCATTACACAAGTTCCATCAGTAGGATTTGTAACATATTGCGGAGAATCCCAACCACGATCAAGTTTCATTCCAGTAGTTACATCAATAGTAGTTTCAAGACCACTAGAAAAATCAGCTGTAATAATACCAAGCATTCCAACTTTCTCCATACATTCAACTACCAGATTTCCAATGGCTGGATCATTATTGGCTGAAATAGTTGCCACTTTTCTGATCTTTTCCATATCATCATTTACTGGAATTGAATTATTTTTGATATACTCAGCCATCCATTTTCCGGCCTTAAGCATACCAGATTTCACCTCATTTACATTAGCTCCAGTCCGTAATGCTTTCTGTCCTTTTTCGCACATTTCTTTGATTAATAGTGAAGTCGAACTTGTACCATCACCTGCTAATCTTTCTGTTTGAGCGGCAGCATTTTTTACAAAGATAGCTCCTGTATTCTGAAGTTGATTCTTAAATGAAATCGACTTAGCAACAGTAGCTCCATCTCTTGACACCTCTGGACCTGTAAATCCTGAAATACACACGGCTTTACCTGACGGGCCAAGTGTTTTCTTAATTGCCTCTACTGATTTTTTTACACCTTCAATAATTTCGGCCTGAGTTTCAAAGCCGTGATTAATAATTTTTCCTTCTGACATGTTTCGTTTTAATTAAAGTACTACAATAATTTCATTTAAAGTTATAACACGATATTCTGTTCCATCTTGAGTAAATGATTTTCCTGTGTTTGGATAAATCAAGATAGTATCACCAGGTTTTAATACTCCCTCGCTAACTTCTTCACCTACTCCAATAACCTCAGCTTTTTCACATTCACTCGCAGGAACAACAAAATTTCCTATCTTTTGAGTCATAGTATCTTTTTTATCTACTATGACCAATACTTTAGATTGAATTACTTTCATTTTTATTAATTTTATTTTAAATTTTTACTCATATATAAGAAAATCACCCTTAGAAATCACCCTTTTTATTGATTTGGAGGAGAAAAAAGAGCCCAACCCACTATAATCACTACAGGAGGTTGGGATTAATTTTATTATGAATTTATTAAATTTATTGCCTATTAACCAATTGGAGTTAATAGAAGAAATGAAATTTATTTTTGCTCTTGTTGTTTGTAATATTCTTCAAGTTTATCAGGATATTTTTCTTTAAAGTCTGAAAATTTAAACCAATATGAATTATTATATAAGGATTCAGTATTTAATTTTTTATCTTTATTTAAGATTCTCCATACATTCTGGTGAAATAACCCATCTTCTCTAACATTTCCAATACTTTTATATATTTTTATAATCTCATGATTCCGATTAGTTCTTATTATTTCATTTCTAAATAACTTAACAACTAACTTTGGTAAATTATTTGTTTCTTTATTAAGATAGTATTCATCTAATTTATCTGGATATTCCCATTCATCTAGGCTAGTCCAATAATAATCAAAGTATTTACCTATAGCAGAATAAGATGTCCTTGTTTTATTACGATTTACTGCAGCAGATACTGAAGATTCAGAAAATCCATCTTTTATAACATCTTTTACTGAATCATAGATTTTATATATTAAATAGTCTTTATCATGACAAATAATCTTTTTACTTCTCTTAGTTTCTCTAGGAATATATTTTATTATATTAGAAATTGCTCCTTTTTCATAAAATTTTTGAATACTATTCGAATATAAATTAATAGCATCGTTGTAATACATCCAGTAATATTCTCCATATAATGTTTTATTCTCTATACTCCTTCTAAGATACTCTGGATTAAATCCATCTATTTTAATAGAGGATATTGTATTATATATTTTACAAACATTGAAGTTTTTATCAAAACATACTATCTTTGTTCCGGAATCATTATATTCTAATACAGTATTTCTTTCTAAAGGTGTTAAATTTAATTTTGGTAGATCTTTTAATGAATAAAATTCATTTAATTTTTCTGGATAATTAATTTTAAAATCTTCTAATAAAGAAAATTTATATCCTCTAGAAGTATTGTAATCTCCTTTTACAGTACTACTAACAGAAGTGTGATTAAAACCATCCATTTCAGTTTCTGAAATACTACTATATACTCTATAAACTTTATTATTTAAATCATGACAAACAACAGGATATGAGATAGAACGTATATATTTTTCTCTTAACTCAGCAGAAAGGGTAATATTATATTTCTCTATTACTAATTTTCGCTCGGATGTATATACTGAATTTACATTAATCATACAAAATAGAGCAGATAATATTTTATTATTATCTGATTGAATTCTATATAATAAAACGTGTGCTATTATATGTTCTAAAGCAGAAAGAAGTACGTAATTATAGTTCTCATCTTCACCTGACATACACCTAGGTAAAATATGATGTTTCTCTGTATAAAATTCGATTTTTCCTCGTTTTAATCCTCTCTGAAGGGCTTGATCTATTAATTTACAGTAATCTTCTAGATATTCCTCTTCAGTTCTCCCATCTAGAATCATCTCATTAAAATCTTTTTCATCTAGGTAACTACTATACTTCATCCCTGGATTTTCGGTAGATTTTATACCTTCTATTGGTTTAGATTTCATAATTAAAAAATATTTAAAATAATTATAAACCTCATAAGAATTTTACTAAAGGGAAATTTCAGGTCAATAAAGTTTGCAACCTTTACTAATCTTACTTTTTCCCTATTCTTATGAAATCTAAATAAAAAGAACACTAGATTAATTTATAATTTTATTTATAAATTTTTCTAATGTTCTTCATATATTAGGTTTTAATCTTCCTTAAAACGCAAAAATTCACTTTAAGGTCTATTAAATGGAGTTGGTCCAGAAACAGTCTGTCGTATATTAATATTGTTTCCTTGTTGTAGCCCACTTCCATGTTTGTATATACTCTGTTGAGCTTGATTATATTGAATATTATAGTTATTAATCATTAAATCTATATCTGCCTCAGAAAAACATCTTTTCTCTTGAATCATTCTTATATCGTCATATACTTTCTTTGGTAAACTTCTAAATCTACCATTCTGAAGTCTTATATTATAATCAATTATATTTGTTTCTCCACGTCGATTTTTCGTAATTGTTGATATTCCTAGGTTGTTAGGGTTGGGTTTCTCACCGCCCTTAGAGCGTGTTATAATAAAATCTACCACATCAACCTTATGGCTAGACCCAGCTATATAAGACATATCTAATACTTCTTGACTATATGCTCCAATTTTTAACTGAGACAATATAAATACTAACTTTCCCATTGCAGTTAACTCTGTAAGCTTATCATAAATATCTCCGAAAGATTTATACATAGATCCATCCTCTCCACCGTGAGCGTTTTTAAATCCCGCATCATACATTACTAAATTTAATATGGTATTAAATTATTAGACTATATCATCTATTTTTCATAGTTATACATTTAGTCGTTGAACAAGTAACTAATATTCCTTGATGCTGATTTATGTCTTACATTTTCCAGCATTTTAGTATAATTTTCTTAAATTTTATTATTTAAGCGACTAAGCAATTAATCGATAAACAGGATTTTATAATCTTTGGTTTTCATGAATTCTATATATTCATCTACTGAAATTTTTCCAGCTGGTAGTATAGTTATACTAAGATTATCTCCAATCATTTGACACATACTATTGTATATAGGTCCTATGTTTTGAGATACTTCATTAAATGACAATCCTGTAAATTGAGCTCCTAATCTGATAATCATTATAAATTTAATTTTCATTAAACTATTAGACTATATCATCTATATTTTTATAGTTCTATATTTAGTCGTTGAACTCTATCTCTTAGATAAAAGATAGAGATGCTAATTCTATTTTATTCTAATAGTTCTAGCATTTTAATAGAATTTTCATAGATTCTTATATCTATGCTTCATTCGTTTAAAGTCTTTCATTTTAAGATCTCCAAGAGCTAAATAATGTACTTTATAACCTTGTAAACTCATGTTCAATGCCTCCTGCATGGATAAAAGAGACTTTCCAACTCCTGGAGGCATTGCGATAAGTCCGAGTTGTCCAAATTCATAAGCTCCGCATGAAAAGCAATTATTTATCCATTCAAATTTACTAGGTACACCACCTTCTGCCTGTTCAGCGATGATTGAATTAATATCTATTTGTGTAAATCCAATCTCACTAAAATTATCTAGATCAGCAGTAGTTTTAACATTTATATTTTTCACAAACTTAACATATTCTTCTGGATTTTGAGAATAGAGTCTGTTTGCTTTTTGAAGATTAACTGAATATATTACATCAGTTAAAATCTTTCTGGCTGGTTCAATTTGACTTTTTGTATATTTTTTCCATTTTATAATTTCATTCATCACCTCTTGAGTCTCTTGTGGAGTTTTCTGAGATCTAAATAAGATACTCCTAAATAAAGGCTCATCTATATTTTCTAGAGGATAAGTCTTTATAGCATCCACGAGTTGAGAGACCATACCATTTCCGGCTGTTTGTGGATTAGTCTGAAAATAATATTGAAGATCTAATATATTATTTTTAGCATCCTGAAATAAATATTGATTAAAACAGCTAAAAATCAAATCAAATACACTACCATTATCCATACTATATTTTTAAAGATTTTCTTCATTAATAACTATATCTTGAATATCACAATACTTATAGTAGTTATGTAATAGTTCATCTCTTTGTTCGAATCCTTTTGTATATACCGGGATTCTTTTCGGTATTTTAGGTTTTAGTGCAAGAACGTTCATATTAGTTCCTCTTGCTGTTCGTCCTAGTTGTTGAAGAACCGATCCAGCGTTGATATTAGAAACTAGTAATATATTTTCTAATCCAGGAAGGTCTAGTGCTCTAAATCCTGCGGCGGTACTAGGAATTATATCTACCATTCCATTTTTAATATATTCGCATGATTGTTGAAGATCTAGGTTTGTTTTATTTCCAGACAAGTCATAATAAATATATCCTTCGCCGCAAATTAAGAGCACTCTAAATACTCCAATAAAAAAGTTATCTATCCAAGTTGAAATAATATTATTTAAATTATTTATTGGGATATATAATTTAGGATATTTTTTTGCTATCTTTACAATCAATTCACATACTCCAGGATCAACCCAAATTTTTGACATTATTGTATTATAGACATTATTATCCTCATTAAAATCCTCTTCTGTAAATTTAATATTATTTAAAGCGATAGTATTTATGTGGATACTATTTATTTTCAGACTAGTAGGCATTCTATAAACTAATGCTGGTCCGAAATATTTAATTAAATCCTTGTTTCTTACTACTGTTTCCGTAATTCCCTGTGCAAATGTGATCATAACTCCTGAATCTCGATCTGCAGTTCCAGAAAATCCATACATAACTTCAGCATTCACTAGTCTATCATATATCCATTCACCAGAAGGATTAATAGTATACTCTACTTCATCTACTAGAATCCAATCGAATTTCTTAAGTTTCTCTTCCTCTAAAATACATAGGTCTGGATCTTTTATTTTCTTTTGATTTAGAAATCCTGAAGTAATTATACATCCAAGATCTCCATCTATTGATGTAGGTAATTTACCACCAAATCTAGACTCGTATCTTTTTACAATTTCATCTTTCGCTTTTTTTCCTGGAGTTATAACTAATACTTTTTTTCCAAGTTCATTATGTGCATAGTTTATAAGAGTTGCTATAGTTTCAGTTTTACCATATCCGGTATTAGTTTGAATAATTGCTCTCTTATATTTTAACACATGTAACATATCTTCATTTTGATAATCCCTAAGATTTGGAAATGGATAGGTTCGATAATAATCTGCAAATATTGTTCTAAGAATTGTATTATAATCCGTATCTGATAGGATTGGTTTAAATACATTAGCAATATAAGCTGCCCATCCCATTCCTAAGATAAAAGTATATATTCCTTTCTTAGGTCCGCATGATCTAGGGTTATCATAAAGTTTTGCTATTTCTTCAGTTGTATTCCAAGATTTCAACCAAGGGGAATACTTAGTTACTTTTCTTTTAAATTCTAAAAGACATTTTACACTAGGGTCATCGGTTTTTATTACTATTTTATTTATAGTATTATCTATCGATGCTGTTATCATTTTATTTAATCCATTGTAAATTATTTCCAGCCCTAAGTTTTCGTTTCATACATTCTTCTGGATCTTCTCCATTAGATTTTATGATATTAATAGGGCAATAATCTATTCTTTTTCTTATTTTTTTAGCCACACTCATAGATTTTTCAGTATCATCTAAGTAACATAAAATTTTTTCAGGAACGTACTCACTAAGAAAATCTAATTGATAATCTGATATAGAACTTCCCAAAACTGCAAAAGGTATATAATCAGGTGCCATAATTAAAGCAGCTATAGCATCATATACCCCTTCCACTACTATTATTTTTCTTAGACCTTGACCATGATCTATTACATAAGGAGGCTTTGCTGATATTTGTGGGAAAAGATATCTAATTTTTGTCTTTCCAGAAAATCTAATCTGGTAATAAAATACTTCCCCATGATATTTAAATGGCATTACTACATTTCCATCAACAAATTTAAAGTCTAGGAGTTTATAGATGTCGTTCATAAAAGGATGTCTACTCATTAGATAATCATAGCCTCTTTGATCAAAATTATCAAATTCATTCCAGTATTTATCTAATGTCCATATAGGATCTTCTGTAAGTTTAACTACATTTGGATGACCTGAATATCCATAATACAATGACATAAAATCAGGTACTTTAAATGATGTATCAACTTCATCAGACACATGTATATAGGCTCGATTACATACAAAACAAGTACCAACAGTTAAGTCAGTTTTTATATATAATTTATGTTTTGTATGTCCAGAATCTCTACAAAATGGACAATGAATAATATAGTGTCCTGTTGAATTTGCATGAGGTTCTACTTCTTCCATACTAGATACTCCATAAAAATCTTTAAGAAGTTCTTCGAAGTTACAAAACACTAATACACGTCCATCTTTTAATTTTACTTCTTTATAGTCTACCATAATTTTTATAATGAAACTGACATGATAAAATACTTTCCTTTCTCAGTCCATCTTCTTTGATTGTGAGGTTTTCCATCCTTCCCAACAATCATTACATCTTTTGTTAATCCAAGAGTATCGTAAGGAGATCTTAGGAACCATTTATTACCTTGATGATATATAATATTCTTTGCTTCTAGAATACTATAAATATCTTTGCTAGACTTACATAAATTTAATCCTTTCGTAATTTCAGTCATAGTATATAGACTTTCTGAGGTAGAAAGAACCAGATTTGCAAAGGTTACTAAATCCTTTTGGGAATCTAATATATTCTTAAGGTAAATATTTTCGTTATTAGATTCAATTAATTTTTGTTGAATATCCATATAAGCTCTTTCAAACGATTCTCTAGATTGATCAATAATAGAATATCCATTAATCATTATTTCCTTTATTCTATCATTACACCAAATAGAGAACATAGGATTTAACCATCTAGCGAATTCTAGGGCTACGTTTTCATGTAGCCAAGTTCCCTGAAATTTTGGCACACCTCCTTGAATTTTTACAATTAAATCCGTTATGGGAATTCCCATAACGCTTTCTAATGCTTTCAGAAATTCTTTTGTAGATTTCTGTCTATACCAATCAGCAAATAGCTTCCCAAAAGGTTTAGCCATTTCAGTTGCATTAATCATTGTTCCCTTACCATCTCCTCTTAATGAAAAATTAATTTCATTGTTATCAAATTTAAAGATAAAACTTCTATCTTCCATGATATTTACACTCTTGAAATAAAAATGGAATCCCTTAGATAAAATTCTATGAGATTCCAATAGTTTATAATACTTTATTTATTTTTTTCCTCTTTAGTTTCAGGTACTGATTTTTCTTTCTCTTTTTCAGCCGGTTTTGTTGGAGTTGCTGCCGGTTTTTTATCTACTGGCTGCGGTTCTTTTTCTTTTTCCTTATTACAAACACAAGGATCTTGATTACACTTCGGACATTCTTTTGGTGCAAAACGTTCAATAGCTTCATCAAGGGATTGAACTACAAAACCTACTGATCCTGATACTCCTGCACACATATTTATTTCAAATGGTCCTGATACAATTAATGCTAGTTCATTGTAATCATAAGAACTTACTAGTAAACTTAGAAATTCATTACTAGGCATAATATCACCAGAAACAGAATGTGCTGGGATAGTAATTCGTTGAGTACCTGATAAAGGTAAATTAATTTGTGATTTTGTTCCGTTATAAACTCTCATAATTTTTATTTATTAATGTTTTCTATTTTATTTTCCGGGGTACACAACTAACTCCGGATTTTCTCAATTATTAGGGTTTGAGTTCTCAAGGACTGTGTTTTTATCATCGGGCTCTTCTATAAATACTGGAAGATCAATTTTAGGAAGTGCACAAAGAAAATGTTTAGATTCAGTTTTTTGAGAATTTTTCTTTTTAAAGAATCTTTTCTTTTTTTCTTCGATTACTCTATGCACTAAAATTCCAGAGATTAGTTTTCCCGTATTTACTATATGAATATTCCATCCATCAGTTTCCGGAAATTTCATTCGAAGAGCTGATAAAACTTGATACCTTACTATAGCATATTTAGATTGAAGAGTAGCATCTTTCGGAAATTCTGTAACCTCCAAAAGATCATCCACAAACATTTCTAATTCCGTTCTTAATTTCGGATCAACTCCATCAACAATATTTACTGGAGAACCTAGATTTATATTAATATCTTCTAAAGGAAATAAATACTCAGGAGAATCTACACTTAAAACTAGATTCTTATTAAATATTAATGAAGTATCCACAACTTTCTTAAGTGGTTTATGAAGTCTAGACACATTCTTTTTAAGGGAAAATTTACTAGAACATTCAGATCCAATTATATTATCCTTTATATACAACATTGATTCTTTGGATAAAATCAAATCACGTCCAGATAAGAATATAACAGAACAATAATTTCCAGCAAAACCAAGAAGATAAGGAATAGTAAAGCTAGAGATTACAGATGCTGAGTTAATATATCCGCCGAGAGGATTAAAGCCAAGTAAATCTATTGCATTTTCCTTACAGTAATTAACAATATCATAATTAAAATTCAAAGGACATAAATCAAGAGAGACGAATTTAATTTTCTCTTCAATAGCTTTTTCTATGGCTTTGAGATCTTCGGCGGTCTTTGGATTCTTTACCCCAAACTCTCCAATTATTTTATATTCCCTAAGTTGTTTAATAGTTTCTTTAATAGTTTCCAGATTTTTAAGAACTACTTCAGAATCTATCAATAACAAGTCGACTTTCTTTCTTCCAAGTTCAAGAAGATGCCCAAGGAGTGCTCTTTCAGGATTATCTAAAAAATCAATAGAAGTGATTAAGCTACTTTCTGAAAAACTCTTTATAAATTCAGAAATCAAAAAATCATTATTAGCTGAGATAGATGTATGAAAATAATCAAAAGAGTATTCATCTTCAGGATCTACCCACGGTTTAATGGTCATATTCGAAGTATCTAACCCTACCCCTTGTACTTTAAATTTTGTTGATGTTGTTGTCATAAAATAGATATATTAATTATGTTATTAGATAATGTTTCATTTTTCTCAGGGAGCCAAGAGATATTAATTATTGGTTCTTTTTCAGAATTTAAATTAATACTGTTCTTAAGAAATACTGAATCCTTAAATACTTTACAAGCTCCAAGTAATTCTAAGAAAATAGAAAATACAAATCTCATATAATTCTTATTTCTTAGAAGAATTAATTTTATTATAGTATAATCTTGATAACTTATTTCTTTTAGATTTACTGGCTCTTCTGTTTTAGTATCAATAACTTTAAATATTGATTTTGTATCATAACCTTGAGTATTGAAAAACTTAACACAATTAGGAGAATTATCTAATTTTAATCTTTTTGTTTTTCTATTTGAATTAAGATTAAGAATATTATATCTACTAAAATGTTGTTTATCGTAAGGAACGATTTCAGGGAAAAGAATTTTATAATTATTAATCTCTATATTATTCTTTCCTGATACTATTCTATATTTCTCTGATAGATTTACTATTTTTATACCAGTCAAATTCGGAATAGATATAATTTTTGGATATCCTGGTACCCAATCTAAAAACCATATATCATTTCGATTCGGGAGATCTAGTTTACTTAGGACTTTCTTGAATTCTAAGTAATCATGAGAATAGGTAGCTAAATGGTAAATACTATCAATCAAAAATAGTTGTAAATATCTATCACTAAGAATATAATCATAAAAAGATTTTATATTCTTTATAATAGTCTTAATTAATTCTTGTTTTTCTGTTTTCTTTGTAATAGAGTTACTACATATTCTACAAGGAAGATAATAAAAATCTTTAATTAATGTAGATAATGGACCTCTATATTTATTACATCTGAAGCAAAAATTATCAAGATCTTTTTGATGTGTTAATTCAATTTCACAATACTCTTGATAACTTAAAAAATGTTCTTCGGATAGATGTTTTTCAAATTCTATTGGATCATTACTTTTGAATCCACACCAAATACATTCCATTTATTTTAAATTATATAATCCTGTATCAATAAATTGTTGCTTTAAATCATTTGCTAAAATTTGCATATCTGGATGAGCATCTTTAGCACACCTTAATGAAAAGAATCCAGCTTTTTCAGGAGTATCTTCAGAAGGAATATATGTAAAATCCTCAATGTAACCAGTCATACATAGTTCGGTTTTTATATCATTTGGAAGTAATCCTCTAGCTTCTTCTGGTTTTAGTTTTTCTCCTTCGTCAGTAGAAGTTGCATATAAATAATCGATCTCTGTATTCCTCCATGATCTATCAAAAGTTGCAATAGTTCTATCCCATACTGTAAGATCTTCCCATAATTCCTGCCCATCTATGTCATGAATATAACTTCGAGATAATCCTGTTTGAGAATCTATAGTTGATGCAATATCTTCTCTAACTCTATATATCCACTGAGGAAGAATAAAGGTAAGTTCCCCTCCAAATCTATCTTTTGAATAATTTACATAACGTTGAGATTCTTGAAGAAATGAAAACGCTCTCATTACTTATTTCTTTTTCAAGAAAAATTGGACTATATCATCATCTTTTATTATCAATAAGATGTCTAGTACTTATTAGTCTCTGAACCATTCAATTCTATTGATTGATTTGGATGCTGGTTAGTATAATCTAATACTTTTCAGCAATTCTCTAGATTATTCTTGTAGTGTCTCCACTACTTGGCACAAAACGTTCTATGCCGAACAAGTTCATGAGATATACCTCTACTACAGATCCATCTAGTTGTGACTCTGTGATAATGGTTTTCAGTAGGTTCACACCAATATTTTTTCATAACTCCTTCTAGATTATGTTGATAAATAATTCTTAGATCTGTAGTAACCTCATAAGTTCCAGTTACTGAGTTATGATACCATCTAGTGTAAGGAGCAGTTTTGAAAAAGATCTCCAAGTAGTATCTATCCTCTTCTGGGATACTGAGATATACAGTTCCTGAGTTAAAAACCGCCCAATGACCTCTAGAAAAAAGCATGTTGTCAAACCTTTCCCATGAATCTTCTGTGATTTTATCTTCAGATTTATAAGCCAATCTTCCAATTTTCTCTACATGTTTCATTAATCCATCCACCCCAGGTTGTTGAGGGAGAATGGATACACTTGATTTTACGATTTTCATATTGTTTTTTATTGTTTAATGATTACATCTATAAGTTCTTCAAGGTTCTAGAAGAGCAAAAAGAAGACCTAACACCTATTTCTAAGTGCTAAGTCTTCTGAGTTTTTAACCTTGGCTACTGTTTAATTCTGCAGTAACCTTTTGAATTCTCTCCCTAATAATTTTCTTATAATGATAATCGGGAAATCTCATACTTGTAATCTGAGTTCCTCCCTTCTTTGTAGTGGATATAACAGCAACTGGTTCCATATATCTTGTCATTACATCGATACATTGTTTGTAAACACCAATTAATTTCTTCTTTGCCTGTTTTTCTTTTCTACTCAATTTCATTTTTACAAATTTTTTAAGTTATTATTACATTTATAAGATTTTTAAAGGTTTTGAAAGAAATCAATAATGCTTTTAGATTTTCCCTGAGATTCTTATATATGATATTATTAATAAAAATAAATTTAAAACAGAAAATTATGGATCCTTTATTTGGAATGATTTTTTATTTTAGTATAGCTATAACAATTAGCTTTATTTGTAGTGTTCTTGAAGCAACATTATTAAGCACACCGACTTCATTTATTCAGTCTAAAATCGATTCTGGTTCTAAGGCAGCAATAAAATTTATGAAGCTGAAGAATGAAAGGGTAGATGATGCTATCTCTGCTATTTTAACACTAAATACAGCTGCTCATGCAGTAGGTACGAGTTTAGCTAGTATAGAGGCAGTTGAGATTTTTGGGATGAAAAATTTTGCAATTATTTCTGGAATAATGACTTTTTTGATATTAGTACTTAGTGAATTAATACCAAAATCACTCGGAGCACATTATTGGAAAAGAATGACCTCAATTACAGCTAACATATTAACTTGGATGATTTATATAACATATCCTATAGTTTGGATGTCAAGATATATAATGGCTATATTCTCACCAAAAACAGAAGAAGCTACTATATCTCGAGAAGAAATATCTAGTATGGCAACAATCGGAGAGCGAGAGAAGATATTTATAGGAAGAGAAAGTAAAATAATTAAAAATCTACTTGCTCTTGATAAATTAACTGTTGGAAATATAATGACTCCTAGAACTGTTGTAAAATCTTTTGATGCTAATACTTTTCTTAAGGATTTTCCAGATGAATTTGAATTTTCTAGAATACCAATATGGGAAGATACTGAAGATAATATAGTCGGAATAGCATATAAGTCAGATATATATCAAGATTATGATGTTTATCAACCAGGATTAACAATAAAACATACAGATTATGATTCTGATATTATATTTATTCCAGATTCATCTAGTGTTAATGTATTGTTCGAAAAATTTCTTAAAACTAAACAACACTTAGCAATAGTAGTAGATGAGTATGGAACATTTGTTGGAGTAGCTAGTTTCGAAGATGTTATAGAAAATTTACTAGGAATAGAAATAGTAGATGAGACTGATACTGTAGAAGATTTACAAAAATTAGCAAAAGAAAAATGGGAAGAACGAAAAAGATCTATGAATGGTTAAAGGATATATTATGGATAATAAATCGCCAGAAAGATAAGGATTATATTAAAATCAATGAAAAGATTAATATCATCAAGAAAAATATATCAACTGGAGAGATTGATTTTTATCCACAAATAACCTATAGGATTGGTACTAAAGTTAAAGTATATATTCCTATAAATGATGCTTGGATGTTTGATTGTGCTGAACTTATTGGGACAGTACTTGGATCTTATATTTCTAGTAAGAAAGAAGCAATGTCTGATAACGATATAACGTACTTAATTTATGCAGAGTATTATGAAGTTGCTGGACGTCGTAAATACTTGAATAAAGTTTTTCAGATTAGTTCTCAAGATTGTACAATTTGTGGAATCAATGAAGAAAAGAAGAAAAAAGGAATATATACAATAAAAGATATGTATAATGATATAAAAACATTTTGTAATAATAGTTGCATTTTATCTGATGAATGTAGCGAAGATTGTCCATTCTACCATTATGAAGCAAATAAAACTAGGAAGAAACATTTATCCTGATATTGAGTTATCTGAAGTTGATAAGTTCTTATTTCAGTATGGAATAAAAATGGGATTCTTATTTGATGATGGAGTAGAATTCTTTATTCCAGATCATATAATGACCAAAAATTATCCAGGGGACTTATCATTTTATCAGAAAGGTTTTAATAATCCAGATCTAATATTTGTAATATCTTTTGGAGAATTATTATTTCTGGATGGGGTTACAGAAAAAGAATTATTTAAAATACCAATATATGATTAGTAAATGGTTTGAAGTTAGTGTTGATTTATTTAATATAATTTTTGATACTTACTGGAAAAATAAAAAATCTTGGACATATGATAATATTATAGAAATTCAAAATCCAAGATCTATCCTAAGTGATCAACCATCTGAAAGATTATACTTAGGATATAAAATAAATATAGAAGATTACAAAAATGTTTTCACTAATTTTCTTAAGATACATACTATAGAAGCTCTTAAGGAATCAGGTTGTACAGTTCCTAATACTTACATGTCTATATGTATGATAACTAGTTTAGGACCTGATATTATACCTCTTCAACATGTGGATAAGCACTATAAGATTGTACTAGATACATGTTATGGAGAAGATCCACATCATCAACTTGAGAGTTTCTTACAAAGACCATTAACATCTTGGTATGTAAAAGAGAATGATAAATATATAATTGGAGGAGAGTATCCAGTAGAAGATAGGTTTATAAGATTTAGGTTAATTGATTATACATCATGGAAAGAAATGATTGAAAAATATCAAAAAGAAGATGTATTATCCTATCTTTATCCAGAAGATGATATTCCTAAAAAATTATTAATGTTATCAGATCAGAATCCCTCAAAGCCTTATATGTGAAAAGATAATAGATCATAAGTGAAATGTCTACTCGAAGAAAAACTCGGGTAGACTTTTTATTTAAAAAAAAATAAGAATATGGAAAAAATTATTAGAAAAATTAAATTACAATTAAAGGCAACAATAACTAGGTTTATTTGTTGGTTAAGTTATGGAATGGGGTGTTATAGAAGTGTACCAAATACCCTAGAGATTTATAGAAGTTATACATTCGACAACTTAAAAAAAGAATTAAATATATTACTGGAGATATATAGCCTTACCGAACTTGATTGTGAATATCTTAAGAAAATAGTATCTGTTAGGGCGTCTTCTGGAATTCTTAGATTATTGGAAATGCATGAAAATAAGAAAATGCAAATAACCTATAATCATCTAGAATTAAAGAAGATGATTGAAGACACTTTGGGTATAAAAATTGAAGAGATGGATTGGGGTGAATATAGATATCAACAGAAACTAAGACCATTGTTTTTATGGAATATAGGAAATGGTGAGAACGAAATAAAAAGAAAGCTTGAATTGTATAACATAGTATTATTAGTAATGGAGGAAGACTAAGGTTTTCCTCTTCATTTTTCTCCTTGAAATTCTTATATATGAAATTTAAATTAAAAAATATGAAAAAGAAATTATTAACATTATTAGCGTTAACAACATTATTGTTAGTAAGTTGTGAATCCGTTGAAAAGGTCGAAGATGTTAGTTCTTCAACAACAGTAACAATTAATCTTCCTAAAGGCGAAAAGTTTATAGATCTTAAACCAAATAACAACTCTTTAATAACTTCTGATACTTTAGGAAATATTAATGTATATTTATATTCCCCTACCAATAAAAATTTAATATTAATTTATAAAATAAAACAACAATGAAAAAGAGAACATTAATATTTTTGGGAATTATAATCATAGCTGTAGCATATATAGTATTTGTATTTATTTTCCCAGAGAATAAAAGAACTGTATTGTTTGGAGGAACTATGGAAGTAAAAGTAGAACCTGGCCAAAAAGTAATAACAGCTACATTTAGAGGAACTAGTTTATTTTATATGACTGAACCTATGGACTCTGGATATATACCTAAAACAAAAACCCTCCATGAAAAATCCGGCCGTGGTATAATCGAATCTGAAGTTAAATTTATAGAAAGAAGATGATAACGAAATATAATAGTAGAAATCGAGTATTTAGTATAACTCTCTCCCAAGAAATAATGGAGAACTACTTAAAGAAACGCGGATATCAAATTTCTACATTCTCACAAGTAGCTAAGGATTTTGGATATACGGCCGGAGAACTTATGGAGGAATTAAAACTATATCCTAGTACGTTTGATTATAAAATAGCATACCTCCCAGAAGAAAAAGAGGAAGTATATCGAAAGTTTATAAAAATTATAGAAGAACGAAGAGAAAGAGAAGATACTAAATATTATTCTGGAGGAAAATGGTTTTGGTATAACTGTGCGGAACTTGATCTCTTAAATCATATAGTAGATCTTAAAGCGAGAGCAATTATGAAGTCTGAATTTATAGAACGTATTATAAATTATGATTGAAGCTATAGAATTATTAACAAAACTAGAATGTGAAATTGATTTATTAATTAAATTATTAGGATATGAACAGAAATAAAAAAGCGTTAGTTATCTTTCATAGGGTAGATTTTGATGGAACATCCAGTATGTGTATAGCAGTAAAATCACTATACGATGAAGGGTACCAAGTAGATAAAACCGGATATAATTATGGAGATGAAATTCCAGAAATGTATGTAGATAAGAATGGAAGACCCTATGACCTGATCTGTATGGTTGATATAAGTTTCCCTCCTGAAATTATGTTACAGGTTTGGGAACACTATGGAGATAACTTTATATTCATAGATCATCATGTATCATCCATCGAAAGTTCTATACAAAATAACTACACCGGAATTAAAGGTATTCGTGAGATTGGACCAGCTGCTTGTGAATTAACTTGGAGATTTTTCTGTCCAGGTCAAGATATTCCAGAATTTATTCGACTTCTTGGAGTATATGATACTTGGAGAAAAGATGAAGTTGGGGAAGATGATTGGCAAGATGTAATACTTCCTTTACAGAGTGGTTTGAAATTTAAATATGGCTTAAATCCTGATACGTGGCTCTATGAATTTCCTAATCTATGTTTCTGGGAAGATAGATTGACAGAAGTAATAGAACTTGGAACTATTCTTAAACAAAATCAGGATAAAATTAATAAAGGAGTAGTTAAATCATTCTCATTTCCCGTTACTGTTGCTGGAAAATATAGAGGAGTTTGTGTAATAGGAACTGCATTTTCAAGTACAGTCTTTAATTCTGTCTTAAATGATTATGATATTTATATAGTATGTAATCGAAGAGATAAAGGAGTATATAGTATATCAATGTATAAAGAACCTGATCGAATTCCAGAATTTAGTTGTGCTGGATATAGAGGCATTATTTTTGGACATAAAAGTGCTGGAGGTGGTACTTTAAACTTTGAACAATTCAAGACTTTAATAGAGGATTGTGAAATTTAAAACTTATAAGAACCAAGGATTTTATTTCCTTGGTTTCTTTTTTCTTGATACATTTTTATGAGGACTAAGGAACCCTTTATCATACCTTCCGTTCACCACTAAAGGGTTCACTCCAGGGCCCTACGGGCTCTAGATTGAATAAACTATATAGGGAATAAATAGATTATAAGAATTCGATCTCCTCCCAAAGGGAGATCGAATATATTAAGTGGAACTTTTTTAATCGAAAATAGATTTACTTTATATATGGTCAAATATGTCCTATTTAAATGACAATTTTGCGCTTCTACTAACTTTAAATCCTTACAATTGAATGAAGATTATAAAGGGTATCCTTAGTCTTCGATTTTATGTAACTGGATTCTGTATTAAAAAGAATCTATAAATAATAAATTAATTAAAAACTTTATAAAATTATGACTAAAGATAAAATTATTGTACCTAGAGGAATTAGGTATATAGGAGAGTGGAAAGATTTCTGCTTTTCTAATTTTCTAAGTAAATGTATTATTAATAAACAATTACCTGGATGTGGTTTTACTGAATACTGTATTAATGGTCCTGAGAATGTAATACTTTGTTCTCCTAGAAAAATGCTTTTAAAGAATAAATATGATCAACATAAAAATGATATTTATTTAGTAATTAATGAGATGGATAAAGATCCAGATGTGGATAAGGATATTAGTAAGGATATTAAAAATCCTAATTTAGATGAAGATTATCAAGAAAAGAAAGATAATTCTGAGATCTATGAAAGATTATATAGAGAAATTGATACTTATACCTATCAAAGATATCTAAATAATCAACCAGCTAAGATTCTAGTAACATATGATTCATATAGAATCGTTAAAGATATTCTTGAAAAAATTAGAATATTTGATAGGTTTATAACTATAGTAGATGAGTTTCAGAGTATTTTACACGATTCTAGATTTAAAAGCAATACTGAAATGGGATTTTTGGAATATCTTAAACAATCACCTACTGCATACTTTGTATCAGCTACTCCTATGATGGATGAATATCTAGAAATGTTAGATGAATTTAAGGATCTCCCATATTATGAATTAGATTGGTATAGTTCAGATTCTAGTAGAGTAATCAAACCTTCATTAAAAGTACTTACAATGAAATCAGTAGGTACAAAAGCAGAAGAAGTAATTCAATCCTATCTATCAGGAGATTTTGAAGAAGTTGTTGTTCTTAGAGATAGTGTACCTACTAGAGTAATATCAGATGAAGCAGTATTTTATGTAAACAGTGTTAATCATATTATATCTATCATCAAGAAAAATGAATTAACTCCAGAACAATGTAATATATTATGTAGCAATACTCCAGAAAATCTAAAGAGAATACAAAAGAAATTAGGAAAAGGTTTTACTATAGGAGAAGTACCTCTTAAAGGAGTTAAACCTAGGATGTTTACGTTTTGTACTAGAACGGTTTACTTAGGAGCAGATTTTTATAGTTTATGTGCACGTAGTTTTATATTCTCAGATTCTAATTCAGACTGTTTAGCAGTTGATATTGCAGAAGATCTTCCACAGATACTAGGTAGACAAAGGTTGTTTAGTAATCCTTGGAACAATTCAGCAACTTTTTATTATCGTACTACAGCAGATTATAGAGAAATGAAAGAGTCTGATTTTCAGAAAATTTTAAATAAGAAAACAGAAACTACAGAAAACTTATTATCAGTATATAATAAAGGAACTGATGAAGAAAGATATGATTTAGCGAAAAATTATTTATATGTAGCTAAGTCAGCAAGTTATAAAGATAATTATGTAGCAGTAAATAAAATAATTACCAGTACAGGTAATATTATTTTAAAACCTGTTATTAATCAGCTTGTAAAAGTTAATGAGATTCGAGCATTTAAAATTCAGCAAATTGATTATAAAGATAGATTTAGTGTATTTAGTAGTGTACACTCTAAACTTACTCCTGATGATATAGTAAATAGGGATGTAACTAGATTTTTCTGTATTTATGATACTTATACTACAATTCATGATAAACTTAAAATGTTATGTGAATATCCTGTTTCTAGAGAAGTGATAGATATAGTTCTTGGACAAATAGCAGATTCTGATGAAGTTAAGTCTTATTATCTGTCATTAGGTCCTACTAAACTTAAAGCGTTATCATACAATTCTCATAAAATAAAGAAAGAGCTTGGAATAGTAACATTTAGTCCAGAATTACTTAATAATACAATTCATCAAAACTTTAATCCAGGAGAGAAATATACACTATCTAATCTTAAAGCAAAACTAGGAGATTTATATTCTAGTATTTCTTATACTGCAGTGCCAAAAGCTAATGATATTTTAAATTACTTTGAGGTAAAGGAGTATAAATCTACTGAAGTTGTAGATGGAGAGAAAAAAAGAGTAAGAGGTTATGAATTATTATCTAGAAAGGAGGTGTGTTAATTATGAAGTTAGGTAAATTAATTTCTAAAGCAATATCTTGTATAGATTCTTATATTAATCCACCAACAGAAAAAGAATTAAAAGATAAGCATAAGACTGAGTTTTATGTCTATATATCCCAATTTCCTGGATTTATGGCAATGAATATATTAGATGAAATTGAGGAACTCGAGATGGATATTTTATCAGAGGATTATTATAATATAAGAGCTGGAAAAACGTGGAAGGTTCTTATATTATATCAAGGAACTTCAGATTGTTTGGGAAATATAAATAAAGTTCTAAAAGAAGATTTGGAATATTTTAGGAAACGAGTGATAAAATTAAATGAAACGTACTTAAATGGGGAAGTTTCAAGTATGGAAAATTATGATAGAAAGATCCTTAGGTGGTGTTTTCAGTCAGAAGATCCAGAATTTAGTAGTAAATTTTTTAAATATTTAAATAAGTTGTTAAATGGTAATAAAACGTAAATTATTCTCTAAAGAAGTAGAGAGAAAGAAATCTGATAAAGGATGGGATGCTGCTTTAGGAGCTGGTATTGGTGCTACAGCTGGAGTTGCTGGTAAAATGAAGCTTGAGAAGATTAATTCAATTAAGAAATTAAAAAATGCTACTAATGCTAGAATAAATAAAGTTCATGACTATCGAACTGAGAAAGTAGAAACAGAGATGCAAAGGAGAATTAATGCTTCTGTTGATCCTTTTGAAAAATCTGTAATAGATGAGGTTAGAAGAGGTAAACATGATATAATTAATAATAGCCGTAAAAATATGATAGAAACAGTTGGAAAGAAGAAACGAAAGCTAAAAATTGCGACAGCTGCTATCCCAATTGCTGGAGCTATTATTGGTGCAGTTTATGGTCGTGATAATAATCTCAAGAAACAAAGAGATAAAATAGAAGATGCTGCAGGAGATAGAGTTGCAGA